CCGTAGAGTTCCGAAACATTGAACTATTCTAAAATCAGACATACCTAACCTCTTCTAACTCCTGTTCGTCCTGCCCGGGTACCTTTTCCAAAACCACTGGAAACATTTCTGCTCACCGATCCTCTCCGACCGCGGTTGCCAGTAGGACTGGCGCCTCGATAAGAGGCATTGCGGGTGGAAGGCAGCGGTGCTCCCGGTTCGGCTTCCCGTCTCTTCGGGTCTTTGAAATGGAAAGCACCGGACTTTCCGTCATCCGCGGGGTCAAAATCAGAACCGTCAGCGGGAAGGTACTCATTCTCGTAATCGGCAACAACGCCAACCTGCTCTGCGTTTAGATGATTATCTGCCCGATCTCGATTGGTGTCTTTTGGTCGTAAGAAGTAGCCGCTCATTAGGGCTTCACCTCCTTTAGGATTGACTTTCTTGGTTCCCCTCGGGAACCTTTAGGTCTATGAGCCAGGTGGAAGCGGCCAATACTTTTTCACTTTCATGGGCCGCTTGTTGCAATTCGTCGGCCCTTTCCTGGTCTGTATTTTCAAACACATCGGCCAATTGCCGTAATGTATTTATTTTGATTCTATGGGCCGTGACCGGAAGGCCGGAAAGATTGTTCACGGTTTCCGTCCACGCAATAGCAATAGACAGATCTCGGAACCTATTCGCTGTATGCTGAATTTGTTCCATTATATGACGTACAGGTCCGCCCGAATCATTCAATGCCGCCAAGCGCGATTCTAGGACGTCTAATCTATATTCTAGATGATCTCTTTCCATGATTGCTTCGGCTAATTTCAAAATCTAATCCTTTCGCAGAAATGGAGGCACTGGCTTATCCTCAGTATCCGCATTTACAGTAGGCGCGGATTCTGGATAATAGAACCTTTTCATTTCTACCAACACTAAACCTTCGACAATGGACATGGCTCTTTCTGGATCTGTTGTACTGCAGACCCACTGTTTGTTGCCTTCTTCATCAAACATAAAGATATTGCTAGGGCCATTAGTTAGTTCAATTGTGTACTTTCCCGTAGATAGAGTCGTTGGTTCCGGTCTAGTACTATTTTCTTCAGTCATCCTCATTTACCTCTTCCACAGATCTGCCTTCCATTTCCGTACCAGGACGTAATACTTCTTGGTTCAACTTGTGGTCGTCTGGTAATTGAAACTCGGGTTTCTCTTCTTGTTTGACCACGCCGTGATGGTGACCACATTGGTAATGTTTCTCCGGGCTCCTCCCCGCATCTGGATCAATGGTCATTCGGGGTTGCCCGTTTGGCCGCCCATCTTCATCCGTGCCTAAATCACAAGGCTGCCCTGTATCTGGATCTTTCCACTCGCAAACTAGTACCCAGACGCCGTCAATCAATTGTCTTGACATTTATCTACTCCTCAAAATATAAAATCATTTCTGCGCCGTCGCAATGGCAATCGTTACCGTCAACCACGCAATTATACCCAGATGTCTGAATATCTTCTCTCCATCTGTCTGGATATATTCTAATCAATTGTCCCCCGGCTTTCGTAAAGTATCTATAAGCACTATTTCCAGGGCTTTGCATCCAGATATGGGTGACGCCGGCCTCGGCGCCCTGAAGACGTGCATACTGGATAGACTCTCGCAGAAGGTTTTGCCCGATTTCTTGGCCTCGGTAATGGGAATCCAAAGTATTGCTTTTGAAATAGCAAACTTTATCTGGTTCTATATTCCATTCATCCACCGAACACCATTTATCAGGCTCCCATTTTCCAGGGGCATAAGTGAGTCGGAAGCCAATCAAATTATTTTCTTCTCTTGGACCATCATAAGCCACAAGGCTGCAATTGACGCCCTGGCTTTTACTTTTGTCTAATATAGTGCCGAGTTCTGCTGGCGATAAATAGTTTTCACCGTGTACTTGTGCCCCTAGTAATATGATGGATTCGAAGTCGCTCTCTCCTAAAGGATAAAATTTAATCCTATTCATTTCAACTCCGATCTAGATGTTTCAAAACCTCAATACAATCGTGGATTCCTTCGGCTTCTGCCTCTATTTCCAAAAGAGAATCCATAATATCCTCTTCTTGTCCCTCGCCGTTATAACCACCAGCAACAATTTCTTCCACTGATTTTTTTAGATGCCCCAATCGGCGGGCATAGGCTCTAAACAAAATCTCATTATGTACCATTTGCGGGCTCTCCTTCGGTAATGCCGTCCTGGCCCAAATCCCTGTGTAACTTGGCATCTTCTTGCATATGTACATGAAGTTCTTCATGCACGTGGTCTAATTCTGCTTGCAATTCTAGAGCGAGGTCATGTAATTCTTGTTTTTTCTTTCTCTGTCCCCAAGCAGTCCAGCCCACTAGAAGCATAACCGCCCACTGGATAGGGTCATGGAAGGTAACATAATAAAACCACAATTCTTGGAGGGCGGGATTGCCCAGAACTATTTCAGAGAGTAGAGGAACTTCCATGTGCTTTTTCCCATAATACTTGCGCAATTCTACGGCGCGTCGGGCCCCACGTTTCCACTCGGCCGCAACGAGGACATGCGAACTCAGTTACTTCCGGCGTGTCTAGCCGGGGCGTCAAATGGTAGCCCGCTTTAACCTCACCTTCTTCGTCCAGAGTTTCAGACATGCATTGCTCTGCGCCACAAACTATTATTTTCCAAGGCTCGTTCATTAATATCTCCTAGGACACCCTGGCCGCCCTCTACGACCAGGGGCCGATTGATCGCGTGAACCGCTCACTTCCAGAGGGCGGGGAGCGGTTATACGAACAACCTTATTTTACAATCTGGTATGCGTTACCACACCGAGAGCAAAATCTATCCTTCATACGGCCTCGTCTTTTACCACAACTAGAACAGAATCGCTCTTTTTTGGTTGAACTAGATTTTCTCTTTCTCGAGATTCGAGGCACGGATACCTCGGGTTTAGAAATACCTTTTAGTTTCAAAGTTAAAGTTACCGGGAACGGCTCAGTAGCGAAATCTTCCCCGTATTCAAATCTCTGTCCTGAAAGTCCTCCTTCTACTGTAGCGCCTTCCGAAGCAAAATTGGTAGGGGCAATACTGTTCGAGTTACAGGACACCGTATAAGTACTGGAGAAACCTCTGCTAGAAGATCCAGCAGTCCCTATATCGTCAAACGTAGGTATGTGGGGATTATCCACTATCGGAAGAGTAAAATCTCTTCTATATATTAGAGGTTTTACAACCGGGGGCTTAAACCAGTCTTTTTCACGATAGAATTCCACTTTTACTCGGCCGTTTTCAGAATCAGTAGGGTCATTTACCCTTCTATCAGAAAGGGGTACAAATTTGAATTTATTACCACTCTCCAGGTCATTATCTAGAAACCTCTCCAAATCTAGAGTTTGCCCTGGATTTAGAATTATATCACCAATATTGGATACTTTTCTACCATCAATCCAAACTTGAGCCTTTGCTCTCAAGTAGTTGTGTTTGTTCTTTAACCGTACTTTGTAATCGGAATGGAACGGAAGACTCACTGTTCCATTTATCTCACGCACCGGTCCGCCTTCGTGTAAAATGGCTAGAACAAACTGCGAATCATAAGCCATCATAATATCCTCCCTTAATTACCGGACCCCTACATAAACCGGCTGTTATTTGAGTAGGGTTTTTATTACAGGGACTAATAGTATTGTATTTCAATCCCATCTTGGTCAGCGCTTTGGGCAGGAGAATCTTGAGGTAAATACAAGGTGTTTCCCACCCGTACGCTTTCACCATTACGGAATCTTCTAATTAACTTTACTATTCTCTTTTTCTGTTTATCTGGGCAGGCCTTGTTCAAATCAATACCTGCTCTTACCGCAATGGATGCGGCCACTATAAGTACGTCTGCTAATTCCTCAGCCAGATCATCCCGGGTTTTTCGAGACTTTACTAGGCACTCGGCCACTTCTCCCGTCTCTTCGGTTAGTTTGGCTAGATCATGAAGTGGGTTTTTGGTCCATCCGTCGGGCCGGATATCTAGCAAATCCCGAGCATCTTGCATCAAATCTTCCAGGTTCATATAAATCTGCGACCTCCAAAAATACCAGGATCTTTACCTTGCAACATTAAGCGCGCCGTTAGTTCACCGGTTGCAAAAGTATAACCTAATCCATGCGCAGTAAATCCAACATTGTAGAAAATTCTAGGATCTTCTGGCAGAGAACCGACCATAGGATAACCATCCGCAGCAAAACCCATTACCCCCGACCATCGGTAATCTATTTTCTTTCCACGTAAAATAGGAAAATGTTTGTTAATAAATGCTTCTAATTTATCATTGATAATTGGATTTATCTCATCTGAAAAACCAATTTCTTTCTCTACGTCAGCGTTGCGGAAACCTCCGATAAGTACCCTTCCATCTTTCAATTGTCTAAAATAATCCAGAACAAAATTACAGTAGCAGGGTTCTAAAAACTTGTCCACGGGCTCAGTAACTATAATTTGTCCTCTGGTTGGGGCTATCTTATCTTGAAACCACGGAAATAATTGGGACGACCAAGCATTAGTACAAAGGACCACGGCGTCTGTGCGGAAAATCCGTCTATCGGCACGCACAGTAATTCTCTCACCGGATGTACCTATATCGAACACTTCGTGATTCTCTATGATGCCGTATTCGCCTGGTAAATTAGAAGACAAATACCATAGATATTTTAGAGGGTGTATTTCTCCATCGTCCCTATAAAAAGCGCCCCCACTAAAACCTTCGGCTTGAAGATAGTTACGAACTGTTCGTTCATCTCTCCACTCGACATCAACGCCCCGATTCTGTAAATCAGAAACGGATTTCTTGATGACATCGATCTCGTGTTCAGTGGCTGCTAAAGTCCAACTTCCTAATTTACGATATTCACATTTATGGCCCAATACCTCCCGCCCAAACTCTTCCAACATTAGGGCATGGTTATATTCTGTAAATTTCCAAATCTCCGCTGCCTTGCTCTCTCCGTAGGCCGATCCCATACGAGAGAAATGCTCTGTGGATCCGCAGGTAATAAATCCTGCATTTCGGCCAGAGGCCCCGTGCCCTATCTTACCTTTATCGATAGCAAAAACTCGTAAGGAGGGTTCAAGTTTCTTCAGCCAATATAAAGTTGACAACCCCGCCAAGCCGGCCCCTACGATTACAATATCCGCATCGTTTGCCGTGGTAATTCCCACGCTATCTTGCCAATACGAAACTGACATTTTAGTCCTTTCGATATCTAACAGCCACCACACTGGCCCCAACAACACCGGCCGCCGTTATAACAGCACCAACGATCTCCGTATAAGGAAAGCCAGAATCATTAGAATCACGCTGATCTTCAATAACAATCCGGGTTTGTTGGCGAGGTTCAAATTCTCCTCCTCCACTATAAGCAATTCCTCCAATACATAAAACACTACACACGGCGGAGAGACCAGCCAGTCTCTTTATTATTTTAGGCACTTCCATCTCCTAAATGTACTGGATTTTTATTCCAAAGATAAGACTTAGCCATCTACGTAAGTCCTCCATTCGGGCTTCCCATGTTAAGTAGGCAGGTATTTTATTACCGGTTCTTTCGTAAACATCAAACATCGCATTGTCTATATCTACCAACTCTTCCCAAAGATAATCTCGTAGACCCACCACGGCTCGTTCCGGCCAATTACTCAATCTAGCAACCTCTGTTATACCCTCCAGGAAATCTCGGCGCTGTTCTAGGATACTTACCGGATCCAAGACGACCAAGCAGAGCGATACCCCCTTTTCGGATTTTACAGGTAATACTCACCAATCCCCTGGTTATAGGCGTCTTCCCCAATGAATTGGAAATAGAACTGTCGGTTTTTTATGGTAACAACCCCTTCAGTAAAATCTAGGACTACGTCGGCTGTTTCTCCTAACCACGGCTGGACGGGTCCGCAAATTGTAAAGGCCTGTCTATAGTTTTGAATGCCCGGGTCTTTGAAATATAAACCGACGTCATCTAGACATAATTTTCCCAGAACTTCTTGGGCTAGAGAATTCATGCCTATGAAAACTAAATTTTTTCCTCGCAGGTCTTCGTTCCCAAAAGCCCCCCGTAGCGCCCCGCGAAGGAACTGAAAGATATCAGTTGCACTCGTTGTTTTCATTGTCCAACTCGGTATTCCAATAAGCCAAATCCAAGAAGTTCACCCATTGTTTGTGTGGAACTAACTTCATAGAAAGATTGACTGTAGGGTGCCACTTGGGCACTTTGGGCCGCTTTTTTAATTTCCAACCCAACTGGTCCAATGTTTTACTGCCTTTCTTATAGTTACAATCGTAGCAAGAGGTGACAATATTAGTCCAAATTGTCTTACCACCTTTGGATCTAGGCACCACGTGGTCTAGATTTAGTTGGTTCTTTTCCATCCATTTGATCTTGTTCCGGCTTGGGGGCCGGTTGCCGCAGTATTGGCAAGTATAATTGTCACGTTCAAAAATGTTCTTTCGGCTAAACCGTACCTGCCTTTTAGGGAGTTTATCGTAGAACACCAGAACAATCACCCGTGGTATTTTAATCTTGAGACTGGTAGAGCAAATAAACTCGCTTTCTTCTGTCTGAACCATTTGCTGAGATACATCTGCCCAGTTCTCGAAATCATAGACTTGGAAATCTTCGTCGACAACCTTGGCGAAGCCTTGGTACAAAAGATTAATAGCCCTTTTTACTGAAGTCACTTGGACTGCCATCCAACTTCTATTTAATACTAGAGTATTGGAATTTAGCTTGGACATGTCAGTTCCTTCTCATAGAATAATACTTAATTTGTGTCATAATATCAAACCTAGCAGCCTTTAAATCCCAAAAGACCTTCTATAAAAACAGTACCAGAAGACACCAAAGAAACTGTACTAATACTATCAAAGTCCATGGTAAAAGTACTTCCCGGGCTTATCTTAATGTTATCGCTGGGAGGTAATCCCACGGCCGTTGTAGCTACTTCACCGTCGAGGCGTAGATAAACATCTTGAGTCCCGCTCCGATTGCGCACAACAACTCTGCGTGCGGGCGGAGAAATACCCAACGTAGTGGCGGTACTGGTAACGTTACTTTCAAAGTATTTAACGTTAGAAAAACCAGCCTCCGAGACTACTTCCGGAAGGCCCCCATTATGTCGGATATTAGACATTTATTAGTTCTCTCTCTCGCTGGCCATCTATTGCCTAGCTATTAAAACGTCCAACTGTTGTAATTGGTTATCCATCTCTAATATTACTGAATCTTTACGTTGCATCACTTCCTCTTTCATTTCTTCCGGTGTTTTGTTTGTTTTAAATACTGCTTGGTCAGCTAGAACCCAATCTGTACTTTCAAACGGCTGCACGTAAAGATTCCTATTTATCCAGACTTTACCCTCCTTGAGGATAAAGTTTTTCTCTATCTTCTGTTTAGCCTTGGGACTTCCCATGGTTTCTAATTTCCTTTACGATATAGGTTATGCATAATTGAGGGCACGCCAGGAGCTACCGTCGTAGACATTAACTGTCCCGCTCGTTGTGTTAAATAGCGCCTGGCCGGGAAGGGGGCTAGCAATCGTATCTTTCTCTGTATTGGTTTTTTGTGGAAAGAAAAATCCATCGCTCTGAAAGTCACCGCCCACTGTAAGATTATCAGAGACTCCGACACCTGTCCCCGAAACTGTTAGTTGGCTGTTTACGTCTAGCAAAGATACGGGGGAGTTTGTGCCTATTCCAACTCTATTATTCCCGGCATCGACGAACAAGGCGTTGGCGGAAGTGCCGTTAATAATCAAGTCTGTGTCTACTTCATCAGGGTTTATTTCTAATTCGTTACCGCCGGTGCCAGCCTGAATATCCAGACCCTGGCCAGTAGTGTTTTCTAAACGCATCCGAGGCGTAACAAAGAAATTCTCGCTAAATACTTGAAAACCGATGGCGGACACGTCATAGTTAACTTTGAACCCATAGTCGCCAAAGTTAAAGAAATCGGTTACAAACCGCGTGTTCGGAGGGTTATTTACGTCGGAGGTGCCCATGTCAAAGGCCATCGTATTGTTACTGTCCGCACTTGTAACATCGTCCATTTGGAAACTAACGGTTCCGCCCTCGCCCGCGGCGCCGCCGCCCCCTAAATCAAACGTATACGCGGTGGGAGAGCCAGTTCCTACGGCCGAGTTAAGCTCCAACACCGTTCCGGTGTTCTTTGTGCTTTGGAAAGTCCCACTGGTTACTACATTTTGGGCGTTGAGCGTTATGACATCGTTTACATCATTCCACCCCAGTCCTAGATTTCCGGTCATATCCCGAGAACCATCTACTAATAGATACTGCTCGTGGTCATCGTCGGAGAGCCCGGAAAGATTCCCGTGGTCAGAATTGCTTGTTATCTGGGTCTGTAGGGAACCAGAGGCAGATACGAATTCTGTTTGAAACCCTTGTATGTCTATCGTGCTTGAGCCAGAGACAACTGTTATCCCGTCGCTGCCTATTAAGGCTGGTTCTACTTCGTCAATGTCGATATTGTTTATCTGGGACTGCAGAGAACCTGAGGCCGAAACAAACTCTGTCCGGAACCCCTGAATTTCTGTAGTGGAAGAACCAGAAACAACAGTTATGCCGTTGCTGCCTGTAATGGCGTTCTCTATTTCATCCACGTCAATAGAATCTATCTGATTTTGCAAATGCCCGGAAGTCGTAGTTATGAGGGACGTATTGTCATCTACCTGAGTCTGCAAAGAGCCACTGGCCGCAACAAAAGCAGTTTCAAAGCCGACTATATCAACGGTGTTGGAGCCAGAAGTTACGGTTATCCCGTCAGACCCCGTAATGGCATCTTCTACTTCATCGACGTCGATATTATCAATTTGATTTTGTAACGAGCCGCTTGCGGATACAAATTCAGATCTAAAACCAGAAACAGTAACTGAGTTGGTGCCCGAAATAATAGTGTTCCCGCCGGCCCCCAAAATAACTCCTGGGCCCGATTCAAAATTGTCTATTTGGTCCTGTAAACTCCCAGACACTGTAGTAAGCTCTGCATCCGTGGCGAACACACCATCTAAGTTGTCCACTTGGTTTTGAAGAGAACCAGAGACGGATACGAGTTCGTCTCTAAAGCCAGAAATAGTTACGGCGTTCGCGCCGCTAATAACTGTAATCCCGCCCGCGCCCACCAGGGCTGTTTCTACGAATTCTATATCTATGCCATCTATCTGGGTTTGCAAAGAGCCAGAAGCAGAAACAAATTCTGTCTCAAACCCTGAAACAGTAATAGTATTAGATCCACTAATTACAAGAATGCCGCCTGTTCCTAGCAGCGCGTCGTTCTCTTCTTTGGAATAACGCCCATGGTGCGCGGCCGGATTCGCGGCATGTGTGTTTATATCATCATCTATTTCTTGAGAAAGACTACCGCTGGCGGATACAAATTCTGCCCGGAAGCCGGCCACGTTTATTGTGTTTGTGCCGCTGGTGATTGTAATACCATCGTCGCCTATAATAGCGTCTTCGGCCTCGTCAGGATCAATGGCGCCAATCTGTGTTTGTAAATGTCCAGAAATAGTAACAACTTCGGCTTCCGTCACATCGGGAGCGATTAGGTTTACCGGGACTCCAGAAATTGTTAGAGAATTGGAGAATATTCCGGACGCAGTTACGATGGAATGCCCGTTGAGGTGGGTAGAAAAATTCCCCACAGTAAGGGCTTCGGTGAAAGTTCCGCTCCCCACAACCCTAAAATCTTCTTCCCCGGCAGTACCTGAAATTACAACAGGTTTGCCGGACGACGTCTGCACGACCCCCGCCCCGTTGTCATATGCCTCTTGGAGGGTTACCGAGGAATCTATATTCTCAATCTGGCCCTGCAAACTGCCCGATGCTGAAATAAACTCACCTCTAAATCCCTGTATTTCGGTAGTAGAGTTTCCTGAAACTACCGTAATGCCGTCACTTCCGGCGATGGCAGGTTCGATTTCATCGGGATCTAAACTTACTGGCAGACCGGACACGGTCAGAGAAGAGACGAACTCTCCAGAGTTCGCGTTAAAGTCCCCAACGTTGGTTATGGGATTGCCATTAAAGTCAGTGCTTTGATCGGAGTACATAGTCGCGACCAATACCGGATTCAGGTCATCTGCGCCTGGGGGGTTAGTTCTAAATTCAATCTTGCCGGGCATGGAAGTAGTGCTAGGGGCACCGTCCACCCGGAAATTCATACGTGCACCTACGTCATAGTGATTTCCGCTCCACCCTGTTCCAAAGATGGACAGAAGGTTTTGTCCGGAAGTAACTACCGCATGGCCGGACGTATTGCTGTTGCTTCGAGATGATACAATCGCTGGGGGCAGGCTAGTGGAGTGTCTGTGTATTTGGAATAAGGCCCGGCGCGTCCCACCAATGTCGGAAGCTTTGAGGGCGGACTCATAGAAGATACCGTTAACTAGTATACCGGCGCCTTCCGTTCCTGCTGGCCCGAACGTGCCGGCTGTAGTTCCGCTCACCGAACTGATTGTCACAATGTCGTCGAGTTCTACGGTTGTTGTCGCGGACCCGGAAGTTACTGTAATGTTAGAACCGCCGACAATTGCCGGCTCCACCTCATCTATGTCGATAGAATCTATCTCCGATTGTAAGTGACCAGAAACTGTTATAAGGTCTTCGCTGCTCGCCGAGTCTTCCGGCAGGCCCCCGCTTACTGTAATATCTTTTCCTGCAGTGGTGACTGTAACCGCCCCGGCCCCGCCGATGGTAACCCCAGTACCAGAAGCGGTAGAGTTAATTACGGTCTGTTCAGCCTCTGTGCCTAAAATAGCGGCGGGATTATCAATAAAGATACGAACAGCGCGCGTATCTTCCCGCACCCCAAACGGGGTGGAGTCTGTACCGCTAACAGAGCCTTGATTGAGAATTGATCCTTCGACAGCCCTAAATACCATTAGGGGACCTCTGTGGCATCAATAGAGATTACTTTGCCCGAAGAGTCCCGGGTAATATCGGTGGTCAAGGTCTGAATCAAAGCCCCAGCGACGTCAAATTGTTTCTCTATAGTTTGAATAACTTTTCCTTGCGGATCCCGAGTTATTTCTATTTGGCGGACGTTAGTGCCTTCCGCACCAGTCAATACTTTGACCTCTGTAACTTTCTGTTCGGAATTCCTAATAACCTCAGTAAACGAATCCTCTGAAAGGCCGTGCACTAAACTATCAATGTCTTCGTGGTCCTCAGGGGTTAGGAAAGTACCAGCTAAAGGTTGCTCAACCACTAGCGAAAGTTCCGCCATTAGCCGTCCCTCCCCGGCGATTCTCCTATACTGCTAACGTTGGCAGCCCCACCAGTCAAGATTTGGTAGTTACGCAGAATGAACATTGTCTTCCTCCCTCGATCTATATTGGCAATAAGACATTTTCATACTACAAGTCCTATGTACGCGGTTGCCGTCTTTATCTGGTAAAGTACAAACACCCACGGTGAGTTTCCTTCCGCAGCAACCGTTCGTTTTTATATACTCATAGTGTACACAATCATTTCTATCGAAGTTTCTAAAAACTTGCATCGTCTATCTCCAGCATAAAATCCTCTGGATTCATAATCAAAGTAATGCCGTTCCAAAGTTGTACTCTAACTTGTTCCACCAATTCTCCGTCAAAGCGCCAAGTGAAATTCTCCCAGTGGCCAACTACTTGGTCTCCTAAACGGAGCATTTATACCTCCCTGTAACACAAGGATTGCTAGATTCGATCTGTGATCTGTTTTAGTACGGATAAGTATTGGGCCAATCTAACTTTACGAGGCCCGGGTTCTATTTTCTCCATCAAGACATTGCCCTGAGCGTACGCCAGTAAAAGGGTGCTTTTTCTTTCCGGATCTAAAGACAACCTGTCATTGTTCCATTGCCATGCGGCATGGGCGGTAGACATGGCTACCCAATAAAAAACAGCGTCATCCAGTGACCGCCCTGAGGTGGCTTTCTGAACCTCAAAGAATTGACGAGCAATCCTTTCTGCTTCGGTGTACTCTCGAGTTGTAATGGTGGTAGAAATACGAAATTCTATCATAGATACGGACAAATAAATATCGTATCCTTGGGGCTGTTTTATATCGGCACTAATAAATTGTCGTGCTATATCTTGGGTATTGTCTATTTCGGCTAGCAGTGCTTCCGGATCACAGCCCTCTTTATCCACCACATAATTGGCGCCTTCAGAGCAATCGGAATAAAGTTCGTGGACTTTATCGTTAGATTCCACCAAATCGCCGATCATAATAGGCGTCGGAGCGAATTTAGGAGCACAAGCAGACAAAGCAAAAACAAAAGTCAGCAAAGCGGCTCGTAACAATTTCATTATAAATCTCCTATATTACTGTATCTATTATCTCTATTACTTCTTCAAAGCCTTCGGAATTGAATAAAGCCCAGTTTCTCATAGCCGGAAATAAATCTTTCAATGCTTTTACAGCATCCTGAACGTTTGTTTCTATTTCGGGCCTCTTGGAGACCTTCAAAATTTCCTGTTCAATTTGGTACAGATTAGCATTGAGCAATTCTCGGTTACGTATACAAACAGCCTTTACATATTCTTCGTCTACATGGGGATACTTGGTGTGTAAAAGTTCAAAACTAGTGATAAAAGAGAAATCATTGTAAACCTTTTCTAATTCGGCGATGGCCTCTTGGTCCCAGTTATGTGCTAAAGTAAGATGTCCGTAGTGTTTATTTAGTTCTTCATCGAACTGTACATTTACTCTCATAACGTTGGGGTCCACGGGGGGAAACTTGATCTGGTTGTAGTCTTTCCGTAAAGCGATGTTCTTCCAGATATTAAATCCCATTTCCCCAAGCCCTAGTACGGGGGCCGCGATAGCCGCCGGGGGAACGAACGCAAGTACCGCTTTCAAAGCAGCCACGCCTCTCAAAATATTTTGATCAGAAAACATGCGTGGTTTTATAGCCAAGTACTTAGGCTCTATTTTCTGATCCTCTTTTTTCACGGCTTTTAGAACCGATAAGATTGCTCCAGCCCAATTTATCAATTGAAGTCGTCTCCAAACTGCCTTCAAAGAGGCAACTAGTTTATTCCACATCCTTGTTGGATAGGCTTACACCGGCCTCTTCAGCCTCGGTGCCCTTCAATTTTAGTTCCCCGTTGGCATAATCCCGACCGGCCTTTACAGCGGCATCTCGAGCGTTGTCAATCTTTTCTACAGTAGTCTTACCGATCTGAATGTTATAACGGTTGGCAGCGATTTCAATGGCCTCATTTAACATTGATTCGGAAATTCTATCGGCTCCTACTTCGGCACCATCAAGAACAGCATCTACGATCGCCTTCTTTTTCTGGTTGCCGGACAGATCATTTCTGAAAGCCAACTCAATTACCATGGGGAGCACCGCTTCTACCATATCTTCTAGGTACTCATCGTGCTTCTTCCATAAGGCTTCAATCCAATCCCATACTTTGTTAAAGAAAGCCTTGATCTTCTCCCACATATTAGACCTCCTCGATATTTATATCACCTTGGAAATAGATATAGGCAGAAGATATTCGTTCTATTACCAAAGTGTTAGATTTATTTTCCGTGGCTTTGGAGAGTAGATAGCGGCCGTCCGGGCAAACAAAAAGATCTACTAAATCTCCCACCGCTATGTCCCCTTCCATAGTTACTTTTGGCTTCTCTAGGGCTACCAGGCCTTCAACTTTATAACTATGCGTATTACCATTATATAGTATTTGGTGGAATTTTTCCTCGGCCTCGCGCATCATGCTCTGCTTGCCTCTTTTTCTTTACGAAATTCTCGAATTGCTTATCTCTTCTTTCGATGAACTCTAGTACGTCCATCAGTCTAGGCCCAGGCTGCCCAGTAAAGCCCACATGCAAATAACCATCGTCCGGCTGCTCCACAGCCCAGACCCTGTTGGTACGGTCTGTAATTACCACCGGCATTTAGAAACTCCTTAGAACACACTTATAGGGATCGTCCCCGAAAAACTTTTTTCGGGGAAAACCCTCTAATCTACATACGGCAAAACATCAGATTCTAGAACTGCTTCGTTGCCGTATTCTATCAATTTCTCGACACTATTTGAATCTATGGAGAAACTAAATCCTCCTACTTCTAAAGTAGGTATTATTATAGTTTTCTCCCATTCAGTTTCATCCAAATGCTGTAAATCGACAGCATCTAGAATATATTCAGCCACGACTCGTAGATAACTCCATAAAAAAAGTCGGCTTGAGTCTACCGTTTGCGTGGCTCTCTTGAGATCATAGTCAGTACGTGGACGTAAGACCACAACGGGGTGCTTTTTATCGGGAAATATATCCCCAGTTCTAATATCCAAACCCCCGTCCGTAACAGGGGTTTCTCCTAGGGAAAGATAAGGAAAAATAAATGGAATAGTAGAAGACATTCTTACGGCCTTCCACACCGGGAGATCCGGATAAGATTCCCTGTCCAATAGAATTCTCTTGCGACCTACAATGGTCACCACTGATATTTTACAATCAATAACAAAATCTTTTAGAGTGGCTTCTCCGAAAAGGTCTTTATAATAAGAATCGAGTTCTTTACCACTATAAACACTGGGATTTCTTACGCTCAACAAGTTATTGATCCGGAAATCTCGAAACTTCGCATATGGTATACTTTGGGCTAAGTCTCGCATTTCTTCGGGGGATTTTCCCAAAGAAAACGCTGCCGCTATTATTGCCCCTCCAGAAGTTCCGGCGATTCTTTTTATATTATACCCTTTCTTCTGTAGGGCCATAAGTCCGCCTATAAAGCACGGCGCTCTAACTCCCGAAGATGTAAGTATTACATCTATGTCAGGACTCTCTTTCTTTCTCCTCAAGATTGACATTGGGCAGGTTTTTCAACTCCTCTTGATGTTGAGCAGTAATATTCATGTGCTTCAGTTGTAAACCCTGTGCTTGTACCCCGTTGTTTATCAGAGTCAACAGTTCAGGGGTTATTCTCAATTCCGCCGGAACTGTTACAATGGCTCCTTGATTTTCGTCAGTCTCTACTTTTACTGTGGATGTAAGATTTATATCATGAGGAGCAATAGCATCTTCTAAAAACATCAATTCCTCCCTGTAGATCCTAAACCGCCGATGCCCCTATCAGTGCCTACTAACTCCTGAACCTCCAGATAAGAGACTTCCGGGACAGAAGCGATGACGGCTTGGGCAATCCTTTCTCCGGGACTGATCCAAAATTCTTCTTCTCCCAGGTTGGTAAGTATTACTCCGACTTCGCCCCGGTAATCGCTATCTATAGTTCCTGGAGAATTCAGTACGGTAATATTTTTTTTGGCGGCCAGACCACTTCGAGGCCGAACCTGCATTTCATAGCCTGGCGGTATTTCTACTGCAAATCCCAACCAGGCGATCTGGGTTCCTCCCGGGGGAATTCCTAGAGAGGTAAGGGCGTACAGATCGGCCCCAACGGCGCCAGAAGTTTTATATTTGGGAATTACTGCCTCTGGTCGCAATTTTTTTATTTTTATCTGAACCACAATTACTCCGTTACTTTATCTCAATATCAATATTGTTCTTTTTCTGGGGCCTGGTTTTCTTTGAAGGCGCGTCTTGTATATTTACGTCTATATCAACTAGGTCTATATTTTGTAATTTAGTTACAAAACCCTTTGCTATTTCTTGTCCAGGCAGTATATTGATTTGATTTCTGCCGCTATTCTGGAAAGGAATTTGTAATTTATCTTGTTGGAGACCCATCAGCGCATAACGTGCTGGAAATACAGATAAACCTTTATTTATGAGTTCGGGCAGCGCCATTATTTCTAGTACAAAGTTTTCGGGAACTTCTACTACTAGACCAGTGATTATTTTCTGTATCTCTCCTGGTTGTATAATTACAGGCTTGGCCGCTTTGAAAGTAACTATCCCTTTCTTTACCGCGGGCCTCTCTGCCTCTTTATCTATTATAGAAATTCCTAATTGCATGTAAGCCTCTTGTGGCCGTGCCGGGGGCAGCCCGGACACGGCTGTAAGTCTTTGGATTTCTCCTATCCACGCGTGACGCCGGGGAGTGCAGCGTTGCCCGCAGGCAGGTCGCCACTTCTTCCAAGCGAAACATGGGGAAGTCCGGTCGGTGCGCCTCGGAGATCCTGATTCTGGAAATAGCCCCGGTTCCAAGTCATACCGTGCTGGGAAGCAGGTACGCCAGCAACCATGTCAGGGTTTCGAGTAGTTTCAGGACCAAAACCATTGGCGTTCGTATCGAAGATTGGATCTAGAGAATCCAGATTTACTACAGTTCCGTCGTGTTGTAGTACACCCATTGTTCTTTATCCCTCCGTTTTCGGATTTGTTTTTTCAACCAATCTTGGGCAGCCGACAGGCGCCGGTGGGTAGGGCTCTGAAGGCCCGGAGAGGTCTCTCCGTATACCCAGGAGGGATTAGCCCAAGACTGATGCTACATCTTTCAATCGAGGTAGTTCGGCCAAATTATTGGCCTCTTCACTATCCTCAACCGTCCTTACGGCGGATTCGCCGTAAGGGACAAGTATTACAGGCTTTTCACCATCCCAATGTCGGACTACCAAGTCTGAATGAAATGACACTAGCCGAGCGAGATCCTCCTTGGAGATGACCACTAAATAGTCATCATCGCCAATTTGTGCGAGGACCTGCGTATCTATATATTGTTCCATCGGTAACACTCCTTCTGGCGAGGGACGGCGGTCAGTATATAACCGCCTTGGAGAGCACCCCGCTGGGTGCGTTCCTCCCTCTTTTACGTACTAATAATACGTAAAGCGGGCGGTTTTGTCAACTGCCCTGTCCTAATTCTCTGGCGTTTCCGAAGCGTCCAAACGAACCACATTCTCAGCCTGGGGCTTACCTTCTGGGCTCCAGACCAAATCATAGGTAACGTCTTCATCAGGTAGCAATTTCTTAAAACCTTCCATCTGAATCTTGGTGAAATGGACAAAAACATCTTTACTTTCACCGCTCTCATCTTTTAGTTCTTCTACCTGGGGGGAAACAATAAAACCGAATCCCTTTTTTGCATCAAACCACTTTACAGTACCTTCAACCATTTTCAACTCCTGGTGCCGTAGCACCGTTCCTCCTTATTCAGTAAGTATTTCTGGACTGCCTTCAGTAACGAGCACCATGTGCTCGATATGGGTTGCTTTGGATTTATCCAAAGTTATAACGGTCCAGTGATCGGGTAAAACTCCTAGGCCTACTTTAGCCTTTAGCAGCATGGGTTCCAAACAAAAGACCATTCCGGGCTTTAGTTCGGGCCCCACATTCGGTTTCCCAAAATTAGGAACCTGGGGCGATTCATGCATTTCTTCACCAATGGCGTGCCCACAGAATTGATAAACATTATGGTACGGAGAGGCCCCTATCGATCTCTGGATACAATGGCAAACGTCTCCTAGTTTATTTCCAGGTACACATGCATCAATACCTGCCTGCAGGGCGTCACGGCTGGCCGCTATAATATCTTCGTCTTCGGAAGACATTTGACCTACGCCGAAAAGACGAGCAGCGTCGGCAAACCAGCCGTTGAGAGATAAACCACAATCAATAGTGATCATATCCCCCTCTTCAATGATCTCCTGCTCGCTAGGAATTCCATGTACTAAAACATGGTTTCGAGAAAAACAAATACTGGCAGGGAACGGGGAAGCCGCCATTCCCTTATTATAATTCTTGAAGGCCGGCTTAGCCCCGTGGTCTCTTATAAATTCATCTGCTATTACGTCCAGATCCTTTCCAGACTTTCCAGGCTTTGCACAGGAAACCAGCATGTCCAAACATCTTGAAAGCAATGCTCCGGAAATTCTCATTTTTTCAACTTGCTCGGGTGTCTTTATAACAGACATTAATACTCCCCTGGTAATACCACCGTGACCTCGGTCCAACCGCTATGGCTATCTACCATAACATCTACGTTCGGATTATCTTCTGCTAGGGACTGCAGAGCCTCTACAAGGGCCTTGTATTTGGCATTCAAAGTAAGATCTCTGTCGGCGAAAGAATCGAAAGGGTTTTTATTGACTGCCTCTGTCGTCTCCAGCGTTTCTGGAACCTGCTTCTTGAAGTAATCATGCCAAGCCACATACCAAAGGGAAACTTCCGGAGCATATCTATCCGCTTGGGACCTATAACGGGCCGGCAGGGCTTTTATTTCCGGCAGCGCTTTATCGTGGCCGCCGTGTTTTATAACCAAGGCAGCCGGCCGGCCTCCTGAATTGTAAAAAGTAAGGCAGGCCTCTAATTGTACTTTCTTATCAGAAATATTCTTGTATTTGACATAAAATAGCCACCAAAGAAAAGCACAAACGGCTTTGATCCCGCGGTCTGGATCTTCCGCCTCTTTCTTACTAAAGTTGGCTAGATCAGACGCTTTGGATGTCATTTTGGAAACCAACTGAACTTGTTTAGCCCCAATATTAGTAAATTGGCCGAATCCATAGGCCCCAGTAGGGCTGGTGGCCCTGGCCTGTATTCTTGATTCTTGAGTTAGCAGGGCGCGTACTAAATTAGCATCGAGTTCAAAAAGAGCCGCATATTCCTCGATATATCGACGTACCGCTTCCTCTCTTTTTATTAGTTCCTCTGTGATCACTGCGCCCATTATATCCTCCTAGGATTACTCTCCGCGCCGTAATTAGAGGTAACCCCTATAAACTCTGCTTTTCTTTGTAGTTCTTTTATACTTCTTGCGCCTCCATAAGTAAGACCGCTGCGCAATCCGCCCAGTAGTTCGTCTATCAATTGCTGGGCGGGGCCGCTAACCGGGGCCCAGAAATCCGTACCCTCTGCTACAGTTTTATGTTTAAGGCCCCCATAAAACTCGTTCTGAAAATCTTCGCTGGCTTGGCCTCGATATTTTGCTTCTTGGAAGTGTTCCGACAAAGAGCCTTTAGATTCTATAGTTCTCTTTTCGGCCGCACTTTCTTCTGTTAAGGCAAAAAGTTTTCCCACCATAACAGAGGCAGCGCCCCCGGCTAAAGCCAAGACAACATCCCGGCTTCCACGAATACCGCCGTCAGCAATAATTGGAACACGTAATTTCTTGGCCAACTTGGAACATTCATAAATGGCAGAGAATTGTGGGATTCCAAAACCTGTCACTACCCGCGTAGTGCACGCGGCCCCTGGCCCAATTCCCACTTTAACAGCGTCCGCCCCGGCATTTACCAGATCCTGGTATGCGATTGGAGTACATACATTGCCGGCTATAACCTGTAGTCCAGGGAAATGGTTCTTTATGTCCTCAATCGCGTCAAACATCATTTTAGAATGGCCGTGGGCTACGTCTATACATACACCGGCCGGGCCCCGTTCCAATAATTTAAACAAATTATCTGTTTTTCCAATACCGGAAGAAATAAAGATTTTGTTTCCAAATTCGTCTATCCAGTCTGATTGAGTTTCAATAGAAGCAAATCTATGGAATATGGGGTAACCGCCGTTTTCAACAATGATCTTGGCTAATTCTCGCCCCATGACGGCGTCCATGTTCGCCGGAATCAGCGGTAAATCAGAGGCCAAGTCTTTGGTGATCCACGATGAAACGCTGGGCTCGGTACGGCTAGGGACATTATTGAACTGGGGCACCAGCGCAACGTCATCGAAGGTCAAACCTAGTTGCATTACTATTCTCCTCTGGCCTAGCAAAGATAGTTTGTCTTTGCTAGAAAATTATAAGACAAAATACTAATTATCGCTAGTAATATCTATATTTATTCCGCCACCGGGGGAATCTTTTCTTTCTTTTCTTCTACCTCGAATTTCGGCAAATCTTTCTTCTTTTATTTTCTCTTCCTCGTTTTTTCTCTCCCTGAAATCTCGAAAACTTTTTTCTCGTTCTTCTTTGGTCATGCTGACTTTTCGTACAGAAACAGCATCTTTTCCCGTCGGCGTCATCACATGTGCACCTTTTTTTTCAGCCATATTATTCCCTCCCGTATCGGTCTTCTAATCTTTCTATATCCCCTTCATCAAAGTAACCGAACGCTACTTCCAAAAATCTTGCTTTCTCTAATTTACGATTATTTCTTATCGTGTGTATAGTTTTGCGGGGGATAAAAACTACTTGTCCTCTGCGCAAAAAGGATTCTTTGTTATCAATTTTTGTGACAAGGCCCTCATCCAAGGCTACCCAGAGCTCGTCTCGGAATCTATGCCGTTGCGTAGAGAGTTGCTCTTGTGGGCCCACTTCTATTATTTTTACCGTCGTATTTTGATTATGAGCAAACTGGGTAAATTTACCCCAAGGCCTTTCATCAATTACGATATCATAGGGAAGATCTTGTTCCTCAATCATAGCACTACTCCATGGAGGCTGCCAATGCTAATCCGTTGGCCACGGCATGTAGGGGGTCTTCAGCGTGACGGACTTCAGAAACCTCCACAGGCATGTCTACCGCCCCTAGGGCCTGCTCAAACTTCCCGATAAATCCACGGGGAAGAGAAGTTCCCCCTCCAACTACCAAGGGGATGGGATCTTTGAATTTAGGCAGCGAGGCCGATCTAGATAAATCATAAGCAATCTGTTCCAACGTGTAAACTAGCAGGTTCCCATAATATACAGAAATTGCTTGATGAATTTGATTATTGGGGTCTGGATTCATCAAATCCAATTCTTCCGATTCTTTTTCTTGTTGAACAATACCGTGGGTGTTGTCGGTGGCTATAGCCGCCTGTTGGTCAATCCAATCTCCTGATTTAGAAGTACTGAAGTTGACTACTGGATCACCGGCCGACAGCACTGCTACGTTCATCATACCGGCGCCGCAGGAAACGGCGATGCCGGTCAAACCCTCCTCCAGCAGTTCTGAATATGCCAAAGCCTCAGCCTCGTTCATAGGCTGGGCATCAAAACCCAAACTTTTGATAAAGGATTTGATCATGTCCTGGTGGAACAATTGATCAAATTCAGCGTCTATCGGTTTACCGGGAACCGAGAAGACCAAGCGTTCGTTTTTGGCCCGAGGCTTTCCAACTAAACGGCTAATAAGTTCCTTTAGTATAGGAAAGGCTTCTTTCTCTTTGGGAGATAATACGCCCCGATTCATAGGGCGCCGGGTATTCACATGTCGTTCATTCGCCATAAGAAAGGCATCTTCTCCTAACACATAAAATACTCCGTCTTTTTCTATGTAAGGGGCCTCTCGATCATCTAAGCCTTTCTTGATGAACTTTTTATTGATAGTTGTCTTTGGTTCCAATGATAAGAAACAATCTCGGAATTTCTTGAAATGGATCTTTCCGTCCGATCCAAATCTTCCAGACACTAGAAAAGAAGTTCCCACATCTAAACCTACACCCAATGGAATTTCTTCTTCGGTCATATTGAACTCCTTCCGCTCGAACTTTTCTTCGAGGGCTTTCTTTTTCTTGATATCCGTTGGCAGGATAACTTTCTTACCAGAAGATTCTTCGGCTTCCGGCGCTGGTTCCGGTTCTTGCGGCGGCTTTACCGGAGGTTTTTTAGGTGTATCAATATATTGTTTCTTTCCTATATTTCGCCGTGGATCATCGGGCCCGGCGGCCGCTACAGGCAAGCCGTGGAGTCGAGAGGCATCAATGACTCTTATCCCGCCTTCCTCTACAACCACGCCTTCATGAAGGAGTTTCTTTACTTCCTTTTCATCACGCCTATTCTTTGCCATCTTTCTTACGCTTTAGTTCTAGCAGTTTCTCTAACTTGCTAGCCGAGTCCCCTTTGCCTTCTTTTACTTCGCCAATGTCATCACTATGCGCAATGTCTACTTTTTCGGGATTCTGAATTATGTCGGCTAAAGAAGTGTGCTTCATAGAGGGCCGGTCTGAATCTTTTGCAGTGCCTTCGGGCGAAGCAACCACCACTTTTTGCTGTGGAATTTTATCCAAAAAATCTTGCATGACTTCTTTTAGGCCTTCTACAATTTCTTCGGTACTGGCTGTTTTCTCTTCGCGTGGCTCTTTTTTTTCATCCAATAATTGATTTAGTTCCAAAGCCAATTTTAGAGTCTCCAACTGCCTTTCGTCTGCCTCATGCAAACGGTTTTCGTCGATTAAAGACAGCAGTTCGGACATATCTTGCTGTCGTCTTTTTTGTTCTTGTTTCAGATTTGTTTTTCGGATCTGATCCGCAACACCAGGCATATCTCTATTCGTTTCCTTCCAAAATTTCAAGTAGCCGAGTAGAGAGGTCATCCGCCTTCGTAGGTTTTTGAACCTCATCTTTGGCAACACCCCCATTCTTGAGTTTCACGACCTCTTCCTCTAATTTCTTTTTCTCGGTTTCGGCCTCTATCAACTTCTTTTTCTGTCTCTTTTCTCCATAGCCCAGATCGTAAAGTTTACTGGCAGACAACCAAGTAGCAAACCCTACAATAAGATTCTCCACCGCCCACTTAAAAATAGATAAGAAGCCACCTTGGGTTACAATTCCGAAGGCTTCAGGGGTTATATTGTACAACTCCCATCCAAAACACAAAACTAGCGACACCCCTAATGCCAATATTTCGGGGGCACGCTTCCATCTGAATTGTTTCTTCAGTAGTTGGGTTACCGAAATTACAATCGGAACTACTGCTGCATTGCCTAGGGTGGACAGGTCTTCCACCTGCGCACCTCCTATTTCTTATAGATATCCCCTAGGTAGTGTTGCGTCGCCCATTCTGTATCCTTGATGTCTTGCTCCACTTGGGAAACATTAGATACATATGCCACAACTTCTTTGGGCGACTTGAAAAGTTTGGTTGATTCCCCAATCAACCAGCCGGGGACCTGCTCTCGGGGGAAGTGGGTAATGACATAGACCGGTTTACCCTCCCGAAAACCTTCCCAGGCCTCTGCTAAAGTTCCGCCACCTTTTTGGGCAGATTCATCGTACAACAAAATGATTGCATCCGATATCTGAATTCCCCAGATATCCTTCTGGAACATTTTTCTTCTAACCGTGTCTTTGAACACGGTTAGGTCATGATCCAGTTTGGCTGTAGGCCAGTTATATGACATGGCCTCTTGATCTGACATCTCGGTGCTTACTGGGTCAAATACGGCGTGGCCTGCCTCTTCGAGTCTTTTGGTGATATTTTCTCTCCAATTCTTGCCGAGGCCTTTCTTATATTCCATGCCGCCGCTCAAATAAAATCTCATAACTAATACTCCTCGGGCGATAAAAAACTCCGAGCGGCCTCAAATGCCTCCGCCCAATTACTCGCCCTAATAATACGTCCTTTGTGGTCTTCTAATCCATGCGGGTCTGCTGGTATATTTCTATTCCAGGGCTGATCCATGACGACCACATGAACGCCTTCTTGCACCAATGGCAATATTTGACGAACTTCATCTTCGATCATTACCTGAATTCCTGCCATTTTGCAGAAAGCGGCTTTACTATCGACGTGAAAAATATCGTCATAAGTTGCTGTGTTTTCCTCCAACCACATACGTGTATCTTCTATGATAACTGGATGTGGGCTTCGGGCCGTAACAAAATATATCTTCAACGGGTCTACAGCATCTCGTAAATGCTGGGTTAATAAATGGTTATCATTTTCTAATTTAGGAAGTTTTCTAAACGCACGTCTTTCAACGTACAGTTTCTGGCGCATTCCCGGAGGCCGGGTGGTGGGGTCTATACCAAAGACCTCCTCAATGCTGTAAGCGTTCTTACTAAAATTTGGCTCTAGACCGTACAGGGTTTTCAATTCCGGCGCCATGCCTTTTATATAGTCGGCCACGGTATTATCTAGATCAATCCCAATTTTCTTCATCTATTTCTCCATCGGGATTTGGATTGTTCCGTAACCATTCTATCAAATCAGATCTGATAAAATTATAAATGTCTTGTCGGGTTTCTTCTTTATGATAACTAATAATCCAAAAACCGTCTCTTTCCCGATCATAGCGGCTAAAGACCATCTCATGGCCCCACATAAAAGAAAATATATCATCGGCATGCCAACGCAATGTGGCTTTGGCTAGATTCATGACTGCCCTACCGTAGTCGAACTCGCTCATTAGGCATTCGCCCACTGCCTCGCTAGGTTTTCCTTTTCCTCCGTAGAAACTCCCTGTACAAAAGCGTTAGAAACGTTCGGAGGTAGTTTATTGTGTTTCTTTAAATAACGAAGTGTGGCAAAATCTAAAGCCGCTTCTATTTCTTTGTCCTTCCAAGTCCCGGGCCCGTCCCGATTACTTCGTTGGCGTAGTTTGATATCACGGTATCGCTGCTCGGCGGTAGCCAACATTAGCCCGAAAGATTCCAAATGCTGCATATCAGAATTTCTTTTGGTCAGATATAAGCGGGCTTTGGTTATGTCTGTCATAATTTAATTATACCTCATGAACAAAGTTTTATCAACATCATTTGTATAAGCATTTTTTCATCATACTGCCAAGTGCGTAGAAGATCCCCTAAACGTTTTAGATCTTTCAAGGCAGCATCTATTTCTGGCAACTCCCAGTATCTATTGGCAACCATCATTTTCTTGATTCGGAACTGGTGTTGTTTTAGTTCACGGGCCACATTCTGATAGTTTTGCCCTTGGCGCTCTTTCACCTGCTTGAGCAGAATGAAATGCCCACATAGTAGAGAATACAGGCCTAAAGGATTGAAGTTCTCCGCAAATAATTTTTCGCTTTGAAGAATTACTTTGGAAGAACTCTTACAATTGAGGGCATCGAGTAAATCAAAAGGCTTTATTTCTGGCTTGCTGAACTCTTTACTGATAAAATGCTTTTTTACCAGTTTGCCTAGTTTAGTCACCCCGTTTAGACTTTTACCTATAAGGATCAAAGCATTTGCATCGTTAGGAGATTCTAACAAAGCGCCGGCTAAAGTTTCTACTTGGGCTGCTTTATCATCTGCATTCCGGACACAGATTACTTTACCTGAATCAAAAAGCCCATTACTGTTGTACTCCGTAGTGAGTTTTCCCACTTGAATGTCATCAATCGAAGCATCATAACGAAGCCAAGTCGCCCCTTGGAACTTGTTGGCTAGATCAGGAAGATACTTCTTCTCAATCATATCGGTATCGTCGCCGTATACGTAGTAGAAATTTCCTTTAAAGGCCATGGAATAATCCTAAATGCAAAGAGATATGATGCCCATCTCAAGCACCGATTTACTATTCGGCGTTGAAGCAAAGTTACGTTCTATTCCCAAACAAGTATCGAACAGTTTCTGTAAATGGGCCAGGTCGAAAGCCTTCTCGGCCCCTTCTGGAAGTTTGTCTCGAATAGGAGTTCTCATACCAAAACATTCTAATGAACACCAGTAGAACCACTTCTCCAGTGTTTGTATGATTACTCTTGATTCCTCGCTTTTACGCAGTTCTGAAACCAGCGCCAAGGAAGTGGCCACATCCTCACTGTAAATCGCGGCCACAAGTTCATAATACTTATCACTCTGATCCTCAATCTGCTCTCCGGACAAAAACTTCTGTAAGAGCGACAGCCCGTCCCTAACACTACCTTCGGCTTTGAGGGCAACTTGATAAATCTGCTCTGGGGTGACTTCTAAATTTTCTTGTTCCGCAATCCACTGATAGTACTCAACAAGATTATCGACATCCACATCGTGGAATTCGTAAATCTGACAGCGAGACTTTACTGTCGGAATCAACTTATGTGGTTCCGTAGTCAGAAGAATGAATGTAACCCCCGACGGTGGTTCCTCGAGGGTCTTCAGCAGCGCGTTGAACGAGTTTTTGGATAGCATGTGCGCCTCGTCCAAAATAACCACCCGGTGGCCTTTGGCCGAATATCGAATATTTTCGATAATTTCTCGCACATTATCAACGCCTGTGTTAGAGGCTGCGTCGACCTCTGTAACCACCATGGCCAGTTCTGCTTCGGATAAATTTTCATTCAGTACCTTGGCAATTAATCGGGCCGTGGTAGTCTTTCCGGAGCCTCGGGTACCCGCGAAAATCAGAGCATGCCCCAAGGTTCCTGTTTCCAAAGCCTTCTGTATTTGTCTAACCGTATTTTCTTGGCCTACCACTTCAGAGAATTCTCTGGGCCGATGCTTTAGGGCCAAAACTTCGCTCATTATAAATCTCCTAGAATTACTCTATCGTGTCTACCTGAAAGAACTCACGGAACGCAGCGCTGTCTCGCAGATCTTCTGGATCTACCTTCCATTTGCTTTTCATTCGGTGATAACCTAAATGCCCTTGGCAAGTTTCGCACCAAAACCACCGAGTGTCTGGATTTAGTTTGCTATACTTGTAACCTGACTCGGCTGGTTCTAGATAAGACTGACAAACCGGGCAGACTGGTCTATTTTCGAAACCTTCCGCGTTTAGGTTTTCAGTTGCTGAAGTCTCAATTACGTCTTTGGACATATTACAAATTTCCTTTCTTATGCTGGGCATACCAATAGACTTATACTTGTAGAGAAACAATTCGACTGTGTGTACACCGATAGAGAAGTTAGGCTTTTCGGAATTGAATTGTAGTATATATTAGCAGGGTCGTCCATCAATTAGTTTCCTCAATCGCTTCTCTTTGAAAGGCCACATATCCCGCATGACATCTATTCCGTCGGCTACCATGACAGGGGAAGGGTAATCAGAACCCAATAGTTTTAGAATCATGCGCATCTGCCCCCGCATTATGAATTTGCTAGTGTCGGAAATTCGGGAAAGGCGAGACAGATACTTTACATTATTCATGCACCTTTCAAGCCTGGCTTTCTCCTTCGGTGAAAGTTTCCGGGAATCTCGCATTGTATTCCTCCATGACTTTCACAGAAGCACTCATTCCAAGTCTATCAGCGCCCGCATCTATAAAAGACAAAGCATCGTCAAGGGTTTTTATCCCCCCGGCGGCTTTTATTAGCGGGCTTTGTTCGCCTCCGCGGAGATCGCTCCAGAGTTTGATGTCTTCTAACTGGGCTCCATCAGAACCAAAACCGGTAGAGGTCTTTATAAACTGGAGATTGGGCGCGAACTCTTTAATCAAGTTAAAGATCGTAACCTTTTCATCGTGGTCTAGGTAGCAAGTTTCAACAATACATTTGGATATAGTTCCATGGTGCGCACAAGTATCGCTTAAAGTAATAATTTCTTGTAAGACCGCCTTGAAATTGCGGTTTTTTAGTTCGCCATAGTTTAGTACAAAATCTACCTCGTGAATTCCACGGGAAGCAAAATACCCAACTTCTTTAACTTTCAATTCCAAAGGTTTGTTTCCCAGCGGAAAATCAACAACGGTACAAACTTTGACTCGTGGGTCGACTGTGCGTAAAACATCCAATATAGGTACTGCCATATATGGTGAAACACAAACTGACTCAAATTGGAATTTTACGGCTTCGTCCAATAAAGTCTCGAACTGATCTTGGGTTGCGAAAGGCTTTAGCAGCGTGTGATCAATATATCTATTCAGCGGCCGCGCTGGTCTCAATTTCTTTTCTCCTTTGTAATTCTTTCTTAATAGCCTGGGAGAGAATCTTTAGACCTTTGTGTAAATCTTCATCATCCCAAAACTTCAAAGCAAAAACTTGATTTCCAAATAGAACGGTTACACCCAACTCCGGGTGCTCCAGAATATCGAATGCCAAAACTTTACCATCTTCTTCTTCCACGGTAAAGCCGTGGTCACGAGTCAAAGTATATCCTTTTTCTGTTTTGACGGCTACACTCATAACTCCCTGGTGAGAGACCCTAAGTTCGTCTTCGGAAGAATGGTTTGTTACTTCACTATCTGTCATTAGTGCTCTCCATATATCTTTAGCCAAGCCGGGAAGGCTTAGCCTTTGATCTAAATACTTTTCTCTTTTCCTTGGCAAAACATTATGTAATCCTAACTAATTATAAATCAATTGATAATTATATGCAACCATATTTTAGATCTGTGGACCATCTGGATTATCCAACTGAAGATCTTCCGGGCCTAAATCTAGAAGTTCTAGGGCCAGATCTCCGTCGGTTATACTAGTTTCTTGGCGGAAAACTTTTCCTCCCTCTCTTTTTAGTACCAGATGACGCTCGCCTACAATAACGTCCTTTATAACACAAGCATTACGTTGAACATGTAATCCATCGGTGTGGAACTCATAATCAATACGGTCGCCTTGGGCATAGCCCTTTGGTTGGCCATCTCGAACTAGAACTACGGCGCAGCCATTTTTAGTGATTGCACCTTCGCCTAGTTCTTCGTGCAACTTACTAACATCCTCCCCAAGCAAGGGGCCTACTTCCATAATTTGGGGAATATTGTGGGGGTTGGGCACAGCCGGTACAGTTTCTGCTGGGGAGGCCGCAGATAAACAGACGGCTGCTAAAATTGCCAAGGTAGTTTGCATTAGTGTTTTCATTAGTATATATAACCTATTTCCTCTTTGATGTATTTCAATATTTCTTTTTCAAACGCGGCGTGCCTTGGCCCGTGTTTCCATTCGCGAAGATGGGCGAGTTCGTGGGCCAAAGTAACTATAATTGTTTTTGTGGACAATGGAACCCGGGGTTTGTTCAATTGATGAAGGCGAATATAGAGAAGTTTTTCGCTACAGTTCTTTTCATCGATATGCTTAGCCTTGCAACATTTGTCGCAAGGACGGCATTCTCCATAGTGCCGGGTTCGCATTCTCGTCTCTGGAAGTATCCTGCCATAACGAAGTCCAAAGTGCTTACAGACCTTGTCAGCAATAGCGTAAATATCCCTCCAAAGCACAATAGTGGTTCTTGACGACATCCATTAGGTTCCTTTCACTATTGAGTCTTTGTACGTAACCTCCACTGGTTCTACCAGACGATCGGTCATCAAAACACCATTGAGATGATCTACTTCGTGCTGTATTACCGAGGCTAAAAGACTATTGTCATCTTGAATAGTAAATTCCTTACCATTGATACCCAGAAATCTAACCTTGATATTTCTAAAACGCGAAACTTTTATTCCCAAATCAGGCAGGCTCAAACATCCTTCGGGAGATTCATACAAGTCTTCGTCACACTCGACAATTTCAGGGTTGAACATCACTATTGGCATACGTTTACCTTGCATCCAGGCAGGGTCTACAACGCAGAGTTTTATCTTCATCCCGACTTGATTAGCGGCCAACCCGATAGCGTTCAATTGATACATGGCGGCTGTTAAATCTAAAGCCACATCCACCAATGCACCGGTCACTCTTCCAACAGGTTCTGTTTTGAAACGGAGCCTTTTATCAAACTCTTCTTTATTGCTGTTGGTATTGGTTACTAATTTCATTGATTCTTTCGACTAATTTTAGTTCCCTAGCAAAAAAGAAATTGATTTCCCTTTTAGCGTCGTGATCTGTGGCTGAACCATGTACAGCATTGTTAGTCATGTTATTGTGATTTCCAAACTCGTGCCGAAGAGTACCTTCTTCGGCTTTGGCAGGGTCTGTTGCCCCTATAAGATTTCTCCACTCTTCAACTGCATTATCTTTACATAATACCAAGGACCATACAGGACCCGAAGACATAGTTTTTACTAGTTTTGGGAAGTGTTCTTTGCCCCTGTGCTCGGAATAGAATTCTTCCGCGCCCTGGGGCTGAAATTGAACGGTTTTGGCTAAAAGAATGGAAAATCCTTCTCTCTCTGCTCGATCAATAATCCGCCCCACTTTACGTTCATAAACTGCGTGGGGCTTGATAAGTGCTAGTGTAAGATTTCCCGCCATCAAATACTCCTAATTCTAATTTTGATGAAACCTCCGTTATCGGCCTGTCCCGGATATATTTTACCTTCTGGATACCAGGTACGAATAACGTGTCTAACATAATTCTGTCCGAAATTATCATTGACTACCCCGGCCTTTTCCAGCACGTCTTTTACGGAAAACTCGGCATAATAATAATTACCGCGTTTTTCCCCTAACTCCGCCGTCAAAGCATCGATGGAAGTTCTTACCGGGTCTTTTCTATTACTCACGATAACCATGGGACAAAGCCTCGGGCATGCTATAGTGTCGCATTTGTCTCATAAATTCTCGAGATTCTTGGAACAGATCGCCAATCTTCTCTTCTATTTCAAGACCTTCTTGTATCAGAGTTGGGTCAGATTCCCCAAAGGCTATTTTATTTTCTATCGTTAGAAGCCTTATCTCTAATTCAATCATTTCTATCGTTATCTGATAGTACTCGTTATAATATAATCCTAATTCTCCTATCTTCCAGGCCCGATTGTCATCCTCAGTGCTTCTACCGGCCAAATCAATCCAATCTTGGCAAAGAATGTGGTGTTTTTGGAATCTCCCTATGTCGCCTCTTCTAGGACGAATAATATGATAAAGGAACGCATTGTCCATTTCGGTGATACAAGACAGGACTGCCAGGGAGTAAACAGCCTGACGAGATCGGTTTATTTTCTCCGATTCTACCACGTGGCTTTCAAAGAGGCCTATCTGGGCTACCATGATAGCGGCCATCGTAACAAAGAAAAGAAACCAGCGTCGCATTAGAATTCCTCAATATCCATCAAAGGCTTCTGCGGCTGATCTTTACCTTGCACCATGTCATTTAGAGCATCCACCAACATTTGCATCTGCTTGATATTAGGTTGGACTACTGTGATAATTTTGGATATTTCTGGGAATTGTTTCCGTAAGTTTTTGGCCGCTCCTAATTCTAATTCGGGATCTTCGTGATCGAAAGATATAAACATTTCCATATCGTCAGATATGCCAACGAACCGGCAACCGGAAATATTTTGTTCTATAAACTCTGCATATTTTTTGGGGTCAACCATGCTAACCTCTATCCCTACGTATATTGATCCAGCGCAGGGCCATGTAATACATCGTATCTTCTATCCACTTGAGCCCAGACCGATCTTGGTTCTGGGCACATTTTACTAATTCCAATAGCAATAATTTTTTAATGTAGTTTGCCATGGGAGGCTGTTTCTTGTTATATGAGTTCATTTTTCTCGTAGATTACCTCCACCTTATGAATCATATGTATAAGCCAAATAGCCTCAATCAATCCTCCTTCTAAATCATCTAGTGGTAAAGTGTGATCATCCAATACCTTTCTCAAATGATTGAGCAGCGGTGTTCTGGAGCCCATAGACAATCTCCTTCGCTTGGAGGATATCCTCAAAGAAATCTTTCTCAAGTTTCGGTCGATTTCTCAAGACATACGAAGGGTGGTATACAATCATTACCAAAATATCAGGATCTAGCGGGAACGCGTCTAAATGGCCTCTCTCTTTAGTTATTCTAACAGGTCTTTCTAGAATATACGATGCCGCAATCCTACCAAGCGTTACGATCAGTTTAGGCCGGATTATTTCTATCTGGCGGGTAAGATAATGTAGTTTACATATCTCGGCTTCTTCGGGAAGGGGGTCCCGGTTATTTGGCGGCCGGCACTTTACTACATTGGTAATATATACATCCGATCTATTAAGACCTACACGAGTAAGACCCTCGATAAGTAAATTTCCGGAGCGCCCCACAAAAGGTAAGCCTTGTTCATCCTCCCGTTGGCCCGGACCTTCCCCAATGAACATTATATCGGCATTAGGATTTCCAGCGCCTGGGACTGGGTTAGTTCTGCCTTCGTGTAGAGGGCAAAATGAACAATTAGCAATTTCTAATTCTAAATCCTCAAGCATTGTAAATCCTAAAGATACTGCCCGTGGCTACGATCCCCGGGATCTTCAGTACCGCCGGCCGTTGGTAAAGTTCCTTCGGTTCCGCCAAGAGGAATCATAGACATATTACCGCCGAGGCCCATATCATAGAGAGGGAGATTTTGTTCCCCGTACGCGCGAGCAAATTCGTCCCGGGCCCGTTGTATTTGTTTATTTTGCTTCCAAGACAGCCACATGCCCACAGCAAAATGCAGTGCCTCAATGGTCAACAGGGCGGCTAGCATGGGACAATATATATTCCAAAAACTCATTTGTCACTCCTATAGGTTTCAATCAAACTTGTAACCATTCTGGAAATCCAGGTGTTTCCATCTGTCGCACCTTCGTACCAAAATGATTGTCCGCACAACGCATATTCTTCTAGAGTTAACTCATTCATTGTGTAACTATACAACGGGTTGTTCTTCTCGGATATCCCCGGCACTAGTTAGACCTAGGCTTTCATTGTAGGTTTCATGTCCTACCCAGCCTTCGTTGGTTAGGAAGCCCCACTCGCGTCGCTTGCGGAATCTTATGAATAAAGTCCAGGCTGGCCCTCGATCCAACTCTACCCAGTGAAATTCCTCGGCGGTTCTAAACTTAAAACTCAAAGGCCCTCGGCGAAGAACAGTACCGTCTGGCAAATGTTCGAGGTAGCCCCGGGTAAGGGGAATCGAGATGAAGTTCCAAGGATGGTCGTGTGGTACCGAATAATCGCTTATCCAGAATTTATGTGCGTAAATACCGAAAAGAGGGCATTGAAAAATAACAAATCTGGTGAGATATAATTCTTCCGGGCCTCGATAAATATCTCGTTTAGTTAGCCAATTTCGTTTATAACTACTCATTGAATAACCCGCTACTCCTTGGATAATAATAACCTAAAATGGGTAAAAAAGCAATGGTTCGCTGCTAACCATGCGATTTTGAAAAAAATTTACGACCTACTAAAAAAGCCTCTTCCCCTTTGTTTGCCAATGCTTTCTTTTATTTCTGGTTCAATGGGCCCTGTTCGCGCGTTCCTGCTGTTGTAGTCGGCCTTCGCCACCCGTACTCATCCCTCCGGGGACGGGCCATCGCTTTCTTACTCGTTACCAACAACATCTCTTCTTTTCTTTTATGAGTACCATAAGCATCATAGGTACCAGTCCTCATCTCTATATCTCGTAATCTCTCTCCCATTTCAAGAACCAGATCCACCAGTTCATACATCATCTTCTTGGTTCTATCTCCTGGTACATTCTTTTCTATTTCAGCCACCACCCGTTTGAGGTCGTATACTATCTCCGGTCTTTCCCATGAATCTTCTAAATGTTGATCTAGGTCTTGCTTATCCATTTCTCCTCTTGCCCCTTCCTAGAGTGAGTAGGAAAGATGAGAGGAAAGCAGACACTAAAGCAGAAGGGAATTGGGAAGACTCTCTATTCCCTTCTTCTATGTCTCGACTCCCCACTTTTAGATTATTTGGTGCGCGATGAAATTTTGGTACGCGTGCTAAATTTCAACAGGCTATGCCGGCTCCTATAACGTAATTGTCGCAGAAAACACAAACAGCCACGCCCATGCCAATCCAAGCGTAGCTGTGGTTACATCCAAGCCGACATTCTTCTAGTCTTTCTGGACAGCATTTCTCGATTGACTCCCAGAAGGTTTTATCGCAATAATTACAGAGATATTTGTAGTGGCATTTTTCAGCCCCCACATTTCCCCCGCCACTAAATTTTTTCAGCGGCCGCTAATTTTAGTCCCGACTTCTTTCCAAGGCTTCAGAAATGGCATCATAAACCACATCAAAAAGGAGATCCATATCATCGGTTGTGAAATCGGGGGGAATTCTAGAGAGAGCCGTTTGGGTAATTTCAGCAATGGCCCAAGGCTCTAGAGAACCAGGGACATCTTCATGGGCCGCTACAATTTTCTCTTCTGTAGTAAACGGATCTGCCCATGCAGACATTTCTGTGTCCTCAACATCTAGGGATGGGTACTCATCCACGTATTGTTCGAGCACTGCTTCGGCTCGATCCAACATAGTTTGGTTCATCTACTTTCGTTTCCTCCGCGGGACGTGTTCCCGTAAACATCTGGTGCTGATCCTCCCCTATTAGTTTTAGAGGGTCCAGCATATATTTTAGAGGCCCCCTTTTTAGTAAGAAGGGGTGGGATTTCGGCGTTTCTTTTTCTTCTTGCGGGCCTCTTCGAGCATGGACTCGACTTCGCTGGCCATGTCCATAAGGGCATTGATATATTCTTCGGCTTTTTCTTCTCGGGCCAATTCACTGGTGGCTTGAATGGAACTAAAGTATTCTTCCAAATGGCTTATTCGAGAATCTAGGTCGGCGAAGACATTTTCAGAACGAGCCATAGAGATTGCTGTACGCAAATATACCATAGCATCCCGCAAGTGACGGCCCTTATTCGTCAGAAATACCACGCTTCCTCCTGATTATTCGCGACTCTACACGTTCTTCTACTTCTGCATCCTCTAAAGCATGCTCAATTTCTGGTTCTATCGCAAAACGCAAAAGCGACTCGGCTTGGGCTGGTCCTAGAACCTCCCAAGGAGTCGCTTTACCTTTTTCCAGATGAATATTGATACTGGCTGTACCAGTTCCATTGATAGCATCCTGCCGATGGTCTTCTCTAGTTTCTATAAAATCTTCTTCAGTCAGATGGGTTCTGCTCATTTTGTTCCCACTCCTCAACAACTCTTTGGACGTGGTCGGGATTTTCCATAGCGTACCGGACTTTCTGGTACTTCTCATAGAAGGCCCGTTCAGTATTCATGTAAAATTGGCGGAGATTGTCCTTATCGATAATTTTCTCGGACAATAGAATATCTTCTTCGGCGCCCAAAACCCCTTTGTCCACTAATAGGTCTCGAAGGAATTTATTAGAGGCTGCCAATTCGGCGATTAAAAATAACATGGACCAAAAACTACCTTGGGTCTGCTTCTCCCTCTCCGTCAGTTCCTGGTATCCCTGCTGGGTTTTCTCCGCCGCTCTCTTCAGATCCTCCCCCGTCATTCGGTCTTGGGGTGTTCGAGTCTCCACTTGGAATTACCTCCTCTTGCGGAAATGGTGTAGATGGTTGGTACTGTTCCGGATTGGCCAGTACTTCCTTTACCCTCACAAAATAACTAGCGAACCTAGTGTAAAGATCGTTATAAACTGGATTCAATATCTCGGAGTTTCCATAGACCCCGGTAATTTTCTCCAGTTGGTTCGTATTCAAAGCCCCGACCTTCAATAGTTCTTCTAACAACTTGCCAATCAGCGCCTGCTGTTCGGTAATAATATACATCATGGCTGAATAGTTAGCCTGCATATTCTCCCAAGATGTTAGGTTTCTTTCTTCTTGTTCGGGACTATTTTCCTCTTCATTCTGATGCATAGTATGATCCTCTAAATGAAAGCGAAACTTTCTCTCTGGCAATTTATCTGCCGCAAACCTGGGCTAAATGCCGGCTAAATCGGCAAATGACAGAGAAATAATAAGATCAATCTGGCTAAATTGCAACAAAATTTCCTTTGATTATAAGTGAAGCCCGGACACCGCGTAAACCAATATTCCGACGACAGAAGAAAAGAAAGTAAGTCCCATCAGATACCCAATGAGAACTCTATCCCTCTTCCTATTCTCATCGATACAAGCCCATAGATAGAACACGAAGAATAAGAATATGCTGGCGATGGCCCCGCTAAAACTCATGCTGTGTACCCATTGGGCTGTTTCAGGACTCACGTCTGGCTCTCCTGTCTTCTAGTTTGTTTTGTACCCCTGCTTTTAGAAATAAAGCCAACTGGCCCCAGAACCACAGGCAAACAGTGGCCATCACTAATATAACAGTGCCGGCTATAAGTCCAACAGCAGCACCGAATAGTGTACTGGTCAGTGAGATAAGTAGATCTACAAATTCCATCAGAGTCACCTCCAAGGAAATAATAAGGTATCAGGCACCCCATGTCAATAATTATCTTCCCCTCTAGGTAATTAGTACACTGGATATAAATTGATCCTCCCCTTTAGATTTGAAAGTGGTCCCAGTGTGTAACAGGCACCCCATATGTACTCCTGTACACGAACAGTTCAGCGGCATTATAGGGCCACCTATAATGCCAGGAGGTACAACATGGCTCCTATCGTTGCCGGGCTCCGTCTCGTCTGCACCCTGTGCAGGTCCGAGACGTACTCCTCTCCCCCGCTCAACACGGAGGAGATCCGAGAGGCGCACGATGTCTGCACATCGTGTGCTCGCGAGATGAATCTCACTCGCTAGTCCCTCGCTTCGCTCGGGAGGAGTATTTTCTCCTCCGCTCGATTCCTCGCTCCGGGACCGCGTGCACGGTGTGCGCGGGCCCTGGGCGTCCATGTGGGAGAACCACACCATGTCCGCCAACTCTCAGAACCTCTCGCTGCGCTTCGAGGACGTCCGCTTCCGTGCGCACATCCGTGAGCACGAGCAGACGACCTTCATCGGCTACGCCGACGCCACCCTGGTGGCGCCCAGCGTACTGCCCGATGGCTCGGACCTGAAGCTCCGCATCCGCGGGATCGAGGTGAAGCTCACCTCGAACGGCCCGCGGATCGACTTCAAGTCCGAGAAGGGTCGGGACGGTTCGTGGTACCCCGTGCTCTTCCCGAAGAGCGCGGAGTCGCGCACGGCCCTGACCGTGGCGCTGCTCGCGGACCCCACGGTCCGCGCGGTCGTCGACGCGCACCAGGAGCGCTTCGCCGCCCAGGCGTAGCGCTCGCACTCCGTGCTCCCTGGGTCCGATCCCCAGGGAGCACCAGGCCCTCACTCGCAGTCCGCTGCGGGTGAGGGCTTTTTTTTCGTACGGCACCGCTGAACTCGCTGTACACCGGACCCCCATTAAACGCCAGCGATTCAGCGCCAGGGTCATGGTGGGAAACTCGTCTAGTTCGCGGTGTTCATTCGTTGCCCGCCGCCGGAAAAGTACTACTAGTAGGAACTACCCGTAGTTGCTCGCTTCGCTCGCAGGGAGAGAACTCCCGATTAGTACGATTTTGAACGGGGGGAACAAATCGTGGCCTCCCGTTACTAGAGAGAACTACCCAGGTATTTTCTCTGATTGTTCGAGGGCCCGGGCCTGTAGAGGTCCAGACAGCCCGGAAGCCCTAATTCACACTGGACCATCACGTGAGAGGTACATGTACATGGCCGACATCAATCGGAAGATGGCCGAGATGCTCTGGAAGCAGGTCAGCCTGAACGTCGATCGGTTCCACCCCAAGATCGTGGCTCACGAGAAGAGCACCTTCCTGGGCTACGCCGACGTGACCATCGAGCTGCCCAACCTCCCGGGCTTCAAGCTCAAGCTCCGGGGCATCGAGGCCAAGGTGCTCAAGGGCAACCCGCACCTCGACATGCCCACCGAGAAGGGCGCGGACGGCAAGTTCTACCCGCGCTACTTCCCGCTGAGCGGCGAGCTCCGGGCGGTGATGACCACCAAGCTCTTCCAGCACACCGACGTGGCCAGCGCTCTCGAGGCCGCCAAGCAGGCGGCCATCGACAGCGGCCGCACCGAGGCCCACCAGGCCGAGCCGGGCACCGACAACCCCTTCGCCGGGTAGCCCAGCGCCGGGTACCAGTCGGTACCACAAGAGAGCCCTCCACTCGAGGATCCCCCCAACAGGGACCTCCGGGTGGGGGGCTTTTTTTTTCGTACTAACCCGCCCGATCTAGAGATCCCACCCCCATGAGAGAACTAGGAAGTCCCTCCCTCGTTACGCTCTGGGGCCAAAGATATGGTACTGACCTTGTCCAGTTAGCTGTTCCTTGCCTGATCGATAGGTATCGATCGATAGAGATAGATAGGAGAGCCTGCTAGTCGTGGTACTAAGGAGGTGAGTACCAAGAGAGCAGGGAACCACTGGTACCTAGGTACCCAGATAGTAGAACCACTGAAACCCCAGTAATCAGATAGTAGGACTAGAGGAGTCCCGGAACCACATGAGAGAATCGATCGAGTGAGTGCGATCGAGTACCCCAGTTGGTTCCTCCCATCCCACATCCAAGGTACCACTACAGCGAGCTGGCGAGCACTACAGCGCCCTTATAAGTACTATATAGTTGCTCCCTCTCCAGGTCTATCTCCCTGTCTGCCCTACTGATTTCCTACCAGGAGGGAAACCCTGAAAGAACTCCTCTCCTGAGCGATTCTAGAGCGTCTGATTGTGCATCTGGAGAGAGTCTCTATATGTATTACCAGACGCTACCCGACCGGTACCTAACCGGTACTAAACGAGGTGAACCACATGAGCAGCATCCTAACTCACGAAGCCATGGAGGTCCTGTCCTCTGTGGAGGATAGGCTGGACGGCGTGGCCGAAGCCATGGGTACCTCCCCTACGGAGGTACTGGCCCTGCTCCAGCGCCACCGTACCCCCCGCTGTGCCGTGCAGGGGTGCAACGAGCCCGCCGCCTTCGAGGGGTGGGTACGCCTCCGAGACGGCTTTGGTCAGCCCCCAGGACCCCGACGCCGGGTAGTGGTGTGTGAGAACCCCGAGCACATACGCCTCCTGCGTGAGAACCAATAGGGGAGAGACGCCATGTCCAAACCCATAAACGGCAACATTCCGGCCGAGGGAGCCCTGCCCTTGGCATGATGGTTGCTCGCCCCTTCCCGAGGGGGCGCTGTCCCACACCCAATAGGGAGGATTACCCCATGCCCCGAATCGAAAGCCAATCAGAGCGCATGCGCCGGATCGCTCGAGAGATCCGGCATCGCCAAGCCACCAGCCCCTTCTCAGTGCGGGTGGCTCTGCACGTCTTCTTCAAGGGGAGGCGAGGCCCGCGACGGCTGCCTCCGTTCTCCAAGCGCTATCAGGTGAATCCCCGGAAGAATCCGGAGAGCCAGTTGGTTCGCCGGGAGCTGATCGATCGGGCCTGGAACGAGGCTATCAAGGCCAACACGGCCTTCCCGGCGGAGGACCTGGTGATCACCCTGAAGGAGTACAAGGTACTCTAGAAAGGGCTAGGCCATGTGTCAGTCACACCCGGTTTATTGCATGGACTGCGGCTCGAAATGTGGTACCAGCGAGATTTCGGGTAGTACTACCATCTGCAATCTCTGCCTGGTTCGCCGCTACGGCCCCAGTCTTTCCCCCGAACCCCCGGAGGTGGGCTCCGATGCGTTAGACCCGAAGACCCACAAAGAAGGAGAATGAACTCCCGCACCAACCAAAAGAACGGCCCAGTCATTCTGGGCGAGACAGCCGGGATCCCAAACTCCGCCAGAGAGCGGTACTTGGGTGAAAACCTGTTCTCGCCCAACTTTTTCGCCAAGGGTAATACCTTGGGTGTTCTTCCCTGAACTTGATCCTACCGGAAGGATGCATTCCTAGCACACAGCTGGCCTCGTGGCGGGGCTTGCCAAGGAGTATCCTGCTCTCCTCCCACAGGAGAGTCAACAATCTTTCCTTCCGGGGCCTCCAGGGCCATCCATTCGGAGATTGCAAGGATACTTACTGCCACACCTTGGATGGCCCTCCCGAAGTTTTGCTTAGGGAGGGCTGTCCTCCACTTCCAAGGGGCGCTAGGTAGTTGCTCCTCTTGTTGAACCAACTTCCCCACGGAGGTAAAAACCAAGATGCAAGAAATCGGACCGGTGACCAAGTTCCGAGAGCTGGCTCAGATCTACCACGGTGTGACCGAGATGGAGGAGGGCCAGTTCGTACAACTGCCGAGTGGACTCTCGGCCCAAGTCAAGAAGTTCCGCTCCAAGAATCTGCGCTACATCGACTGGCGAGGCATCCGCTACGTGGAGCAGAACCCCAACTCCCGCTCGGCCTACGCCGCCAGGGCCCGCCAAGGTGCCAAGATCGTCTGGTGTATTCGGCTGCGGGACAACCAGTACCTCGGCCGCATCGAGCAGGACCAGGTGTTCATGAAGGAGCAGGCCTGGGCATCCCGGGCCTGAACCAAGAGGAGGGACTGTGCGTCAATTCTACACCGACGACTGGCCGGACGAAGAAGGTCAACCGCAGTTCTTCCTGATGGATAACATTCGTTGGGGGGAAACCGAGGCCTATGCATGCCAGCAGGCTAGGAGGCCCGAGGAATTGGTCAAGCTCGAACTCTCAGCCGGCGCCGTCCTCCTCATCCACCACGGTGGGATAGAGGAGTTCCCGACCGTACCTGCAGCCCTGCGCCGCATGACCGAGATCATCGAAGAAGAAGAGCAGAAGCCTCTCTTAACCACCCACCCAGAGGAAAGGAAATCCCCATGCTGAATTCGGAGACGAAGGAGAAGTTGCGCAAGCTGGTCTACGAGGCCGACACACGGTCGGCGAGCGCCAGGAACCGCATAGAGTCGCTGCGGCCTCTCGAGGCTCTGGAGGACATCCGCCGGGCCCAGGTGGTCCTCGCCAAGATCATCGGCATCCTGGCCTAGCCAGAATCCCCACAGGAGAACTACCATGGGACTACGCTCCCTGAAGATCGTCGAGGAGGAGATCGCCAAGGTCATGCCTCGCCTTCGAGATGGCCCGATCCAGGTCGATGGCCGTACTCTCGCCAACATCCTGACCACTCTCCAAGCCCGCCTCAGCACTCGGATCGAGGCCGAGTGCATCGAGGTGGACGAAGACACCGCCGAAGCCCTTGATCGGCTGGCCGACCCCGCCCAGGAGTGGGTGACCCACGACCAGGTCGAAGCTCACATCGGAAGACCCAACTGTGGGTGTGCCGACCATCGCGACCCGCTGCATCCCTGCCCTCACGACTAGGGGCAGTCCCGATTCCCTGAACTTGAACCAAGCAAGGGCTGCTTGGGTTCCGTGGGGAGAGCCCGGCCCTGGAGTGCAACCCAGGGCCGGGCTCCATCCCCCGAAGTACGCAACTAGTCCCTCCCACCCATGAATCCCACCCTACCCCCAAAGAGATACCAATGCGTGACTGGGTGTTCACGGTGTTGCGCGTTCATGGTCGGACAATTCGCCCGGCTCCTTGCCGGTGCTCATGAGAGGACTACATGCAAACCGCGACCCTTCTGTGCCTGTTGCTGGCGATTATCGCCATCACTGGGCTCTTGAGTGGCAAGCTAGATGAGACGGAGGATATCCGAATCTACTGGTCGAAGGCCGTTCGCCTTCTTCTGGGATTAGCCCTACTGTTCCATCTGTTGAGCCTTTGGTAGGCTCTAACCCGAGGAACTAATACAACGGAGGCCAACAACCATGACCGAGCATACTTGGTACAAGTGTACTCAGCCCTGCCACAAGCCCCACTGCATGTTCTGTGAAGGTGGCCTCGGCTGGTGCACCGCCTGCGATGGTTTCGAAGGCTCGCTTCCCACCCACTGCCCGGGCCGCAAGATCGGCGAGTCCGACCAGCAGCTAATCTACAAGAGCACTCTAGACTTCCGGGATGGCCAGTGGGTCAATCGGTCCCTGGAGAGCTGGGAACAGAGCCGTGAGTACGACCCCTCCCAGAGCGTGGAGATCGACCGTGCAGTCCTCCGCCTAAACCAGGAGATGACAACATGAGCAACGACGACAAGAAACTCGAAAGCCTCTATCGCTCCACCGAAGTCACCAGTAGGGCTTGCGATGCCCTGCGCATGTCCTTGGAGACCATGCGCACCTCGGGATTCTTCGACGAGGCGGAGCTGGAGATCCTGGCCGCCATCGACGAAGGAGTCATAGAACTTCAAGAGCGCTTCACGGACCGCCGGCTGGACATGATCGCCCAGGTAGCCCCCGAAGCCTTGGCCGAGGCTGTCGAAGTGGCCGAGTCCATCGGCGCCGAGCCGGGCGAGGTGGAGGCCATCCAGGAGCGTGTCTACCAGCGCACTCTCCAGGCCGTTCGCGAAGACCCCCACTCTGCCGCCTTGGCCAACCAAGTGGCCAAGCGAGATGACGATCCCATCCACTAGAGGGAGCCTCGGTACTTGCCGGGGCTCCCTCTGCTACCTTGTCAGCTCTAGGTAGTTTCTCCGGCTTTCGAGGAGGTAACTGGCATGGCTTACATTGCCTGCATTGGGTCTCGGAGCCTGTCGGCCGAGCAAATCGAGACCTGCGAGACTCTCGGCCAGTTCATCGCCCGCTGTGGCCATGTCGTTTCTTCGGGTAACGCCGAAGGGGCAGACCAAGCCTTTCAGCGGGGCGCCGGGAAGGTGAGCGGGAAGAACGTCTCGGTACATCTGCCGTGGCCGGGGTTCAACCTGAACGTAGCCCTCACCTTCTACCAGTGCCGCATCGTCTCGGAGCTCGATTCCGACGTCTACCGGGAGTACGAGGAGATGGCTGCGAAGTACCATCCGAAGTGGAAGTTCTTGCGGCAGGGGGCCCGAAAGCTGCACACGCGAAACGTAGGCATTCTGTTTCCTGAACCCCACACGCCGGTGAAGATGGTCATCGCCTGGCCGAGCCAGAAGCCGGGCGGCGGGGGCACTGGACAAGGCATGCGAATCGCCGAAGGTCTCGGCATTCCGCTCGTGGACATCTCGAACGCGGGCCGCACGGAGCTTTTCCATCTGTGCGAGCGCATCAGGAGCCTGTGATGGTTGAGATCATTGGCTGGGCCTGTGTTGCCTGGACGGCTTTCGAAGTCCTGAGCTTGGTGCTGCGCACCACCAAGCCCCGGGCTCGTCAGCTGCGAGCCTGGGACTCCCAAGGCCGACCCGTGCGCGCGGAGGTGCTACAGTGGTTCAACTACTCGTCGCACTCCTGACCTTCGCTCTGGCTGGAGGGGCCGAAGCGGAGGTCACGGCTACTGTCACCCGCCATGTTGACGGAGACACCTTCTACGTGTCCTTCCATGGCCAAGACCCCGTCAAGCTACGACTCGTTGGAGTCGACACCCCAGAAACCCGCCATCCAACCAAACCCATCCAGTGCTACGGACCCCAAGCCTCCCACTTCATCAGCAGCTTCCTTCCAGTCGGAACCGAGGTCCGAATCCTTGCCGACTGGCCTTTCAAGGACCGCTACGATAGGCTGCTGGCCTACGTCTACACCCAGACCATCGATGGCTGGATCAACGTGAACGAGTTCTTGGTCCGGAGGGGTTTCGCCCGGGCCAGCCATCGCTTCAACTACGCACACAAGCAACGCCACTTGGAACTCGAGTCGACAGCGCAACAAGAACAAGCTGGGCTCTGGGGAGCCTGCGAGGAATAGATGGGCGAGATGTTGCTGAGCGTACTCGTGATCATCTGGATCGTGGCTATCCTAATCCGGGTGGCCCAGAACTACTGAAAGGAACACTACCATGCACAACATGACCAAGAAGCTGCTCTTCCGGGCCTTCAACCAGCTTCGAGGCTTGGGCCAGCAGTTCGAGAAGATGAAGATCGTGGAGATCCGAGAGACTCTGCTCTTCTTGCGTTCCACCATTGACGAGGCCCTCCAAGCTTTACCTCCCGACGGAGCCGACGGGGCGCTCTACGCCATCGGGATCGAGCACACCGCGGGTGAGATGGGCATGACTTGGGGCCCGCACCCGAGTCTGGCTGAGGCCTTGCACCGGCTGGACCAACCCAACGCCAAGATCCTGCGCTTCATGCACACCAAGGAAACCAACGAGCCGATCTACGAGGAGGTGGCTCGCTGGAACGAGGCACAGCTCCACTGGGAGAACTTCCAAGGCGAGTGCCTATCCTAGAGAGCCTAGCCCCCGCCTCCTCGCGGGGGCTAGGTAGTCTCTCCATCCGTTCGAAAGGAGGTGAACCCTCGTGAGCGCAACCAAAACCAGTCCGGACGCGCCCCAGTGGGTGAATCTGGGCTCGGTGAGCCGCTACCCGCAGCTGACCGCCATCTACCAGGCCATCTGCGGGCGCGTGCTCTGGTTCTGGCTTCCCGAGGGGGATAGCCAGACCCGATGCCGGATCAAGATCATGGGCTCGGACGCTAAGTTGGTGGCCGTGGACCATGATCACCGGCGCTACATCGAACAGAATCCCAAGACCCAGTCCATCTACGCCCAGAAAGCCCGAGACGGTGTGCGCATCGTCTGGGTCATCGACACCCACACCGGCGACTTCATCGGCCGCATCGAAGATGGAGTTGTTTGGATGAAGGAGAGAAGTGCATGAACACTCAAGTGATCCACATCAAGGACGCGCCCCCGGGCTGGCGCTCCGACCCGCAGTACGTGTACATCGGGAGAGGCTCCAAGTGGGGTAATGAGTACTCCCATCTCCCGAGCTCCCGGGCCAAGTACCAGGTCAAGACCCGGGATGAAGCCTGCGACATGTTCGAACAGCATCAGCTGCCCGGTCTCATGGGAGACATCTCAGAGCTGAGGGGTAAGACCCTCGTCTGTTTCTGTCATCCCGAGCGATGCCATGGGCATACTCTGGCGAGGGCAGCTGACGGAGGCTAACCATGGCCACCAAGACCGTTCAACGTGTGCTTCTCATCCGGACCCGGAATGGTGTGGTCCATCGGGGCCAGTTTGGGTATCATCTGGATATGATGCTCAAGCTTCACATCGATCCGGACGACATCGTCGACACTGGATGGGTAGAAGACGACCAGGACAATTGGAGGGGTGGAAACTCTCGAGAGATCGAGATCTACGCCCACGACTGAACTACTGCATCTGATCAGCACTAGGTAGTTGCTCATCGTTTGCAATCCAACCACACACCGTGAGGTGAACCATGCAGACCAGCTTCGAACGAGCCCAGTCCGAGGTAGGACGGATGCTCGAAGACCTCGGCGGCTCGGCCAACGCCTACGAACAGGCCAAGACTCGCAGCGCCCAGGCCGATGTGAATCCCTTCCAGAATCCGGAACCGCTCGACACCTCCGACCATCCCCACGATGACGAACCCGAGACCCTCTTCGGAGGCACTGGCGATGACAGCCGGCCAGTGGACGAAGCTCTGTGCGGGGGATCCGTCGAGGAGCCTCGGGGATTCTCACCCTTCCCCCCGATCAGCGAGCGCTACGAACTGGTGGGCAACGTGGAGGACATGGGAGAGCTCTCCGATCTCTTTGATGCCTTCGTCCACGCTTCGCTGACCAAAGAGCCGGGCGAGGTGAAGATGCAGACCGGCACCTACGAGATCCTGTGCACCGAGAACGGCTGGTGCCTGCTCGACGGCGCCAAGGGCCTGCGCTATCTGCTGGACGACGGGGAAGCCAGCAACATGGATCCGGACGTGCAGCTCGACGACACCGTCGTCTGGGTCATCCGCGCCCGTGACGATGCCGACCTCGGCTACATCCATCAGGGCTGGGTCTACCACAACCGGGAAGCCCAGGGCTAGCCCCTGGGCTCTCCCGAGCTCAAGAAGTACCCAGAGTTCCCCGCAAGATGCGGGGCAAGTTCCTCTAATTGGCAGCACCCACAAATCGATCGAGCGAGTTAGTTTTGCGCGGTCGTGATAGATCGCCAAGGAGTGCCATCATGTCGAATCTGAACCAGGCTGATGGCTCCAACCCTTTCGACGTCTACGTGACCAGAAAGGAGGAGCCGTCGGGCTCCTCCCCGGGGGCCCGCATCAACAGGGCTCGCAAGCAAGCGGAAGCCCAGCGAGCTCGCACAGAGCTCGCCAGAACCCAACTCGAAGAGCCGGATCCCGTCGAGGATCATCACGACCACACCATCTACGAAGAGATGGTAGAGGAGTTCCCGGAAGCAATGCATGCTGTGATCGAGATGCCGACTCCTCGTCGCCTCTGGCTGGCTCTGTGGTTCGTGATCTGGGTAACCCTATCGGGTATCGCTTGCCAGGCGAATCTGCTGGGCGGACTCATCCTCACCATGCCGCTATTCTTCCTGTGCATGTTCCTGGCTCGTGCTCCCCAGATCTACCAAGGCACGTTGGGAGATGGATTCCGCAACTCAAGCTCTGGGGTTTAGTTCTGGAACGTTAGACGGAAAGACCGTCTAACTGGATCTAGGCCCCAATCACCAACACAACCGGAAAGGATTCCGAAATGCAGCTTCGAACCGCAACTCTGGCCATGACGATCTTGGCCACGTCCCTGATCGCAGGCAACTGCGGACCTCCGCCGGAGCAGATGTTCCTCGAGTCCACGGCGGTGCCCATCGGAGGCAGCGCCAACATGCCGGTCGAGTTCCGGCAGACCGCGGCTTCGTCTCTGGGGGGCCCTTTCTGCCGGGCCACGGCCTCGTTCCAGCTCAACGATCCCGACGGTCACTTCTCCATCGACCCTGGCCAGACCACGTTCCCGAACCTGCCCGACTCCTGTATCCCGGGCGCCGGCGGGCCCGGCGAGGACAACATCTTCAGCTTCGACGTGCTCTGCTTCGGAGGCGGGATTCCTGCCAATCAGACCTTCGTGCGTTTCAAGGTGGACGGGGGCGAAGGGCCGTCCGGCGCGCTCGCCCAGATCACCGGGCTCACTGCCACCATCGAACCCTGTGGCGCAGGGCCGACGTCGATTCCCATCAACAACCCGCTCCTGCAGCTGCAATAGCTGCGCGAGCCCGGCCAAAGGATTACCCTCGGTAACTCGCCGGGGGTTTTCCTTTATCCGGCCCCCAAGTTCCAACCCGGAACAATCTGGCTCGGACGGTCGAGTCTATTTACTCTAACCCTTTCGAGGAGGTAAACCTGCCGTGCAAGAAATCTACGGAGACCTGTTCGAGAGCATTCTCGCAGACGCCATCTGCATTACTACCAACGGCGTCGTGAACCGGCAAGGCGCCAACATCATGGGTCGAGGCTGCGCTGGGGAGGCCAAGCGGCGCTGGCCCGGGATCCAGTTCATCGTTGGAACCTGCATCCAAGGCTCCGGAAACAACGCCATCTGCCTGACTCACGAGGAGGATGGCCAGATCTTCCTTCAGGAACGCCATGGGCAGCCTAGCTACCCTCGGCACAATGTTCCCTACCACATCATGAGCTTCCCAACCAAGCCAGACATCGGCTACGCCAACTACGACTGCTCCAACATCGTCTCCACATGGCGTGACAAGGCCAATCCAGGAGATGCCGTGCCGGGCTGGGCGGCGGAGAGCAAGCTAGACCTCATCGAGACCAGCGCTCATCGCCTAGTAGCAGAGGCTAACGCTCGAGAGTGGAAGAGCATCGTACTTCCCCGCCCCGGATGTGGCGCGGGAGAGCTCAGCTGGGGGGACGAAGTCCGTCCTCTCTTGGAACAGATCTTCGATGATCGGTTCTACATCATCACCTTTCCACCGAGGTAAATGAAATGCGCCTCTGGATACGTCGTGCCTTTCGGGGTTTCCTGTGGGCGTCGGCTCTGGTCCTCATTCTGCTCTTCGAGCTGGCCATTCGTAGCCTCGACAACGAGCTCATCCATCACGAAGAGGGCCTCCACCAACATGAGCAACGCCTCAACGACATCGATGACCTGCTTCGAGGCGATCGCCTCTGGCACTGGGAGTGGATGCCCAATCCCCCCGACGGAGTCTGGACCTGAACAGATTCAACCCCTGAAAGGAGAACCGCAGTGCCGATTCTCTTCTACCGTAATACTCATCAAGCCCCGGAATTTCGAGACCTGCGGGTCGAGCTCGAGAACTCTACCGCCCTGCACAACCACATCGTCCATTTCCTGACCCACCAGCAGGGCAAGACGCTACCGGAGATCTTGGCCGGTGTGGCTGAGTACAATCGACAGTTTCCGTACGACGGTACCACCACCCCCGAAGAAGCCATCCTGGATCTGGCCGAAGGTCTGCAGAACGCCTCCATTCGTATGGAAGAGGTCCCGGAATGAGCGCTACTATCAACGCCTATGAGATTCGCCGAGGCGAGTTACCGGCCATCGTCACCGAGATCTGGGAGCTCGGGGGTACTTCCCTCCGAGATCACCTGACCGACTACGCCAAGAGCAACGAGAGCATCTTGGAGATTCACCAGCATCCCGAAGATGCGACGACCGTTCGCTTTCGGGTCGCGGATCTTCCGTCCTTCACCAAGGAGCTGCTAGATCATGAGGACTGGTGGTGGGATCTAGGAGCGGGCATGCCAGTGCTAGCCCGCCACATGCGCGAAGACCCCCGCTACCAGTGGTGGATCCACGTCTACTAGGAGAAGAACTCATGCAGCTCGAGATCGATCCGCCCCTGGTGCTGATAAAGCACACCCCACACGACACCTACCACACCTTCGAGATCTGGTTCGTTCCGGACAAGGAAGAAGTAGAACGCCTGCTCAACGACGTGGGCTTGGCCTCGGCCCTGGAGAAGGTGTGCGAAGGCCCCTATCTCGAAGCCCGGCAACAGGTGATCGAGTTCCTCGATGACCGCTACCCGCCCTACCCCCAGATCTGGCTGGCCAAGGACCAAGACATCTTCGCACTGGTTGGCTAGCATGGCCCACTGCTCTCGCTGCAACCATGTGACAGCCGGGCGAAGAAAGATCCGGCCGGATCTATGCGGCCCCTGCCTCCTCGGTAAACCCGTGGGGTGGTGGGATGATCTCTACGAAACACTGGCCAAGCTCGGAATCCCCGAGCCAGGAAAGGACAATGAGCGCCCAAAGCAACCGCAAGGAGAAGAAGGCCCTCAAGAGTGATCTGGCTCGGCTCAAGGCCCGGCTGGCCCGCCTGGAGAAGAGCCCTCGGAAGGGCTCCATGGGCCACAACGCTGCTATCAACACTGTCCGCAACGCCATCGAGTACACTAAGCGCCGTTTGAGTGTGCTCTAGGAAAGTCTATGCCTCGACCCTGCTCGGGGCTTCTTCGCGAAGCGATCGGCGACAACGAGATCCACAAGCTCGTCGCCATCCAGGCGGACGGAACCCGCATCGAGCTGGAAGGGCCCATCGGCTTCGAAGTGTGGGTCAAGTAGTTGCTCTTCATCAGAGGAGGAGGCCATGGAGCTGAACCAACAGCAGCGGCAAGCACGAGATCTGGTTCATGGAACCAGTGACCATGCCCTGATCTCCGGTTTCGCCGGCGCCGGGAAGACCGTGCTTCTACGTCGGCTGATCGAGGACTTGGAGGCTGACCCCAAGCGCCAAGTCTGTGTGACTGCCACTACGGGGCTGGCTGCTCAGCATGTCCAAGGTCATACCTTGGCCAAAGTTCTCGGTCTCGGCACCGCCAAGAGCCTGCATGAAATTCCGGAAGTCGACTTCCGAAAGGCTGAGATTGGGCTCCATCAGATCACAGACATGGTCGTCGACGAAATCTCGATGGCCAGCGGTGACTACCTGGAGCTCGTGGATCACGTAATGCAGGCAGTGAGATCCAACCAGGAGCCTTTCGGAGGCGTGAGAATGGTCTTCTGTGGGGACTTCATGCAACTCCCACCCGTCCGTCGCTACTCCGACCCTGACCCCCAATACCCGTGGGCTTTCGAGTACCCGGGTTTCCAAGACGTTCTAGCAATTTTCCTGACCCAAAGCATGCGGCAGACGGATGAAGAAGAGATCCAAACCCTCAACGAATTCCGGCAGGGAATTCTGACTTCCCGAGGGCGCCAGATCCTGAGCGAGATGAACCAGCGGAAGCTTCCGGAGGCAGTAGACCTCTTTCCCCGCAGGCGGGATGTAGAGACCATTAACCACGCCCGACTCCAGATGCACAAGGGCGAGGAGCGAGTCTACCCGACCTTCGTCCGCCCCGAAAGCAGGCGCCAAGAAATGTTGGCCCGAGTCTCTATCGGTGAAGAGGTGCGCCTCAAGCTGAGAGCTCCGGTCATCATCCTGACCAACGACCCTGACGGACACTACGTGAACGGCTCTCAAGGTAAGGTCACCGCCTTCGGCCGCCATTCGATTCGAGTCGAGCTCATCAATGGAGAAGAAGTAGAAGTCGAGAGCCGGGAATGGGAGATACGAGACCCGCAAGAAGACTTCGTGACCGGCCGAGTCCGTGGTCTCCCGGTACAGCTGGGCTGGGCGGCTACCATCCATCGCTCCCAAGGAATGACTCTCGCCTCGGTGGTGACCGATATTTCCCGTTGTTGGGAACCTGGGCAAGCATATGTAGCGCTGTCCCGAACCCGAACTCTTCAGAAGGTCGCCCTCCTCGCCCCGGTGGAGAAGATCAAGGCCGATCCGGTGGCGTTGGCCTATGTGAACAGCCTCTTCTAGAGAACCAGGGAAGAGGGAAATTAGACTCCGAATCGTGAGGTAGCCCACATGGAGAACCCGATAACTCGCAGCCTTCTCATGGGCCTTTTTGCCACCGCTCTTCTGTTGACGGGGCTCGGTATCTTCTGGTGGGTACTGGATCTTATTTACTCCTCTTGGGGAGTAATGTTGGCTGTAGGAACTGTCCTGTGGGCTGGCTGCGTTTGGATCCACCACCGAGTCCATGACAAATGGTTCGAGAGCCCTCGAGTCAAGATCATATTCGATACCAACTACGACGACGAAGGTGAGGAGGACTGACATGTCCGACGACAGAAGCGATTTCGAGGAGCTGGCAGCTACTCTCGTGGCCAATTTCGGTTGGTCCGAAGAGGAGTCCAAGAAGTTCCTCGCCGACAAAGTGGGCGTCCGAGGTGTGCAGCTCGATGCCCGCTACCTTCCACTCATACTCCCGGCACTGTCCAAGATCGGCGTGCCCTTCGGTTCCATCCAGCTGAACTTCCTGGTACCGAACAGCCGCTGGGATGAATTCCATCAGGCCGCTCAAGAAGCCATGGCCCCCGAGGGCGGCTTCGTCCTGACCCCCGAGCAGAAGGTCCTCATGGGAGGCTCGGATTCAGGAGAGGACCCCCGGGCCCACTGATGCAGCCGGCTCAGCTCGTAGTCTTCAACTATATCATCGACGAGATCGCCCGCTTGTCGGGAAAACCCGTAGATCCCAACGAGCGCTACGACCTGTGGACTTCCATGTGCTTGCACGGGACGCATCCGATCAACCTGCGTCCCAAGCAAGCCATTCTTTATCTGACCAGCCAAGCCCCGAGCCGAGTCCGGGCCATGCTCTGGAAACGTTTGGGAGAAGACCAGTGGGAAGAGCTGGTCGCCAACCTCCGCAACTTCGATCCCCAAGAGGCCGCTACCAGCGAGATCTACACCCAACTGGAGAAGTAATGATGTGGTTCTACTTGGTTGTGCTGACTGCCACGGCTTGGCTGTGGATGAGACGTTTGCACTATCACGGGGACTGCTTTTCTCTTCCCCAACCCGTCTTCTATTTCCGCCCCGCTTCTCGCCCTACTCCTCCCCGACTCACAGGTCCCGCTGGTGCTGTCGAGAGAGTGAGAGAGAACATGATGAAACGAGCCACGGGCTACTGCGAGAACACCAACTGCGAGGACTACGCCAAGGGCGTGTTCCTCCTGAACCACGGCGACACCTTCCACTGTCCGCGGTGTCGCTACCACGGCCGAATCGAAGCCGAGAGGGGTCACTATTACGGCAGCGCCGACTACTTCACCGAGGTGCGCGTCGAGTACAACTACGACCCCATCACCCTGCGCTACCGAGAGATCGCCATCGTCAAGGACGAGTCGCTTCCGTCGGGCTGCACTTACACCCTGCATTCACCGCTGATCAAGACGGAGAACCGGGCCCTCAAGGTGGCCGAGGCTGTCTTGGCCAGTCTGAACCGCTTCGGTCTGGAAGACGGCATTCCCAAACAACACGAGACCTTGATGAGCTTCGACAAGCCTCGGGATGAATTCCGAGCTGACTGCGAAGCCCTGGAACTCCAACTGGAGAAGTCCCCGCTCAGGCGACATCACGCCCACTAGAAGAAGGAGAACTGCGATGGTTACCGTCTACGGTACCCGCAAGAAACAGGGCCACACCTACGCCGACGTGCCGCCGAAGGGCGAGCGCACGGCCGAGGAAGCTCTCAAGAGCCTCATCAAGGCGGAGCTCAACTTCGGCGGTCTGATCAAGGAACTCTCAGAGACCCGTATCGTGGTAGAGACCAGCATCATGGGTGGCGCCTGCATCGATACCACCTACTTCGAGGGGGAAGCCGAGGAGATGGCCCCTCTGGTCCTGATCGCCGCCACTTACGCCCGTCTCTCGGCGGAGAAGCGGAACGAGACCATCGACAAGACCTGGGCCAAGCTCGAGGGGCTCGGGTCCGAGGTTTCGGGCTCGCCCTTCTTCGTCACGCACCTGACCCCGATGTTGATGGGGCAGTCCGTCATGCGGGATGTACTCGCCGAACTCACTGGTCAGGTCTCTCAAGAAAGCGCCGATGGTTGATGAGAAAGCACGACGTGCTTTGCCAAGGAGAAGCCTGATGGGAGTACCGGCCGCTGTTAGCCAAAGGGCTAAGGACATTCGGGATGAGATCCACGGCAACCACATCAGCCTCATCCACCAGTATCTGACCGTTGCCAATCAGGAGGCCTGGCTCGAAGAGAATGAAACTCGCCTTTGGCTGGCTGTCGGTTACTTTTATGCGGGCGCCGGAAGATGACGCCGTAGTGATCTGGGTATCGAGCCCGAAGACTGGACTCATCTCTTGGAAGTGACCGAGAGGGAGTGAAAGGAAATCTCATGAAGTTCACAATCGAGGTAGATCCGGAGAAGACTCCTGATGCCGTCGGTGAGTTCCTCCGGGATGCCTTCTTCGACCAGCATCAGGACGAGGATGGCTGGTCCATCGGATGCTATTCAGTATTCGACTGGCGGCCGGGTGTACATCCGCTTCCGGACCTTCCCGTCGAACCCGTCGAACACAACCATCCGGAAGATCAAGAACCGGCAGAGTTGTGCTGGGGCTGCTCGTCCGAAGACATGAAGTGGACCCGGGGCGCGAAGTCCTTTGCCCTGCCTGAACTCTATACCATCGAATGCCGATGGTACTGGGATGGAGACGGCACCTTGGCTTTCTCCCTCCCGGGAAACCGCTGGCTCGTGAACACCGACTGCAAGAAGGATCACGGCTGGACCCTACTGGCCGAGGGGGAGGAACCCGAGTAGTGCCTCCGTTCATCGAAATCCTAGCCCTATGCCTGGCCATGCTTGTCTGGTTCGACGTGGCGTGGTCGATCGCCCAACGTGAGCTACCGAACGGCCGAGCAGTTCCGCTTATCATGGTGTGCTTGTCATCAATAGCCGCCATTGTCATCTACAACACACTCAACCACTTCTACCAGCTGCTGCAAGCGGTGGGTGGCTAGGAGACCAACATGCCCGAAGAGTTTGCTCTAAAGGCCAGCCTCGTGGCCATCGTCTACTTCGTCTGCGGCGTAGCGACTCTGATCGCCGACTGCCTGTGCCGAGAGAGACGCCCGTTGAAGTACGACAACCGCCCGCTCCGGTCCTACATCTTTGTCTCTCTGGCTTGGCCGCTTCTGTGGGCGGCCCTGGCCATCATGCTCATCCTCGGCGGCCTCCTGGGGGCCGCCACGTGGGCGAGTGATCGCCTTACCGACCTATTCGGAGAAGACTGATGGCTACTACCGTTCTACTCGTGTTCTGCAGCTTATTTCTAGGCTTCGGCCTGTCCCTCGGGGTCGCGGCGTGGTCACTGTGAAGACCATCGGCGCCGGCGCTTTCTTCAGCGGTTTCTGCTTGCTTGCGCTCATCGCAGTCCGGGCCATCTGGAACTCCCTGGAGGCCCCGTGAAGCGGGCGTGGTGGCAGACTGATCGCTGGAGCCAAAGGCTAGATCACTTCATGCTCTTGGCCCGCCTTTGGGTGATCGGACAACTAGCCGGGGGTTGCATCTACATCCTCTGGCTAGCTGATAAGTATCTCCAACACAGCAATTGAAAGGGACTTCCGTGAGCAAAGAATTGCGTTGGGCTCGTAAGCAGGGACTGGATTGCGAACAGGACCTAATGGCTGCCCAGCTTCGAGTGTCCTGCTTCGCCCAGACCCTACGGGTCGCCCAGACCGTCCTTCTGTTCGGGATCTTCCTGGTCCTCTGCATCGGCCCCGACTGATGCCGGGCTGGAAGTACCACATCGAACGCCTTCCCGCGCCCATCTCGGAAAACAAGCTGGCTCTGCTGGGCCGGCAAGGCTTCGAGCTGACCGGGGTGGCCCACACCACCAAGACAACCTATCTCGAAGCGGGCCCCACTAGAACCCCGCTGACCCAGGATGTATTCATCTATTACTTCAAGCGGCCGGAATAGGAGATCAACATGCGCGTGCTTTTCCTGTGCTTCTGCTTCGCAGCGTGTTGTCTAGTTGGCTTCGGGTTCACCCAGTTCATGATCTCAGCCGGGCAGAACCTGGAGCCCACTTGGGACAGCCTGTCACTCGGGGCCATGCTCTCGGGTCTACTCTTCTTGGTCATCCTACTGGCCGGGGGCATGCTCGACTACCTCGACGGCCCCAAAAAGAAGGGGTAAACCTACTATGGAATCCCGATACGTATATCTAAATCCTCGCCAAGTTCTGGCGATCTACCTATCCCAAGAAGGGGAATGCCTCTACTGCGAACAGAGCCTGACCCCCGAGAATCTGACGGTCGAGCATGTGATCTGTCGCTTTTGGGGTGGCCCAAGCGATGCCCTGTGGAATTTGGCCCTGGCCTGCGAATCATGCAATAGCCTCAAAGGGGCCCTCGAAGGGGGAATTGCCGAGGGCCTGGACAAGATACGCATCAGCAAGATGGAACGTATCCAAAGAGCCATGCAACTCATGCACACAGAAGCCCGGGGTGTTCCTGTAGTCCAACGCATGCTGGTAGAAATCAAGCGGCGCTTGAACGCCCTGCAATCCTACATCCACGAGCATCTGCCCGAAGGTGAAGCCCGTTATGGCAGCCCCCACACGCAAGGGCGTGGCCGAGCCCGGGACGGGCTATGAACCACAGAGAAGAGGACGTCTACTAATCGCAGGCTCTCAAGGGCTGGGTGTTCTGTTACTGACTGGGTGCGCGATGTTGCGCGTTCCTGGTCAAACACGAGGTTCCGGAAAATGGAAACAAGAAAAGTCCGCCAGAATGGTACAGACAAGGAAGTCACCATCCACATCTGTACCCTCGATGAACTCGACGCCAGCGCCATCCGGCAAGGCGACGAGATCAACGTCATCATGCTGGACCCCGACACCAAGATCGATGATCTCGACTGGGAGATGGTTGGGCTCATGTACGGCCCGATGGAGGAAGGGGAGACCCTGACTCTAGCTCCCGACACCCTCAGCTGGCCCAAGCTGCTCACCGAGCTTCGCTGCTTCCCCAGCGCCTCTCAGGCTGCCAAGGACTGGAAGTCCCGGAAACGAGAGCTGCAGATCGAAAAGGGCTTCCAGATCTTTACCATCGGGAAAGCCCGCAAAATCACCCTGGCCGTCTGGAGGCCCTTCCGAGAGCCCCTGGAAGAGCAACCCACGGCTGCCCCATGAAAGACAGAAGGCCGGAAGATCTAGAGGGAATAGCCCTCTATTTTCTCCTTCTCTCGAACCTTCGACTGGGAGAATCGCCCTATGTTCGTCATCCGTAAGTGCTACCGTGGGCGTGAGTACGCCAAGGTACTGAACCCCGACCCGAAGACGCTCGGCCTCATCTTGGCCGACGAGCTCCAGCGCATGCGCCTCGACCCGGACTTCACCCTGACCGTGGAGGCCCAGGCGCACCAGATCACGCCTCCGGCGCCCCCGATCCACCTTCCCCCCGTCACCCCGGTAGCCCTGCTGCCGGAATCGATCAACTAGGAGATCCGTCATGCACCGCAAGCTTCTCATCATTCTGGCCCTCGTCGGTTTCGTCGGCTGCACCAAGGCCCCCAGTCCGGAGGCCGTGGCCTGGTACGACACCCAGACCCGTGGGTGGGTCAACGCCGTGATCAACAGCTGCCAGGCCACCCACTCCAACTTCGAGACCGATCTGAGTCCGGTGGACTGCATGTTCGCCAACGACCTGTCCATGCTGGTCATGACCTTCCCCACTCGCGAGTTCTACGAGAGGGCGGCCCATGGCGTCGCCGAGTACCTCTTCACGTGGTGCAACAGCGTCCGGGCCCATACCGGCCGCCACTCCAACCTGCGCATCATTCTCCGGCACGAGCACGACACGGGCACCACGGGTTGTGCCCAGTTCGTGGAGGGCTACCGGCCGCTCCTCGAAGACGATGGGCCGTAAGCCCCGGGACTGGAATGCGGTAGCCGCCCATTTTCGCAAGGGTGGGCCGATGAAGCATCGCAACGAGCCCCGAGGCGGTGCCGGACTCGACCCGGAGATCGAAGAAGGGCTCGAACAGTATCAGACCACCGAACACGAAAAGGCCGCCCAAGAGCTCTTTCGAGCTACACCAGCAGAACTGGGAGAGGCGGCCACGGAGGCGTGCAGTGCCGAAGCAGATCGATCGCAATCTGGCGGCCCAGCTGTGGGAGCATCTCGGGATCGAGGTGACCAACACTCGGGTGGCACCCCGACAGCATCGGGGTGAAGTGACCTTTGTCGGCTATGCCGATTTCCAGATCCTGGTCGCCGGCATCCCCTGCCTGCAGCTGTGCGGGAACAGCATCAAGATCATGGGCACGGGCATCCATTTCGATCCCAAGAGCGAGAAGGGCCGGGGAGACCGGGCCGGCCACTATTTCCCGCACTGGTTCCCCATGACTCCGGAGGCCCGTGCAGTTCTGGCCGAGAAGGTGAGCCGGAACCCCGACATCATCGCCATGTGCGCTAGCGCCATCACCGAGCTCGGTGGTGACCCGGCCGAGGTCCAGAACTGGGCCACAGCCATGAGCGCCCAGTAGAACCTATCAATCGACCACCACCAACTGGAGAAAAACCCAATGATGAACTTCTTCCGCGACTTCTGCCGGCACATGTTCGGCATCAACAGCCCCTACCCCATCCTGATCATCCTCGTGCTTCTCGGGATGACCCTGCTGATCCTGGCCGGCGAGGCCAGGGGTGAGCCGGAGTCCGGGGACTTCTACCAGTACCAGGCCATCGACGGCTCGCTGGCCTTCACCGACAACCCCAAGCACATCCCCGCCGCCCACCTGAGCAAGGCCAAGGCCCGCACCTGGGCCGAGCTGCACGACTCCACCTCGGGGCGGCGCACGGTGATCGAGATCCCGGAGTCGGTGCGCATGCCCGCCCCCGAGGCCATCGAGATCGATCAGCCGGCTCCGCGTGACTGCTCCGGACCGCTCCGCGTCACCAGCGAGCGACGCCAGTTCGGGGATCGCAACCGCGAGGTCTTCCTGTACCACGACGCCTGCGGGCGCCTGGTGAGCGAGACCTTCTTCCAACCCGACCTGTTCATCCATCGCTAGGTCGAGCCCGGGGCTCTACGGAGCCCCGGGCCTGCCTCGCAGGGGAGAGGGTTTCTCACAGCATGGAAGGAGGCTCGTGGGATGGACGACAACCTACGCCACTTGAGCGATCATCCTCGGTTCCAAGGCCAGGATGATCCCTTCACCGATCTCGAGACCTACCCCGAAGAGCCCGACTTCGACATTCGCAAAGATGATTTCGACGACACCGAGCCAGATCCCAACGCGACCATCTGCGCTTGGTGCGTGCACAGCCGGGACATCCGCCCGTGGTGGCGCCGCATTTGGCGCCGGCCGACTCACGAGGACTTGGCTTGCGACGCCACTCCTCGCCAACGAATGCGTGACCCCATCACCGGCCGGATGGGCTACAACTTCTTGGGTTCCCAGACTTTCACCCTTCAGCCTCTGGAGTTGTGCAAGTATGTGAACCTAAACGGGCGTTGCCGCAAGTACCGCTTGAAGGTCACTTACGGCTAGCCTTCGTAAGACCTTACCCCTAATGAGACGGGGTAGACCCCCAGGGACAAGCAGAGCCCATCGTGGGTCACAGAGGCTCGGACCGACCGAGTAAAAAGGAAGCGGTGCTCTTACAGACCGAGAGGATAAACATGGGTTGGGCCTAGCCACAGGCTCGAAGGTAGAAGGAGAATACGGGCCAGTCCAGCGAGGCTGGAAAGACTCCTACACCTACGAATGACTACCAGTGGTGCTAGAACGTCTCCCCACCGGGTGGAGTAATATCCGGGCAATCAAAATTGGTAAAAATCAGAAAAAACTCGGGGGCGGGTCACTGGTTGGCCCGCCCCCAACCCCTCCCCCAGGAAGTCCTTACTGCCTGGACGCTTCCATGGCCTCTCACGGCCTGGAGGAACTCCCACCACACCTTAATTCCACCACCCGCAGCTCCTTCTGGGAGCTCCTCCTTCGCGTTGGCGGAGAGAATCAGGTATTTTCTCCGTCTTCTGAAAGCAACAACCAACCGATGGTACTTCTTTCGAGAGGTACTCATCACAAGCCGAAGGAGCTCACAGTCATGAGCCAGACCTATACGATCGAGCGCGATTCCCACAACCGCCTGCGGGCCGAGGTCGACGAGGACCTGGCCGTCGGCATCAAGATCCTGGCCGAGACCGACCCCCGGCGCGTGGAGCGCAACGTCCACGGCTACGCGGTTCTGGACATCCGGACCGCGCTCGGGCCGATCCGCATCCGGGACATCCGCATCATGTGGAGCTCGACCAACGAGCGCTACTTCCTCCGCTGGCGCCAGTGGAACACCGGGAAGATGCGCGACGGTCGCAAGGAGTACCTGGACGTCGCCGGTCCCCACGACCGCGACACCCGCCGGGCCTTCGAGAGCGAGATCCTCGGCGTCTTCGCCCAGGTTCGCGAGGAGGCCGCCAAGGGCACGCTGGCTCGGGACCCCGAGACCGCCGGGAAGCTCGAGGGCCTGAAGGCCACGCTCGAGGCGGCCGGCGAGCAGGCCGAGGCCGGCGGCGCGGGACCCGAGGAGGCGGCCGCCTCCGACGAGGCGAACGTCGTCCACGGCGACGAGGCCCACGCGGGCGCCTAGCGCTCCCACTCCTAGTCGGGGGCCCCTACGGGGGTCCCCGGCTTAGGGAGGTCCCATGGGCCAGCATCCCGAAATCACTCCCCTTTCCTTCCGTCTCCGTCAGGAACGTCTGATCACCGTCTTCGCTGCCCAAGAGGTGGCTGATGGCACTCGCATCATCCAGGCCGAAGAAGCCACCCGATTGCATCGGTACGCCCAGTGCCACTTCGGGCGAAGCTTCGACCAGATGATCCGCGAATGCCAGCAGATGACTGCTGATGTGGAATCCCAAGCTGCCGAAGCCTAGTCTGATCGACATGGGGCAAGCTGATGCTGAGCTCGTAGGTCAGGAACTAGCCCGAGCAGGGACAGACGACGGAAGAACCAAGATACTTTTTCGCTGCACGAACAAAGAAGAAATGGAATTCTATCATCCTCCGGCCATCAAACCACTGCCGTCCAGGGTAGTGAGGTGCTGGACCAGTCGTATTCCAAACCCTGATGGCTCACTGAGCCGAGACTCTGTCCTCATCCACTGGGAGGAACTCTAGTGAGCAAGTGCCCCCGCAGTGATCCCCGCTGGACCGAACACTCGGCCAGCCTCCGACAAGGCCAGCTCTTCGTGAAGCTCCCGGCCAGCCAAGCCTGCCTATTCGAAGTCTCCCTTCTCCATGCTCTTCAGAACCCCAAGGTATCCAGCGCCGCCCTCATCGACCAGCTTCGCTCTTGGGCGGAGTGGTTCGGCGGAGAAATCCGACGGGCACGCCAAGCCAACATGAACTCCGTCATCCTCGGTTTCCCCGCCGAGGACGCCGATGCCGATGCCGAGGCCTTGAGCCAGGTGGAGGAGTTCGATGTATCGGGCCGGATCTCGCATTTCCGCAAGGTGATGCAGGCCGGCCTACGCAACGAGCCCGATGTGGACTGGATCGCCCGCGTGGGTGGCCCAGCTCGCAATTCGGGCTTCGATGGCCTCATCAGCCGGGAGCCTCCGGCCCTCGAAGACCTCCCCGATCTCGAGGAGCTCTTCACCGATCCCTAGGACCAAGTGGCCCCGGGAAACACCGAAACCTTCATGACCAGAAAGGAACCCGCCATGCGCAAGTTCACCCTCGCCTTCCTGACCCTCGGGGTCATCTTCGCCTTCAGCTTCGCCACGCCCGCCTTCGCCTCCGGCAACGACAACTCCTGCCGCGGACACAGCTGCAACGACGTCACCAACACGACCCACAACCAGGGCGGCCACGGCGGCGACGCCCACGTGATCGGCTCCGGCAACTCGCGCAACCTGAACCGCAACGTGAACCTGAGCGCCAGCGACGCGACGGCCGGGGCTGCCGCCCTGAACCGGACCAACGTCCGCAACAACGTGCGCAACACGGTGAACAACGCCAACCGCCAGGGCCAGAAGCAGGGCCAGGGCCAGTTCCAGGGCCAGGGTCAGCAGCAGGGGCAGGTCGGCATCGTGCGCGACGGTGACGTGGTGGACAACTCGAGCGTCTCGGTCGAAGGCGACGACGTGCGCTACGACTTCCCCGTCGCACCGGCGGCCCCGGTCTTCGCCGGCAACTGCGCCCAGGGGATCAGCGTCCAGACCCACCAATTCGGAGGCTCCGCTGCCAGCTCCAATCCCGTCTGCGACTACATCGCCGTGTCCGGAGCCTTCATCGCCGCCGGGGAGCGAGGAGAAGCCCTGCGGGTGATCGGGAAGGCCGAGGACGCCGCCGACTGGCGCTTCACCTTCGCCCGGATCCGCAACGTCCTGACGCTCGGCCTGCTCTAGCCCCTGGGCGCCAGCGTCGAGAGCCGGGGAAATCCCCCCTCCCCGGCTCTCCCTTCTTTTATCGTAGGGTCTTCTTCTCCTAATGAGGGCCCATAAGGAAGTATTTTCTCCTTCTCGTGAACCAACAACCGTTACCCGGGTGGACACTCGGGCAACACCAGACCGAAAGGACAAGTCCATGGACATCAACGTCTGCACCATCGTGGGGCGCCTCGCCGGCGACCCCGTGCTCAAGAGCTACAAGAAGGGCGACGGCACCGAGGGCTTCCGGTGCTTCATGCGCGTCGCGGTGACGCGCCTGATGGACCGGGGCCAGAAGGACCGCGAGAAGCGCCGGACCAACTTCGTGCCCGTCGTGGCCTGGGGCGAGGCCGCCAAGCGTCACGCCCAGTTCCTGGCCAAGGGGACGCAGGTCACGGTGACCGGCGAGCTGATCGCCGAGTCGCAGCGCCAGCAGGACGGCTCCTACCGGGAGTTCATCCACCTGCAGGCCAACGACGTGCAGTACGGCCAGCGCCCGCTCAAGAACGCCACGCCCGAGCAGGCCCAGCGCCAGCTGGACGCCGCGCAGCGCCGGATCGAGGAGATCGCCGCGGGTGCCTCCACGGGCACCCCCGCCTCCGCGCCGGCGGCCGAGGCGGCCGCGCCCGAGGGCACGCCCTTCGGTGGCGCCAGCGACGGGGACAACCCCTTCGCCGCGCCGGCGGGGGCCTCGGCCTAGCTCTTCGGAGCAGGCCGAACCAGAACCCGAAGGGGCTCTCCGGTAATCCCGGGGAGCCCCTTCTTTTTTGTTCCAGAGAAGTGGAAGGCACTACCAATGAAGATTCAAGAGGCGATCAAAGCCTGCCAGAGCAAGGAAGGCCTGTTCGCCCGGCCTCGGAACTGGCAAGGCCAAGGTGAAGCCGTCGATCTCGGCCAGCACATGAACCAGGAGCGGGCGATGCGTGTCGCACCCATGTCCCACCGAGCTCTCCACGGCCACGAATGGCGACCGATTGCCGCCGATCTCCTGGACGCATGGGAGCTGGTAGAGCTCAGCACCCTGGTAGGTGAAGTAATCGAAGACGATCTCACCTAGATTTTCTTGGTACCTTGACGTATAATTCCTCTTGCGGGTTAGACTAACTAACCTGCAAAGGAGGTGAGCCAAGTGAGCGAACGAGTCCAAAAGGACCGCCCGGCCGAGAAGACCGAGGAGCAGGGCGAGAAGACCGAACCCAAGGACCTACACAATGAAGAACTCGAAGCGGCGACGGACGACCTCATCGACGCGATCGACGAGGTCCTCGAGGAAAACGCGGAGCAGTTCGTCAAATCGTATATACAAAGAGGGGGACAATAGTATAACTTACACAGAATCTTCTTGACTTTCTTTGTATAATCTCGTATCCTTCTTGTGGGAGCGCAGCTCCCCAGGAGGATATTGTTATGGCTGTCAAAGATATTGTAGGAGAAAGATTTCATAGATTAGTAGTACTGTCTAGAGAACCTAACGACAAACACTATTCCGCTATGTGGCTTTGCCGTTGTGATTGCGGCGAGACCAAAGTAGTTCAGGGAAAGGCGCTGCGTAGAGGATATATAAAGTCTTGTGGCTGTCTGCGGAAAGAACAATCTGCGGAAAACGCGAAAACGAGAAAGCGAAGACCTGTCACCGATTGGAGCCAGAGGCAAGAAAAGTACTGTCCTTGTTGTGAGAATACATTACCTGTCGAAGATTTTGGAAAAAACCGGTCTTCCTACGATGGATTTACGGGGTATTGCAAGAAGTGCCATAGGAACAAAGGGTACGAGAACAGAAAGAAAAACTGGGGGAGTTCTAGGCACTATCATCTAACTCGAAGGTATGGCATCTCCGCAGAAGAAGCTGATGCTTTGCTGGAAAACCAAGGGAATATCTGCGCCATTTGTCAGCAGCCTGCCAATCCCCAACTGAAAAAACCCTGGCACATAGACCATGACCACAAGACAGGAAAGGTACGGGGAATACTCTGCCATTCCTGTAATACAGCGTTGGGAAACTTCAACGATGATCCAGAAATACTGGATAGAGCGCTGGATTACGTGAAGAAAAGAAAGTGAAATGTGACGAACTCTTCTAAAGCGTCCCCGTTTGGGGCGCCGCTGAAGGGAGACCCATGCCCACCCGAATGAAGTTCAAGGAGCGGCGAGCCATCCGCCGCAACGAAGCCGCCGGGCGCCAGCAAGAACGCGAACAGCGCGGGGATGCTGGGCAGCTCAAGCGTCTGGAACAGCAAGGTTTCGGTGAATGCCGAGAGGCCAAGCGCCTGCGCCAGAAGCTGGCCAAAGGCGCATGAGCCTCATCATCTCCAAGACCGACTATACCGAGGTTTACTGCGAAGATGCGAAAGTCACTAACGGTATGGTGACTGCTTATACCTATTGGGACAACGGCCGCCACTTCGTGCGAGAAGTCGTGGGGAAGTTTCCACTCAAGGACGTCGAGAGTCTGAACTGGGACAGCCATAGCCCGCTGCTCTCCACCACCGAGCCCACCAGGCGCTCGTGGGTTTCCCGCCTGCTGGGCTGCCTGGGCTGGCGATAAAGTACCAGCCACCCTTCCCTTGACATAGCGGGGACGATAGCATATAATTCCCTTACGCTGCAGTAAGGGCGCCCTTTGCAGGGACTAGGTGCAATGCCTGGTCCCTGCTACTCTTTTTCGACGAGGAGATAACATGGCTACCTACGCCATCGGTGATATACACGGCTGCTTGGATGAACTGAAGCACCTCATCCAGACTCTTCAAGAGAAGGCCGGATTGTCATCCGCCGACCGTCTGGTGTTTGTTGGTGATTATATAGATCGAGGACCCGATTCCAAGGGCGTAATCGATTATCTGATTCAACTCCAAGGGCGATATCCGTGTATTTTCCTGATGGGAAACCATGAAGACATGATGCTTTGGTACCTAGGTATTCGCCATGGGTCTAAGATTAGTTTAAGTGATGCTAGCCAAAGAGCGGGCGCTTGGCTTCCTAATGGGGGCCGGCAGACTCTAACTAGTTACGGTATAGACATTATCGACTATTTCAATTCAGGCGGCGTCCACGATCAGCTGGCGTCTGATCTGGTTCCCAAATTTATCCCCAGGAATCATATAGAATTCCTACGCAACCTGTCGTATCACTATATCCAAGATTCAATTCTATTCGTTCACGCCGGGATAGGGCCTTGGGCCGTGGATTCGGAATCGGCTACTGAAGCCTTGGAGAGATCGACAGAATGGGATCTCCTCTGGGATAGAAGTTCGTACGGAAAGCCAAACGATTTCGGAACTTTGGTTTACGGGCACACCCCGTCCAAGAACGGAGTACGGTGGCTTAGCCGTGATGAAGACCAGCCTCCCTATTCTGTAGGTATTGACGTAGGTTGTGTGTTCGGATGTAATCCGCTGACAGCCGTACGTATAGAAGACTGGCAAGAGTTTACTTATTAGATGTTGCCGGGTAGCACAACTGGCAGTGCGCAAGGCTCTGAACCTTGAGGTTGCGGGTTCGACTCCCGCCCCGGCATCCAGTATGAGAAGATAAGATTACCTATAATAGATCTCTCACAGATCTGGGAGGCTACATGAGCCACACCAACCAAGAGGCGCGCCGAGAACTGGACGAGACGCTCCAGCGGCTGCGCCACAAGTACCCCGATCTCCGCCTGACCCAGTTGATCGGGAACGCAGTCCCGCCTCCGGAGGCTACCCGGCGCGGGAACGATCTGTATTACGTCACCGACGAAGATCTTCTGGGCTGGCTGCGCCAGTACGAAGCCAAGATCGACGAGCTGCGCCGGGAGCGTCAGGGGGATCAGCATGCGTGAGCCGGCCTCTTGGATCGACCCCGGCCTGGGAATCCTCGGGAATCTCTGCCGGCTACTGACCCTTCTATTTCTGCTGATAGGTGCTATGGCCTTGGGCCCGTGGCTTTTCGAGTTGGCTTCGGGCCAACCCATGGGGATCGCCGTATTCCTTGTCTACATGATCTTCTTGTACTGCTGGGGATTCAAGTGGATCTGTACGATCCTTGCCCGAATCCCCGTGCTTTCAGGAATCATCCGCACCGGACTTGGCCTAGGTTTGGCCCTGTGCCTACTGGCTGTCCCGTCCGCAGCCTGGGATCTCCCGGGCAAGCAAGACGAGGATCCGGCCAGCAAGATCCGACTTCCGGTGCAAACCGGGGGCAAACTCATCGTCTATGATTATCAAGGCCAGCGCTGTCATCTCTTCGTGAACGAGAACGGCATGGCTGGAGGGGCTGGGGCCATTACCTGCACGAACGACCGAGGCTACTCGGAAGAATTCACAATTCTCATAGTAGTGGAGACCGATAGGGATTAGTCGTATGTTTTCTGCGGAACAGATTCAACAGATGGTGACAGAGATAGTGGAGTCATGGAACCCAACGGGGAGTCCTGTGGGGCCTACGACCAACCTCAAGTTCGATCTCCATTTGGACGAACTAGATACCGCAGAATTGGGGTTGCGTCTCAACGACGAGATCCTACCCTACTACGAAATGACCGAGGAAGACTACGTAGATCTCGGCAACATCACGGTGGCAGCAGACCTTATTGCTTGGATGCAGGGGCTGCAAGACCTCCACTGGGACCGGTAAGTAATCCGGAGTGGCGCAATTGGTTAGCGCGGCGGGCTTTGGACCCGCAGGTTGTGGGTTCGAATCCCACCTCCGGATCCAGTTCAACCAAAGGAGACAGCGTGTCTTACCCCTACTCTACGCCGGCTTCTCCCTCGCCCCACCAGCGTCGTGCCGCCGTGGGGAGGAAAGCCTCCGAGATGGTCATCGACTATTTCCTGCGCACCGAGTTCGCTGGCTTGGATGTCGAGCAACTCGTGGAGCGAACTGGGTTCAGCCGACACATCGCCGAGAGCATGCTCGAGATGAAAAATCTGATGTTCCAAGACGTGCTACAGGCCTGCGAGGCCACAGGCATCGATATCGGGCTCACCATCCGCTTGCAGGATGGACGTGAAGTCACGTTTTTCCCTTCCCAGAACTTCGGCATTGGGGCTGCTCCCAGAGAAGGCCGCCCCGCCAAGGCCGAAGAGCAAAAGGAGACCAAGTAGTGCACTCCGCCCGACCGCTGTCCCGAGCCGAGACTCGGGAAACCAAGACCTTCTACCTGCCCTTCGTCCGCACCTCCACCCGGCCGCCCGAGGTCACCGTGATGGCTGGCCGCCGCCGGGACGGGAAGTACGCCATCGGTGTCGCCGTCTGCAGCCGGGGGGACCAGTTCCGCCGGCGCGAAGGCCGCCGGCGGGCTTTCCATCGCCTGCAGAACCAGCTCCTGGTCTTCAGCGCCGAAGACCTTCGCCGGCTGCAAGGGCATCTCTACAGCCGTTTCATGTCCATCAACGCCCGGCACCCTGGTACCATCAGCCAGGCCACCTTCGACAGCCTCCCGGCCTTGGCTAGGGCCATTTCGGAGCGCCTGGCCGAAGCCCCGGCCTTCGAGGTTCCCAAGCAAGCCCGACGCCGGCTCGGCTTCTTCGACCGGATGCATCTGATCATGCTGGCCTTCTTCCCCGGTTTCGGGGGTACCAAGGAACATCGGCAGCCCGTTCGAGGCCGGGCCCCTCGCCCGCGCCCCACGCCCGCTCCGCCGGCCCGTGTGGCGCCCGTGACTCTGCCTCCGCCCGACAGGAGCACCGGCGCGCCGCGTTCCTAGCCCGACTTCTCGACTTTTGCGCATAGGGAGTTTTTATGCCGGAATCTGCCCGATCTTTGTCCTGCTTCGCCCCGGTTATGAACTCGGATACCCGAGTTCTGATCTTGGGATCGATGCCAGGAAGGAAATCCCTAGAGGACGGCCAGTATTACTCCCATCCCCAATCCCACTTTTGGCGTCTTCTCGGGGCTGTAATGGGGGCTCCTCACCTCCACCGCGCCCCTTACCTCTTCAAGGTGAAATGGCTGCTTGGCCATCGAATCGGCCTCTGGGCCGGTATCGCCACCTGCGAGCGAGTAGCCAGCGCTGACGCCACCATCCGCAAAGCCGAACCAGTTGACCTACAGGCCGCCTTGGAACAGCACCGCGCGTGTGATGTTCAGGCGGTCTTTTTTAATGGCCGGGTCGTGCAGCGGATGTTTATGAACAAAGCCTTTCCTAGTTTGCCGCGCTCCTTACGAGAAGGCCTGGAGTTTGATTGCCTACCGTCTTCCAGCCCTTCACATGCGTCCGTTTCATACACAGAGAAATTAAACCGGTGGGCGTCTATTCGGAATCATTTATAAAGCAGAGAAGAGGAAACCAACCAGTAAAAGGAGCGGTGATGCCCTTCAAGCCTGGTACTACGGTAGCCGAGGCCAGGGCTGAGATCTCTCGGTTTCTGGGAGAATCCGGCTGCTACGACATTTGCGCCCAGTGCCCGGTCTATCCGGGCGGCGTAGGATGCTGCCATGGATGTGGCAAACTCGCCCGCGATGAAGCCGGCGAAGTAACAGGATGCGGTAGCCCCAACTTGAGCTGCCTGTCCTACACGTGCGGGACTTTGAACGAGCACTTGCGGCGTCTCGATAGTGACACGCATGCCAACCGGCTCGATGAGTTCACCGATCTTATCTACGGAATGCCCCGAGAGGGGTACCGGGGTTGCGAGAAGCGGCCCGAGGATGAAGTTCTTCAGATCGAGGACCCGTTGGAACTCGTTGCCAGTCTGCGGCGGGAACCGGGGGCTGTAGTTTCTCAGTCTCACGAGGAGGAAACACCGTGAGTGAGATCCGAATCGCCGAGATCGTCATGGCCGGCCGCTTGGCGGCCGCCCCTGCCCGTCTCCAAGACGGAACTCTTCACTTCCTGCTGGAGGCCAGCGAGGAGGAGAAGCCGTTCCACTGCTTCTGCGAAGGGGAGACGGCAGAGAACCTTCAGAAGTTCTGTGAGAAGGGAGACGAGATCTCCCTGGAAGGGACGCTGGCTCACTACCAGTTCGGTAACGAGCCGAAGTCCCGGATGCTGATTCATGTGAGGTTCATTAGTTATGGGAGAAAGCGTAGGACCCTGCGCTAGGCTGTTCATTGTGCTTTCGGGCCTAGCCATGCTCGCCTTGGGAATCGTGGGCATGAAGGCCAATTTCCTGGGCGGGCTGATAATTTTCTGCCTGCTTTTCTTAGTGTGGGGCAGTTTGTCCCGCTTGATTGTATTCGCCTTCACAGGAGGGGGCACCAGTGTCGAATTCGAAGACTTCCAAGCCAATCTACGCAACGCCGGATACCCGGCTCTTGATGAGCACGGCCCAGAAGATCCTTCTGTTTTTCCAAGAGCAGAGGAATCGTCTGAACCAGGATCGAGAATTATCCCCCGCCGCCAGAATACGGCCCGAAGGGGCGATCGAGGTGAAGCAATGCCTCGGGTGCGGTATGGATTTGATCGCCAGAAGCGGGGAGAATCCGAAGACGGCGAATTTGCGGATTTCCTTCGATCTTCGCCGTTTCTCTAATTGGAAACGCTCTTTAGGCCCTATAGATCTCTTCTACGCTAACCCCCACGGCATCGAAGTCGTCTACCAAGACGAGGTCTGGGGATTCCTGGTCGGAGGCTATCGCCTCTACTTGGACTGGAGTTGCCAAGAAAGACAAGATTTAGCCATCCTCAACCTGGAGCACACCGATGACGGACCGCAAGTATTCTTGCACCGGCTTGCGCCGGGTCATTCTGGCCGGGCTAGTGCTACTGTTTCTTCCTCGGATCGAGATCCGAGTCGAATCCTTCCTCCCGAGCCCCTCCAAGAAGCCGGTGGTGGCCGAGGCGCCGGCCGCCCCGCTAGCCAGTCCCAGCGACTACTGGCAGCAGTGGATCGAGTTCCGTGAACGGGTGATGCTCGAATCCATGGCCCGAGTCGTGGCTAACCACCCCCGAACCAAGATCACCTATGACGAGGCTTTAGTCGTAGTCCGCCAAGCTCACGCCCAGAGCCAGGAGTACTCGGAGGTAGACATCTTCCGGATCCTTGGTTTCATGCTGGTGGAGTCGGGCTACAACCGCACAGCCATTTCTCATGCAGGGGCCATGGGCTTCATGCAGATTATGCCCGCCACCGGCCGCTTCATTGCTGGAGCCAAGGGCCATACTTGGCCGGGTAAGCACATACTTCTCCATCAGGAGACGAATCTCTCCTACGGGGTCTGGTATTACCACCATTTGCTCGAGTACTATGATGGCGATGATTACGCCGCCGTGGCAGCCTATAACTGGGGACCAGAGAACATCAACTGGCGCCGGGCAAATGGGCATGCTCTCCCTCGGGTCTATCCGGGGAAGGTACTCGCCGCAGAGCGGTGGATTAGAGAAAGGGTATATGATGAAGCAAGAGTACATTTTTGGAGGAGCGCGTATCGACTTGAGCGTAACCAACGCCAGCCCTGGGATCGCTTGCGAACCCAGGATCGCTCCACTAGTGAGCAAGTATCTATCACTGCTCGAGAAAGCCTACTTCCTTCAGAGTGAGCTAGCATTTGAGCGGTGGTGGGAAGCCTTTCAAGAAGAGGCCAATGGATATCTGGACTCCAAAGGTATGAGCCAAGCCCAAGAGGCGGAGTTCAGTTGGGAAGATCTGAAAGATCTCGAAGAATTTATGGATAAAAAAGGAAAAAAGTAAATGCTGACTGCTATATTCGGTGACACCCATGGTCACCTGAACACCATGTATGCAATGGCCTCTTCCTGGGAGAAGAGAACAGGTCTTGAACTAGACCTGATCGTCCAAGTCGGCGACTTCGGCTTCTGGCTAACAGAAGACACAGTGGACCAGATGACCCGTAAGCACGCCGAGAGGTCTCAGGCCGAGAAGGAGACCAAAGGCGCAAGAGAAAGGGCTGTTTGCGGGGACTATCCTGAATACGTTATAGGCCAGCGCCAAGCCTATAAACGTACCTTGGTCATTCGGGGTAATCATGAGGATCAAGAATATCTCATGAGCCACGAAAAGGCTCTAGAAATAAGACACCCCGAGGACTATCTTTCCAGAACTATTGAGATGGTTCCTAACATCCACTATCTCCCAGATGGCCACATTACCGAGATCGACGGGATCCGCTTCGGAGCTCTGGGCGGCTGCTTCTCCATAAAGACCTTCGAGAACTGGGGTTACTGGGATGAAGCCCGCAACAAACGCCTTCGCTATGGTGAGAAACGCCGGCTCAACCATTTCACCCGGGATCGCTGGGAACGCCTGATGCGGGAAGAGTTCGACGTGCTGCTCTGCCATGATGCGCCTACCGGTATGCATCTCCAGGGGGCCAAAGACCTTCAGCTCCCTGCCGATGAGATGACCGAAAAGATCTATCATGAGTTCGGCTGCCCCTACATCCGCGAACTAGTAGAGGCAGTGAAACCCCGCTATGCTTTTTTCGGGCATTGGCATCAGCGCCGTAAAGAAAAGATCGGACCGACTCAGTGTGTAGTCCTAGATAAAACGGATCTGCGCCCATCGCCCCATTGCATGGAAGTAGTAGATCTGCAACCTTGTGAGTAGTAGGTAGTGTCTCAGAGTTCTGAAGGAAGCCCCGTCAGAAGGAGACCGCAAAGTGGATCACAACCGCGTTCACATCATCGGGAGGCTCACCAAAGATCCCGAGTATCACCCGCCGGGGCGGCGGGGAGATGCGCATTGCACGTTCACGTTGGCTGTGAATCGAGTCGTAGCCAACGAGCAAGGTCCCCAGGCCGACTATATCCCCTGTGTCCTCTGGGGTGAGGAAGTCACGCGCTTCATCGAATCTCGAGCCAAGGGGGACGAGGTCGGTGTTCTCGGCCGCATCCGCACCGGAAATGTCCAACAGGCAGATGGTTCCACCAAGTTCTTCTGGGAGATCCGCGTGGATCAGATCCACTATGGCCGCCGTGCACTCAAGAACCTGCAGCCCAAGCCTACCGAGACCGCGGCCACGCGCGCCGTGGCTACTCTCGGGGCCGAGTTCGGAGATCATCGCGAATGAGCGATTCCCAAGACTCTCTCCTGGCTTCGCAAGAGGCTCGGGATATCCTCGAATCCCATCTTTCACAAGACGACATCGAACGCCTGCAGGGTATTCGCCACGAGCTTTCCGCACATGTCAAGTGGGGACCGCTTGTGGATGACACCTTCTTCAAGGTATTGGAGATGCTGGACGGGGCCCTTTGGATGGGGAATCCCAAGCATGCCAAGAAGTGCCCCTTCGATCAACTGTTCGAGGCCGAGCAAGACTATCTGGCCAAGGATATGGTGCGGAGGAAGAACTACGTGACCTTCTTGTTGCTTCGCAAGCTCTTGGGGGCCCTCAAGACTCGCCTAAACCAAGAGATGGATCGAATCCCGGTCCTCACGTCCGCCGAAGAGGATGACTTGCTCGAGTGCATCCAAGAGAACGAGGATCTCGATTTCGACGAGGGTGAGCGGGCCATGGCCATTGCCTTGGGGAACCTTCACCCCCGCCCCCGGCCTACCGATTCCGACGCGGACGAGTCACCTCCTTGCTGGCCCCTCAGCGAAGCGGACGAAGAAGAGATGGATCTGGTCACCGAAGAGCTTCCCGACTTCGCCCGGGAAGGGCCTCGATTCTACCAACCTGCCCCTCACCCCGACGAGCTTGAATCGGGAGAGCACGGAGAGACCGTGATCAGAACTCTTCTACAGCGTGAACAAGGCGGGACGTGTGCCCATACCGCCACTACCGTCACTTTCACCCGCTCGGACGGTGAGCATTTCCGTCAAGAGAAGTGCAAGCGATGCGATCGTATCTTGAAGCGGGAACCCTTCGATCTCGACTCTCGCGTCCGAGTGTCCAAGCGCAAGACCAAGCGTGACCCGGACGAACCTTGTACCCATCCCCGAGTGCTCTGGGTCGAGGGCAAGGAAGGCCAGGAAGCCTACTGCGCCGAAAAAAACTGTGGGCAGATAGTGCCTAACCCCGAGAAGTACAGCTGGATCAGCGCTGGCCTCGAACCCTATGGCGACGACCCCGCCAAAGACCAGTTTATCGTACTCGATGACCTGATGTCGCTGGCCCAAGGAGAAAGCAAGTGAGACTTCTCATCATCGAAGACAACGTGGATCTCTACAACGACTATTTCATTCGCCTGTTCGCCAATCTACTTCCCATGGACCAGATCGAAGTGGTCCATGCTGCGTCTCTCGAAGATGGCGTTCGGGAAATGGCCAAGACTTTCGACGTGATCCTCGTGGACTATTCCTTGGGTGCTTCCTACACCAAGGAAGCCGAGGCCGAAGGAGAAGAAGCCCGCATCTTCCGAGATGGAAGTGAGCTCGTGGCCTACCGGCGCGAGATGGAAGGGGTCGTCGATGGCTTGACCCCCGCCTTCATCATGGGAACATCCAACAACCACGTCGGCAACAGCCTCATCGAAGAACGAGGTGCCAACACTTCCTACCTCAAACTCCATGTCGTGGAGATAGCCGAGGAGATCGGTAAGAAACTGCAATGAGTGACGGAATGATCGAGATCGAAGGAACCATCGACCGCATCTTCGGCAACAACCGGTACCAAGTGATCGCCGAACACGACGGCCGTCAACTCGAGCTGCTCTGTCATCTGTCGGGCAAGATGCGCCGCCACAAGATCAACGTCTTGGTCGGCGACAAGGTGCGGGTGGAGGTCCCCCCGCCCTACGACAAGGGCCGCATCACCTTCCGGGAGAAGTAGGCATGGCCGAAATCGTCAGTCTCAACTTCGAGATTCACGACGGGGAAGTATCTCTGATCCAGACCAACGGCTTGGTCGTGCCGCTGTTCTCCGCCGAGTACATCGGCGGCCAGCCCGGCCAGAGTACAGCCGAAAGCCTCGGCAACGCCGTCACTACCCTCATGCAAGACCTCGAACCCGACAACGGGGTGATGTGATGGGATACCGTTCCCGCGACACCAAGAAAACCGGCTACCTGCAAGAGCTCCGACGGATTCGCAGGAGCCTGGAAGAGCAGCGCAGCTTCCTCCACGACCAGCCAAGGCGGGTTCACGAACAGCGCCATGGCCGCGTCGTCGCAGAGGCTATACTCAGCTGCAAGATCGCCGATATCGATCGGGAGATCACTCGCGTTCACTACGACATCGACGGGGTCTGAACTACTCTGGGGGGAGTGGCGGAATTGGCAGACGCGCCGGACTCAAAACCCGGTGAAGGTAAAACTTCGTGTGGGTTCGATTCCCACCTCCCCCACCATCCCATAGGCAGAGGATAAGTAAATGCAACTTTGTAACACCATGCGAAGACAAGGCTGCATCAGGTGGCGCGCGGACTAAGTTCCCAGAAAGATATAATCCTCTGTAAAAATCCAGATTGTAATCAAATAATCGAACGCCCTGCCGCTAGGTACCGCCAACAGGGACGTCCCCAGATTTATTGTACCCCCGAATGCCGGCCCTCTCCGCATAAGAAAAAAGACCAGCTAAATGCCTATGAAGACACCCTCCAAGGGCTCCCGCGTCTTTCGCGAAGCGAACTGGGCCTAGACCCCAGCGTGCCTAAACAGGCTATTAGAGACCGATTTGCATACCTTGTCTCCGTAATGGCGTTGAGTTGGTATGATCGGGGTTATACAGACTTCTCTATTCTTACTCTCCCGAACGAATTCGGGATCAGAAATAGAAGGTCTGTGGAATGGCAGATACATAATCTGCGGCAAGAAGGGCTAAATCCCCACATCTACGGAATAGAACTGGATGCGAAGCGTCGGGAAAAGATGCAGCAGTATCTTGAAGGAGGCTCCAAGAATCTGAAGCCTTCGATTACCTTGCTCTCAGGCAAGTGGTCAAAAATCGTCGCGGGAGAACGCCTAAAGGAAATACCGAACCTCATTGGCTTGTGGCCCGACTACATGGGGGCTTTCGGAAGGCCGTATGAAATAGATGCCCACTACGCCTTTCGAGACCAGAACATTCGGGGTAACGGACAATTCGTTTATGCGGTTACCTTTGCAACCAACAACGGCCGTGGCCTCTCTGAAGGGGGCCCCCTAGTGGGCCCTCAAGTAGAGGAGTGTTTGGGACGCGTCGCCCGTAAGTATGGGTATGAATTAGACCCCCGACAATCCAGTCTCTATCCGTACCTATCTGGTGCTCTAAATATGTGTACCCATATTGGCCTGTATAATCGAACTTGAGGTAAACATGCGACTACGACTGGGAATAGTCCTAGGCCGCATATGGAGAAGGATCTGGCATCCCGACCCCATGAGCCTCGAGGGCCGCCTGCGCCAGAGCTTCTCCGACTTCTTCCATGATTTTTACTATACAATTGTCGAGGTCACCGAACAGGTCACCTTCGCCCAGATCCTGGGCGCTCTGTTCATCACTGCTTTTGTCATGGCCCTGCATCTGATACTTTGGGGCCTCTTGTCCGGGGTCCTAGGCCTGGGCCTCAAGCTACTGTGGAACCAAGTTCTCATGGTCCACTTTCCCTACCACTTCCACACCATGCTCACCTTGGAACAAGGTTGGATCGCTGGCTTCTTCCTCAATCTGGTACTATTTCGCAACGTGAACATCACTATTCGCACCAACCAACAAGACTAGGCTCAATGGGCTCCGGTATCCCTGAACTTGACTTGCATGGTTATACCCTAGAGGGGGCTGAGCAAGAAGTCGACCGAGAGCTCAACCTACGCTTTCTGAAGGGGGATTTTGGGGCTAAGTTACACGTCATTACGGGGTGGGGAGGACGGCTTCGACCGGCCATTGGCAAGTACCTCCAGAACCACCCACTAGTACAAGAAGTACGCCAGGAAGGACCGGGCTGGATGGTCTACCTGGAAGATCTAAGTTGAGTCCCAGATTTGGGGACGGACGGGTAATGCCAATAAGGTACGCAATTTCGCGCGAGGCTGGTCAGCCAGCGCCAAGCAGCAGGAGTGAAACAATGGGAGACGTAAACATCTTCGTCTACGGAACCCTACGCCGAGGGGACTGCCGAGACAGAGCCATGGAAGGCGAGATGCTCTGGGACGAGGCTTTCATCGACGGCTTCGAGATGCTCGATCTGGGAGCCTTCCCGGGGATCGTGGATGGCCCGGCCGACTCCACCATCCGAGGTGAAGTCCACGTGGTTCCGGAAGAGGTTCTGACCGGAGTACTGGATCGCATCGAGGGCTACCGCCCCGACGCCCCCGAGGACGGCCTCTACAATCGCCGGGTCGTAGAAGCCTACAACGAAGAAGGCGAATGCGTGGACGTCTGGGTCTACATCTACAACCGGCACCGTCGGCCCAGTGCCATCAACGTGATCCCTAGCGGGGACTGGTTCGAGCACCGTGGCCTCTACGAGCTCGAGGCCGGCGCCGGATGAAGTGTGAACGCTTGGCTTTCGAGCTCGGCGAGCCCTACGACGAGCGCGAGGTCGAAGATCTGCTCGAGCTGCTACAGTCTCGGGGCGCCGACTACAAGCGGGACCAAGGGGCCCGCTATCACCTGTTCATCCCTCTAGGCATGGATTACAAGCCCTTCTACGAGACCCTGAAGGACTGCTCATCCGTGCGCTGGGTCGATGACATTCTTTACCCGACCGTATTCATCCCCGTCGACGTCGAAGGGTAACAGAGGAGATGAAGTTCCTTCGAGGGAACCAACTGCTGCAAGGAGTCCTACGCATGAGTCGATCTCTCCCGCCGCGCGATGCCCAGGGCCGCTTTACCTCAGCTAAGGAAGCGGTCCAGGAAGCCAAGGAGCGCAAGCTGAAGGCCGCCGAGGGCGCCCAAGAAGCTCCCAAGGTCGAGTTCTCGGGAGACCACGGCACAGCCCAGACCTACTCCCAGGGCTACGAGTTCGCCTTCATGTCCCGGGTCAAGGGGGTCTGGAAGCAGGTCTGCACCTTCGTCTACTGCAAGGACTTTCTGCACGACGCCGTGTGGGCCTGGGTGAACAAGACCAAGTGGTCCACCTACGGCTTCTCCTACGACGTCGCCAAGCACCTACCCTTGGAGGCGGAACACACGGTCTTCGCTTTTCGCAACACCCAGTTCAAGGGCAAAGACCAGGAGTTCCACGCCGCCAAGGAAGCCTGCCAGGACTTTCTGAACCAAATCGAGGCCCAGATGGGACTCGAGCCCTCGGTAATCCACGAAGTTCCCCATCCCTCCGGCCCTTGTTGGCTGATCATCGGGGATAAGGGCTGGCAGCATGCCGCTCCGATGGTAGGCCTCTACACACTCTTCATCCGGGTCGGTGTCAAGCACACTCTGGGTGAGGATTACCAGAAGACTCTCGAGAAAGCCAAGACCGGGAAGATCAAGATCGGAAGCTCGAACTCCTATGCCGGACATCGGGACTGCTCCTACATCAAGCAGGCGTGGGATGGAATCCAGGTGATCCTGAAGCACGGCCTCGGAGTCTTCCATCCTACCATCGAGGAGAACTATCCCAAGGATCTGCCGAACAAGTGTGGGTCCCTTCACGATCAGCTCGGGCCGGTGAACTTCACCAACGCCCGCAAGACCAAGAACGGCGCGGCCAAGGCCATGCCCTACTGGTATCGAGACGAGATCTGGGGCAAGTAACCCAGAGAAGACGACATATCGAAGGAAGTCAACCTCTCACCAGGAGAAAAACCACATGGAAGGTTGCTTCGTAGCGGGGGCCGATCCCGAGCTGATGCTCGTCAGTCCCCAGGGAGAACTGGTCAGTGCCATCGGGCTGGTTCCGGGCACCAAGGAGAAGCCGGCGAAGGTCGCCGGCGGCGGCATCCAGCGGGACAACGTCATGGCCGAGTTCAACGTGGATCCCGCCGCTACCAGCGAGGAGTTCATCCACAACATCCGGACCGTCCTGGGCGAGCTGGCCAGGGTCGTAGCCCCGAACCTGCTGACGGTTCGAGCCAGTGCTTCCTTCCCGGAGCAAGCCCTGGACAACGACGAGGCCCGGGTCTTCGGCTGCGATCCCGACTTCGATTCGTGGACTCTGTCCATGAACGAAATCGACGGGACCGCCGCCTTGGCCAGCTTCCGCTCGGCGGGCGGCCACTTCCACGTCGGCAAGAAGGAAGCGGTAGCCGAGATGCTCGACGATCCCTACGGGAAGGTCGAAGTCGTGAAGATGCTGGACGTCTTCCTGGGCATTCCTAGCGTGATTCTCGACCCCGATCCCACGTCCAAAGCCCGAAGAGCCCTCTACGGGCGGGCCGGCGCCCACCGCCCCAAGGACTACGGGGTGGAGTACCGGGCCCTAGGGAACTTCTGGCTGCGCAGCCCGGAACTGGTGGACCTCATCTACCACCTCGCCGATCGAGCAGTGGCTCTGTGCCTCGAAGGTGAGAGCCACAAGATCGTCGAAGCCATCGGCGCCAACCGAATCCAGGAAATCATCAACACCTCCAACAAGCGCAAGGCCCGCAACACCATCCGGCGGGTACTGGCTCACTATCTCGACGATGCCACCACGCAGGCGATCCTCGGGACCACGCCGCTGGAGGCGATCGAAGGCAAGGCCCTGATGGAGGTCTGGGAGAACTAGCCTGTGGTCAATTTTCTACTACCGGTTTCGGATGAGCAGCGAAAGGCCTGGGTAATCCAAGCCCCCGAAGCTCTGAAGAACAGCGGTAACGACTACGTATCCTTTCAAGCCAGCGGCCCCAGAGAGATCGACGAGACCAACAAGAGCTGCTACGCCATTCTCCGGCCCGACTATAAGAAATATGAGATCCTGTGCCGTCCCAAGCGTACACAAAACACCCTGAGCGCGGAAGATGCAGGAGAGTTCTTCCGAATCATGACCGAATTAGGCGTGATTCCGGGCCCAGTAGAGCTGCGCTTGCACAAAGACGGGCTTTACTGCTGGATCCCGAAGGGTTGCGCCCCCAACGCTCAAGTATACACTGCCTTGACCTGCTACCGGTGGGTCGATGCCCATCCAGGTTTGGTCTGGCTCTTTTTGCGCCTTTTGGAACAGGATGACCGGCGCCATCCCTTTCAAGTACTACCATTTGTTATCAGCCAGTATATTAGTAATTGCAACCACAGCTTCTTGACCGTGGGCGGCGGGGTCGCCGAAACCAAGGCCTTCGAAACAGCAGCCAATCCCACGCTAGGTCTGGCAACAAAGATCTTTTTCGATCCTCAAGACGAGCGGGGCCAGAAAGACCTGGCCCATGATAGAGTATACGTAAACAATACTATCGGTGCCCTATGCCGTCGACTTACCCCCAAGGTCCAACAGCCCAGTGGGAGCTCTTGGGGCCCTTCGCAGCAGGACGCCCCCAAGTACCTCCTACATCGACCCGAGGATTCCCTGTGCCCGGATCTGGGCGAGCTCTATCGTATTCCCGACATTACTATCGAACAGATCGAGGAGATCCTTGGCCGACTGTTCACGGAGAAGAGCAAGTGAGCAAACGAATTTACGTCGAACACGACTACGATCGCCAGTACGGTCGCTTCTGGGGCCACCTCGGCGATGTGATTCGAGATCGCAACGAGTTCCTGCGAGATCCCGAGAGCTTCGATCTGGTCTGCTTCACCGGAGGCGAGGACGTCTCTCCTGGGCTCTACGGCCACCAGAACCTCGGAAGCCACAACTCCGAAGACCGTGACAAGCGGGAGGTGGCCATCTTCGAACTGGCCAACAAGTACGAGATTCCCATGACCGGGATCTGCCGTGGCTCCCAGTTCCTGAACGTGATGTGCGGCGGTACCATGGTCCAGCATCTTCGGGCCAGCCACGGCGGAGCCCGCCATCAGTGCCACACCGCCGACGGGGCTCTGTTCGAAGTGACGAGCTCCCATCACCAGATGAACGTGCTGTCGGCCGAGGGCATCTACCTGGGCTGGAGCCAGCAACCTGTGCGCCTGGAAGACTGCGTCTACGACGGCGAGCTTGCGGACCAACCGCTCGTAGCCTGCGACGAACGCGGCAAGCCCGGCGAGCTCCACGTTACCGAGGCTTTCACCTACCCCAAGCAGCGCATCTTCGCCGTGCAGCATCACCCCGAGTGGCAGGATGTCGAGGCGTCGGCTGCCCAGTGGACGCTGGCCATGATCCGCCATTTCTGCTTCGGAGAAGCTGCGAGCCTTGCCGCCTCCTGATTCGGCCAAGGTCCGGTGGCTCTCGGACAAGGCAGTTCTTGGAGTCGATTCCTATTCTACGGGCCCGATCTTTTCTTGGCTGGCTCTGCATGAAGGCCGCGGGTGGGCCCAGTGCCATAAGTGGAGCCGGTGCCGGGATGTGGTAGGGACCTATCTGCAAGGGGCCCTCCATAAGAAAGCGATTGCTCACGGCGGGATTGGCTGGGCACCCGGGTCCCTCCGGCCGCCCCTAGACCGAATTACCTTGGCTGTTCGTTTGACCGAGAAAGACCTCGAACGAAGCGAAGGATTCACTGACGAATCCTTAGCCCGCCTAATCGGCCCAGCCGAGGATGCCCTCGGACTCGAGATTCCTACCCGCATGGAACTCACAGAGCCGGGCCCCACCTCCAACTCCCAAGCCTGGTTTCTCACCGCCGACCCGTTCTGGATGTTGGCCCCTCCCCTCCTTTCCACCTACCTGCTTTTCGTACGCTCCACACCGTACATGACCACCACCAAACGCGATATCTTCGAGATCCTAGATGAGTTCCGCATCGAAGAGGGCTTTGACCGACATGGCCCGGGTGTACGAACCTTGTCTTGGCGATCCGAAGGAATCCGATCCCTGATCACTAACGGTACCGGGTTCTGGAACAGAACCCAGCGCCAGTATTACAGCCCTGATGCCCACTTCTGGCAGCAGGGTCTTGATCTTTTCTCAGCCCTAACTCCCGAACGACGAGAAGCCAAATGGCACAAGAAGAATCTCCTGCAGAAGATCGGCGCAACCTCATAGACGAGTTCAAGGGCCTATCTGTCGAAGAGATTCGGAGTCGTTTGGCCTTGCGCCGGCGTTCTTTTGCTTCGCTCATTCTCAACATTGACTATGACCTTAACATCTCCACAATCGTTCGTAACCACAATGCTTTTTGCGGGCAAGAAATTTTCTATTTGGGCCGACGTCGTTTCAACCGTCGAGGTTGTGTTGGTACCTATCTCTACGAGAACATCACCCACTTTGGCACTTTAGAGGAAGCCTTGGAGGGCATTCCGAAGGACTATACGTGGGTTGGAGTAGAACAGAAGCCCAGCTCAATACCCTTGCCAGAATACCGCTGGCCTGCCAAGCCACTAATAGTGCTGGGTCATGAACGAAGCGGACTTGACTTGGTGCCTGAAATACTTTATCGTTGTAGAGACCTGGTTTCCATTCCGCAAGCGGGCTCCGTCAGGAGCCTGAATGTAGGAGTGGCAGCAGGAATAGTACTATATGATTTTCTGGTCAAGGGAAACTATCTTGAAAGCACATTGCCCAAAAGGACATGAATACACGCCGGAAAACACCTACGTAGACCCAGAGGGGTGGCGAAGGTGTCGGGCGTGTAAACGCGCCCGAGATAAAAAACGGTACCAAAAGGACCCCGAACTTCGGGTACGCAGCTGGAGGAGGGCCCGGGAATGGGCTCTCGAACATCCTGATCGTAGGAAAGAGATAAGCCGGAAATCCGCTGCTAAAAGACGCGCCGAGGAACCTGGGAAGTTCAGAGAACAGAAGGCGGAGTATCGAGAAGCAAACAGAGCCAAGATCAATGCTCAGGCTCGCGCACAACGGCGGCGAAAGCCAGAGACAAGGCGTCGCCTACAACGGCTACGTGAGGCCCGCAAAAGAAACCAGTTAGGCCTTTGGCATCAGTTTGAGTCCCGGATTGAGGCGCTCCTCTATCTCTCTCAAGAAGGGCTATGCTACTACTGCGGTAAAACCTTGGATTGGGAAAATAGAAAGTCCTCGCCTTTAGAGCATAAGATACCCCTGTCCCGTGGCGGGAGCCACGGTATTGACAATTGGTGTATTTCTTGCTTCGACTGTAACAATCGCAAAAAGGCAAGGACAGCGGAGGAGTTCTTTACCGCTATGGAACGCACCTAATGCATCCGATCGTCCGGATTCTCTACGGTACCGACGTGGAGGGTAACGACCTCTGCACCAAGAAAGGATGGCTTCAGTGAGCACGGTTAGATTCTTTTTGGGCCGTGCGGCCAAAGTACTGGTCGTAGGGACCTACCTATTTCTCGGCGTGAGCCTGGTCTTGAAGGCTTTTGGACTCATTGGGGCCGGATCGATAATGGCCCAATGGTCAGACCTCTGGGCCGTCTTCGCCGCCTGTATGTGGCTGGGCATTGGGGTGCTCTTCTTCGAGGAGACTCCAGACCGCCGTCCAGTTCTCCCGGACCGGGAGCACGAGCGCATGGCGCGGCACATTCGGCGCATTATGGAGTTGTTGGAAGAAGAGAAGCAGGCCGAAGCCTTGGACCTGCTGACTATGGTCCTCGAAGAATTCGGAGACCGGCTGCACGAAAGGAAGGTCTGGTGAAGGAGATCGTCCGCATGATCGGCGGGAGCCATCTCTACGGTTCCAACGTCGAGACCAGCGATCTAGATCTCAAGGGAGTATACATTCCCGCAGGCCGGGATATCCTCCTTCAGCAAGTCCAAGATGCGGTAGTTTCTCATAGTCCGGGCCAAGACCGCGAGATCTTCAGTGTCCAGAAGTTCCTGAACATGGTGATGCAGGGCCAAGTGGTGGCCTTGGACATGCTTTTCACCCCGGAAAGACTCTATACGCAGCCGCCGGAGCCCGAATGGCGCTGCATCCAGATCAACCAGAAGCGCTTCCTTTCCCGAGGTATCCAAGCCTTTGTCGGGTATTGTCGCCAGCAAGCCCGTCGCTACTCGGTAAAGATCGAGCGCTACCAAGCAGTGCGCAGCCTGTGTGATTTCCTACGCCGGGCCTCCATCGACAACCCGTCAGGGACTTTGGCCGGAACTTTCAGAGTAGAGGATGTTCCGGACCTACAAGCATTCATAGACCAGGCCGACGACTATACCTTCATAGAAGACATCACTTTGGCCAACGGAAAGGTCATTCCTCACCTCTCCTGTTGTGAAACCCGAGTGCCTGTAACCGCCCCTCTGAAGGTGGCCCGGGAGACCTACCGTCGAAAGTTCGATGCCTACGGGAAGCGCGTAACCCGAAGGGAGAACATCGACGCCAAGGACTGGAAGGCCATGTACCATGCCGTGCGAGTAGGGTACGAGGCCATCGAATTTTTGGAGGCCGGAAAGATTACCTTTCCACGGCCTGAAGCCCAGTTTCTGCTCGAAGTCCGGCAGGGCCGGGTTCCCTATGACAAGGTCAGTGATCTCATCGAAGGGAATCTTGGACGTATAGAACGGTCCTTGGAGGCAAGCCGTCTTCCAGAGGAGCCGGATAGAGAATACGCCGATCGGTTGGTTCAGTCCTTCCACCACTCGGCGGTGGTGCTGAGCCCCCGTAGCTCAGTTGGATAGAGCGGCGGACTTCTAATCCGCAGGTCAGAGGTTCGAATCCTCTCGGGGGTGCCACCAGAAGGAGAGCAATGCCATGAGCATGCGATGTGGACACATTTTGCGGCACGAGGACGAGTCCGGGGTCTCGGGGACCGGCCGAGTGGCGGAGTGGGTGGAATACTCGGACGGTGAGGTGGTCGTCCATTGGTTAAGCCACACCCCGAGCACCAACCACTATAGGAACATGAAACAAGTGGAATCGATTCACGGCCACGGCGGGAAGACCGAGATCGTCGTGGATTGGGTCGAACCCAAGCCCGAGGACTTGGCTCCGGATGCGGCTATTCAGGACGCCAAGGAAGAAGCCGCAGGGAAGCGGAATCGCGGAGGCTCGAAGAAAGGCAGTCCCCAGAAGGGTGCTGCCAAAAAGAAGGAGTAGCCATGAACCCCCAAGACATCATCATCACCGCTCTCACGCCCCACAGCGCCTTCAACCCGAACGGGAAGACGTGGCGGCGCCTGGACACCTTGGCCGAGTTCACCGGCCTCGAGTCGGGCGACGTGCTGGAGCTCCTGGCCGGAGATCTGGCCGCGGCGGTGGCCTGCAAGGCCTCCCAGAAGGGCAAGGGTGTGCTGGTAGCCCTCAAGGAGAACCTGCCCGAAGCCGGCCAGCCGCAGCAAGTGGCTGTGGCCGGCGGTCCGGCTTTCCAGCCGGACGAACCCGAACAGGCCGAGGAGAACGCCGGCGCCGCCGAGGCCGTAGCGGAGGAGCCGGCCGAAGAGGTCGCCGAACTTCCGCTTCCGGCTGCTGAGTAGATCCATTTTCGCCGCTGTAGCTCAGCTGGGAGAGCAGGGGTTTTGTAAACCTCAGGTCGGGGGTTCGAGTCCCTCCAGCGGCTCCATCAAGGAGTGAAAGAATGTCCTCTCCCGAAAGAACTCCGTTCCAAGTGCAGCCTGGAAAGCTCCGGGATCTGCTCGTGGAGATTCGAGAACGTATGATGAACTTGGAGACCGATCTGAACGGTCCGATCGCCGAAGGCGCGGTGGCTCTGATTCCGATTCGGCATGAATTGGTGGAGGCCAGTGAAGCCGTGGACCGGGCCGTCGAGCATCTCGATGGGTCATACCGGGACTTCTCGTGATTCAAGTACAACTAACACGTTTATCTTCTTCCCACCAGAACTTGCGCACACCTGAGATCATTGGTGAGATTGCCCGTCTTCCTCAAGTGGGTGAGCCGTTGCTACTAGTCGGAGCTCCTCTCGATCCCGAAGCCAACGTGCGTCTAATCGAGACTACCCCGATTACAGAGATTCGCCTCCACACCGAGGAGGGTTCTCTCGAATTCTGGACCTGTAACTCCCATTACGGTCTTCAGATTCTCGATATGGATGAGGTAGGAACCGCATGAAGAAAAACATGACCGAAGACGAGTACCGAGATCACCTGAACCGGAAGATCACCGAACACCGGCGACAAGCCGAAGAACATCGGAAAGTCGCCGAAGAATTCGAACGACGGCTTGGACGATTGAACCGTGGTGAGATCTCTACTCCAACTGAGCTCATGGCAATGATGGAAGAGATCGACGTAGAAAGACGAGCCTGGCCGGCGTGGATGCTCCAACAACTAGAGACACGCCAGCGTCGTCGTGGCGCCCGTCGAGAAGAAACCTAGACCCCTGTAGCTCAACTGGATAGAGCGTCTGGCTTCGGACCAGAAGGTTGCGGGTTCGAGTCCTGCCGGGGGTGCCAACTAAAAGGAATTCCCATGCCTGCCATCCATCTCACCCAACCGCCCTACAAGGTGGAGACGGGGCCGAGACCAGGCGTGTATCTTTCCCGAGAGGCCTACGAAGAGGTCTTGCAGGAAGCCCAAGAACAAGCGAGCAAGTGCATCTTCGACCACGATCCGTGGCTCGACGAAGGAGGCGAGGGCTAGACATGGATAGTCCGGGATTGGTCGCGAATCTGATTTCTATTGCGGTCTATGTCATCGTCGCTGCAGCAATCGTAGGTCTTGGTATCAATGAGAATGAGCCGCCGGCTGTTGTGCTTCCCATGTCTGTTTTCTGGCCTTTGTGGCTGATCGGAGCCTTCTTGGGGGTGATCTTGTGGGTCTTCTTCCATGGCCTGCGCGCCGGGTGGAAGCGATGACCGACGAGCGGGAATTCCACCCTCGAGCCGTCTGCCCTCGCTGCGGTTGGCATGTGTATGCCCCATTCGGGGAAGTATTCCACGTCCACCGTACCTGCTGTCCCAAGTGTGGGTTCCGCAAATACAGCTTTGTGGAAATGATTCGCTCCATCGACCCCGATGCCCAAGACTGGGAAGTGCTGACCATGCGGTGGGTTTCTACCTCTCGCCTCTGGCCCCCTTCCACTTGGGGCAGTGGCTACTGGGTGGTCCTAAAGTCTCTGAAGGGCGGTAGTACCCAACTCATTCGATGGGACGAATTCAAGGACGAACATCTAAAGGAGCGCCGAGAGGAACAGAACCGCCGGCGCGAAATGCACCGAGCCCGCTACGGGCACTAGCTCCGATAGCTCAGCCGGACAGAGCAAGTCTCTCCTAAAGACTAGGTCGTAGGTTCGAATCCTACTCGGGGCACGATCTTCGTAAACCAGGGCAGAGGACCCGCTGTGACTGATGTAGAACGAGCAGTTCTTTTCTTCCTCACGCCGTGGCTTCTCTTACCACTAGTCCTTTTCGTTTGGTCCCTCCAAGACCTCGTTTTGGATTCTGCTTTTTACCATCGTTATAGATTCCGCCGGCTAGGTCGCCGTATCCAAGACGATCGGCGGGAGATAGCACGGGCCTTTAGCTCAATTGGCATAGAGCACCCGGCTCTTAACCGGAAGCGTCTGGGTTCAAATCCCAGAAGGCCCACAGGTCATTCCCCCTCCAACCCAGGATTGATCGTGAAACGTAGAATTAAGTGGAAGAACGGCCGATACGCCGAGGCTTGTCTTCCTGGTGGACATACTTCAATTTTCCGCTGGGCTGATGAAAAACGCCTGAGTAATATCCGCATGCAAGGCCCGGCTCAGGTCGCTGACGAAATCACCGTCTGGCATCTGCTTTGGGACGGTCTCCAAGTCGAAAAGTTCGACAGCGAGGAGAAGCTCAAAGAATTCATCATCTGCTTTGTCTACGGAGTGGATAAGGATACGGCGGTGCCGAGCGAGCTGCTCGTGGACGCGGGGCTTCTCTATCGCAAGGACGGGCACAAACCCGTCTGGGTAGATGACTGGATGACGCCTCGTAAGGATCTGGAAATCATCGGCTTTACCGGAACTTTTCCCTACCCCAGCCTTCGCTCTACTGATCGCAAGATTCGCCTGGTGGGAACAGAGGACCAACCTGAACCGCAGGGTCCGGAGGTCCCGGCTAGCTTCCTACGCTTGGAAAAAGGAGCTAACGGCCGGGGGCGCCTGGTACAGGTAGAAGCGCCGCCGGTCTCGGTGCGGACAAACCCAGGACCTCGCCGGCGCTTCAAGCCCATCTCTAGAGAGTGGGAGGATTTCTCCTGGGAGGCTCGTGCCTGGCGGCCCGTACGAGAGCCCAAGCCTACTCCCGACAGCGAAGGTGTTTTCGCTCTCCCCTCGCCCCGGCCTTGTCAGTGTGGGCCGAAAGCGAAGGGGAGGGCCAAGAAAAAGAAACAGACAGCCAAGAAAAAAACCGTCTAGGTTTGCCTTTCTAGGGGAAATATGTTATTTTTAGGGATGCCGGCTGGAGGTGCTCGCCTGATGCCGGTTTTTTCCGCCCAAACCTATTCTTGAGGTAGACGCAGGGGTTGGAACTCTCCCTTCTCACCGCCTTGAGCGCGGCCTCAATGCTCTTTACGATGGCCTATTACTGGTTCTCGTCGGGCGACCGAGGGATGGGGCTAGCCTATGCAGTAGCCATTCTCAACGGAACTTTGGGAGTAGTTATAAACACTATGCTTTCTCAGGTTCCTGGACAAGAGGGTATGTTGATTTTCAATATTTCCTCGATTTGGATTGTACTGACCGGGGCCCGAGGACTCCAGCGTTTGAAGAAACAACGGATTCTATGGGAAGTTACCTCATCAGAACTCCCTCACGATGCGGAACTCCTAGGGTATGTAGACGATGAAGGGTACGTAGAACACTCTACTCGAAAACTGGCCGAAGAGTGGGAAGACGAAAACCCTGAAGATGTACCGGCGTTTGAAGAGGCGGTGTAGTTCAACCGGTAGAACGGCTCTCTCATACGGAGTAAGTTGGAAGTTCGAATCTTCCCACCGCCACCAGAGGAGACGATGGAAGACTTCTATCCGAAATTATTCCTTTGGCTTGGTACCTGTGCCTCTCACTTGATCGGCCTCATCTTCTTCTCTCGGGCTATTCTTCGCCAGATTCGAGGCCAAGATTTTCTAGGAGTAACCCTCTGGGGTTTTGCTTTCATGGTTCTAGGTTATTGGGGGAATTATCTCATAGGCGAGGTTATATCCCAATGAGTTACTGTCGATTTAGTACCGATAGCGATATCTATTTAATCGCCACTGGTGACGGCCGTGGGCACCCCAGGTGGGAGTGCATGGTTTGCCTACTGGCTCCTGAAGGCCGGGGATATGTAACCGCCACCCGAGCAGCCATGTATCGTCATCTTCTAGACCATCGGAAACACGGCCACAAAGTGCCTGAGTCAGCATTAGACCGACTGGCCCAAGAGATCTCCGAGGAGTAGGCGGCCATGTTACGAACCTTCCAAGTCGAATACTGGGCTTGGCCTGAAGGCGCCCGTATTACGACCCAAGGTAATTTCCAGATCGCCGGGAATAGCGAGGAAGAAGTCCGCCAAGCCTGCCAAGAGCGCTGGCCGGAGATGAATATAACCCGCTGTGAACCAGTGAAATAGTTCTATGGTCATCGAACTCAGTCGAAGATCTCGCTTTAGCGATCTAGCCCCTAACACTCAAAAGGTGCTTCGACGCCTAACGGTTCGAGGTTGGCTTTTAAGGCAGTATATTGATAGCGATCCCGAGAACCTATTCACGAACATCGCCTACTACCGAGGCAAGATCGTAGGTTGGATGGGAATCTATCAGGGTCTGGCCATGTTCTACGTCCGGCCCGAATTCCGGCGATCCGGTATAGGAACCGTGCTAGCCAGTCGGGTGAACAGGAAAAAGCACAAGTACTTGGAAGGGGTTCGAGGCTCGGATCAGTTCTTTCAACGCTGCCGCATGCAGCACCAGTAGAAATTCGTTGCGGGGTAGAGGAGGGGCCGTCCTCGTCGGTTTCATAAGCCGAAGATCGTAGGTTCGAACCCTACCCCCGCTACCAGGAAATAACCATGCAACCTCGTACTTACAGGACCAAGCGTTCCAAGAAAGGCACGCTGGTCCTGTGGAGTAAACCGAAGGAACCTAAACGCAAGCGAGAACTCCGATCCACGAACTACTTGGATGGGGGTGAAACCCTTGAATCCCTCCTGGACTGGGCCCAGGAACAAGGCTTCCAAGCCAGCGACGTGATGCTGGTGAAAGAGTGGGAGCGCTACGACGACTACGAACGGGTCGAATTGCAGGGCTACCGCCAAGAAAGCGACGAAGAATTCGAAGCGCGCCTAAAACTTTACCAACGAGAACGGGAGAATTGGGAGCGCTGGTACCAAGAAAACCAAGAAGAAATCGAAGCCATTCTGGCCCATAGGCGGGAGAAAAAGCAGCAAGCCAAAGAAAAGGCTCTGCGGGCCCAAGCCAAGACGGCAGAGCAACACGCCCGACGCCTGCGAAAGCAGTTGGAGAAACTGGAGAAAAATTGAGTGAAGGTACTGCCATTCTCATCAGTTACTTCCTGATCGGGATAACCATGGCCAGCCTCCTCTGCCCCGACGACGAAGGTTGGGGATTTTCTACGGTCCTATTCTGTTGGCCTTTGGTGCTGATTCTAGGGGCCTATGTTTGGTGGATCAGTAGGAGGGGGAGATCTTCCCCTCTGGGTTGAACAGCCCCGAGAAAAAAATCAGGGGGCCTTAAATCTCGCGACTGTAGTTCAGTTGGAAGAACGTCTGCTTGCCAAGCAGAAGGCCACGGGTTCAAGTCCCGTCAGTCGCTCCATCGAAAACTTCCAAGGGAAAACGATGTCTGCAAAACGTCGTAAAGCCCGTAAACCTCGGGCTGTCATCGAGTTCCTGCGCGAGCCCAAGCGCAACCCGGTTAAACCGCCCAAAGTCGATTACGCCGATCTTCCGAACATCAACTATTACGACCTGTTTATCATACCAGGGCGAGACGTTCAGCATTGTGATGCCGCGGTGATCTACCACCGGGCTGATACGATGGGCCGTAAACTACACCCGGGTATGATCGCATCGGGCATTTCTCGACCGCATTGCCCGGTTTGCATGCGCCGGCTGGGTAAAAAGGCCATCGAAGCCTTGGAAAAAGATCCGGCGATGCACACCAATACCAAGCGCCGGCACCCTGATGATCCCGGAGTCATAGTTCACACACTGCGCATGTTCCGTATGCCGAAGCCGGCGCGAGAGGTAGAACTAGAGCCGGAAGCGCCGCCCCAGACTGGCTATTCCCGGGAAGCGGAGCTGCCGTCGGCATTCGCGGCTGTGCCCGAACCATCCAACGAACTAACCATGGACGAGCTGGTTGCAGACGAACCGCTGCCCTACGTGACCCAGGCACCCAATATCTTCGATCCCCACGCAGAAGCCCCGCCTGGGCCAGAACTTCCGAAGAAATGGGAAATCCTGGATGACCCCAACTTTGCCGGCATTCGATTGCGAGGTTTTCTACAGCCCAACAGCGCCGGCGTTACGTGTGGGCCAGCGCGGGTGGGTCTCGTAAGTCTCCAGAGCCCTCCATTCGGCCCCACCGATGGCCAGCGATTAAGAGCTTTTCTGAGCAGCATTCCCATGGCTCTACGGACGGTGAGATTCGTTGAGTTGGAGATTCGCCGGAAGATTCAGCAGATGGAGCAAGGCCGGGGAGCTTTGCTACCCTTCCATGAATTTGACTCTTTTGCCTATGATGGGGATATTCCTGGCCAACGGGCTAGGCCTCAAGAAAGAATCCAAATCCGAGCTACGGACGCTATGGATATTTGCGAAATAGATGGCCACTGGGATACTCACATTCCCGCCGCCGGCGGCCAATTGTGGCAGGTGGGTTTTCCTCAAGAAATTTTCTCCAAAGCCGAGGTTAGTGCTATCCTCATGAACGTGGCCCATCTCGGTCGAGGAATACGTACTCGTAGCCGAGTGCAACAGAACATACTACGCACTTGCCAAGCTCGGGATATCGAGTCCAAATTCAACGCTATCCGATTCTTGGATCTGATTCCAGAAGGTGAAGTACAGATAACTGAACTCGAAGATGGATCTGGCTGGCAAATCCACGCGCGACGACCTCCGATGCTCATAAGACAGTCTTGACGTTCCCTCGAGGAGTTTTCCAACCGTACCATGTGTCTCGGGTAAGGGATAAGCTCCAGCGCTTGAGCCCCCGTAGCCACGAGAGAAATATCGAGGCTGCCCGGATACAAGTTGCCGCCGAAGGTGTAGGTCTGGATTTTGACCAAGTCGAGACAAGTCTGGTAGTGGCTCAGGAAGCCATGGGAATAAACCCCGCAACCCATTACCTTTAGCCTTTCGTGCGCGAGTAACTCAATTGGTAGAGTGCCAGCCTTCCAAGCTGGATGTTGAGGGTTCAAGTCCCTTCTCGCGCTCCAGAACAAACGAGTTCCCAGTAGAACCTACATAGTGTAGGGGACCTGGAACAACAGGAGACAACCAAAATGCGCAAGTTCTTCATCGCCTTCCTCTTCGTTCTCGGACTGGCCTTCGGGCCCCAGGCCGCCCAGGCCGAGGGGGCCACGGGTGCCCAGCAAGCCCTCGTGGGCCTCAACGGCGTCGCCACGGCGGCGGTCGATCCGTTCATGGGTCTGCTCGAGGCCGACGACCGCTTCGACCTGCCGGGCAACTTCGCTCCCGTGGAGTTCGTGACCGACCGCGTGGTGGGCCTGTTCACGGGCACCTTCACCGGCGCGAAGCGGCTGGCAACGGGCGTGGCCGACATCCCGCTGGCCCTGACCCCGGTCGACGGCCTGAGCCCGGATCCGCGCTTCGTCGTGGTCCCGGGGGCAGCGACGTCGGACCCCGTCGGCGCCATGCGGCCGCCGGGCTTCTAGAGCGCGAACAAGGAGCACCAGAGAAGCCGGGGGCTACGGCCCCCGGCTTCACCAGCGACGTGTATAGCCGAGGAAGGGAGATCCGGACCCGGGCTTTGAGCCCGACCTTCCTCGGCCTTGCTGCTGTAGCTCAGCCGGCAGAGCAACACCTTGGTAAGGTGTAGGTCGGCGGCTCAAATCCGCCCAGCAGCTCCAAGGAGGGAACGTGACTCTCGAGGAATTCGAAAAGATTAAGCCGCAGATCCAGCAGGCTTTCGAGAAGGCTTTCTTGAAATGCGAGGAGGAGAATCCAGGGTTCTTGGCCTCGTGGTTCAAGGCTTGGAGCGAGGGGCCGCTCCGTGGCTGAAGACTGCACTCTAAATAAACCCTGCTATTATTGTGCCCAAGAAATGGGCGGGGCTATGACGGGTTATGGTTATGCTGGACCTCCGTGTATCTTGGACCAGGGCCCTACTACTTGGAAAGATCACCTACGAGGGGTCTTTACTCTCTGTTTGGTTCTCGGGGAAGTCGTTTTGCTCTTTGCTTGGGCGGTCCAGAACTCCTAGGTCTCCCATCGTCCCCTCCAACATTCTCTCGACCTAGAAAAAATCTAGGGGCCGTAGTTCAATTGGTTAGAGCACCTGCTTGTCACGCAGGAAGTTGCCGGTTCAAGTCCGGTCGGCCCCGCCAACTGTGATAGCCTATCCGTTCCCCGTCAAATCGGCGGGGACCTTATAACTAATGCCCCGCCTGCCTACCGCAGGCTTGTGGCAAATAGGAGAACTATAACAATGGCTAATATAGAACTACGCAATGGCACTGATATGAAATTCGTGGACGTTTCCTCCGAAACTCTACGAAGGTACTTTTTCCCGGGCGGGGAAGTCGTGGCCATCGACGACCCCCAGTTCCTCCATGTAAGCCGATCCGGACACCGGGTCCTGGACGGCCGGGGATTTTCCCACTACATTCCTAAAGGGTGGATTCACCTGGAGTGGAAGGTAGCGGACGGCGAACCGCACTTCGTCGCTTAACCCTAATTGTGCGACCGGGAAAAAGGGATTAAAGTACCGCAGCGCAGACCAGAATCCCTGAGCCTACGGGCGCCAGCGGCTTCGAAAGATTGTGACGCTCTGTTAGGCGCTGCCGCACCCCAGATAAGTCAGAGAAGAGAAGTAGTTTCTCCTTTGATTGAAGATTCCTGGGAGGGTCGAACTTCCCATGGCCGGGAACTTAGCATCAGTAAAAATAAATGCCTCCCGGCCCAAGAAGTACCTCTCCTAAGTTCTGCTCCCTTGGTCTAGTGGTCTAGGACGCCTGGCTTTCACCCAGGAGGACACCGGTTCGAACCCGGTAGGGAGCACCAACCATCAACCACCGCCCAGGAGGCCAGAGTGCTGGTAGAGATTGCCCTAGGCATCTGCCTAGGGGCTTGGATCACCGGACATTACAGCCCCGGCCAAGAAATGAAATGCTTGCTCGTCATGTGGGCCGGCGTGGAAATCTGGTTGGGAATCGTAAGGTCTTGGGACTGGGATAGTATATTCGGAGGATGAGACTACGATAACCCTCCTCCTAGATAAGTCGCTGCAGCGGAGTGCATAAGAGCCGTCCCTGAAAACTTGACGACGACCCGAGAAGTAATCCCCGGGAGTGATGGTCCCGCTTCGGGTAGCAGGTCACGATCTGTTATGGGCGAACTTCTCACCTCGCAAGAGGCATGGAGACGTCCTGGGTGGGTGTCGAGGCGCCCGAAAACCTCGCAGGGATCCGACGGGATAGTGGGGTGAAAAACCCACCAGCGGCCACCTAGGGGTATTACCAATGGCTCAGTTCTATGTGCATAGGAATCTAAATCGCAGTTGCTGGTCCGTATTGCTACGAGGCAAACTGCATTCCCACCGCCAACGCCTGGCCTTAGGCGATGTAGAGTTCCGGATCCGCCCCAGCGGACACCGTCGAGCACTACGAGAAGGCAAACGCAACGTCCACGCCTTTGTAGTCGGGCGACTCGCTCGCAAAAAACCCCAAGGAAAACCTCTTCGCATTCGCTACGATCTTGGTAAAGGCCAATTCGTAACCATGCGTGGCCGCCAAGTTCGAGCCGCTGCCTTCGTTCAGTTCGATGAACGGGGCCGAGTTTGGGCTTGGGGCTCGAAATAGCCTCGGGCACGGCTATAAACTGCGCCTCGGTCAGCCCGATTTACGAAAGGAAAACTCGAATGCAGGAAAAGGAGAACAGCATGATAGTCCATCAATAGCCCGGGAGACCTGATCCTCCGGGCTAAAGGAGGAACTAATCATGCGCAAGGATATGAACAAGGTCTTGACCACCCGCCCTCGCTTCGGCGGGAACACTACGCGAATGCGTAAGACCTTCGACCAGAAGAACACGCCCAAGGAGCGGCGCTTCGTCCCTGGCAGAAAGGATGCTGTCGACGACTACTCGCCCAAGCGTGAGTCGATGCGCCGGCGCCACCGGACCGACGGGGACAGTAAGGAATTCTCCGATCTGATCAACCCGCTGCGCCGTTACCTGCGCAAGCAGGTCGGGCGGCCTTGGGATGAGGTTTGGAGCGATATCTGCCGGGGCCTGGCAGGCGGAGGCTTGGCTCTTGAGCACGTTAAAGACCACGTCAAGTGGGAGGTTGACGGTATTCCTCACTCGGGGCACTGTTACTTCCGCCATGACGACTGGTATAAGCCTGGCAGCGGAGTGGTTTACGTCGATTCCAACGGCATCCTGCGGGCCAATCCGAATAAGTAGTGTGCCCCCGACGCTCGCGTCGGCATAGGCGGCATGCAGGGGACGCTTGCGTCCCCGATGCCGTGGGCTTGCTTCCGTCGTCTAATCGGTTGAGGACACTGCTCTCTCACAGCAGAAATGTTGGGTTCGAATCCCGCCGGGAGCACCAGATGAACACCTATGAACTGCAATACCAACAAGACAATCGTATATTTAGAGAGATGGCCGAGACAGAAGAAGAACTTGTCCGGTTAGTCGAGAGCATTTCTCGAGGGGCAAATATTACTCGGATCAGAGCTTGGCGTATCGACGAAGAGGATGGGAACCAGACAGTACAGCCTCTGCGGGTACAAGTTATTGGACAAGCCGTGGTGATAGAAAACCAGTAGAGAGGGCCCAGATTCTAGACCGGAGGCAACATGGGACAATGTAGCCAACAGGCCCGAGAAATCGCCCAGGCTGACCTGGAACGCAGGAAACGCCGGGCCTATGAGGAATCTTGGCAAGAAATCGCGCGCCTCTACATTCAAGATTTTCGAGAACTGGACGCCGGTAAACCATTCGCTCTATTCAATTTGGTTCGGCTTTCCAATCTCTATGCCGTAGCCTGTGTATGCTATTACAACTATGCTTTCTCACCCATGCAAGACGCCACTTTCGATAGCCTTTGTCAATTCCTTTACGATCATTTTGAAGAGGCCCAAGCAGCTGGGGTTTGGAGCGGCGTACTAGATAAAGACATGTTGGCCGCCGGATCCGGTTACCACTGGTCGGAGTTCCGACTTCCGATTCATAACATCGCCTTTTTCGTACCTCAGATCATGAAAAGAGAGCCATGAGACGTACTATTCTAGTTGGCGGACAAGAGATAATCGCCCACGAACTTTCCGAATGCGAAGGCAACTTCTGTTGCCTACACAGGCCAAGCCCGCACCACATGCGAGGCTGGCCGCAAAACTGGCGAGAAGATCGCAGTTTGATGGAAAGAATCTGCCCCCACGGAATCGGTCACCCTGATCCTGATGATCTGGGAATCCGAGAAGGACGGCAGTCAGGAATTCATGGATGCGACGGTTGTTGCATCCTCAAGGAGATATGATATGAAACTAAAGATAACAGCAATTATTACTATAGTCCTGGTATCTGTAGGGCTAACCAGTTGTGCTTTTGTCCCGCCCTGTGCGTGGTTCCCGGCTCAGTGGGGCGCCTGCAACGATAGGCCGGACGTAGATGAAGATTAGATCTCGATTACACGAATTCTATCTACATTTTCGTTGGGTTCTCCGGGGTCGTCCCTGCTACTGCGGGGCCGATTTCCAAGGTCACGCCTTGGGAGAACATCCTTGGTGTGTAGAGAACGTGGACAAGGAGGAAAGTTTTGCAATTCCTAGCCGATCCGGATAGTGTAATTCTGGGCACCAACTATACGCTACGCCAACTAGAACAGATGTCTTTGGACGAACTAATAGCAGCCCAACGGGCTATTCTGCTGCCCCATGAACAAGAGAAATTCGATCAAGGGGAGCCTATCTATCTGGAAGCCGGCGACTACCGCGCGGATTTCCTAGACGCCACTGACGCTGTGATCGGCGATAAAAGCGCGTAGAGCCATGATAATCGGCAATGCCTGCCAAGAATGTGGATGTATATTCTATACCAATTACATCTATCGGGACTTATGTTGGGGCTGCGCGAGCGCCCCTCCCCAAGTATGTAACTGCGAAGGGTGTCAAAGAAAGCGAGCATCTCGGAGGGAGCACCGTGAATCAGAAAGCCGTCGGTGAATACATGATCGCCGGTAACGACTTTGTAGCCATTGCTATCAATATGAGCAACCCTCAAGACGCCCATTGGTTTACCCCCGGCAGAAGCGTATGCGATGATGGCGATGTGACTGCCTGGGAACGGGCTGAAGTCTGGGCGTCGCCCGGTGAATAAATCCAAGGAGGGGTGGCTGAGTGGTCGAAAGCGGCACCCTGCTAAGGTGTTGATCTCGAAAGGGGTCCGAGGGTTCGAATCCCTCCCCCTCCGCCAGGTAATACAAGTATGCGACTCATGGGCCGCAAGAACGAAAAACAGATGAGGAAACTCGTGCGTCTGGCTGACGGAGATGTAAGTCTAGTCAACCAGGCGCTAAAAGAATGGCGAAAGCGGAAGGATATCCAGAGCATGAGCGATCTGGAGGACTACATCCGCAAGGAAGCCAAGAAGCGCCGCAAAGGAAAATAAGGAGTATCCTAATGGCAAACGACAAGCGATGGCACCGACACAAGATGAAGAAGCATAAGCAGCGGAAGCAGCGCAAGAAGAACAAGAGCAAGAAAAAGAAGTAAACTATGCGTACTGAAATTAGGAAGGGTCTATTTGGTAAGCCTTATGAATTACGTATAAAGGATAATGGCCACTCCGCCAGCGCCGCCTCGGGTTGCTTCTGTAGCGAGTGCCAAGAACTACGAGCCGCCGAGGGTCGATGCATAGAATGCGGAGGGTCTCGAGGTAAGTATGGCGTAAGGTCCAAATGTTGCGGATGCTCCGCCAGTGGTCTAGGAGCATAACATGCCTCGCTATACCAAGCAACGGGATACGTTCCGCTGTGGACCTATAGCCATCCTGAATTCTATTAAATGGACAGGGATAGAGGCCCCTTACTCACAATTCGTTCCTATTATTAGCCGCTTAAGCCGTTGTGAACCGCCTGAAGGCACCTCACACGGGTTCTTCGACCAAGCCTTACGTATAGTCGGACAGAAATGCCCAAAACCGTTTCAAGTTCGCCGGATCAATCAGCCCTATCTATTCCAAATAGAGGATCATCTCAGGGCAGATGGCGCGGTGATCCTTAACTATTATTGGAGACAGGAATATCTTGATGCCCGCCATTTCCTTTTGATTACCGGACTCAGTCCGAGTGGACAAACTCTCTATACCGTTAACGGACATCGCGAGGGTAGAGCGCTTCGAGCTGTGCGCCGGCAGACTTTCGTCAACCACCATCTACGTTTTCAACGCGTAGACGAGTCTTTCAAGGCTTGGTTCCTCACAAGAATATAAGTCGGGTCCTGTGCGGGATCCGACGAAATCCATGTTCGTACGATCGCGCAGGCCGGCGACTCACCGACATGGTTGAGGGGCGGGGAAAAGCGCTGAGTACCTGTACCAACACATTCGAGCACGGGTGGCGGAATTGGTAGACGCGCTGGTCTTAGGAACCAGTGCCTTCGGGCGTGCGGGTTCGACTCCCGCCCCGTGCACCACCATTTATTGTATGAGTAATTTGAGTACACAAGGAGAACTACCATGAACATTCCCTCGAAAATTAGCGTTCCTACAGACGCCGTAGCCACCATCGGAGGCGGGGCCGCCGCCGGTGCCTCCATTCACGCCGCCATTGGCGGTGTAGGCATCGCGGCAACAGGCACCGCCTGGGCGGCGCCGCTCGTACTTACGGGGGCCGCCTTGGGCGCAGCCCTCTATGGAGCCTACCGGTTGGGCAGAGGAACACGGAAATAGCCCTACCCTTTTCCCTTACTAATCGCTAGGAGTATTACTATGGTGACACAGAAAAGAATTATCCATAAGGACGAGGGTTTGATTTGGTTTTTCAGGAAGACTCGCTCCGGCAAGTTTGTCCCGGCCCCTAACGGCTATCCGGAAGGATTCCCCGCCAAGGAAGCCCTGGAAGTATTGAACGATCTCCAAGAAGGACTTTATGATGGTCACCCTGCCGGGGATCACTACGTACCTTGTGAATGTCGGTTCGTAAAAACCCGACTCTCTTGAGGAGGTCCCGTAATGGCCAAGTTTTTCGACCTAGTCAGCGGATTACACATCCTATCTTCTTACACCAAGAAGGGCATGGAAGAACATATCGGCGGCGCGGACCACGATGTTATTTGGGGTGCTGATGTACAAGTCAGCGAAGAGGACGCAGCCCAACTGGAAGAGCTGGGTTGGCATTTAGATGAAGAGACAGGCTGGTCTATTTTCTGCTAATAACTTACTGGAGGCTTTATGCCTAAGCCTTATGTAGTCCTAAAGCAGCGGTATGTGCCTAAACGCTGGAGAGCCTGGCGAATCGGGCGCGATCTGACCCGACTTACTCGCCAGAAAGGACTTATCCCGCTGGACGATCCCGCCCACGGGCCGCAGACTTTCCGGGCCTGGGCCAATAAGAAACTTCACGCCGAGTGTGGCCCTCGCACCAACAAAGGCGGTCAGGGAGAAGATTGGCACCAAGACGGCGATACCACTCCCGGGGCCAAAATGGACAACGCCATGGTCCTGTGGGCCAATCGAACTCCCACCCAGTTCCGTTACAAGGGAAAGATCTACCAACCGAAACCATTCCAGGTCATTTTGGTCCGTAACTTGGCCTGCCACCATAGACGGCCCAAGGACGCACCTAAACGGCGCTGGATATTCCGGCAGAGAGTACAAGTTCCTACTCATCTAGATTTGCCATAAGTTCTAGGAGGTTTCTGTGGTTAGATGTATTAGATGCAAAAGAGAAATACATAAGAAGTATAAAGTTATCTTGGCCGGCCTAAATGGGAAACCGGTAACTTATGTAGGGGACCCCCGCATGTGCCGAGACTGCAACGAATTGGTCGAGAAAGGGTTAGACTAAAGGGATGATAAGGGCAATAAAATATGGTCCGTTTCAAGAACTCGAAGAGCTTCTGGTACTGCGATCCCCAGACCGGCGCTCGCTATGTCATCACCTATGATCATAGAGCAGGGCACAAGAACCGATTCACTGTACTTCGTTACGACTATCAAGAGGAATTCTCCAACCAAGCCGAGGTAATAGGCCGAGAGTTGGATCTCAAGACTGCCCGAAAGATAGTTGCCCAGCACGTTTCCTAAATACAAGGAGTATTACCTATGGCGGAATCTGCAGAGTTTGTAGTCGGAGTTCATAAGCCAGGGACAGATCCCCGGAACCTGGCCCGTCTCTACACTCACGATGATGCAGCTGAGTACATCGGAGAGATTTTGGCCAAGAAGGATCCCAGGGGAGTACCCGCCGGGCATTATTACTTAGATGGCCCGGCTGATGACATATAGGAGAATTAACTATGTCCGCACAATTGCCCCGGAAAAGAGCCACAAAAAAGAAGCCCCAGAAACCCCCGTTCAATATCGATCAGTTTTTCGAACAGTGGGACTGGGAGGAACTCGAGGATAGTCTGGAAGGTCTGCAAGCATTGGAAGAGTGGATTCGCATAGGAGAGGAGCGCCTGGGATTCTTTGCTGATGTCTATCTCGGAGAAAACCTAAAAGATGTGATCGCTTGCATGCGAGAACTAATACCAGAAGGACGCAAGCGCCAAGCAAGCCAAGAATAGGAGCCATCCGTGGCTACGCAAGAAGAACTGCGCCAACACTGTCTGCGCCTAGGTATGCGGGAGGATCGGATCGGTGATTGTCTGATTCCCCACGGAGTCCTATTGATCGACAACCGGCCTTTAACCGAGGCCGAACAAGAGTACGCGAAGACAATCGAACCAGCGCTTCGCTAGGAGGCCCGATGGCCAGAATGTCTCCGGATAAGATCAAGGAAGTCACCAAGAAGTATCGATCCTTGCTCCACCATATGCCGCCCGGGGAAGGACCGTTCGATGCCGTCCCCACTCCCCGCGAGGTCTGTTCCCATGTACGGGGCATGCTCGACCAGATCGACAAGTTCGTCGATGTGGGAGATCAAGATAGCCTGGAAAAGGCCTTCCGCTGGTTGGGATTCATCCAAGGTACGTTCTGGATCGCCGGGACCTACACTTTGAACCAAATGCGAGACCACAATCGCCCTACAGAAAGTTCTTGACAAACCAGAACTAATAGCGTATCATTAGGTTTGAGCGGCTCTTTCGGAGCCGCAGAAGGATAAACTACTATGAAGATGATAACCTTGGCCGCCCATAACCCGTCGTTTCCATCCGTGAAATGCTATAACTGGGCCCTCATTTCAGCACGAGCCAAGGTCGACTAACTTCACTAAAGTACCACAAAAGGTATTACCGGAAGCGGGCGGCCCACAGAAGGTCAGCCCGCTTTTTGCGTTTGGGAGCAGAATACATTCTAGGACCTACGATACAGGCCCGTAGTTCAGCCGGTTAGAACGCATCTCTGATAAAGATGAGGTCGGCAGTTCGAGTCTGCCCGGGCCTACCACAAAGGAATTACATGGCCGATAGGATCTTCAAGGGGCGCCTGATTACCACAGGCGATATCCACCAAGAGAATGAACGGGCTTTCCCCGAAGCCTCCGAGGATTTCCACAAGCCTCACCGTGGGGGTTTGGAACCTTTCCGAGTGTTGGCCGATGTGCTCTATGCTGCCCAAGAGTTCGACCCTAAGGAGCATCCCGAAGGTAGTGGCTGTTGTGAACGAGCAGCCGGGCTGGTCAAGATGATCGGTAATTCCTTGTGGGTATCGGATGGAAAAGATTCTTGGATCAAGATCGACCCCGATGGGGGCATTGAGATAGGTACGTCAGGAGTATGACATGAGACCGGACAATCCGAACTTTAGGCCCTGTGCCATGTACACCGATCGCCGCTGGCGTAACCCGGCTAAGCACAGACACGTAGGGTATTCGGCGGTAGGCCCGGGCTGGCATGATATATTGACCGAGTTGGATCATCAGTTCGTCATGATCACTGGCACGGGTACCAGTAATCATGCCAAGATTCGGGTCTTCCAGATCAAGGAGAAGTTCGGAAGCCTACGAGTTTACGTCGACTACGATGAAAGTCTGGACGCGGAAACTCGTAAGAAACTGAACGAAGCCATCACCACAGCCGAGCAGACCAGTACTTATACTTGTGAGGCCTGCGGATCCACCGAAGGAACCGAAAACCGAACCCGCAAAGGCTCTCAGTACGGCTGGACCAAGACTTTCTGCCAGGGATGCCATGCTCTGCGAGACGAGAAAAACGTGTTCCCCGATCCAAACGAGGATGAGGAATGAAACGCAAGCGTTCCGAGAGTTTCCACAACCTGAACTTCCGCTGTAAGCGTCTTCTCGAAGCAGTGGAAGAGAAAGGCGAAGTCTACGCCGATACTTTCGGCCAAGGCGATCGAGCCCGACTCGAAGAACTGCGCAAGCGAGGTTTTCTTCGGACCGAACTCGGTATCTGGTCCGGGTTAGTAAAGTACCTTCCGGCCTAGGAGAATTTCATGCGCGAACTGCTAAACTTCGCCAGCCCCGTAGTCGTGGACGAAGATCGTGATTACACCTGGGTTATCGAGTTCCGAGAAACAGATGATGCCGGGACACCTTTCAACGAGGAGTGGGAGGTTTACACAGCCTTCCCGGCCGACAATCCACGGGTGAAATATCCGGAGAAGCACAAGGAGATTGCCCGGATTCTGAAAACCCTGCGCATGGAGTATTTCGAACTCGAGCGCAACGTCGAATACCGCATCAAGCTCGCTTGCCGACTCACGCAGGATCTGGACGTCGCGGCAACAGAAACATGGACATTCCAGTACGAAGAGGACTAGCGGGGCCATAGCTCAACTGGGAGAGCGCCGGCTTTGCAAGCCGGAGGTTCGGGGTTCGATCCCCCGTGGCTCCACCAAACTTAGTAAATAGGTGCTGCGATGAACTCGACTGCTTCGGATGTGTTTAGAGCCCGTGCTCTGCTCTCTGCAGAGCCTCTGTGGATTAGCCCAGGTAATATCTATTTGGATCCTTCAACTGCTATCCCCCAAGTGGTAGCCGTGGTACCGCCGGGGAAGGCACTAAAGGCCCAGGAGATTATCTCCAAATATAAATTCACTCTAGTGGTGCGAATTAGAGAGGCCCTGTAGCTCAGTAGGTAGAGCGCTTGGTTGAAGCCCAAGTAGCCGAGGTTCGATTCCTCGCGGGGCCACCAGGAGATATAGGATGAAGCAAAGAAAACTAAGGCGGGACCTGTCGACTGCCAACAACCGTGCCTGGTGGAAAAAGATTCAGCGTATAGCAAAGCGGGCCCGTAAACTACGAGTCAAGAACGACATTCCCGAAGACAAGTGCCCCGCTAAACTGTACGAAGATAAACCAAGTAAACCTGAGTTCGTTTCCTGCGAGAAGAACAAAGACCATGATGGCTGGCACAAAGGATCGTATATTAACAAGCGGGGACGTAGTGTTTCCCTTTGCTGGTAAAGGAGACTGGCATGGCCAATAAGCGACAGCAGAAGAAGAACATGAAGAAGTACGGAAAACGTACCAAGGGTACGAACCGTCGCAACCGCGCCAAGAAAGCGGAACAGGCCTTCATGGCCTTGGTTCGCAACTAGTTCTGGGCAGGCGATCACTGGCGAGATAAGGCGGCTGTAACCCGCTGGTCTAATGACTTTGTAGGTTCGACTCCTACCCTGCCCACCAAGACATAGAGGATTACTATGAGATGGACTTATCGCAAAAGCCGACTTAAACGCTGGATCGAGCGCAACCGGCAAGATAATTCCTCCGTATGCGCACAGACCCAAGTCATTCTACCTCTATGGCCCAAAAAAACCGGTTATTATAGAGGGGCCAACGTATATTGGCTAAGTCCAATAAGAAGAATACGAAAGCATTCGTCGTGGAAGCCCACTGGGTGCTTTGATCCGGGTTTCTCTAGTTGGTGGAGCTACAGCGATTCTCGGCCTGGGGATTGGAGCGTTTGGTTACGTACTCGTCCCCGGCATCACTTTGCGGGGCTGGTGTATTTGCTCGTTTATTGGGGCTGGTATCCCTCCATTTGGGTCGGATTTATCTGGCTTATGGTCAATATTATACGATAAAGGACTTACTATGCGTTTCAAGAAAATTCTACCGCATGTCTACCATCTAGATTTCGACCGTCAGTATGATGTAACCATGCATTTCCTTCGCTATCAAGAGTATTACGAGAGCGTCCGCTGGCATAAGCAGATTTTTGCCCTCGTTGATTACATGGAATGGTATGCCCAAACATACGGGGAAGGGGTGTTTACCTATACCACAGATTGGGCAGGGTTCAATGTCCCAAGTGAAGTTTTACTGGCCGTCGCAGAGGCGGATCTCCCGGACCCTAACCGCTACGACGACCAAATGCGCTCCCTTATAGAAGTGGCCCGCCAAGAAGAGCTCGGGCATCCTTTTTACTTTATAGGTACTTCTTCCGGCGAAGAGGACGGAAGCGATGAGGATATAGAGGGAATTCTCGACCACGAGATAGGGCATGCCCTCTACTACACCGACAACGAATATTTAGCGGCAATGGAAGACCTACTCGACGAGATGCCCCGCAAGAATTACGACGCCGCCTGGGCAGCCCTGCAAGAGATGGGCTATCATCCGACGGTGTGCCGGGATGAAATTCAAGCCTACGCCTGTACCGGTCCCTGCGAAGAGCTGGAGAAGGCCCTTCCTGATAAGGTGTGTAAACCCTTCATCAAGGAATACAAAGCCCAACGCAAAAGGATTAAGAAAGCCCATGGCTAGTTACGACCGACGAGTCGAGTTTGCCGTTGGTTTCGAGAACGGCACTTGGAGCCGTGTCACGGTGGTTCTCCAAGAACCCGAGGAGAGAGTATTCGACGAGATAGAACTTCTCGAAGCCGCAGGTGACCGTATCGACGAGGCTATCCCGTCCAACATGACCGAAGTCTTCCGTCATGTACTTGCCATCTCCGAGCCGGAAGGGGGCTACGGAGAAGACTAGGGAGGGGTGACCGAGCGGCTAAGGAGCTCCCCTGGAAAGGGAGTAGGGATCGAGAGGTCCTCGTGGGTTCGAGTCCCACCCCCTCCGCCACCTGCGACTGCGGTGGAATCGGTATACACAGCAGCTTGAGGGGCTGCCGAACGTTTAGTTCATGCAGGTTCAAATCCTGCCAGTCGCACCAGGAGAGATATTATGGATAACAAGACCAAAGAACATCTATTGAACCTGTGCTGCCTGATAGAGGAACTTGCTGATACTTCGGAAGATGAGAGAACCGAAATCTATAGAATCAGAAACCGGGCCACGGCGCTTCGGGAAACTATACAGCAGGAACCAGCAGTGGAGGGTATATAATGGACACCTTTAGAATGCAAAGAGTACTATTACCTAATGGTATAGAAGCAGACGAGTTCGATGAGCCCGCGGCCAAAGAGCGCTACGAGTACCTCTCGGATTTCGGAACTCGGATCAGAAAAGACGGATTCCCTCTGGATTCCAACGGGCGCATCTTGGGAATAAAGGTTCTAGCGCCTGCCCAAGATTCTCCACAAGAAACCTAAATCTACACGGGGTAAAGAGAGTCGTTTATATTGGCTTAAGACCTGCTTACTAAGCCGGGAAGGCCGAAGCCTCCGCTGGGAGGCCTAGGGGCCCGGGTACTCCCCCGGGAGCGAGGTGGTCCAGGAGCAAGACCTGGGGCTTAGTTCAAGTAGAAGAAGGGTTCGAATCCTTCCCTCTCCGCGCCCCGACCAAGGTGAACAATGAAGCGAGTGAAATCGCCGTGCATAGGTTGCTGCTATTACGACCATAGTCGCGATCGCTGTACCGGCTGCTTCCGAACTCTAGAAGAAATAGAAGCATGGTGGAAGGCGTCAGATGAACAGCGCCGCAGGATTCTAGAGGAATGCCGTAAACGTCAAGGAGGGCGCCGCGGAAAGGTCTGCAACCCGGTTTGAACCCGGGGGTACATGAGAGTGTAGGGGTTCGATTCCTCCGCCCTCCGCCATGAGATAAGACATAGGAGTATTAAATGTCCAAGAAAACCAAGCCTTCTGAAATAGCCGCAGAACTCAAACAGAGATATCCGGTTATCTATGCCGAGATCGCCAATCCCAGGGGGCGGGCCCCCCAGAAGATACTGAACTCTATATCCGACAGAGCCCAAAAGTTGGCGGACGGTAAGATAGTCAAAGTTCCTGTAATCAAGAACTCCTTCTTAGCAGAAGCCCGGATATTCCAAGAAGAGCCATATTGTACTGCTATAGAGATCATTTCTTTCAAGCCCAACAAGAAGGCTTCGGCGGCAGCCGAGAAACGTTTGGTGAATATCCTATTCGATCTAGTCGAAAATGATTACCATCGGGCGATAGATTTTGTAGAAGAGGTACGGGAAGCCGTTTACAAGTCCCGGGAGCATCGAGAGTTCCAGCGAGAGATCGACGCCTTCGAAAAAGAAGTTCAGGCCCTAGGTAAGAAGTACGATTTCGATTACGATCGGGACATTGGTATCTATGCGGAAGCAGCCTAATAAGTCTGCGGCTTAGGAGAGCATTACATGGTACATATAGAAAATAGATACCACTTTCGTGTAGGGTATAGCCCTATACAGGAAAGTATAAAAGAGGCTCTGGAACAAGCTCTGCCTGGCACTAAGTGGTTCGTCTGGGTAGGCCAGAAGTATGACGGCACTGTAATAGTCGATGCAGAGCATGCTAGAGATTGTGAATGTGGGGTGGTCGAAGATCATCCGTGGGAAGTAGCAACATGAAAGAATATATAGTAGGAGTAGCAGAAGTACATACTGCTTATGTACAAGTTGAAGCTCTTGACGAGAAGGATGCTCTGGAGAAGGCGAAAGAAGCCATTGCAGAGGGTCAAGAGTTTGATGTAGATTATTCTCATACGCTTGAACCTGACACTTGGACAGTGACAGAGGTTTAGAAGGAGTATTCCCCATGCGTCGCCGACAACCCGACCGCAGAATCAGGGTCCGAGATCTTGGATCCTTCACCATCAATGGCAAGCGCTACGTCGTGAATCTTCGTCCCGGCGTCCCCCGCAATGCTTGCATCGAGGAGTACGACGGGGGCCTGCGTTGCTGGGCCAGTCGCACCTGGCTGGACGATGAAGCCGCTGCTTTCGTCCGTGACAACTCCGAACCCGCCTCCCACAATAAGTTCATCTGGAACAAGGGAATCAGAGTCCGTGAAGTGAGAAAAGGTTAGTATATATTCCCAGGTAGCTCAGCTGGCAGAGCGTGCGGCTGTTAACCGCATCGTCGTAGGTTCGAATCCTACCCTGGGAGCCAAGAAAAAGGAAAACCATGGATATCTACCCGTTCATGACTCTGCTCATGATTACTTATTTCATTACCAAGCATTTCATCATTGACTTCCCCATGACTTTTCAGCCGCCCTGGATGTTTCTGAACAAAGGGATCTACGGCCATCCGGGCGGGCTCGCCCATGCCGGATTGCATGCTTTGGCCTCCCTCCCTATACTATTGCTTGCTGATAGCACTATGGACTGGTCACCGGGCGCTGTCTGGCACGGTCTAAACGAATTACAACTAATTGTAGTGCTATTAGCCTTCGAGTTCCTTGTTCACTATCACATGGACTACTTCAAGGTCCGGATCGGGAGAAGATTCAAGTGGGCCCAATATACCGATCACGGCCTGTGGATCAAGAGCCACAACTGGTTCCTCCTACTCGGAGTAGATCAACTAGTACATTATCTTACCTATGTAGTAATGGTAGGAGTTTGGATTTCTTAATCTAAAGGAGCATTATCATGATTGAAATCGACGAGAGGTTTGGATTCGAAATCGCAGCACCGGAAGATTTTCGGGAATCGAAGTTGTACTTCGGTGACTATATCCGCCTGCGAGGCCTTCAGTACGGGGACCTCTTCTATCTGGAGAAAAGCGGAGGCCAAGTCCACGTCGTCCTGATTGGAAACGCTACTCCTTTCGAGGGACCTTCCTCTGTATCCCACGATGGGCGGTATTGGAACGCTTACAACCATTGGCGTGTGCTTTACCACGCCCGCATCGGCTTGGAACGGGACGGCAGTTGGCTTCCCCCGGCCGAAGCCAGTAAAGCCAACGCTGGTAAACTCGATGAACCGTCGTAGCAGCGATACGCGCGGGTACGTAAACTTTCCCGTGGATGACCCGCGCTATAAGAATACCGGCGAAGGTGGAATGTTTGTCCGTCTTGTGGTGGAGGAAAAAGAGAATAAAGGCTGGATGGTCTGTTGTGGGGGCCTACAACATATACAGTACGATGAATGTCTGGTGGCTGATGATGTCTGCCCGCCCCCTCAAAGGCTTCCGCGAAATATAGATAGCCTCCCACCAGAAGAAGTAGATAGGATCCTAAAAGAAACGCAGATATATCCCGTGGAAGCCCACCATTTTCCTCTTCTCAAAGACGGCAGTTGGGGCTCGGTGGGGTATCTGTCGATCATAACTCTCGGATCCACCGGATGGTCTGGGTGGGATAACGAGACTGATGACTATTGGCATTGTACCTATGGTGATCTCACGGAAGAGGGGCGTAGTCTCTATGATTCTTTGAAGAATCTCTACGGAGAGGATTGCCAGATATATCTGCAGACTTGGCTAGATACCTAGGAGAGAGTATGGCCTTTGGAAGCACGGCGATGATCGAAAAGTTGGTCGAGCGCCTGGACATAGACGCCTTGGTTCGGGATTTCATGGGCAAAATCCACATCCAAGATCTGGATTTGTTCTTTGTAGTAGATAATCAACCCTATGCCCACGATGCGTTTGCTGTTGTAGGTATGATATATCCACTCGAGGCCGCCCAAGAACTTATAGAATCCAAGAGACGACAAGTATATGATCCTCGAATACTCCAATTGGATCTGGGCAGAGCCCTCTGGTTTCTGACCAACCACGTGGAGGGCGCCATCAAGGAAGTAGGATGAGCAAGATCCGTACTCGGGGACAACAGAGCTTCAACGTCCCTAACAACGAAGAAGGCCAAGAATTCTTCCGTCTTTTCCGCAAATTCCTCAATCGCCGACGCTATGGCTATCGCCGGCATGGCCGTGGCCCGCGGGGCCCCGGACAGAAGTACGACATTTCCCCGGACGATCCCAACCGACAGTGGACGGCGTTGTATCTGAAGCCTAAACCTGCGCCGGCGGTACCCCAAGCCCCCGAACCGTCGAAGAACTTGAACTCGGCTTGGACGCCCGAGAGCCTGCATGTGTTTCATGAGGCCCTCACTCGCAAACCTAAGCCAGTACTGCCCTCCATGGATCAACTGTACTCAGGTCCCGATATGGAGGCTAAACCAAAGAACTTCACTGCTACGTTCGGTAATCCATGCGCCAACCCGTACTATGAAATCACGACCGAAGGCGCGATCCAGGCCCATGTTTGGGGCCCGCCTACTCAAATCCTAACCATGCTGGTAGATCCAAACTATTCGACTCCCTACCCAGGCTGTGAAGTGGCCCTGACTGAAGAAGGGGTAACCCCCTGTGAATTCGCCCCTGAACTGCCGTTGTTTGGAATTGTGCAAGAGGAAGCAACCTACGAAGACGAAGAGACCTTCGTAAAAGTCCAAGTTCAAGGGCCACCTCAACCCCAACCTGCGGAGGATCTAGTACCAGCAGCCGAAGATGACGAGGTCGAACTGACCGAAAAAGAAATCGTATTCCTCTGGCACCTTGTGGAAAAACGGGCAGAAGAGCTCGCCGGTGAAGTAGATGCGGCGGACGACTTGGAAATGGCAGCAGATCTTCTAGGTAAACTCTCCTAAAGAGACACTACATGTCCAATGAAGAAATTGAACTAACAGAAGACGAACTGTACTTTTTGCGAGAATTAACGCGCGATGTCAAGCAGAAGTTATTGGAGTGGCCTCAAGCCACAGACGAGCATTTCGAACTACTAGATCGATTAATAGATAAACTTGCGTAAGATAGGGGAATAACTTATTATTTATTCACGGGCTGTAGCTCAGCTTGGTAGAGCACTCGCTTTGGGAGCGAGCGGTCGTCTGTTCGAATCAGACCAGCCCGACCAGAAGGAGACCTATTATGAGTAAAGTTCAGTTGGAAGACATTGCCCGGCGGGCCGCCGAGGTTCTAGAACGAGCCTCCAGTTGCCCCAACTGCCATGCCACTGAGGCCCACCTACGTGATTGCCCGATTCAAGCCTTGATCGATTGGGCGAACTAGATAAGGAGGACCCCATGCGGCGCTGTGAGAATTGCCAAGGGCCCGAAAACGCTCATTTTGGCCCAGACAAAGACTGGCCGGACGGAATTTGTATGTGTAGTGTGCCTGACGGCCCTTGTGGTTGTCCAGGGTTCGAGCCGGAGACTCCGAAAAGGAGGTCACGATGCAAAACAGCCCAAGGGAGTGCCTAAACTTCACCAAGGTCCTGTGGATCGTATGGGTATGGGACCCTATCAAGCGTTACTTGCAACCTGTACGCTGGCTACGAATTTGGTGGGAAGACCTACTAGTTCAATTTGGCCTGCGAGACTGCTGCGATAATCCAGATATTGAAGTAGCAACCGGGCCTGGATATATCTGGTTTCACTGCCGTAACTGCGGACACACTTGCGGTTTCGGAGGCGACAGATATTAGTACGGTGGCCGTAGCTCAACTGGTTAGAGCGCCAGGTTGTGGCCCTGGAGGTTGCGAGTTCAAGACTCGCCGGTCACCCCAGTAATGGCCCAGTAGCCAAGCAGGTAAAGGCAACTGTCTGCAAAACAGTGAGCGTGAGTTCAATTCTCACCTGGGCCTCCAACTAAAGGAAAGGGATATGAACGTCTGGGCATTAGCAGTAAGATATGCTAACGGGGACGACATTACTATAACTACTCATTCCAGTCGAGAAACCGCCCTTGCCGAGTTCTATCACGCCATTGTTTTGGAATACTGGGATAACGAGATTATGGGCTGCGAGGTACCGGAGGGAGCCAGTATAAACGAGGCGATAGATCTTTTCATGGAAGCCTTCGGGGATGACTTCGAGTATTCGATTCAAAAATGTCGTCTGCCTAGCGGAATAGTTCCCGAGGAATCGATCGACGAAGAAGCCGAAATCCTTATGACTCCCGGAGAACTGGAGATAGTAAGTAAATCTCTACTCCATGTAAACCTAGAGAAAGTTTCCAAGGAGTTCAGAGACACTTCACCGAAAGAATTAGAGGATAGGATTATAGAGATAGCCAAGAAAATGGGGTAATTTGTGGTGCACTTTCCGTATTTCGATCAGACAACTATTGAAGAGTGGCAGCGTCTAGCTTCGGGCGAGGTCGAAGATGACGATGAGCGCCAAGAGATCGTGAATAACTGGATGACGGCCATGCAGAACTATACGAACTACATGGGCGCTTCTAATTCTGGGCGTAAAACTAATTTCTGGATAGCCCTAAAGGTTATGAAAAAAGATTACAGCGAACGTATAATGGAGCACCCAGAAATTCCTATGATGGTACCCGTTTCTGGAACAGGTGAGGTGGCTTGTATAGCCTCAACAAAAGATCAACTAGATCAGATGATTACTCCCGATCCCGACAATCTTCGAGATGCCCGGCGGGACTATGTCTATCTGATCTACAAGATAAAACTCCAAGGTGAAGATTCTTGGAGGAAATTCCTCGAATTCTGCGGGAAGAATAACCTGATTGAAAGAGATGCCTAGGCAGAGTAGAGGAAGAAGGATAAGAACTTATGCGTAATAACATGCTAATGCTTTTCATAGTTGCACTTCTTTCACTGGCCGTTTCTGGCTGCCCGTACACGGTAGCGGGGGTCTTTGATCCCACATGCGAAGATACGACCCATACCCGGGAAGTGCTGAAGATGCTTTGTGTGCACGATGATGCACAACATGAACGCGACCGACGATTCCGGTAGTTATGAAGACAAAGTGAGGGTTTATAATGGAGAAGCTCGAAACGGTATCAAAACAGGTCTGGGTCGATTTAATATTAGAAGGCGACACAAAGCCAACTGTTTACCATCAAGGGCCCTACGAACTAAGGCGCCGGTATTTTGAGGAAAAACCTAACAAGGACAGTAATGGGCGCAGGCCCAGAACGAATATAGAGTTTTGTATTATAGGAGAACCAGGCCTACCAGGTACGGAGTATGAAGTACGGCTATTCGACAGCGAGGAAGCGGCAGACCCCTTTAAAAAAGGCCAAGGTTCTCGAGAAGGCTGCTACCTGGTATTTACTGAACATACTGAACAGTAATTATGCCCTATAAGGATTATAATATAAAAATGGCGGAGTACATGAAGCGCCGATACCACGCGAGGCGCGCTCAGGCATTGGATTTGCTCGGGGGAAAATGTACAGCCTGTGGTTGCAAAGATGACTTGGAGATAGATCATATTGATTGTATGGATAAAGAGATCCCTCTTACTCGACTATGGTCAGTATCTGAAGAAAGATTTTTACGAGAACTGTCTAAATGCCAACTCTTATGCCGGGAGCATCACAAAGAGAAGTCCCGGACTGATATGAGCCTCAAGGCTCGTATCAGAGAAGAACGAAAAAGACGATCAAAGGGCCTCTAGCTCAATTGGTAGAGCACTGGGCTTTCGATAGGGAGCCTTACCGGGAAACCGGTAAGTGAAAACCGCTCAAACTCGGGGAACCCTTCCGCGTAACGGCGATGGCAATCCCGAGCCAAGCCCCTTCAGGGGGAAGGTGTAGAGACTTAACGGGCGGCACCTAAAGATTCATAGAATCCACGGTGAAGAGAAAGTCCACGGGGTAGGTCACTCGTGACGGCTGGGAAATCAGCGTTGCCCCGGGTAACCCATAGGTTCAGGGTTCGAGTCCCTGGGGGCCCACCATTTTCTGGGGCCAGTAATTCTGGCTCCGCTTGAGCGAAGATCGGGCAGGTCACCGTAACTTTGACTCAAGCACATAGGGGTGTAGCTCAGCCTGGTCAGAGCAGCGGTCTCCAAAACCGCGTGTCGTGGGTTCGAATCCTACCGCCCCTGCCAGCCCAAGGAGTATTCAATGATAAAGATCAACCCTGTTGTAGGCGATATCCCTGAAGAACTCCATGGCCATGTGCGAGTCAACCGCCGTGCGCCTCGGAGCGGAGAAAAAGATTGGCATAAAGTCTTCGCTTGGTACCCGGTCAGAGACCTGGGAACCGGAAGACGCCTCTGGTTACAGCATGTGGAAAGGTGCTGGGCTGGTGAGATGTGGGTAACCGCCCACGGCTGGTCGCCCAGTCCTTTTATCTACCATGGCTGGGTATTTAGAGAGGTCTGATATTATGTCCAAGGCTTATGTCGTCATGGGAACCACTGGGGAATGGGATGATTTCCGCGAATGGCCGGTAAAAGCTTTTGCCCATGAAGGTAAAGCCCATCTACATGCATTGCGAGCAAGTCAGAGGGCCAGGGAGCTTCAACTAAAGAACGATGACCTGGATGATGATTTCCTGTTCTGCATGGATGGTAATACCTCCCCCGAGACTACTAACGAATATGATCCAGAAATGGCATTGACCTATACCGGGACCAAATATTTCGTTGTCGAACTTCCCTTCGAAGAGTAACTATGACCAGATGGAAATTCTACACAAGCAAGATAAATTATCTTTGGTGGTTCTTCTGGTGGGGCGAATGGCAACTACTAAGAGACGAATGGAACTGTACTTATGAGGAAATGCTGGATGCTGAACGTCGCTATCCGGAGATAGAAAGAGCAGCAATCAAACGTCTTCTGGAGGCGCTCCCTAATGCTGACCCCGGGAAAGACCTACAATAGACTCCCGATCATTGTCTCCCCCGACGGAGAGTTCTTCACTCCTACTGCCCCCAAGAATTACGGGGAAGGTCAAGCCATCGCGGATGTGATGTCTGGCCGATCCCGCTACTTCTTCCAACGCCTCCGAGTAGAGGAGACGCGCTTCCTCAAGCGCCGAGTTTGGAAAGCCGAACCAGACATAGTCGAGTTCGAGGACCGGCGCGAAAAAGGTAAACCCTCCGTCATTCACGACTGGCAGATTCTCGCCGGCCGTCCTTTCCAGGTGCCAGAGAGTATTTCCCCCAGTATAGCCGAAGAACTACTTATCAACTAAAAGGTTAGTATGAAACCCAAGTTACGTTATAGAGTACGCCATTTTGGACTCTTCCTAAAGAAATGGACTATATGTTTCTGGAAACACGAGCCCGACCGCTGCTATCCAGAGGTCTGGGACAGAGGATTGGACGGCCCTTGGCATTGCGGGCGTTGCGATTGCTGTGGCCGTAGGTTACGAGAACTAATAGGTGAGACTTAGTACGTGTATTCTTTCAACGCTGCTTTAAGTCCATTGGGTCTCTTGACTCTTACAGTAAGAGTACCGTAGAACTCCTTGTCTTTATTGTGCCTATGCACTTTTTTCTGGGGCCTAGAATCGTGCTGATAAGTGAAATCAACTTTGCGGCCACAGATTTCTTCCCAGAAGGCCGCACACTCCTTCTTGGGTAAAGAAGAATGTAGGGACAATCGTAGGGTGAACTTATCGTCCGGGAAATCCAGAGTTTCTCGCAAGAAACGCAGAAACGGACGAATTAAATCCGGGTCGGAATTGCAAAAATCGAAACTTGAACCTTTATGGCTTCCCTCTCCTTCATATAGGCCTGATATATAGTATATGAAGTTCTGATCGGAATATTCCCGAAGGGTGGATAGATAGTTGGCTTTTAGGATTTCGTGATTCTTTTTATACCCCCTACGGGCCGCCGCATGGCGTTTCTCCTGTGTAGCTAAAAATTCGGCCGATTGTGTGTAGGCCCGTCTATTTCTGGCACTTATGTTCTGATTCTTTACCGTCGGGAAGTATTTAGCCAATATATATGACACCGTAGATTTAGAAAGGTTGGTCTCCTGGCAAATCTCCTGATAGGTCTTCTCTCGTTCTCGTAACTGTAGAACTCTTCTATGTAATGCCTTCATGTCTCATACTCCTAAAGCAGGGGCGTAGCTCAGTGGGAGAGCGGTACGTTTACACCGTACGTCGATGCGAGGGTTCGATCCCCTCCGCCCCTACCACATAATAATAGGTCAGAAGTTCGAACAAAGCAAATGGCCTACCAGAATCAAGAGGAAAGGATGCACTTTCAACTCACACATTCACTCCCCCGTACTTGTTACGTAGCCGTTTCAGGCGGGGTTGATAGCATGGTGGCTCTGCACTGGTTGTCCCAAGTTGAGGGGCGTGTGCGGGGCGTGGTGCATTTCCACCACAATACCGGTGACTTCGCCGACGCTTGTCGGGATCTAGTCCGGGCTCATGCCCATGAAATTGGATGTGATTTCCTATTCCGGCGCCTGGATCTAGATCCCGATGAAGGGGCCTCTCTAGAGAATTTCTGGCGGGAGCAGCGCTACCGCTTCTTCCACGAGATTTCTGCTGTTAGCGGTAACGCCCCCATCGTTCTAGCGCATAACATGGACGATTGTTTGGAAGAGTATATCATGGCTACCATGGTGCGCGGCTTCTGGGGCACTATCCCTTATCGGCACGGGCCTTGCGTCCGTCCATTTCGCCTTTGGAAGCGCAAGGATATCGAGGACTATGCGCGCCGGCATAAGATTACATGGTTGGAAGATCCGGCTAACCTGGAGTATGAACGTTTCAAACGGGCTAAGATTCGCCGACTGGTTGCTCCTCGAGTGAAATATCTGAATCCCGGTGTGTATAACATCGTGGAAAAGGTTATCAGGGAACAGGATAAGCAGAATCCATTCAGTGCGTATTAGATACCCGCCGGTAGCTCAATAGGTTAGAGCGCGCGCCTCATAAGCGCTAGGTTGGAGGTTCGAGTCCTCCCCGGCGGACCAGCAATAAACATGGCCGGGACGTTATGAAAAAACTCAAGGAAAAAAATCTATATTGGTTAGTAGGTATAATAGAAGGAGAAGGGTGTTTCATGAAAGGAGCCCCCTCGAGCCCTAATATGCCCACAATACAAGTTTCTATGACCGATAAAGACGTAATGAGTAAAGTAGCCAGTATCCTAGGGACTAGTTTGTATGAGTACCGGCGGCTCTCCGACAAGGGAAGGGAATACCTCCCAACCTTTACAGTGAAAGTCAAGGGAGCGCCCGCTGTGGAGTGGATGGAATCTCTGCGCCCGTTGATGGGGCGGCGCAGACAAGAACAGATAGATGTAGCCATGTCCTCTTATGAGGATAGATCCGGCCATAAGCTAGACGCCAAGAAGGCGGAGGAAATCAGAGAACTACTTGATTCTGGGAAAACCCAGAAAGAGATAGCGGACCAGTTCGGAGTTACCCAACCTATGATTTCCCGAATAAAGACAAACAGAAACTATTCCTCGAGACCTTCTCGGGGTTCTAACTTATATATAGACGAGTAGCCAGAGGGTCGCGTCTCTGGTTTCTCACATCCGACTCCGGTCGAGATGACGTCAGAAAGGACGGTGAACTAAATGCGAACCATAGTACAAGCCCACACCGACGTTGCTGCCATCGTGGGCCGGTGGCAAGTCGACGATCTGCATAATGCCCATAAAGCGCTCATCGATGAGGTTCGAGCCCAACATAAACGGGTGATCGTTTTTATCGGAGTGTCGCAAATCTTGGGGAGCCTCGAGAACCCCCTGGATTACCCCTCCCGCGCTGCGATGATCCAGCAGCACTACCCCGACGCCATCATCCTTCCCATCCGCGATCGGGGATGCGACGAAGCCTGGAGCCATGATCTAGATACGTTGATTCGTACGGTGGTTCCTGTCGGCACCGTCACTCTGTACGGTGGCCGGGACTCCTTCGTCAAACACTACCAAGGACAATTCCAGACCGTTGAACTAGACGCCCTACGCCATCCGAGCGGCACCGACATCCGTGCCGAAATAGCTCGAGAGGTGAGGGCGTCTTGTGATTTCAGGGCGGGGGCCATCTACGCTACTTTCAACCAGTTCGATCGGGTACTTATGGTCTGCGATATCGCAGCCGTAAAGGACGACCAGATCCTGCTGGGGAGAAAGGAAGGCGAGAACACCGTTCGTTTCCCAGGCGGTTTTGTGGACGGTAGTGACACCAGTCTGGAACATGCTGCTCGCCGGGAGTGCCACGAAGAAACCGGGGTGACTCCCGATTCCCTCGAGTACCTAGGGTCGTTCGTAATTCCGGACGGACGTCTGGGCTCCGGAGACACCATGCTTTCGGCGTTCTTCTTGGGGCACGTAATCCAAGGCGGCCCGTTGAAGGCCAACGATGATCTGGAAGGTGTCGACTGGGTTCCGATAAGGGAGCTGCGTAACCTCAACTGGCATCCCCACCACGCGCCCATGTTCGAAGTTCTCTGTCGACGGTTGGAAGTATAGATGGGTTGTTTGAATTCTGATAAAGGTTTCTCACACTGGTTTGGCAACATACACTTGAGCGGCCCCTGCAACCGGAGTTGCTATTTCTGCATCGGGCAGCACATGATGGCCCTGGACCCGTTGAACAATCTAGATCGCTGGCCGCTCGACAACATAGATTTCTTTGTTGATCGTTGTCTGGCTTATGGAGTTCGAGAAATCAACCTCACCGGTTCCAACACGGACCCGCTACTCTATAAGCACACTCCCGGGCTGGTTGACTACCTTAGAGAAAGGATTCCGGGCGCTATACTAGGCCTGCGCACCAACGGGGCCTTGACCTACGAGGCCAAAGATCTCTGGGCCCTGTATGACAAAGGCAGCGTATCGGTAACCAGTCTGGATTGTGGCCTCTACAAAGACACTATGGGACAGGGACGTCCTGCCAACTTTAGCCAGATTCTCGAAGTAGCTCCGTTTCTCCCTAAAGTAAATGTAGTTCTTTGCCCCGAGACTTGTATAGACTCCGACGATTTGGTGCACACGATTATGGGATTGAACGGGTGGGGCATAGAAAGGATCAACCTTCGAGAGCCCTATGGGCAACCCCGTATCGGGGACCCTATGCCCCGGTTTGGTTTTGAACAGATAGACACACTACTCGGCATGCCAGTATATGAATACCAAGGCACTACAGTCACGTATTGGGACGTACATTACGTCGAGGTCGAAAGTGTCAACCTATATGCCAACGGCAAGGTAAGTATAACCTACCCGATAACTAAAGGTCATTGTGACCATACGGGTAATGTCAAGGACCAGAGCCACTTTCCGGATAGCGGACGCGTCCGGAAGCAGTGGCTCGCCTACTGAAGAGTGGGGTCCCTACTCACGTCCGCTAAAAGCGGCCGACGCACCTAAAAGTGCGGTGAAAGGAGACTACAAATGATGAGTAAGATTCGACTGGTTCTATTAAGCGATGGGTATAAGTTCACCCATTGGCCACAGTATCCCCCGGGAACCGAATACATCCGTTCCTATTTCGAGAGCCGAGGCGGTGAGTTCAGCCGTACTGTTTTCTTCGGCCTCCAGTACTACCTGAAGGAATTCCTGGAAGGGGCGGTGATCGCCCCTGAAGATGTGCCGATGGCCGAGAGGTTCTGCGCGCGCTACTTCGGACGAGACGGTCTGTTCAACACCGGGGGTTGGGAACACATCGTGCGCGAACACGGGGGCCGACTCCCTGTAAGCATCCGGGCTGTACCTGAGGGCTCGGTGGTCAACACCCAGAACGTCCTCATGACCATCGAAAACACAGACCCGGCAGTGCCGTGGTTGACCAACTTCTTGGAGACTCTGTTGGTCATGGTCTGGTACCCCATGACCGTGGCTACTCTATCCCGAGAGATGAAGAAACTGATCCTCCGGTATCTGCACAGAACTGGTGGAGACCCGGCCGGTATAGAGTTCAAGCTCCACGACTTCGGCTTTCGCGGCGTAAGTTCACTTGAAAGCGCCGGCGTCGGCGGCATGGCCCATCTTGTGAACTTCGAAGGCACTGACACCACGCCGGGGATACTCTTCGCCGAAGAGTACTATGGTGCCGAAAAGATTGGCGCATCCATCCCAGCATCTGAACATTCCACGATTACTGCCTGGGGGCGGGATCGGGAAGCCGACGCCTTCGAGAACATGCTGGCTCAATTCCCCGAAGGATTGGTGGCCTGCGTATCGGATTCCTACGACATCTATGAAGCCTGCTCCAAGATCTGGGGCGATAAACTTAAGGACAAGGTCTTGGGTCGAAAGGGCACGTTGGTGGTGCGGCCAGATTCGGGAGATCCGCCGGTCGTAGTCTGCCAAGTCTTGGAAGCCCTGGGCAAAGCCTTTGGCTACACCCGCAACGAAAAGGGCTTCAAGGTGTTACCGCCTGAAGTTCGAGTGATCCAAGGCGACGGGATCGACTATGTCATGACCCGCCAGATCCTTTCCTGCATGGACATCCAAGGCTGGAGCGCCGAGAACATCGCCTTTGGAATGGGTGGGGCTTTGCTACAGAAGTTGAACCGCGACACCCAGAAGTGTGCCTTCAAATGTTCGGAGGCCACAGTCAATGGTGAGGACCGGGATGTCTGGAAAGATCCAGTGACTGATCCAGGCAAACGATCCAAGGCCGGACGGTTGAAGCTGCTGCGCGAGACTGGAGCCCACGGCCCTGTTTGGCGCACAGTGAATGCCAGGGAAGAGGGCGAAGATCAACTAGTCGAGGTCTTCCGTAACGGGGAGATCCTCCGCGAGTACACTTTCGACGAGGTCCGAAAACGGGCGGGAGCCACATACACCGTCTAGAGGAACAAGATGAACGACTGGCAAATCGTTCTCCTCCACACCAAGCAGACCACTCTTCTCAAACGCGCCTTCGAGGCCGCGTTCCCGGGAAGGGTGGTCTCGCTACATGTACCGGGCCTTCGTTTGGACGGGCCCAAGATGTACTGCCGACCTGAAGAGGTGTTGTCCTACTTCCGGCGCCAAGTCTACGACTCGGGTATCTGGTCGAACCGAGTGCTCACTGTCTACGGTGACGGAGAGTTCCATCACTATACTTATGCCTTGACTCGCTTGGCAGCCGAGCGGCGAGGTCTAGAAGACCCGGATAGGCCGTGGACCTATTTCCAGATCGACAATCACAGAGATGATTGGGGTGAGCGAGGTTCCGATGGTACCACTGGGTTTGTCGACTGCGGAAGCTTCGTCGACACCATCGTAGACCATCACGGGGCAGTACCTTTCTTCGTGGGCCCCGATGCCTATGCTGCCAAGGATTCTCGAGGGTATCACATTCGGGGCAAGGAAGTACCCATTTATTCGAACTACTTCACCCAGGCCCTGCAGAAGAGCCGGGACTGGGGAAACATCCGAGGAAACCCAGGGAAAGCCCTAGGAATAGAGTTCACAGGCGCTGAGATCCCTTCTACGAGCGATTTACGGGAAACCCCTACCGACGCCTATCTTACTTTCGATTTGGACGTCTTGGCGCGATCAGAGATCGTAACCAATTTCGACCAGAACGACTACATGACTCTTCGCCGGTTGTGCCAAATCCTGGATCGGATTAGGCCACATAAGCGAGTCTTCTCCGCCGATATCCTAGGCTTTCCTGATTGGAACAAACACCACGTCTTGTCCTGTTTAACAGTACTTATATTGGCCCGGAAAGTTATGGGACTGGGAGTCGATCAGTTGTTGGAGTACCACAAGCAAGCCAAGGCCTGCCAAAGTCTCCGCTTCCAACAGGATTATTCACTAGAACTGGATGACGACGACCGGCCGTCTCCCATAAAAGAGGGTGAACTCATGGAGGTGCTATCATGCACGGCGACGCCCTAATCGCCTACGGCAAAGAGAGCTTGCTTCGGGCTTTGTACCGCAGCACAGAGCGTATGAATGTCCATATCATCAACAACAACTCTGCCGGTGTGATTGCCGAGCAGGGCCTGCAACGCAATCTGCGGGCAGATTTCGAGGCTCTGCAGTCTCGGGAGCATTAAGATGTCCCCCAAACTCATCGATTACTCCCCCTACATCGGCTACGAGACCACTTTGGTTTTTGGGCCGGATCCGACGGTCCGCAAGAAGAACCCCAAGCCTTCGGTGCTGAAGAGCACTCACGGTTCCCCGTGCCGCGAAGAGATCGTCTATCGCACCCAAGAGGAACTGGCCGATCTCTGCATGCGTGAAACCGAGCCTGATCCGCCCAAGAAGGCAACACGAAAGGTCCGACGCAGGGCGGTACCGATCTGGCGCCAAGCCATGCCCGAGCTCCAATATGCCGTCCCGGTGCTCTTCGAGGACCGGCGGATGCACGAACCCGGGGCTACTTATCTCTTCGTGAACCACCCCCACGATGATCCGTACGACTTCTATGAGGGAGGTACCAAGAACATCTGCCCCAACCCCTGCTGCATCGAAAGTCTAATCGAAGCAGTGGACGCCCTGGTCGGGCCGGTCTGCGTGCTCCTGGATGACGATCGCTACACCGGCAACTGGTGGATGACCGATACATCGGAGGCTGTCAAGCCCATTCCTGGGACCGGGATGAACCAGTTCCGGTGGTACGGCACCGATAACTTCTTCCTACGCCACCCGGCCCTAACTTCCCTAATCTTCGGCCTGTTTCGCCAAGCGGTGGTCTTCCATTTCAACGGACGGGACGGTGATATCCGGGAGCGGGTCAGCCGTCAAGAGGTGGAGAAATGCCTCAGCGAAGCCGATACGGATCTGGCCCAGCGTCTGGTCCGGCGCCTCCGGCCTGTCATCGAACTCAAAGACCAGCGCCTGACCTTTCCCGTGAAGCCGGGCTGGCTCGACTTCGTCCTTCAGCTGCATCGGGCCATAGACAAGCATGGCTACGAGGACACCTTCGGAGGCGATTTCGCCAGCGGATGGGGTCTCAGTGTCATCGGGGCAGGCCTGTCCCGGGGGGCCAATGGCTTCCGCACCTTCTTCGGAACTTCGAAGACCACGTCCAACTCCCGGCGAGTCACGAAGCTCGCGCGGGCCTAGGGGCGAGTGGCGAAATTGGTAGACGCGGGGGACTTAAAATCCCCTGGGGTAATACCCCGTGAGGGTTCGAGTCCCTCCTTGCCCACAAAACCTCCCATCCAAGAGGAACATAAAGATGGCCTTGGAAAAGCATCCGTTGTCTGGTAAGGACGACTGGCGGTACAATCAGCCTGCTTCGGGAGTTTCTACTTATTACGTATCCCGGGACCTGGGTTCGGGCGAGGAGACCGTGCGGCGTTTGGCCCACTTCACTTCTTGCCGAGAAAACCTGATCTCCAAGTTACGCCAAGCCCTCCAGCAACTGAACACCGACAAGGAGAAGTACGGTGACCGGGCTTGGGAGGTGAGCCTGAAGCAGACCCACGAAATCATCCTCGACGACCGCCGCTGCCGCGATGGCAACCACCGCACCCTACTGGCCATCCATGACTCCATTCCGAACTGGAAAATCGCCGGCGAATCCTTTCACGTCGACGAAGAAGAGTTCCTCCAGGTAGCCAACATCATAGTTGGTCTCCCTGCCGCTCTGCTGGACCCAAACCGGCGATCCGGGGACTGGTGGATCACTCCGCTGAAGGGATTCCGGGGCAAAGCGCCGGTCGGCCAGGACGCAGAAGAAGCCGCCCAGGGCCAGCAGAACTACTTGCGCTGCTTGCGCTGGCGCGGAGTCGACAACTTCGTTCTTCGGCATCCGGCTCTGCTAGCCACGCTCGTCGGACTCTACCGACAAGCCTATTTACTGTGTGCCTGCGGCTTCGGCCCGCAGGTCCTGGACAGCGTGAACTACGATGATGTCGTGGAGGCTATCTCCGAGGCCAAGTGGAAGCCGATCTTCGCCTTGGCTGATCAAGCCCGGCCGTGGATCAACGTTCCGGCCGCACAAAATTCTTCGCCAGTCAACTATCCGTTCCCGTGGCACACTCCTGGCCGGAAGAAGGTCAGCTACTGGCAGCGCTTCGTGCGCCTCCAAAGAGCCGTGCGCCGACATGGCTATGATGAGGTGCTCGGGGAAGATCTGGCCCAAGGGTGGTCTCTACTGAACAAGGGAACTCAGTATACAGGAGCCTTTTCCTTCTGGGGTGTCGAGAAGGATCTCAAGGATGCCCATCGCCGCATCATGAAGCTCGGGAAGCCCCTGAAGAGGAAGAAGGATGGCCAAGAGTCTGCGTGAAGCGCTGGAGGACCTAGCGGGTGAAGAGGAGCTAGAATTCATTATTCCGCACCCCGTGCTACCGCCTCGCTTCCAGGAGATCTGCGAGGATCGCAACATGGTCCTCACGCTGGACATGGATTTCACAATTCACGTCCGTTGGGAAGGAGCTCGTCGCAACGAATGGCTTTCACTAACCCCGGGCGGGACTCGTAGGCTCGTGCGGGAAGTACTGCGGAATCTCACCAAATATCGCCGAGACCTACAGACCTATGGCCAGTTTCTCGATCGGGTCGCCGAACAACCGTTCGAAGACCCCCGGAGCGATGACCCGTCAAGCCGGCGGGAACCGCCGATTCCGGAACTCATCGAAGAGGAGGAAGAGCCAACCGAGGTAGTGGCAAAAGTAGACCTCCCCCGTTCTCAAGAAATGGGAGGTGAGTCGCCAATGCCCATGCAAGAGGAGTGGATGTGAGTGCAGGCAAAGGCCTAGTTTACGTTATCGACATGGAGTCGTCGCTATCCGACGCGCTGGTGCGGCGGATCATCGACATGGACCAATATGTTATCTACCGCCGCTGGGACATGGAAGTAAACCCAGTGGCCGAAGTGGAGGCCTATAGCAAGTCGCTCCGGGCCTTAATCATTTCTGGCAGTGGTAAGAACATCAACAGCAAGAAGAACAAACCGCCGACAGTACCTCCCGAGCTCTTCCAGGTCGAGGTACCGGTGCTCGCTGTCTGCTACGGCATGCAGTACATGGCATTCCTCAACGGCGTTAACATCGTCCGGTGCTGGGACGAAGAAGATCCGGCAAAAAGGACCAAGGCCGCCGCCAAGAAGGACAAGGGGGAGCAAGGCCCGACGCTACTCCACCGTACGGCTGAACCCTCGGTCCTCTTCCAAGGCCTGGGGAATTCATTCCCGGTATGGATGAAACACAACTGGATGTTGGAGACATTACCCGAAGGTTGGAGGCATACCGCCAGCACCGAGAAATGCCCGTATGCGGCTATTGAACGAGAGAACGTCTTCGCTGTGCAGTTCCATCCGGAGCCCTTCAACTCGCTTTACGGTAGGATCATTCTGCATAACTTCCTGTCCTACGCCTGCGGATTACAAACGCCTTACTTCTAACGTTTAATCTTTATCGAGGAGAACTATTGTGCGCAAGTACTCAAGTTCTGGAACAAGCCACCTCAAGGGCTTGGGCACCAAAGATGTCTTTGGGGAATATTATAGTACTTGGACTATGAGCTCTTGGGCTAATAAGAGCCTGGAAGAAAAGATAAGAACAGCGAAGAGAGAGAAGTTATTGGACGAAATCTTTGGTGCTGAAGACGGCCAAAAGGATCGAATTGAGGAAGGAGATTCGGTGTTCCAAACCGGACGACGAGTGACCTTCAGGAGCAAATATCTCCGCGGAGGCGCCACTGGTACTCTTGTCAAGAAGGTATCACCCGACGGCGTCTGGCTAGTGTGCTCCGATATACAGCGCGCCGAGTTCGGTCAAAGTAGCGCCCTCTGTGGAAGGGGCCATGGACTGTTCGTGCCCGAAAAGAACATGGAACTTCTATTAGAAGGTAATGATCCGGGCATCTGGGACAACGTTCCCGGGCATATTGGAGTGGTAGTCACCCAAGATTTCCATCAAGATGGGATACTCTTCCACCGCGGCACTATAGGCCGCATTGTATCTAGTAATCCGGATACCTCAGTCATCAGCTGGATCAATCATTCCAGCTGCGGCTCCGGACAGTTTCGTAACGAGGCAGGACTAGGCAATTGCTGGACGGTACCTACCCCGCCGCTACGAATGTGCCGGCTCGCCCACGACCATGGTGGCAATAAGCAGGCGGGGGACGTTTGGCCTGCCTTCGAATCGGCTGTACAATTTAAGAGCGGGGACATTGTTGTCTACCGGGGCCCGAAGCCCACGACTATCCCCGGGGATCGCCGTAACTACGGCATCTGCAACGGCGCAATTCTTCGAATCGGGGCTGCCTCACGAAGACACAGTGCCGTAACCGTTCTAACCGGCTGCGATGAGAAGATCATCGGGGCCGAGGTCCGTGTGCCCACAGAATGGCTCGTAAAATTCGAGCATGAGTTCATCCCCACCAAGAAGAAGGTGGAAATCGTAGCCGAGATTAACTTCCGTAAGAAGTCGCTCCAAGGTAAGAGCGGTAGGGTCGTTCTCGCTACCGATGCCGATGGCGACGTGGGCGTGGAATTCGATGAAGATATCCGTGGTGGTTGTCTCGATGGTGCCGGCCGGGACGGCCGCTGCCTGTACGTATCCTCGAAGGCACTCAGGGTTGTATCAGGGTAGAGAGGGTAGTCTCTCTGTCTGTCGAGAGAAGGAGGTGAGTGTTGCGACCCTTGGTGTCCAAGGTCAAGGTCGGTGATGTTCTCCGGGGAACCCGCAACCTTCGGAACTGGCTGCGCACATCGTCCATGCGCCGCTACATTCAAGAATTCACGCTCGGAGTGCCGATGAAGATGGCCAAGAGCGAAATCTACACACCGGCCAAGGATGATGAATATGTTGTGGCTTGCAACGCTTGGGGAAACTTCGGTGTCTGGCAGCTCGGCGAAAAGAGCAAAGATCGGCCGATCCTCATCCTCTTCTGCAACCCGCAAGGTACGGCGGCCCAAGAAATTCATCCCGAGCGTATGAGCCCGGCGGTTTTCGCCCAATGGTTCATTCGTACTCCGCGAGCTTTTCCGGACCTCACTCAATGGCCCAATTACGCCTATGCGGTTTGGGCCGCCCTCCATCTCAATGCCATCAGCCTGAACGGCCGAGCCAGACCCAGCGTCTTAGTCCATCCGACTTTGGAAGGCCCCTTCCAAGATGCAGGGCGGTTCGCCGGCATTGCCAACCGCAGCAACTTCGAAACCTACGCCCGCGAGGCCATTCGCCGAGGACATACTCGGGCTCGCCATGCCCGAGTCCGGAGTGTAGTAGCCGGTAACAGAGGTTGCGGTCCGCTTCTTTCCGATCTCGACCTCATGCGCCAAGAGATCCGGGACATGGTCTCCGATCCCCGAGTGAAATCCCGACTCCGCAAGAAGAAAGGCTTCGACTACGCAGCCTTCGAGTCCAAATATCTCAACGTGTAGTATTTTCTCCTTCAACTGGGCCCAAAACCACAGGAGACTCGCCGTTGAGCACCAGTACCTTCCCGATCTTCCTGCGACAGACTCTGGAAGATCATCTCCGTCGGCTGAACAGCCGGCTGCGCGGCAGCGGCCGCGGCCTTGACCTCGCCATCGAGGTCAACGAAGATCCCTTCAACTTCCAGCTGACCCTACGAACTGTCGATGAGACGGCTCACCTGTTCATTCCTCGCGCCCGGACCGACGAGTTCGGAAACATCGTGATCGGTGACCGCAACGACCGTGCCCTGTGCCCGTTCATGGTGGTGGTCAACGGCCAGCCACAACACGTGAGCTATGAACAGCTCCTGGGCATCCTCCTGGCTTCCAACATCGAAGAGCTCTTCCCGGGCCAAGGCAAGCGGAACTTCTTCGACAAGATCCTCTGGGGCTTCGCCAATGGGCGAGGCCGGCTGGCTGTCAGTCTCTGCCAGCGGTTCCTGAACCAGAACCTGTTCAATGCCCTTCCGCTCAGCGGCACGCCGATGCAGGACTGGGCGATGAACCACCGGCTCATGATCTTCGACCCTATCTTCGACAAGCTGCGTCCGGAGGAGAAGCTCGCCTACCAGCGCCGGAAGAACGAGCTGCTCCACCCGTGGTCCTCCATCGGCCTGTCCGACGGAGCGGCCGCCGTGCGCAACTACATCCTGCAGGTGGACCTCAAGGAGTTCACGGCCTTTGGTTCTAGGCACCACAACCCGATCCGGAACCTCTACTCCACACTGGGCATGAAGGGCGAAGAGGCACCGGTGGTGGTGTCCAAGTCCATGGCCGAGTTGGAGGAGAAGGGCATCAGCCGGGGCGGCTGGAACTGGATGACCGTGTTCCTGGACCTGCCGCTGAACTTCGAGGACCAGATTCTCGTATCCCGTCGCCATGCCGGCAAGCAAGTCAAGTACCAGCGCAGCTTCACGATCTTCGGCGAGGAGACCGTGGAGGTGGGTGATACGATCCGCAAGGGTCGGGTGCTGGGCGTGAACGAGGACGAGTCTCCGGTGACCTTCGACATCGACTGCGACCACGCCCGGGTGATCGAGTGCAAGGACGGCTCGGTTCCCTTCGATGGCGTGGATCAGCCGGTACGGCTCGTCACCCTGGAGGTCTTCTATTCCTTCAAGGAAGGTTTCAAGATCACGAACCAGCACGGCAATAAGGGCATCGTCATCCTCGAGGACCTGGGCACGGTCCGCGACCCGGTTCGGGGTGAAGTCCCCATCGATGTCATCGTATCCGCCAAGTCCATCCAGAAGCGGAAGAACTTCGGGCAGGTACTCGAAGCGCTGACGACGCTGATCCATGGCACCGAGGGCCGCATCGTGGTGCCCGACGAGGTGGAGGTCACCGAGCAGCAGGTGGCCACCAGGCTGGAGAAGGCCGGCTATTCTCCGGAAGGAACCTGCTCGGTCTCCACCCCGTGGGGTGAGTTCTCGACTATCTGCGGCTTCGTTCACTGGGGCGTGACCAAGACCCCCGAGGAGCAGCTGTGGGAAGGTCGGGATACGTGGGAGACGAACCAGCGGGGCCTGCGTACCCGAGGGAACAAGGTCTCCACCATCGAGCTGAAGGCTCTAACCACCCTACTGGGTGCGGGGTCAAAGGTCGTCAAGGAGATCCTGTCGAACCAGCAGGGGCTGGACGAGGTCCAAGAACTGCTGGCAGTGCTCGACAGCATGCGGGGCCACTATCGGGACAACGTCCCGACGGTTAGCCCCGAGGCCTTCGTGTATCTACCGGCCGGCATGGGTACTTTCCACAGCCACGAGGGACTCCTGGGCACGTTGGCCGATGAAGCGCTGTACCCGAACGGCTGCTATATCGAGCTGCCCTTCAAGCTGCGTATCGAGGTTCCGCTTGACCGCCGAAAGAGCGAGATCACAGAAGGCATCGCCGATGAAGGCAACGCCTATACCAACGCCGACAGCAAGGTCTTCGAGGTGGATCGTTTGATGGTCCCGAGCTTCAGCCTGCGGCAGCCGTGGCGACATCCGACGGGCAAGTTCGGTCTCTCGGACATCTCCACGATGCTGAACCAGATCTTGGAGGCCATCGACCGGCTCAAGCACGGCGAGGTCAAGCCGGCCCAGGTATCGACTCTCATCTACCGCTACTATCACTACCTGGGCAAAAGCCTGTCCACCAAGACCGGCAAGATCAGCCAGTACCTGATGGCCATTCGATACCCGTGGTCCTCCAAGGCCACGGCAGTGCTGGGGCGCAGCCTCCCGTCCAACTGGATCGAGATCCACGAGGACATGGCCCGGGACCTGAAGATCAGCAACGGAGACTATGTTCTGGTGGAGCGGTTTCCCTGCTTGGGATTCATGTCCACTCGGATCCAGCGCGTCCGGGTGACCAAGGACCCGGAGTGCAAGTATGTGATTCGGGTCAGTGGCAACTCGCTGGTGTCCATGAATCTGGACTTCGACGGAGATGTCATCTACATCATGAGCTTCCATTCCGATGGTGCCAAGGATGAGCTGGCCCGGAACTTCCACATTCCGCACCCGCGGATCGCGGAGGTGATCAACCAGCTCAACTCGAAGAAGCAGCCGCTGACTCGAGCCATGGCGCTCCAAGAACTGGAGATGCGCAGCTTCAGCCCGATGGGCCCCGAAGAGCACGCGGATCTCAACGCCACCTCGTTGGCAGTGAAGCTCTATACCGGGCCGGTCATCGCCCTGTGCTACAACCTGATGCGGATCGCCGAAGGAAACTTCAGCTACCAGGATCGGGAGTCGCACATCAACATCGAGGTCTTCCTGGACAAGGTCGGGAACTCCGTCTTCTCCCAGAAGCACGGAACCAAGAGCCTCAGAGAGGAGTGTGTCGAGGCCGTGTGTCTGGCCGACCACGGCGCTCTGGTAAAGTTGGGCTTCCCGGAAAAGGAGACCCGGCAGCTGTGTGAGGTCATCCGCCGCCTGGCTGCCAAGGTCGGGGTGCGGACGGACTCCGAGCTCCGGGCCCACTATCAGAGGCACGTCGAGGAAGGCCGGTCGAACATCATCAACACCATCGTTCGCCGGTTTCACAAGACGTACTTCGCCACGCGGTCCAACCTGCACCCGATCGACCTGCTGGAGCACCTGGAAGCCACGCCCAACGACCTCGTCGGGCATCTGGTCCAGGAGGGCCTGTCCAAGAACGAAACTTGCCGGCTGGCCGAGGCTGGCGTATAATTAGGGGCGAGGGGAGAGGCTTAGCCTCTCCCCGCCCCTAGCGGGGAGAAAATGGCTAGTAAAGTTTACCAGTTTGTCAACCGCGAGGCCGTTATCAGAAACATGACCACCCAGTATGGGCGGGACCCGGACATGCAGGCACTACTAGGCGACCTGACCACGCACGAATTGAGGGTTATTGCCAAGCACCAAGATCTGATGTCGGAGGTTCTTCGGATCTCCAAGATCGACTTCGAGACCGCCAAGCTCACGCTCGAGGAGCGATTTGGGCTGGAGATCGAGGAGTTCAGCAACGATTACTGGGTATCCACAACTCGCTGGGAAGACGAGATCCCGCGAGAACTGCGAACCCAACACATCGGTTGGTACGCAGACAGAGAAGAAGGTGTGGTGTGTGTGGCCAAGATGCTCCTTCTACGCGAAGTCCAAGTGAATCTGGTCATGCGGTACGTTGAGCACAAGCGAGAGCAGAACAGACTATTGGCAAGTGCGGCCGCCCATGGCGGCTGGCCCGGAATGTATCTCTAATACTCTATAGGTAATTTTTGTATGGCATATGTGAATAACTATCAGTGTTGCGGGAATCTTGTTCGTGATCCCGAACCAAAACACCACGCAAACGGTGATTATGTAAAGTTCGTTGTGGCCTTGAATAGACCGGGACGCGATAAACCTTTCTACATAGATTGTATAGCCTGGAATGACACAGGGCAGAAGATAGTAGATCTCTGCCGTCAAGGGACAGAAGTATATTTATGCGGTGAAATAGAGACCAGCAACTATATAGATCAGCGAGGATCTCATCACAAGGGATTCTCTTTGAAGGTAGAGAAATTTTCTATTACCAAGCAGCCCCAGCGAGAAGTTCGTAGACCAGCTGCTATTCGTAAACCTGACCTGCCGGCTCTTCCAGAGAAGAGGGACAGGTTTGCATGATGTGTATTTGAGGGAGAGACTAGTATGCCTTTCAGAGTTAAGGAATTCCCGGGACAATTGTTTTCTACGTTCGAGGAGTATGAAGAGGCGCGCCGCAAACGAGCGGCTGTTGAAAAGGAATTGAGCGAAAGGGCTGGTACAGATCGGGTAGCCCTAGTGACAGCGCGTGTTCTGCCCGCGCCGAGTGACAGTGTCACTCGTAAAGTGGCTGAACTAGAAGCTCGACTAGAAGAGCTTACGTCCCGCCTAAAAGAAGGATCCCCGCACCGTGAACCATCCCCGCCCCAAACCAACTTGGAGGGGATCCCTATCGGAACCGTCCTCCAAGGTTACACGAGGGGGCGCCGATACACCCTCGAAGTCTTGGATAAAGGTTATCTGTGCAGCGATGGCGAGATTTATCCCAGTCTCTCTGCAGCCGCTCTGGGCGTATCAGGGAACCGCAGGAGTGGGTGGAGATTTTGGAAGAACATCGAAGGTGACCCCATCGGTACCGTCACCGGGAGATTCGCGAAAGAGCATGCTTAAGATCGTAGACTCCTTACCCGAACACTGCCCTCTTTGTAGTTCGGATAATCTAGGCGGCAAAGCCGCCTTCGGAGTTTATCAGACCAATGCTCTGATCTGCCATAACTGCGGCACTTTCATCGCCGTGAGAGACAGAGAAGAGGAAGAGTACGACAACAGCGTCGTCGCGGCTTCACTCTTTACGTGCCCCCACTGCTGCGAAATCGGTGAGATCCAAGAAGCAGGCGGGCACGAATGGTGTGACAACTGCGGCTTAGATCCCAGCGAAGAGGCCGAATCTTACGAACTCGCTCCTTTGTGGAAAGAGGGTTCCTGGATCCGGCACGCTTTGTCAATAGAACGAACTCCGGTCCGGCCTGAAGGGCCAATAGGCCAGTTCATTAGGAATTACTGCGGGCCCCACTGCGCGCTCGCCGCTAGTTGCGATCAGAGCCTGAAGCAATTGGGGATCTGCTACCACGAGTACAAAGACGACGGGGATTTCACCGAGTCAGACGAGATGGGAAAGAAACGAAGAAAGCATCGAAAGCACAAGGCCAAGGGCGGCAAATCCCATAAGCAAGGCCGAAAAAGCGCCGATAATCCGTTCAAGGATCAACCCCGGCGCGTCGCATTTCAATGTGCCAGCGACGGCTGGTTAGGTAAGAGACTGTATGCCAATAGTGAAAGTATCGAACAATCTAGTGATTCAGGGCGCGGACAGTGAGCTCAAGGACTACCTCAAAGAGCTCCTGACGCTGCTCAACCCTGAATGGTTAGATGCCCAGACCTTCGGGCGCTGGACCGGGAATATTCCTAAATATATCTCCCAGTACGAGGAGATAGACGAGAATGTGATTGTTCCTCGGGGTATATTCGTTCATCTAACCCAAGATCTGGGCTATGAATTCGAAGTTCAGGACTCCCGCGCTGCTCCTATAGCAGATAAGGATTGGCCGGAAGGAAATATTATTCTCCGCCCCAACGATCAAGAACCTGCTGTCCAAGAACTCCTCCAACATCAATGCGGATTCCTTTCCGCTCCAGCGGGCTCGGGCAAAACCGTAATGGGCCTCGAAGCTGCTCGCCGGCTCGGCCTCAAAGCCCTCTGGTTGACTCACCGCAAAGAACTGAAAGAACAAGCCATAGATCGTGCGGTTGAGTTACTTGAAATCCCCCGCCAAGATATAGGTGTATTTCACGGGAAGACCTGGAAACAAGGTCCCCAGCTCACCGTGGGTATGATTCCTACCCTTCGAAAGCGTGATCTTTCCGAGATTAGTGAAGACTTTGGCGTAGTTATCATCGATGAAGCGCACCACGTCCCAAGTTCGACTTTCCTCCAAGTGGCTGGGCAGATGAACGCTAAGTACCTCTACGGCCTTACGGCCACGGCCTATAGGCGAGATAAGTTAGACTCTATCATGTTCCACGCCATTGGGCCTATTATTTCCCGCATAGAACATGTAGAACTATTCGAAGACGAGCATCTCATAAAGCCTACGATCCGGCGTCGCCTTACCGGTTGGTGCCCCAAAGATTCTATGACTATGGAATACCACGACTTCATGGAGGCCATGGTCACCTCTAAATTTCGCAATGATATGATCGTCGGCGACATAGCCCGGGAATGCCAAGACTCTAGAAATACTTGTGTAGTATTAGTAGAACGAACCAAGCACGCCGAACTACTAACTGAACTACTGAAAGATCAAGGAGTAGACTGCGAGTTTGTAGTGGGTTCTATCGACGTAGAAGATGATAGCGGGAAGAAAAAACGCAAGAAGAAGGCTATTCCCAAAGATGTCCGGAATCAGATAGTCAATGATTTCAAAGAAGGGGAAATACAAGTATTAGTAGCGACTTATGATTTGCTGGCCGAAGGCTTTGATTACCGGCCATTGAACCGTCTGTTCTTGGCCACGCCTATAAAGTGGAAAGGCACTGTCGTTCAAGCCATCGGCCGAGTACAAAGGCCGTGTGAGGGTAAGACCGGGGCCGTAGTATACGATTATGTGGACGGGGATATCGCCATGTTCTGGAAGCAAGCAGATGCCCGACTTCACAGAGTATACAGACCTATGGGAATGCCTGTAGAAGACACCCAGTAGGAGAAGAGATGGATTTCCAGATTCGTGCGGATTCAAGAATTACCGCGCGGGAAATCTCACTGCCCGCTTCGTTGAGGTCGGAGATGGGTCTCCTAATCGGGCAGTTCCTGGAACTGGAAACCAGTGGGCATGCCCGGGTTCTTCAGATTACAGGCCAAGTTGGGCCCAATCAAGAAACGGCCTTAGTAAACCCGGATGTATTGGCTGCATTGGAAGGGCCCGACATAGACTATAAGATTCTAGATGTAACTCTGGGTTGCGACCCGGAGTTTTTTGTTATGTGGGGTGACCGAAGAGTCTGCGCCTCTACTTACCTGCCGTTCGCTGGCCAGATCGGCTGCGACGGAGAGCTCGGCGAACTACGTCCTGCCTATACTCGACATGAAAATGATCTTGTAGCCAATATTGCCAAGTTGGTTCCCCAAATTCCTGGACGAATGAAGAGAGCCAGTTGGGCCACTGGATTTCCAGAGAATGGAAAAGGCTTCAGGTATGAAGCCCATTCCTACTATCTTCGAATAGCGGCCGGCTTCCACGTCCATCTAGGTATCCCGCCCGAGATCCTAAACACTCGTAAAGATTTCAACAGAGCAGCGATAAACCACATCGTGCAGTGTTTGGACTGGCACGTGGGAGTCCCGCTGGTCCCTCTAGAAGTCAGCCATGGGCGCCGTCTGGGTAACACCCAGTATGGCAAGCCCGGCGACTATAGACCCTCCAACGTTACTTTAGAATATAGAGTGCCAGGAGCATTCTACCTACGCTCACCTCAATTAACCCAAGGTCTGCTGGGCATGTCGTTGCTGGTGGTCGAGCACACTGTAAGTAGAATGAGAGTGGCTAGTCGAGATTTCGTGGATCTTCACAAACTCACTCCTGCCGATCTCCAAGAAGTGATGCCGGTCCCAGCACCTAAGAAAATCTTAGACACGCTTACAGGTGAAGATACTATTCTGGCCCGAAGAGAAATCAACAGCATCCGGAAAGGCCTCGAAGCACTGCCCAACTACCGCAAACACCAGAAGGCAGTACAGGGCCTCTTCAGCGCAGTGGAAGAACAGGTCCAGCCGAGTCCTGATCTTCTAATGAATTGGAAGGAGTCAACGTGACCGAGGTGACGAAAGCTCGACGCCGAGGTTTCATCCACTTCCAGCGCAAGGCTGGAAGGCCGCCGCTGAGCCGCGAACAGTTCCTCTACCTGATGGACCACCTTCCCAAGGTCCTGAAGGTAGGCACCGAATTCGAGATCAACCTTCCGTCACCGGAGAAGGTTCTCGAAGCGAAGGACGATCAACCCTGCGTCCACTCCGAGAAGCCGTGCGTCAAGGACTGCGCCAACTTGGAGACCTGCATGACAGAGCGCCACCCGGCGTTCTGCCTCACCCGGAGCACCGGGAAGTTCCTAGGCCAGAAGTTCGAATGTCCGGCCAAGAACGATGCCGACGTCGAGGCCTGCCAGCACTGCCCGGCTTGGATGCTCAACTGCCGAGGCTTGAACTGTGCTCTCCACACCCCGTTCTGCACCATCTGCCCCTCCTTCCAGCGCGCGGGCGAGACTCCGGAGAAGGGAGACATCCGGGCCGACGCCGAGACCGTCCGGCGGGAGATGAAGGAACTGCTCCAGCCGACGGGCTTCGTCGGAAACACCGGCAAGTCCGGTGTGCTCGAGGTGAAAAAGGACAACTCGCTGATCAACAACGGCGGAATCGAGGTACCGACGGTCGGGCGCCGCGTCCACTGGGCGAGCTTCTACCGCATGTGCCAAAATATCATCGATCCGATCGTGGAGCGCGGTGGCTTCGTAAACGAGCGGTGCGGGCAGCACTACCATGTTCTGGCTGGGTACTTCAAGGGTCGCAACATCGGTCAGTCCATTTCCGAGCTCGAAGAACCGCTGCCGGAGATCGTCCTGGCCAATCTACACCAGCTCCACCGCCGCTATGAACTGGCCATGTTCTGGATCATGAGCGCGGGTACCGAACCGGAGCACCTGACGCGGTGGGCCCGATTCCGCCAGTCCATCGGCAAGTTCAGCGCCCTGCAGAGCAAGATGCCCAAGGTCCAAGAGGAGCTGGCGCAGTCCATCGTCTGTATGGGGGGAACTCCCCAAAACGGCAAGTACGCTTCCGTCGCTTACCATTTCTGCGAGTTCGATCGCCAAGGCGACCTTCAGACGTTCCACATCGAGAACCGAATCGCTGACGGCGCCTTGTCCCCGGCGGTTGTGGCTGCGTGGGGCATGCTCACCTATGCGCTGGTTCTCAAAGCGGTGCGGCTGTCCCAGTACGGCATCATGGAGATCGGTGATCAGGAGTACCGTCAGCGGATCAAGGAGATACAGCCGCATATCATCGAAGGCGGGCTGCGCGAATGGGGATCGGATCGGAAAGGCGACACCCAAGGGCTGGCCCCGTACTACGGGTGGCTGCGCGACAACGCTCGAGAGATGGTGAACTTTCTCAAGCCCGAACTGCACAACCTGGGCCCGGCCTACGACATTCTCATGTCGTTGGCTGATAGGCCGTGCTCGCTACGGCTTATCGACGGAGACGACTGGGCGCGGATCGAGGCCGATCTCATGGCCGAGCACCAAGCCGGCGACGAAGAACAGGAGGCCGGCGACGAAGAGATCCAAGAGATCGTGGACTTGGCCGGCATCGTGGACTGCGATAACATCGAGATGTGGATCGAAGAAGTGGCAGCCTACCTGGGCCAGGAGCCGCCGGAGATCGCGGATACCGTATATCGGATGATCGGATCAGGCCGTTATCGATGGAGCGATCCCATCGGAGCGGTAATCACCACCTCATAGGAGAGGAACCACCACCATGTGCGGAATCGCTACGATCTCCATCGGCCGAAGAGCCCGGGGGCGTATCCCTTACGAAAAGCTCCGGAGGCTGACCGGAGAACTGATGCTGGAGCTCCAACCGCGCGGCCTGGATGCTTCTGGCATCGCCGTGATCAATGAACCTGGGACCGAGCAGAGCGTGGTCTTCAAGAAGCCGCTGCGGCCGGCTCGGTTCACGGCACGGCCCATGTTCGGGGAAATGCTCCAGCGCATCGGCCCCCATACCAACTTCGTCATGCTGCACGCTCGGGCCACCACCGTCGGGGATACTTCGGACAACTTCAACAACCACCCCATCATCGTACCTGGCGCCATCGGCATCCACAACGGTACCCTCTACAATCACGAGCGTCTGTTCCGGCAATTCAGCAACCACTTCCCGCAAGGCGGAGACGTGGACTCCGAAGTCATCTTCCGGCTCTTCCGGCACTACACTGATCGAGGCCTGTCGCCGCAGCGGGCGATCCAAGAGACTTCGCGCCGACTCTGGGGCGCGTTCACCGGGGCCGTGATCGATTGGGATCACCCGCACCGCATGGTCATGTTCAAGAACGAACGTTCGTTGTGCGTGGTTCGTATCCCACACTACGACATGGTCATCACCGTTTCTGAATCCAAGTTCTACGCCCGCGCCATGAAGCGGCTGCGCATCAAGCCCAAAGAGAAAGTCGAGTACGTATACGACGGTGTTGGCTTCGTGATCGATCTCAACGCGGGCGGTAGAATCGTCGACAACCTGCAGGACTTCGATCTCCCAGTGGACACAAAATCCTGGAAACAGCAGGTTCGCCCTTGGCTTCGCTACGGCGCCGACGCCGTAACTGGCCTCTAGACGGAGAAGGAGAGAAGGGAAATGTGTGGCATTGTAGGCGTACTTCAGTACCGGTCGGACGTCGAGCGCGAAGTACGCACTCGAGCCTTGAGAATCCTCTTTTCGGAGATGATGCTCAAGACCGAACCCCGAGGCGACGACGCCACTGGTCTGTACCAGGTCCACCAAGACGGCGACTGGATGATGGTCAAGACGGGCGAGAAGGTCACCGACTGGCTGTTCTCCGAGCGCGGTGAAGACCAAGTTCGTTACCGGGATTTCATGGACACATGGTTCGAGCACCCGCAAGACCTATCGGCGGTCGTTGGGCACTGCCGGAAGGCCACGGTCGGGTCTCGGGGCTCCAACAACGACGACAACCACCCCTTCGCTGTACAGCTGGACGAGCGTAACGCCATTCTGGGTGTGCACAACGGAACTCTTTCCAACCATACGAAGATCTTCGAGGCTCTCAAGGAACACAACCTGAAGCGACAGGGCTCCGTGGACAGCGAGTCCCTTTTCCATTTCCTTTACGCCGTCAGCCAGCATGGGACCGTGCCCGTGGACGGCGAGATGCTCAAGTACATGGGCGAACGCATCGACGGTAGTTATGCCGTGATCGCAGCGAACAGTCGCTTCCCGAACCAGGTGGTCACTTTCCGCTCGGGCCGGCCACTGGAATACTGTCTGATTCGCCCGCTGAACATTGTGGCCATCGCCTCCGAGAAGAAGTTCATCGAGTCGGCGCTCGAGAAGTACGAGTTCGCCCGGCAGCTCATGGATCCCGATTTACCCAAACTGGAGCACGAGATCCGTTTCTTGGTGGACCGGGACTATCGCATCTTCGACACCTCTCTGGAGTTCCCAACCACCAAACTCGCCTGGGAATCCATCGAGAAGATCTCGGAGAAGGGCGAGATGGTGAAGTCCGCCAACGGGGTCCTCTCCGAGTGGAAGAGCTCCACCTCCACCACCAAGACTTCGTCCTATACCGGCGGCTCGGGACACGCTGGACACGGCACTTCCCATCGCAGCACGGGGGCTACGAAGGGCACCGCAACCGCATCCAAGAGCGGAAGCGGAACCGGCTCTAGCGGCGTAGCCACTGCGCGGCCGCAGCAGGGCGGAACAGCAACCGGGGCGCTTCCGGCTCAGGCTGGCCCGCGGAAGGGCGACGACGATGCTGGTACCGTGGTCGAAGCAGAGATCGAGCTCGGCGGGGACGCCAAACCGCACAAGGCCTTCCAAGAAGCGCGCATGTTGGGACTCTGTCCGACCTTCGACATGCCTCGGGAAGTGGCTGTCTTCATCGGAAAGAAGGAGCAGGAGCTCGAAGGGATGACACCAGCGGACTTGGCCACGGCCGTGTGCCAGAAATCGTTCGACCTCGGCTATGGCTTCAGCCAGCTGGACAGCAAGCAGACCGTGCAACGGGTTCGCGGTAAGGCCCGGGACACAGTACGGAAGATGGAAGCGCACAGCGCCAAGCAGCGACGGGCCCAGAACCACATCTGGGAGCTACGTCAGATCCTCACCATCTTTTTGGCGCTATCCGAAGGCGGATACCCGCTGAACGAGCACAACCTGGAGATCGTACTCCGGGGTTTCCAGGAGTTGAGCGCCGAGCGCCGACGAGACGTACTGAACATGGGCAAGTCGATTCTCGCCGATCAGGGCGCCCAACGCACCATCGACAAGCTCGTGGCCCAGTTCAAAGAAGCGGAACGCAAGAAGAAGGGCAAGGCCGCTCAAGCCGAGTAGAGGTGGAATATGGGACAGAAAGTCCAGCTCCGACTTCTGATTTCCACGCAGATGTCGGAGAAGGGCGAAGATTCTGTGATCCGCTTCCCGCGCAAAGCTCGGGATAACTTTGGATTCGCAAACAACACTGTCGTCATCGGAAAAGGTGAGTACGAAATCCCTTTGGCCGCTCGAAAGGCTTACAGGGACGACGTGCGGCGCTTGGCCAAGATGATCCGATCAGGTAAGTTGACGGATGCCGAAGCCGGATCGGTAGGCTTCGTCACCCGCTCAGTCCAACAGCGGGTAACTAGGCGTTCAGGCCGCAGCGTATGGATCAGCGAAGGGGTGGGCCGAATTACCATCGGTTGCGATCCCGAGTTCGGTTTGATCGATGACCACGGGGTGCTTCAGCGGGGAAGTACGGTGCTCCCCAATACCAAACGGGCCAAGTTCGGAGCCGATGGCCCGGGCGTAGAAGTGCGGCCGGACCCGGCCCGTGACCACATTGCACTCATCCGTAACATACAGGGGATTCTCGAGAAGCCTCCGGGGGCTACCGAGAGCTATCGCTGGCGGGGCGGGGCTACCTACCAAGATCTCAACCGGACCTATTGGTTTGGAGGACACATCCACCTAGGCCGGCCTGATATCGTCAAGCCCGACTTGGCACACCCGTGCTATAGCCAGATTGCTACGGCTTTGGACGGCCTTCTGGCTCTTCCCATGGTGGCGTTCGATACGCCCGATCCGTGGAAGCGCCGGAATGGTTGTCCCCATAAGTACGGAATGGCTGGTGATATCCGAGCCGATTACCCCGAACAAGATAGGTTTGAATATCGGGTTCTGAGCGGTCTTTGGCTGACCCATCCCACGCTTGCCAAAGTGGCCTTGGGAGTTTCCAAGTGCGTGGCTGAAACAGCGTACAGCCGCATCGCCGAAGCCAAGTGTGACCCGGAATTCATCACCGCTCCGGCCTCTCGCAAGGGATTGTTGCGGTCTTTTGGAATCAAAGGTCTTCGGGAGATCCAGAGAGCCATCAATGTGGCCAAGCCGGACCGTCTCGATCTGGAGATGGTCAAGGTCTGGGAGAAGCAACTCCGAGACTTGGACCGGTACGACGATTACGCAGAAGAGATCACGGCCCTTATTGAAATCGTGAAGGTATCACCGGATAAGATCATTCCCCAACTCAACTTGGACATTCGGGAGAACTGGCAAGAAGGACAGCCCTTCTTGGCCAAAAGCCCTGATCGAGTTCGCCGCGCGTTGGAAGCGGTGGAGGCAAAGTGATGAGCGGTTACGTCTGGTACTCCTACGGCTCGGACGTGTCCGGGCCGAAACTGGCCGAGGCCCTCGGTTTCGCGTCAGGCAAGAAGGCTCCCAACTTCGACGAGCTGGACGTGCTCGTGGGCTGGGGTTGTAAACCCCGGGATTTCCCCGAAGCGCAACTGCAGCAGCTCGTGGCCCAAGGACAGCTGCGTGTCCTGAACCGGCCCGAAGCCGTGAACCAGAACCGGGACAAGATGTCGATGCTCCAAGGCCTGACCGATGCCGGAATCGCTGTGCCGGGTCTGATCCTCGTCACCGGTGATTCTCGCGCCCACGCCTTCCGCAAGGTGGCCGAGGCGCTCGACGCGGGCGAGATCGACTTCCCGTTGGTCGGCTTCAACCGCTTCCACCGCGGCGGGCCCCGATTCTGCTACACCATCGAGGATGTCCGAGCGGCATGCGCAGAAGTCGGCGTCGAGGAGGGCAGCGCGAAGAAGAACGGCGTCGATTACTTCCGCAGCTTCTGTCCGGGTACCGAGTACCGGATCCACGTCTTCCGGGATCTGGCCGTCTCGGCCCAGACCAAGGTGCTGGCGGAAGATCCGGAGGCGCAGATGGTCGAGTCGCTGGCCGATCTCCTCGCCAAGCGTGACGCGAAGCGCAAGAAGGCGAAAGACGGGGCCAGTTCTCTACTTCCGGAGAAGGCCAAACTGGAATGGGTCCTGCGCGAGCTGGCCGGCGAGATGCTCATCGGGCCGGCCCATCTCCAGCGCAGCGTGGGTCGGGGCTGGAACCTTCAGGACGTGCCGGTCAGCGAGATCCCGAAGGTGGCCGTCGCCGAGGCCATCAAGGCCCTCGAAGCCGCCGGGCTGGACATCGGCGCGGTCAGTGTGACGGTGGCCGAGGAATCGGCCAGGGTCACCAACATCACCTCGGCCCCGGCCCTCGGCGACGCCCAACTGAAGGCTCTCGTCGGCGCCTTCAAGGACTTCACGGACGGAAAGCTCGACGAGGGCAGCAAGTCCAAGAAGAGGAAGAAGGCCGCAGCGAAGAGCGAAGACGTGCCGGATGGAGATCGGGCCAAGCCGGAGATCATCGCCCGCCTGACCCGCCGCCTGCGCCTGGGGAAGATCTCCCAGCAGGAAGCGGAGGAGATGCTCTCGAAGCTCGGGGAGCAGTAGGAGCCACTAACGTATGAATAAATTTGTGCATGCCTTATCACAGCCGGAGATAGCCGAACAGATAGCGGCTCTCCTGAATACTTATAGCAACCTCGCCCTTCAGAGAACTTCTCTAGATATCCAGGATAGTAAAACTAGTTACATTGTAGAATCCCACGGCCGCCACGTCATAGGCGCTTGCGGGCTGCATAAACTGACCTATCAGCTCACCGAACTCAAGCATCTAGTGGTCCTTCCCTCTTGGCGAAGACAAGGCGTGGGGAGGTTTCTGGTAAAAAGGGCCATTTCCCTTTGCTCCACTCCCATACTATATGCCACAGTGAGGGGGGACAACTCCCCCAGCCTGCGGTTGTTCAAATCCTTGGGCTTCGAGGTGGGAACAGACTATACCAATGAAGATCACGGAGTGATCTTCCTAGTGAGAGCGAGTAGTAAATGGATGACTCCTGCACCATCGAAGTTGGTTTCCGTCCCCGGCGTCCCCCTGACGACCGAGACGAAGTTTTCTATGCCCGAGTAATCAATGCACGTGTGGTAGATGGAACCCCTTACGCAACTACCCTAGGGGCGTTTGGGGACGTAACAGCGATGATGGATCTCAATCTGAGGAACTATTACATCGAGACCATTCATGTTCAAGGTGAGGGGTACGGCGATCTCATTGAGATGTTCGAGCACGCCGAGGAAGACCAGAACGAGGCTTTCCAGACCCTGGGGACTGCTGTGGAAGCCTCCGAGGCAGAGTCTGCGGACGAAGAAGGTTTCAGAGCACTGGAGCAGGCCGACGAGGAACCGAAGGAGAAGAACGTGCAGCATGCGGTGAAAGGCGGCCCCCGAAGGGTAGAGGTCAATTTCCGTGGCCGCCGGGGGCGAGCCGACGAAGACGGCAAACGCGTAGTGTTGGTGTCTATAACTAGTCCGTCAGGCCGCTTCGCTTACACCACGGCGCAGGGCCGCGAGTGGGGCAATAAGGTCTACCGCTACGGCCGCTGGGAGCACGACCTGTTCAAGGCCTGCCGAACTTTCAACTCCACCGACTATTGGCCACAGGAAGTCGTCTCCTACGAAGGTGGCCCGAACGGCTCCATCATGATCGAATCTTTCAAGGAGGAAGAAGCTGAGAAGGGCTGGGCTGCCATCGAGAAGTACTACTACAAGTTCAAGAAGGCGGAGCTGGCGGTCCTACGCACCTGGGAACCCCACAAGAGTGCGGCTACCTCGAGCAACCCAGATGACGATGACCCGTGGGAAGACTACGGGTACGGCTACTATCATCAAGGCGGGCAACACTGGACCCAGCGCGGGCCAGCCCACTACGCTCCGCGCAAAGCCTATTTCCGCGTGGCCGGAGACGAGATCGGGGTCACGCTACACCGAGAACAGGTCCAGAAGAAGGAGAAAGCCGGAGTATCTTCTGGAGCGCCACCCACACTGAAGGAAATGCTCGCAGCCGAAAAGGCAAACAGTGGCCAGGAGGGCGACCAAAAAAAAGCGAAAGCCCCGGAGACAGTCCAACCTTCGACGACCTCTACTCGGCGGGGTATCTCTAATCCCCGGGGCCCCCAGAGCACTGGAGCTTGCTTTTGTGACTGCGGCAGCCCTACTTGTGAGGACTGCCACTGGGGCGCTCTCCTCGGAGAAGCCCCGCCCGGCTCGGTCGTCCTCCCGCCCAGCCGAACGGTACACTGATCAAGGCCTATATCACCCCGGCCGAGAAGCCTCTTGACAAATCGGGGAAGATAGCATATAATTATATCGGATGAGGAGTCTATATCTCTATGATCACATTGAATAATTTCATTGGCAACGAAGATCCTATTCGCTTGTTACGTATCTCCATCGAAGCCGCCAAGGCCAAAAACGAAGCCCTCCCCCACATTCTGCTCAAAGGGCCCGCGGGCACCGGAAAAACTACGCTGGCTGAAGCCGTTGCTCGGGAGTTTGAGACCGAGCCGATGGCTCTGACTCCCCAGACTGCCAAACGCACTGAAGACTTGCGTAAGTTGTTCCTTCGGATGCCCGGTGAAGGGTACGACCTAGAAGGTCAAGTAGTAGGCAGAATCCAACCACAAATCGTTTTCACCGACGAAGTTCACCAACTTCCGCTTCTTGCCCAAGAGAACTTGGGCATAGCCATGCAGGATTGGAAACTCCCGGTCCGCGTCAACGGTGAGGACGTGTTCGAATGGGTACCTAAGTTTACTTTCATTGGCGCGACCACGCTGCCAGGTAAACTCTCCAAGCCCTTCCTAGACCGGTTCAAAATTCAGATAGACTTCGAAACGTACAGCCACGATGAATCGGTACAAATCGCTAGAATACATGCTGAAAAGCGAGAGATACAACTCGAAGAGGGCGTGGCCGAAGATATTGCTCGACGGAGCCGGGGAGTTGCCCGGTTAATTGTACGGTTTTTGGATCGACTCCATGATGCCGCAGTAGTTTCAGCCCAAGGAGGTTCGGAACGGAACCGGGTATCTCGTGAGTTGGCCGAAACGATGTTTAGGCAATTCCTCAAGGTAGATGATCGGGGATTAACGAAAACTGATATCAAAATTCTAACCCAACTCTGTAAACTTACAGATCCAGTAGGGTTAGATACTTTAGCCACCATTGCCAACGAAGATAAAGCCACTGTCCAACATACTATTGAACCTTATCTGATTCAAGAAGGCCTACTAATTAGAACTAAACGAGGCCGTTTGATTACAGATGAAGGAAGAAGATATCTACACGCAGCCGGACATCTACGAGACGGCCCGGGAACAGTTACCAGTGGCCGAATTATAGGGGCGCCAGAATGAGCAAAGAACTAGCATATTTGAAGGATAATTTGATGGGCGGGAAAATCCTAAAGATCGAGGACCCGCGCAAGTTTACAACCGAGCAAATCCTCAAGTCGTACTTCCGCGAGATACTTATGCTCGCCCGTAAGTATTCTCGTCCAACAGTAGACTACGAGGATCTAGTAGTCGAAGGTCTCATGGGGTTACTAGACGCGGTAGGGCGGTGGGACCCGGAGAAATCCAAAGGGAACCCTCGTTCCTTCCATAACCTAGCCATCGTGAGAATCAAGAGCCACATGTTCGAATATTTCTTGGCCAACAATACTATGTATACTATTCCGAATTACATGGGCAGAGCCATGGCCCTGGTGGACCAGATTCGTAATCTGGTACACTACTACGAATATCCTGGAGACCCACGACAAGCCCTGCTAAACTTCGAAGATCCGGTCTTCGAAGAACACGTTCCGACGGACTTCGCTCAAAAAGTCCGTAAACTCAAGGAAAAGGTTCAAAGCCTCGCTTCCAGTTCGGAGCGAACCTACGAGGAGATGATTCAGAATGTTCTCCGGGTAGAGGAAGAAATCGAGAATTTCGAGAGAAGCGGTGATGAGTTCGAGGTAGACCCGGAAACGATTACTTCGGACCGAGAGTTCCTCTCCAAATTCCTACGTAACCTCAATCCCTCGGCCCGGAGTATCATAGAGTCCCTCATGGAAGGGGACACTTTAGAGCAGGCTGGGGAGAAACTAGGCCTAACTAGAGAGCGTGCTCGGCAGATCAAGAAAGAGACACTCGACTACTTCGAGAAGACAAAGATGTTCCAGGACGCTACGGGCAAACCCCACTAGCGTTGACCGGCGGGAACTCAAAAAGACTCGCTTGGAGGAAAAATGAAAAGACTGAAAGCCCTGCGGGAGCTTCGAGCGGAGCTGGGCGCAGAGGTTTTCTTGGTCGGCGGGACCGTGCGAGACATGGCCCGGCGGAGAGAACCGAACGACCTAGACCTGATGGTCCGGGGAGTTGCCCCAGCCGATTTCGAGGCTTTCATGAGAGAAAGAGGGGACTTGCAGTTGGTCGGCAAGTCCTTTGGAGTATATCTATTTCGACCGAAAGGCTCTCGAGCCCAGGACAGCATCGAGATCGCTTTCCCTCGCACCGAGGTGAGCACAGGTGATGGACACCGGGACTTCGTGGTACACACGGACCCCGAACTGACCGCGAAGGAGGATTCCCAGCGACGTGACTTTACCTTGAACGCCATGTACATCAGCATCGATGACGTGGGCGATCGGGGGAAAGTGGATCGTAAGAAGATCCTGGATTTCCATGAGGGGCTCGAGCACATCCGCCGCCGACTAGTAGTGGCGGTCGGAGACCCGGATGATCGGATTCGCGAAGATCCGCTGCGCATGATGAGGGCCATGGTACTAGTGGCCCGGACCGGTTACCGATTGGAAGGCAATACTTTCGGAGCCATCAAACGCAACGCGGAACTCATCAAGAGCGTAGCCCCGGAAAGAATCCGGGACGAGTTTATCAAGATCATGGAGTCCGAAAAGCCGTCGCGGGCATTCAAGACCATGGCCCGGACCGGACTTCTGGAAATCGTGTTCCCGGAACTCGCAGACTGTATTGGCAAAGGGCAGAACCCGAAGTACCATTCTTACCCGGTCTTCGAGCATCTGATCTACGCCACTGACGCGGCCTGTGGAATCACCGAACGACTGGATGTGCGTTTCGGGGCCTTGTTCCATGATCTCGGCAAAGCGCCGACCCGGGCTGTACGCCCCGGCGGTGATGGGCCCGACGATGTCACCTTTCACAACCATGAAATCGTCTCGACCAAATTGGCCTTCGCTTTCATGAAGCGGCTTCGCTTCCCGAAGGAGTTCACCGAACAGGTGATTCACTTGGTGCGGCACCACCAGTACAAGTACGATCGGGAGTGGACGGATAAGGCAGTCCGAAGATTCATTCGCAACTGCGGGATCAACCGAGCGGATCTAGAAGACCTGGACAATCATCCGCAGTTCCTGCTACGTCAAGCCGATCGGATGGGCAATGAGTTGAAGGCCCATTTGCCGATCACCCAGAAGCAGAGGGATTTCCAGGCACGAATTCGGAAGGTGTACGAAGAGTCCTCGGCACATAGCCTGAGGGATCTGAAACTTAACGGGGATGATCTTCAGAAGGAGTTCGGTCTACGACCGGGCCCGGCCATTGGAAAGGTCATCCGACATCTGTATTCAGCGGTAGAGGAAACTCCCGCCATGAACAATCGCGACGCCCTACTTGCAGAGGCCCGTCGCTTCTTGGAGGAAGCAGCGCATGGAGATAATCCAACTGACCGAGACGGCGCGAACACAAGCGCGTCTGCTGCAGGAGAGTAGAGAAGACTCCAAGAATTGTCTTCGCATTGCAGTCACCGGCGGTGGCTGCAGTGGCCTACAGTACAAACTCGGATGGGACGAAGCCAAAGAGAGCGATTTCTTCCACGAATACCCCAACGGGTTGAAAGTGGTCGTAGATGATAAATCGGCCCTCTTCCTATCCGGTTCTACCTTGGAGTACCACGACGAACTAAATAGGTCCGGATTTGATGTAGTGAATCCGAACGCAGCCTCGACCTGCGGCTGCGGTAAAAGTTTCGCATCCTGAAGTCTCAAGGGACAGGAAGATCGACCTTGAGCAGGTGGTGATAAGCCAAAAGGTCCAGGGTCGGGGACACCCTCACAAACCCCGCGCCACCTAATACGAAAGCCCAGGAGGGACATCCCGCTGGGCTTTCTTTGCGTTCGCTGTCGAAGCGTGCGCAGGCTCATCGACAGGTCACTCTCGGGGTGACAATACAGGGCCGCTACTGACGAAAGGTCCTGGAGCCGCCGGCAATTCTCATCCAAGGAGGTGAAAAATCGGAGCCGGTTGTTGGGTCCAGGTTCGAGTAACGGTAGTTTGCTCCGGCACCCAGATGAAAACCTCAGAGCCGACCGTCTGTAGCAAGCCGAGTCTCCAGAGTAGAGGACACACGTCCACCGAAATGCGAGAACCACATCAAGGACGATGCCGCCACCAAGGGGAAGCCCGAGGGGATGAGCAAACGTTCGGCAGTGGAAAACCGGGTTGACCGGACGGGTACTCACATAGGGTCTCGTTGAAATAGCAGCCTCCCGTACGGGGCGCGCCCCTTCCGACGAGCAAAGGTCGGGGAACGAGATCCGAACAACGACCGCACGTGGGGTAGTTTATGTCGGCCTAAAACACGTTGTAGGTAATGGGTCTTCGAGCAATCCACAAGGGCCGGGCAAAGAGTCCGCACACCAGTGGAGGTCCCCCCTCCCTAAAGACCCGAGACCCCAGCTCGAAGATACATTTCCATTCGCGTGTCCCTGGCGGCCGGGGTGAAAGCCGGTTAGCTGGCGTAGTGTAGTAAGCGAGCCCTCTTCAGGCAGCTGAACCCAAGACATGCGGAATACGACGTAAGCGGGTTCGAATCCCGCCCCCACATCAGTCTCAACGAATTGCCGGTCCGGGCCCCAGGCCGGTAATGGGTTTCCGGGGCTTCTTCCTAGTTTGAAAGGTGGAGGCAACGGTCCCTATGGAGGGGCAAACTTAAATAATAATTAATTAGACAAGGGGACAACTGTCGGGTTACCGGCAGTTGTGACGAGGGACTATCTACCGAAGCGAAGAAAGGTCGAATACCTTGCGTGGGAGATCGCTGTACCCAGTAATACTTTCGGGTTGAAGCTGGGAGGTTTCCTGCTGGGACCTCGAAAGCCGCACTGCTTCTCTGGCTCACATACCGAACGTGGTTCTGTCACTGTCAGCTCGGGGAGCGGGTGCCTACGGCAACAGCCTATTTAGGACTGATCCTTGCATATTCATCGGGTTTGTACCTGATAGATATGCTGGGGGACCAACGGCTGTTGTCACTCTACTATTCATCTAGCGTAACCGGCTTTTGGAGATACATTAGCCTGGGTGTGATAGTTGTGGCGAGGAACAACCACTCCGTAGCCTAGAGGCGACGACCGGGGCGGCCGGATCACGACTTGAGCTACCAGAGCGAAAATCTCCTCCCGTCTAGGACGAAAGCGCTCGACTTGAACTGGGTGTCCGGACATCTGGGAATGGAAGAGTTGCGGAAGTTCTAGGTAGGCGAGGGATCTCGGTGATGGAACCGGCGATAAAGGTCCGGGGACCCATACTCACACAAGACTCGAACTGGAGTAATCGTTTCGGAACCAGAGGTCCCGAATTCCCTTGGCTCTAATCATTAGTGTATAACTCTCGTCACATCAGAGCAGGGTAAGGCTCGATGTGGAAATAACCTGGAGAACAGTAAGATGATCTATGTATTGTATAAGAATTCTGGTGTACATTCTGGTCGAGCCTTGAGACATGCCCTGGGCAGCATGCACAGCGCCTCGGTACGAGGCGGTTTTCCCAAGCACTTCAGCCGGGTAGCCCGAAGAAGTGGCAGCCCGGACTACATCGTCAACCTCGGCGTTACCGACATCGAGCTCGACGGGCGGGTACTCAATTCTCGCGAAATGGTACGGACTTCTTCCAACAAGAGGCGGGCGCGGGCTACTTTCGCAGAAGCTGGGGTCCCCGCCCCTCGCTTATTTACATCCGGACGGGCAATAACCGAAAAAGACCTACCGGTAGTAGGAAGAACCAGTTACCATCGGAAAGGCCAAGGATTCTGGTTCTGCAAGACTCTTCGAGACGTACGCAGGGCGGTAGAACAAGGCGCGACTCACTTCCTGGAATTCATTCCGCGAACTCGGGAATACAGAGTTCACACGTTCATCAAGAGCCGCTATCTCGAACTCCCGTGCGAGGAGAGAAAGCCGGAGCACTACGTCTCCATCAAGATCTCCGAGAAGGTCTGGACTGCCGAGGGCGAACCAGATCCGGACGAACCGCAGAAGAACCACGAATTCGGCTGGACTTTCTTGGGGGCCCAGAATCGGCGCGCCGAGGAGCTGGACGTGGTTCGCCATGCAGCCAAACAAGCCATCGCAGCACTAGGAATGGATTTCGGGGCTGTCGATGTTATGTATAGAATACGCAACAAGCGCCCCTATGTCCTCGAGGTGAACTCCACTCCGAGCCTCTCGGATGAGAACGCCGATACCTGCGAAAGGTATGCCCGGCGGATCCTGCGGACTATAGGGGCCGACAGGGAAAACGAAGAGGATGTCTAGACGGAGCGATGAGTTACTATTGGAGAAATTCCAGAATTTGGCAAACGAACGCGCGGCGCCAGAGGAGTGGGAGCTAGCGGCTATGAGAAATTACCTAGATAAGCTCGTTAGCCAGAGCTCCCGTTTGTGGGGTGACAAGGCAAAGAGCCGGGCCGGGGCTAAAGTAGCCGCAGACATCGCCGGGTTGGAGGCAATACTCACGTCCAAACTCAGGGAACAGGGATCAGATCTCGGGCTGACGGAAGCAGCAATCACCTTCAAAGGGTTGGAAATGCCCAATAGCAAGTCCAAGAAGGACCGGCCGCTAACATCGCTGTCGCATCGGCGCGATGACTGCTTGGTCTACTATCCCCGAAGTTCCCCCGAGGGGCCGTACCGCGACAACACTGTTCACGTGGGCTTCCAACGTTACGCCAACGTGCATGAGCTTTTGGCTCGCTTCTTCATAAACGTACACTTCCACCAGCAAAGGATCACCAACTGGCGAGATCTGTGCATTGGTATCACTTCGCACATCCAGCAACGGCCTTGGAGAACTCCGAACGGGCAGATCATCGAAGCCCATATGCCGATGTTCGATTACGACGGCAAAAACATCAAGACCCTGATTCGCCGAGATGTCAAGAAACTCCAAGAGGAAGCGGGCCTCGGGCCAGCCTGGGTCTACCGCACCAAGAGAGGTTTTCACGTCTACTTCTTTACTGACGTCGTCCCTAAAAGCGAGTTCATGAAGATGTTGGACATGGTGAAGTGTTGTAAAGGCTTTAAGGCCTCAGCCAAGCGACACGGGCGCGCCGTGCTTCGGCTGAGCGCCAAGTACACAGAGTTCGACATCAAGTTCGAATACGTGCTCGAACCCAAGCAAGCCGGGGACATGCCCCGACGTAAGCACCAGAAGGCTCATGTGATAGAGTACCTATTGAAACTGGGCCAAGAATGCGGGGCCCACTTCGCGTCACTGTTTCCGCAGTGGGCGAACTTCATGGAAGACCCAGAGCCTTGGAAGCCCGCCCCGCGCAACAAAAGACGTAAGCCGGGGTCTAGGAAAGTCAAGAAAATCCCATCTGCGGCGGCCCAAGCATTCGAACAAGCATATGTTGCTGATGTACAGCCCAAGTACAAAAATCAAGTATGGTATACTACCACAAGTAGTACTAGCTCCAGCGGCTGGTAGTACTTTTTGGTTGACATTTAGGGGAATTTGGTTTATTATTTGGTTGGAACCCAAAAGAGGTTCCGGCCACAAAAAGGGAGAAGCAATATGCCTAGATCATCCAAGTACGTAGAAGCAGCCCGCGAGGTTTTGACGGAGTTGGGCGGCGGCCCGGTACCGTCTCGAACCCTCATCGACGCCATTGTCGAGAAGGGCCTATTGGAGCCTCGGAAGTATCTCTATCACAACGTTCTGCGGAAAGTCCGCGAATCCGATGAGTTCGACACTTCCCAGCGAGGCTTTGTAGCCTTGGCTGGCGACGGTGCTAGAGCCCCGGCCGCTGCGACCGAAGTTCCGGTAGCCGACGTCCCCTCTCCGAGTCCTCAGATTCCTGTGGACGACGAGCAGGGCGCATCGAAAGAGGAAACACCGGGATTTCCTCGGGCAGCCACTGTGGACTCCTTCAACCAGGAGTAGAGTGACCACCATGGGTGAGGGCGCACGTCAAGCCCACGTCTGCATGTCGTGCGGGGGAGCCAAGGGCAACCCCGATGACGTGTCGCCCTCGCTGTGGTGCCAATGTCCTCTTCCCTACAAAGAGGAGGTTTATCCCAACGAGGATTTAGACCCCCCGAAGGACCCTGACTACTACGATACTTACTAACTATGGAACTACTAAATCTTTTCAGCCATATCTATAATCAAATAATGGCAGCCTTTACGCCGGAGTGGAACATCCTTGTCCAGAGCAAGGCTTTCTGGTATCTGGCCACGGCTGCCTTCTGCGGAGCGCTCATTGGTATAGAGCGAGAACACGCAGAAAAACCTGCCGGGTTAAGAACCAATATGCTAATCTGCACTGGTTCGTGCCTTTTCACCCTCGCCTCAATACTCACCTGGCAACACATTGCCGGAGCAGCCTCAACCGTAGATCCAGGAAGAATCGCGGCCCAAATCGTGACTGGTGTGGGCTTCTTGGGCGCCGGTGTCATCCTCAAGAGCGGCCTCCAAATCATCGGCATCACTACCGCTGCCACTATTTGGTTAGTGGCCGCTATTGGAATGGTAATCGGTCTGGGGTTCCCGTTGCTGGGATGCATTACCGCCGTTACTTCCACCCTCGCTTTGTTCCTGGTTGGCAAAATCGAACTTAGCGCTTGGTTCTCACCCAAACAGGACCCAGAAATAGAACCTGACGAGAGAACATAAAAAAGCGCTGCTCCGCCTGGAGCAGCGCTGTGCGCGCGTCTTCTTCTTTTCTCATTCCAGGAGTCCTGGAAAGAAATAAGTCATACTCTCTGTTTGCAGTCCTCCTTGGTCGTCAAGGGGGACTTTCTTTTTTTTACAATCCGGCAAATTTGGTGCTTGCCGGCCCTACTGTTTACTATTTTGATATTTTTCTCGTCTTGCCCAGAATCGCTCGAAGAATTCTTTTACCGCCGGACAAGTCTCACAACTATTTTCAGGATCTTCTAAAGCGACCTGCCAGTACTGTTTCCAAACATCTGCATGTTCTCTATTAGGAAAATCTGGAACCACTACCAAAGGTTTTCCGTCAAATTTAGATTTCTCTATATAGAAAACATTTTGATATGTAGTAGAAAAAGCATCAAGAACAGCAGGTTCTCCCGTTATAATCACATCGTATTGATCATCATTGACTTTTACTATTGCAAAAGAAGCCTGAATATCACTCATCGCCGTCACCTTTGATTCTGTATATCTGAAAGGAAACCTTTCCCTCTTTGATTAGATCTCTAATTTGCCTTTGCCTTTTATTCAATTGGGATTTACCAGATTTTACTTCCACGAATCTGATTTCATCTTCGTCGAAATGAACGAAATCTATTGGCTCACCAATGAACCGCCCGGTTTTCGGTTCGCAAGGATATCTCTCCAGAAATGGTGCCATTTGTTCGGCGATCCTGCCTGTACGAACTTCAGATGATTTTTTCTGATTATTTAATTTAGCAAAAGCCCTTTCTTGATATTCAAGACTTTGTTGAAGAGTGGTCTTTTCCTCCCTTTCTTCAGCAAGAGCCCTATTCAATTGCTCTATAGCCGCGGCCCCGCGATCTAATAGCAAATCCTTTTGTCCCATTTTGACCAAAAGGTTCTTGTATTCCTCATCCCCTAACTCAAAAAGCCGCTGATAATACTTACGCTCCCGAGCATCTCGAAATAAGTAAATCGCTATGCCTAACAAAATTAAGCACAGGGTACCTAATACTATTTCCATTACTCGCCTCTAATATTTGTCTTATCCCTTCCATAATACGCTTTCCGTCTAGCCTCATCAGTACGGGTACTGATTCGACCTTGCTCGCGTAGCCTTTCCACTCGCCGGGCTAGGCTCTTCAACGACCTTTCAGGCCAAAGCAAATCTTTACGCATATCATTATGCATTTCAGTTAGTTCTTTGGCTGTTTTCGTTTCCGCATTCGCAATCAGGAAATCGTCTTCGGAAGGAGTGAACGCTATTCCACGTCCCATTCTAACTCCTAAATAACTCAAGTTGTGACGATGTAACACTGACATTCTTATGAACTTTGCCGTCGTGAGTACGCAAATCCACTGTAGAGCCGGACGGATCTTCCGATCCTTGATTCAAATCAGTTATTACTGCTAGTTCTCCACGGAAAAGTACTTGAGTACCTACCGTAAATCTCCGACCTTGTGCTACATCTTTTAGTCTCTGTTCAGCGCTTTTTAAACGCTCAAGTACATTATCTATGTCTGCCATTAGAACAGAGCCTCCGGTATATCTTGGATTTTCTTTTCGGCCAACTCTATATATTCCTTATGTATTTCGGTACAAACCCAGCGCCGCCCGTGTTTCTGGGCAGCGATGGCGGTTGTACCTCCACCGCCGAAAGGGTCATAGACCAAATCCCCAGGATTAGAATATCCTTTGATAAACCATTCCGCAAAACCCACCGGAAATGGGGCAGGGTGGCCTTGATTGGTAGATTCTGACCCAATTTTGAGGATGTTTTTAGGAAAACAACCCATAGGATGGGGGGTTACTATCTTGTCTCCCTTCTCACCGCGAGAAGAACCCCAGCGCCTTTTGATCGGTGCTTCAAATCGTTGGAGGGAGCGCTCGTCGTAGGGAGTACGTAGGGGATCTGGATTCCAGGTAACATCAAGACCCTTACCAAAAACAAAAGCGAATTCCCAACAGTCCATGGGTCTTTTGCCTTTAGTATTGGGAAGCATTTTACCTTTATCCCAAATAATATCGTCAATCAGATCCAAACCAGCCTGCTGTATTCTGTGTACCAATTCGTATACATAAGTATGACGGCGCCCTTGTGTGACATTATTACGAATGTTTAGAACAAAAACCCCGTTTTCTTTGAGCACACGTTTGATTAGGTCCGCAACTGGCATAAACCATTCCACATATTCGTCCGCAGGAATCTTAACATAATCCCGCATATCTGCATAGGGCGGCGAGGTGAGTACTAAATCCACACAATCCGGCTCAATCCTTGCCATAAACTCACGACAGTCCTCGTTGTAAAAACAATTAGTACGGAACATTATGCTTCTCACAGAACATTATGCTGCTTGGCAGAACATTATGTTCGAAAATTACTTCTTCATCCATAAATTACGGACTATATCTTGATCTTCGTCCGGGGCATTTTCGTCGACCCAAAATATCATCTCGCCCCCGGAAGTTAGTAGCGGTTCGAGCTCCTTTTGAATATTAGGCAGGCCTTCTACTAAATCTTCATCATCCATTGTATAATGATCCACGAATATAAAATCAAACATGGGACGATCTTTAGGCAGACCAGCCAACCATTCATTCACATCAGCCAAAAGAATATGATGTTGAGGTAGAGGAGTCCCAAAAGCCCCAATTACATCTTCGTTCTGCTCAACGGTAAGAAGATGCTTCACTTTAGGATTATGGAGAATGGCTTTAGAGGCTACGCCCAGCCCTAAACCTATCTCTAAACATCGGCCCTTGGCCTTCATAGAGACATTACGAATATACCACCCAAGTTCAGAAGTACTGGCATAGAGGACTTGATCTACGAAAAGATAATCATGTCCGTCCATAGTGTAGATACGCACATCACCGCGTTCCCACGCCAATTTAGCATTCCTATCCCACCAATCCCACGGACCTTTCATTCTAAATTATACCTCTATTTCTTCTTTTTGGCAACCTTCTTGGAAGGGTAGAAGTGTTCTCGAATATCAAACTTGTCTGCGTCATCACAATGCTTCTCCCAATGATAGTCGCACACATCGACACACCGGTTTCTTTTAGAACCAAACGCGGCGTATTGCAAGATAGGGTCCCTTTTGCATCGGGCCACATCACACATCGGGACGCTCTATGTTTATTTTCTTGACTGGTCCCACTTCCGAACCAAAGACTAGATTGATATCCGGCATAGGCTGGTACTCTATTATGGCTGACCACGCAGAAACGAGCCTCTGGGTCATTTCTTCCCGATCCTCGTTCCGGTATAGGGATCCGCAAACAATTCGCTTCACGCCCCATTTGAGGAGTTCTGACAAGCAAATCTCGCAAGGCGTTGCATTGATATAAGCCGTAGCCCCGTATAAATTACGTACCTTTTTCTTGGCCTGGTACAACGCGTTCAATTCGGCGTGAATGGTCCTTTTGCAGTGAGGACGTCCGTCCTCCCCAAGCACCATCAAATGTCCCACCTCGTCGCATTCTGGAAGCCCTGAAGGGGCACCATTATAACCGGTGGCTACAATTTCACCATCTTGAACTATGACACATCCGGCCCAAAGTCTCTCACAAGTGGCCCTGGCTGCCACAATATTAGAAATGGCCAAAAAATATTCGTCTCTAGTTAGCCTTCTCACAACAAAGACACTCCCCAAAAGACATTCCAGAAGTTCTCAATAAATTGCACAGCCTCTTCATAAGTACCAAAAGGATTCGTCTGAAGGATTCGACTACGCTCAAACTCGTGTTGATTAGACCAATGCACATAAATGGGCAAAAGAGAACCATCTGTTTGCTTGTATATGAGCCAACGGCCTTCTTCCAAATTATCCACTCCCAAAGGAAAACTCATAACCCTAATCCTCTACAACCAATGTTTATCTAGCCATTCTAAAGTTGGTTTTAGATCAAAATTTTCGGCCACTTCCACGAGCCTGGGAATTTCCGAGGGATCGTCCAAAGCAACTACCTTGTCTAGGTTCGGATTCAATCGTAAATATCTCTCACCTAGAAGTTGTCCACATTGAAAGTCTACTAAACCAATAGAGCCTTCCAAGAAAATATACAACAAATGAGGGGCCCACTGCAAGGCGCCCCAATCTAATCGACCACCTTCAATATACCGGGGCATAAAGCCTGCGCCTATTGAAAGAAGACGTACATCGTGTAGTTTCTTATTGGCTCCTCTCGGATCCAGAGCCTGTACTAAAGCAACCATTGACGGGTTGTTAGCCACTAGGCCCCCATCGGCAAACCCATTGTGGGTAGGAAAAAATACCGGGGCCGCCGAAGTATAAGTAGCGACATCTCGGACTTTACTTTCCGTGTCTGAATCAGAGCCGTTAAAATTATGAAATATCTTGGGCTTCCAAGATCTTTTAGCAGGATTAGAATGTTCGTTGTCTAAATCAAACGTAACTATGGCAACTTTCTTTTCTAATTCTCCTAGTCTCATCTCTCCGAATTGCATCTTTAAGAAATTGCGTAGGTTCGCATTATCATAATCCGCCGTACGAATTTTGTCTTGTTGGAAAAGATCAGTCCACAGGCTGTCTTCAAATATCTTATTAGAAGCCTCGATATACATTTCCGCCACAACTTCTGGTGTTTTACCGGCTGCTAAACCTAGCGCTTGGATACCTCCAGTAGAAGTACCAGCGATCAAATCAACATCACGGAGAAATTTGGGATAGGCTTTGACAATTCTCTGCAAGAGAACGGCCTCTAGAGTTCCTCGAATGCCTCCTCCGTCGAGGGAAAGAATATTGAACGGCCTTGGGACAGGTTGAGTATTAGTCATTTACCCTTACTCAAATACTTTGTTTTGGGAGTCTAATTCGATCTTCCAGGCGCCAGATACATACAAAGTTTTCCCCGGTTTCCCGGTGGTTTTAGAAATTCTAGACGAACCTTCCACAACCATCCCCCGGTCTATAAGATCTTTTATGGCCGGGCCTGACACGTTATTCTGAAGACCTAATTGATCGCGAACCTCGGTACGAAGAATGCCGGGGTTTTCTTTTATCACAAAGAAAATGCGATTACGAATTGCTTCATTTTGTTGAATCATAAATATATCTTCGCCTCTATAGGAATAAAACCCCAATGCCCAGTTTGTTATGGTACTCTATTTTATTACCTTTTATTTCATCCCAAACCCGCCTAACGGGCCCGTGGCCTAGGTCATGGAAAGCAATAATTCCCCCCGATTTTACTGCTGGATTATAGTTTTCATAGTCTAATTTGCATCCTTCATAACTATGATCTCCATCGATAAAAAGAAAATCGAAAGGTTCAAATGTAAAAACTCTCTCAATAATTTGTGAGTTGTGCGAGTCGCCTTTTACCTGTACAAAACGGGGCGATTCTTTCATAGCAATCAGCGGCTCTTGGAAAAAATCTACACCCACCAAGAAACCATCGGTGGGGAGTATTTCTTGCCAAAAACGGGCGGTTCCCCCACGTTCGACGCCTATCTCTAGAATTCTTTTAGGCTGTAAATTTCTCACATCTTGAAACAAAGACCAGAATTCTTCCCTTTCTTGGATGATATTGTTCTCTAGAGAAAGATCATCAAAGAGAATGTCGAAACGGAACCTATCCATTTCTAAATTGCCTCCAAGCCTCAGCATCTAGTTCGACCTGTTCTTTCCACTGGGCTTGTGGATATTCAAACTTCTCCCAATTGTAGGCCTGGGGATTATTTTCGCGAGCCTTTTCAAACTGCTCAAACCACCATATATGATTGCAATCCCCGGCCGGTTTGTAATAATTCTCGTGAGAATAATTATAAATACGCTGTTTACGTGCAACGCACAAATCCGGGAAAGAAGTATTATTTACTATATCCGTTCTAAAAATGTGGGGATAGGATGAATCAAAGCGGGTTTTACCGGCCGTCGGATCTTGATATCCGGCCACTTGATCTACATTGGTAAACATCTCAGCATCCATAACCAAATTGGACGCCGAAAAATACCCCGCTTTTAGAGTCTTGACCATAAAACCAGTATCACCGGCGTTAGTATAAACTTGGGTAAAACCCCCGACCTCTTGCCAGACACTTTTCCGAAACGCAAATAACCCCGCCCCGTTAGGAAGGGCTGTCAAATGAAAATTCAAATTATTGCTCCTTACTGGCAACATTGCTTTAGTCGCTTGTCCGTCATTACGTACTCCCCAAGGACCAAAACAACCCACATAAGGAACTTGTAATACTTGTCTAATTGTTCTAAAACAAGGCCGCAAGCATTTTACATCGTCGTTCAAAAACAAAATATATTCGCTGTTGCACAACGCCACGCCCCGGTTGGCGGAGGCCGCAAAACCCATATTTATACCTTCGGGCGAGCCAAATATCATAGTACTGCACAGATTCCGACATTCTTTGTAGATCCTATTTTCCAATTCTCGACCACTTGCATCGTCGTGTAGGATAATCTCAAAAGGAAGATCTGCATGTTCATGCAAAGACTGCAACAAAGGTATGATGTAGTCAGGCCTTGTATACGATAAAACCATGATGCTAATAAAATCAGTATTAGATAATGGTGCATCCCATTTATTATACATCTAACTAACTCCAACAATCTCTAGGCATTTCTGCCATTTATTAGCGAGAGAATCATCCCGATGCTCTATAAATATATCCTGATGATGTTCCCATGCTTTTGTATATGCCTGCTCATCAAACCAGAAAGTTTCTAGTGCGCTATAGTAAAGTTCCTCGCTCATCCCCCGCGCGTTTGGCAATAAAAGCGTATCAAGGGGGCCTCCAAAAGCCACGTGATTGCACGGGGTCAAGGGCAAACCTTCGCAAAAAACACTCTCCATTCGACTACCTTCCAAACCATTGACAGGCACGTTCAATTTAGCGCGGGACATGTGCGCTAACACTCGGGACCAAGGTAACTTCTCGTGTAATTGAACCGAGTTCATCGAACTCAAAATTTCGTCAACTCCATAAGATTTAGGGGCTTCTTTCAAACATTGTGACATGATAAAATGAATTTGGAAATCAGATCTTTGTTGTAATCGGGCAAGCGCTTTTAGTAACCAAATACCACACTGGACTATGTAATGATTTCCGCTGGATTCCGGCACAAAGTTTTTATGAAACGGATCCTTGGTAGCCCATACAATTTCCTTACGTTCAAAAGGATCCCCCTGATAAGCGGGTTTTAGCGAGTCCGGATAAGCAGTAGGTAAGAAAATTGGAGTATACCCACCTAAATCCTCACAAATAATCTTGGAATTTTCATAACCCGCCCTATAAGGGTGGGAAATATAACATTTATCAGATTCAAAACAACTAAAATGCTTACTCCATTCCGGGTAATTGCCGCCTGAAAATTGATTATGAATGTGTATAGGAGATTTTATTTTCTCACAACCATCCGTAGGCGCATCAATATATAAATGGAACCCTGAATCTTGCCCGGGAGGGACAAATTTAACTGTATGTCCCAAACTTCGCAGATAATGGGCCCAATTCAAAGCCCAGCGTAACTCTCCCCCACCAAAAGCATCGATATGGTGTGAACCATAAGGCTGAATTGCTATTCTCATGGCTTCTCCTGTGCCAGCGCAATTCAGCTGACCTATGTTAGATTTAAGTTATAACAAGCCCCTTTATTTTCCTATTTGTAAAACTTCTTTTAATTTACCAGTTCTTTTTAAATACGCCGCAGGAGAATGCTCATCGGTATTATGCTCTATAATCTCTACCCCTGGGACCTCTCCCAAATAAGATGCATATTTCCTATCTATCTCACATCCAACCCCTACGTGGATAAAAAATCTAGTATTCCTATTCTCTAATAAAAACGGTTTGAGATCATAGAATTTGGGATCCGGTACCTCCCGATATAACCTTTCCGTTTCAGGGCCCAACCAACCATCATCGATCTTGTAATGCTTGCGTAATTCTCTGGATAAGAAGGTTTGAGGACCAAAGGCGTGAACTATATCTACATTTAGTAAATGCCCAAAAAGCAGCGCCGCGTATCCTCCGGAAGAAATACCAATACAAGTTATCCTGGCGGGGGAAATATCTAAAATAGATTTTTGTAAACGGCACTGAAGTTTCTCGACAGAATCACACTCTTCATCTAAACCTTTTTGATACCATAATTCTGACATATCTTTACAAAAAATCTTTGAACACCCATCACCGCTCGTAAAATTGTAAAAATCGTGGCGCACTTCGTGCAAACCTACAGCAAGTCCGGAAAAGGCTATTGTCAGAAAACCGTCACCTTTTTCTACTAAAAATCGAGAGGATTCGGGCGACTTATCTTCTGTGTCAAACATTAGTACTTTAGTTCTGGATACCATTTATTTAGAAAATCTGATAAGCAAATATCCTTTTCAAATTGATCCTCAATAAATGAGCGATATGGACTATTCCTAAAGCGCCCAATTCCTTCTGTCGTCAAAGGGCGCGTGCCTTTTAAAGAGGGCTCATCAGTCTTTCCCTTAACAGTATATCCCCATTCTCGGAAGGAATGAATCAATACTAGTCCAGTAAATCTTGATATCCGCACCTCCTCTTGTTCAGGATTAGACACTAGATCTTCGTAACGTACGGGGAGAATACTATTTGGAAATTCTTCTATAAGACTACTTAACACTTTTAATCGAAAACCCAGGGTTTTCATCATATTCGAATTTGTAATATATACAGGAACTTCTTCCTCTACCCAAGTAGAAGTAAATATGTCCCGAGGGTCCCTGATCATAATAATAACTTTTAATTTAGGATTATCTTTAAGCATTTCTGGAACACGCTCTTCTTCCCAGGGGCTTTTGGAGATTACATGTGCCGTTTCATTTCTACTATTTAATGTTTCCGGATCAGTCCAATACCCATGCTCTCCGTCTGAAATCCACGTATTTGCGAAGCACGCAAAAAGATGTTTCATTAATGTCGTCCCAGTACGCTGGACTCCAGTAATATGTATTCTTTCATACATTGTTTGTACCCTATTCAAAATCTTGATATAATTCCGCGAAAGGAAGTGGGTGAGTGCCTTGGTATAAAAGAAACTCTCCGGTGACTTCCGGAGGAGTTTCTATCTTGGAATAATTATCCCACCGCCTGGTCTTGAAATCATATGGAGTCAATTCGTCCTCACCAATAAGATTTTCTTTGTGATGATAAAATGTGTCCATGTTACGAATACGTTTACTAATTGTATTAGGATCTCCTATTCGCGAATAATGGAACATCCACGCCGCGCATTCGGCGTGCGCACCCTGTAAAGCCCGGCAATTCATACCATCAAAATCCGAATAAGTATGAGTATCCTTTCTAGTCAGTCGCGTAATTTTTACTGACCAATCTTTTCGTATAGTGTGTAAATCTCCAAAGAAATAGACCCGGGTAAAATCTACTCCCGTTACACCGGGAAGTTGCCTAGTAGCAGTTCTTATTACCCCTGCATCATCTTCGTGAAAGGCTTCATCCAGTTGTACATACAAATGCCAATCACTGCGCAATTGTTCCATAGTTTTATCAGTCTGGATGCCTAATTCTGTTCCTCTTTCAAAATTATCCATATCCCAAGGAGATTCAAATAAACGAAAGTCGAACTCTTGGGCAACTTCTTTCAATAGTTCGTGTGTTCCGTCCTCCGTTGTAGGATCATAACCTATAACCACTTCATCTAAAGAAAGATTGGCCATGGCTTGGGCCCACTGCCTAAACGGATATTGGAACTTTATAACATTTCGAGCAATGGTAAACCCGCCGATCGTGTTATTTTTGCGCGACAATATACAACTCCCAATCGTTTTCTATCACCCTCTGAACATGGGTAAACCCCGCACGCTCTATACGAGGTTTGAAAGATTCGAAAGTATAAAGAGCCTTATGTGCTCCCCATTCAGTATATTTTCCTGGATTAGGCACGGAGCCGTCTAGTATAGAGTTTCTCTCCCAATTTGGATTACCAGATGTTTTTTCCCAACCGTCAGGCCCGCCGGGGTAATCAGGAAATCCCCCAAAAATAGCCACCATTACTTCTTCGGTAGAATGAATTCCCTCTACGTAGGACCGGCACAGAAAATCTAGATCCGGCATTTTAATGATTATCTTGCCGCCGGGTTTTAGAACCCTATACCATTCCCGGAGCACTTCTTCTATCTCGGTGTAAGAGATATGCTCTACCGTATGAGAGGAGTACAGTTCGTCTACCGAATTATCTTGTAACCAATTAAGATTTCGAATGTCCGCTTCTATGTCCACGTTGCCTATCTTTAGCGCATCTACATGGATGTAACCCGGTTCCCCATGAGGCCCTGAACCTAGTTCTAACTTCAGCGGGGGCTTTTCTACGGAGGCTGTCGTAGTGAACCCACTACTCACCGTTCTCTTCTTCCTTGGCGGGGGATCGCTTTACTGTTCGGAAAGTAAGGCCGTCCCTTTCAGGCTTCAGATTGACATTAACTTTGGAATGAGCCAAGATCTCGTCCCGCAGAATGGCCCGGGCTAGCGGGGTATTGAGATATTTCTTGATAGCCCTTCTCATAGGCCGGGCACCAAACTTCCGATCAATTCCCTTATCTAGGAGGAAATTCTTGGCACCAGCATTGAAGTTCAGATGGACATTCTTACTAGTTTCTATCTGGGAGTGCACCTCTTCCAGCAAGATCTCCAAGATGTGGAGGTAGTCAGACTTATCTAACTTGCGGAAATGAACTATTTCGTCTATTCGATTTAAGAATTCAGGCTTGAACTTCTTCTTGAGGGCCTGTTCCCGGGCCTTAGCGGTCTTGGCTTCATCACTACTATGTACATCTCCGAACCCAACTGCCCGATTCAAAGAGTCCACTTCCTTGACACCGATGTTAGAAGTCATGATCAAGACACAATTATCGAAAGATACCTTGTTACCTTTATTATCAGTGATAACTCCGTCATCTATGATCTGCAGGACTCTTTCATGGAAAGAACTGTGGGCCTTCTCGATCTCGTCGAAGAGCACCACAGAAAACGGGTGCTTGGCTACGTCTTTAGCCAAATGGCCGCCGTCTTCGTAGCCCACATATCCCGGAGGGGAACCTGTCAACTTGGTAGCCTCATGGGGCATCTGGTATTCTTGGCAGTCAATACGTACCAAGTTAGCACCCAGGCATTCGGCCAAGGCCTTGGCGGTTTCGGTTTTACCGACGCCAGTATTACCAGTAAACAGGAAACTTCCCAAGGGCTCATGGCTTCTCTTGAGTCCCACTGAAGCCCGCTGGATAGCATCAGCAATAGTCTCCACGGCTTCATCTTGTCCCACAATCTTTTTCTTCATGGCGGCATCAAGATTGAGTAAGGTTTCCCGAGGGACATCAGAAAACCTTTTCTTGGAGGCTGTGGCGTACTTGCGCTTACCGGCCGCCGACATTTGTTTGTTGTTCATCATATCAGATTTTCGCCGGGCTTGATATTCTTTCCTAATCGAAGAGAGATCTACATTGTCTAATTTCAAAAAGGGATTGTAAGAAATGGCAATATTGTATAACTCTTCTACTAGATTTTCGGGACTAATCTTGGAAGATACGCCCATCTGATCTAGTAGTTGGAAAACATCTGCGAAATCTTCAATACAACGCTCGACAATAAGTAGGTGATATCCGGGGGTGGTTTCAAAGGGAGTTCCGCCGAGCAAAGAAATAAGAGCATCTTCACTTTCCTCGTACTTGCGGACCACAACAAAGAGCCCAATTTTATCCCATTTATGTCTAACCAATTCATAAGGGATATCGGGGCCTCCTCCGGAATCAGCGAAAGGGTTTTCGTCGTTATCAGAGCCTACACCCGCGTCTTCCATCAACATTCCGTCCTCATCATCGTCCAAGAAGGGATTATCGTCCTTTCTAGGAGCGTCAGTTATAGTGGCCGGGCCAAAATTAGAAAGCGGTGGCTCTTGGTCCCAAAGATCGTTTTCTGTCAAAGGCCGTACGGCCTCATCCTCTTTGACCGTTCCTTTGGTCTTGAGAATATTGTTCTGGTTGATAACAATGTTTTCTGGTTTGAACCCAGGGCTGTGTTCAAAAATTAGAGACAAAGCCTCCTTGCGGATACTGGCGAACTTCATCATTAGTTCGGGCCGTTTACGTATATGATAAAAGAAAGGGCCGGCGTTGGCCATGCAAGTTCCAATTACGAAATCCTCATAGAAACTTTGATATATCAACCCTTTTTCCGCAGCCAGAAGAGACAATTTATCATTGATGTCTTCATCCGGAAACTCAATTACTAATACGTAGAAATCGGCAGACTCGAGGTAGACATTGTGCGTAGTATACCGCTTGGACATTTAGAAATTTCTCCTACTGCTGATGGGAGGCCTTGATAACCTGGATAGCCTGATCACGAGTGAGTTCTTCGAAGTGTTGCACCGGGTTACCCGCGGCATCTGTAATACCTACGGAAGCAATAAGATCTGCCGGCGCTATTCCTTTCCTAGATGCCAGATTAGTCAGAGCGTTGACTTGGGTAGAACTAGGCCCAGAGGCCGCCTCAGACTTACTGGCGAAAGGATTATCGCGGGGCGGCGCCGGCGCCTTCGGGGGCGTCGATGGGGCCGCGGGCCTTGGAACCGAAGCCTGGGTCGTATTGGCCCCGGATTTAGCAAAAGGGTTGCTTTTAGTCGGGGGCGCCGGGGGCTTAGGCGGGGCCTTGGGAGGGGCCGGAGAACCAGAAGGCCGGGACGGAGGTGCAGGCGGGGCCGGCCTGGGAGGGGCGGGCGTGGAGGCCGCAGGTTTACTCGGGCCGCTGGGGCGAGAAACACCCTGCGGGGGCTTGAACTTCGGCGGGGCCGGAGGGCCTCCGGGGGCTTCATCGTCTTGGTAGAGTTCCAAACCCAGCCCAAGTAGAGTAGCGCACTTTTTCAAAGCGTCGCTGGCGGCACCTTTGAAGGCCGCCCCGGCATCTAAGCCGCGGGTAATCTCACAGGCCCCAAACTGCTGTTTGCGAACGGAGCCCCCGTTCTCATCCGGAACTTCTAATTCTAGACCCACAACGGCAACACCTTCATGGACCGCGCTCGACACAATATGAGTGCTCCAAGCACTGTTGAAGGCCTCGTTTAGTGTCTGAATGACAAAATCGGGGGTGATATAAGAAAACTCCATACCGGCCTTACCGGGGCGCTTTCTAATCTTATCTTTAGGCAAAGGCCTATTCAAAACTTCCAGAGCCTGCGTACTAAGAGTCATTCTCGTTCTCCGTGCTAGTCTCAACTTCCGGGAGGTGGAAAACCTTACCGCCCGGCAAACTCATACCTTCTCGTGGGAAAATGCGAGTCTTTGTAATGCGGTCGACCATCTTCAATTTATTATCCAGAAAATATTGGTTTACCTGGGGATGGTCAAGCATACAAAGTGCGGTTACAATAACCTTGGTTTTATCGGAAGTTCCGATAACTAGTTCTCCAAACCCTTCATATTCTTTGATGGCGGGTTCAAACTTGTCTTCGGAATTTGTTCCGTCCAATTGCGTCATGGAATTCTCCTCTTTCCATCTAAATAATAAGACAGGGGACGATCCTTGTCAACACTAGGCCTTCATAAATAGATTGATTCTACGATGGTACCAGTCTTCCAAGATATTGGAACTACTGTGTACTTTCGAATCACCCACGCCGGTGATGATCTCAATGCCGTTATTTTGGCACACATCCCATTCTGGAATACTAGCCGCGTCTACTCTATCACCGCCTTTGGTGAAGATTTCCGGCTGAATAATTTCCAGTGCTTGGCAAACTGTAGTGTCATCTTCTACCTCGAAAGGGATTACAAAATCAACCCCACGAATAGCCGATACAATCTCACAGCGAGTCTCTAGGTTCATAAACGAGGCCCCTTTCTTGTGAGAAAGAAACCAGTCCCCGTTTACTACTACTACTAAATGATCTCCATACCTCTTGGAATCTACAATACAAGAAATATGGCCCGGATGAATAGGGTCATAACCGCCCGAAGTTAGTACCAAATCTCCGGGCATAGAGTCTCTAATTTCCATAAATTCTGGCAACAAAAGAATTTGTGCAAAACTAACGCTTTCCATATTCGTTATCAAACCTCTCAAATGCTTTTACTATTTCCGTAACAACCTTGCTACGTACAATATCCTCGGATTCAAATTCAATCACAGACACATTGTCTACGCCGCGGACTATATCTTGAACCACTTTTAGTCCGGCACGATTATTATATTTGCGTAGATCGGTCTGTTTAGGATCGCCGTTGATAACCAGTTTGCAATTCTCACCAATCCTGGTAACGATCATTTCTAATTGTTCGAGGCTGGCGTTTTGTGCTTCATCTAAAATAACAAAACAATCATTGAAAGTACGACCTCTCATATATGCGAGAGGTGCAATCTCAATGTAACCCCGGGAAATCTTTTCTTTGGTCAAATCTACACCGATAAGGCTGTAGAAAGAATCAAAAATAGGCCGTAAATAAGGATCTAGTTTAGATTCCAACTCCCCGGGAAGGAAACCTAAACTTTCACCGGCCTCTACCGCGGGCCGGGTAATTATGATCCGCTTAAATTTCTTGGAAAAATGATGACATACGGCCTCATATACTGCCAGGTGGGTTTTACCCGTACCGGCAGGGCCGGATGCAATAACTAAAGTATTATTTTCTATTGCCTCCAGGTATTCTTTCTGATGCTCATTTCTTGGAACTACTTTTTTTATTTTGGCGAAATTTCTCTCGCTGACCGGTTTGTGCCGATCATCGTTCCGTCTCTTTTTAGGCATTTAGGGCTGCTGCCTCCTTTCGAGGATAGACCCGAAAGAGCGTCTGGCATATCGTGGATTATAGATCTTTTATACATTCTTCAAATACCAATTGAAACATGTACTGAAACATTGGTGAGTTATAAGTATCTTTATTTCCACAATGATATTGTATGTCTGTGCGAACTTTAGCCTCTGGCTTTTGGTGTTCGCACATGCTGTCATAGCCCTGCTTCCAAACTTTATATAGTGTGGCGAAAGGGACCAGTGAGGATTCGCCACAATTACTGCAAGTCAACTTTACGTGCATTCTTTCCTCCTGTGTTGCCCAGCCCATAAAGACCTGGGCAACGGGGGCACGGCTTGTTTTCTTTGCCGCTCCACCAGAGGATTTTAGGTTTCCTCAAACCCGGGGTGCCCAAACAGAGCACCACCCCGACCAGCCGCAGTTTTAGATCCAGCGGCAGGATCATCACGCCCTTTTGACGGGAGGGCTTACCCAGGATAAGTTTAAGGTCATTCCAAGACTAGTCTCCCCGCACCCAAGGCTAATCCTTGGGCGAGTCCCCACAGTTCAAATAGAAGTCTACTATATTCGAAGCAGCGTATCTATCCGCGGTCACGGTATGAAAATCTTGGCCTAAATATTCCAAAATGCCCACAATTCTCTGGTCCAACAGCCGGGCTTTCTCTTCGGTTTGCACACGACCTGCCGGATTATAAGGCTTCTCTCTTACTAAAAAGATATTAGTGTTCTCTAACTTTTGATGTTCCTCAAAAACACACCGGGGAAAGAACTCATTACCGCCCTGATAATACAGAATGGAGTTCAACAAAGGAGAATCTGTAATAATATAATCTACCTTATCTAACAATCTCCAAATCCTATGATGTTGTTTACCAAATATGTAGATCTGATTATCCAGGACCACTTCGGACCCTTCCCAAACGCGATCTTTAGCATACTCCAGCGCCATTTCGCAATTGATATTACGATATTTTAGTTCGGAAAAAATAGCCGCGGCTGTGGTTGATTTCCCGGTACCAGGGCCTCCGAAGAGATTGATAATTCTAGTCACTGACTTTCTCCTGCGGCTCGTCGCTAGGCACTGGTTGTACTAAATAGCCCAGATTATCCATGCGCGGGTGGGCTTTGGAGTGGAACAAATTATACACAGATCGGGCTTTCTCGGGATCAATAACACCCTCGGCAAAACTCAAACCTTCAGGATCGTCCCGGTAATCCCACACCCCGCCTAGGGTTTCTTCACCGGTTTCTTTATTGAGAATAACCTCGAGAGCCAACCCACACGGGTGCAGCAGTTGCCGATTTATCTCTTGTATAAAACCTAGGGCTCGAAACTCTTTGATAGGAATTCTTTTGACAGATTCCGTAATATTACTTTGATTCTTTTCCATGCTGTACTCCCCACGGTACCTCATCCACATAAGGCAACGCATCATAATCAATAAGGTCGATACTAAAAGCATCGGCCCGTTGCTGGTCTAAAATTTCCCACCCAAACATTGATTGAAACCTATCCCAAAACATCTCGATCTTCGCGGGGGAAACATTAGTAAAAGTAAGGTAGTAATTGAGGCCCGAATGATTTACTTTCCACAGATTGTCCCAAAATCTCTCTTCTAGAAAAGGTTTGCGGGTGTTGGCCAAATGTTCTTCTTGATCCAGCCCTTTAATATCTACCGCGAAAAGACAATTGCCTCTTCCTACTTCTTCAATTTCTTTCAAAACTGCCAGATTGTAGGGTTTTTCTGTAAGCATTATATCGCTATGAAACACGGCTTCCGGGGCCCGTCTTTTCAAATGGGCGATAATCAAAGCCCAATGCTGAATGTACAAAGCAGGAGCGCCTCCCATAAGATGGAAAACTTCCTGCTTACTTTCTATAAAAGCATCGACTAATTGTTCTACTGTCTGCTCTACCCATTTACCCCATACCCCTGCTCGGGTAACGTAGCAATAGGGACAATCTAGATTACAGCCAAATAATTGGACAATGAATTGTTCACTATACCTTTTGCCTAGTCGCCTCTCACAAATATACGGAAACTGATCGTAGCCGCCTCCGCCACGATAATTAGAACACTTTCTAAATAGGCCACCGTTTAGGATATCATCTTCCCGGACATCCACCAGTTGGCCTTTACTCAACGGGACTACTTTCCAGTTCTTCATGACATTACAATTATAAGATATTTCTGGTGGTAGTGGAGGAAAATAATTCCCCCAGTACCTAATTTAGTTCAATAAAGACTCTAATCCCTCGATTCTTCGCAAGGCCGTATCTACGGAACTTTCGTTATATTTCACGTTCTCTAGGAACTTGAGAATAAAATCTCGCATTCTGTGGGCCGACTGTATTCGTAAATCTCTTGAGGCATGAGTCAATCTTACCGTCTGATCTTCCAGAAATACATGTTTGGGATCCGGTCCGTGTACCGGGGCACACTGGGCGTACTCAATACGGTATTTATACGCTACAATACACCACGTCGAGCCCAATTTTCCATACCCTAGACGCCAAAAATACATTTCCCCGTCGGCATCTTCAGTATGACAAAGTTTATAACTCGAATCCAGGGCTTCGTCATCGGGCGCTTTCAATATAAAAGGGCAGCCCAACTCATACCTAGATAATCTCTCGTCTAATCGGCGGTAAAAATCAGTGAGCCGTTTTGTCTTTTCATTAATTAGATGAGATAGATCTTCAAGTTTACCCAAAGCCGTATCTACATCCGACACATCTAACTTTATACGGGTTTCCCTATCACCATTTATGAACTCATTTCGCTCCCCGTCCGAGGAGAAATTAGGTAGCATTTCAGTTTCCATTTTAGATTCCTCTCTATACCAGATTCCTCTGGTTATTTGTCACACGGGCTGTGCGGCCATCCACCGCACTTTATTAGCGTACCGCCCCTGTTATAGGATCTCTGTTCAAATAAACTACCGGTTCCCCGGAAGCATGAATAAACATAATCCAAGAAAGATCTTCAGGTTCAATCCAACCCTGCCAGTAATTTTGGGTTTCAGGATTGGAATAGCGGCCAACTTTTATATTACCCATGCTGACCTCCAATTGGCCCCGATTCCTCGGGGCTATTCTAATAAATTCCGCAACATATAGTACTGATCCCAAGTATCCGCCTGTAGACCACGTTTACTAGGCCAATCCCCCAACACGTCATTCCACCAACTCGGGTAGAGAAACGCTGTTTCATCTGGCAACCCAGGATCTATGCTCCAACCTTCAGGCAGTTCTTCCATTACCATATATTCTAGGGCCTATATACAATACCGGGCCTCACCAAACGATCGGGTACCTCCCTGATGCGGAAGTTAGATATTCGGGACCGGCGGCCGCATTTAGTACAACGACAAAGAATCTTCAAACCATACGTAATGTCCCAATTAGAACCTACAGGCTCGTCGGCTTCCCAATTGTGCCAACAAAAGAACTTTCCATTTTTCTTTCGGGGTTGTAAAGTTCTATTCTTCATGATTCATCCTCTTATGGCCCGTTCTGGTGCCGGGTGGGCCAGTCCCCGCTTACGTTAGTGGTAGGGTTAGTACCTTACGCAGCAATTGCCTCGGCTTCCACGAGAGTTTCCTTCTCGGAAAGTTCTCGCACATGGAGGGCCTTGGCGTAACTCATAAGACTAGAGTTGTCATTTGTATGTTTTGACGCTGTTTTACATCGCCTCGTCAACGATGGGGCGCGCCTCTATACCTTACTAACCCGTCGAAACCGATCCACCCCATTTAAGTGACGCCTGGTGGAGTGGGCGGGAATCGAACCCGCGTCCGCATTAGTTCGACATAGAGTCGAATTACGCCCATATTTAGGCCGCGAAAAACCTATAACGCGGCTTAAATTCTCTGGCTTTGCACCAATGGTCAGTCAATATCTACAGACCGGGCACATCGATAACAAAAAGATAACTCGGTGCGGTTTCGTTCGATATAATTATATTCAACCATCTCTAATCCCAACCGCCTCCCCAATGCCAACGGCTGTCGGTTTCTTTTGAACCTTGCTCGTAACCGGCTCTAAAGTAGGCCTCTTCTACGGTCTCAGTTCGGGGTTTGAACTTGTGATCAGAAGGCGGCAAGTGGTTATAGTGTTTCTTGGGTTTACCGCAATTAGAGCAAATCTTTTGCCTTTTGATTTGGGGAACAAAAGTCTTCATATTTTCTCCTAGCGAGATCTCTTTTTGCTAATCCTAGGAAATCTCATTTTCATTACACACTGGAGTTCTTTCTTCTATTTGATTTAATTTACGGGCTATATAGAATAAAAGATCCAGTTCTAGAATGCTAGAGTAACTGGCGAATCGAGGATGATCTTTAATCTCATATTCATGCGCTTTTACCAACCGTAATTCCAACGCTTGAAGTTCTTCATCCATCGTTACTGCCTCTGATTCTCTTCGGGGAGCCTCTCCCCATGAATATCAGGCCATAACTTGTACAGTTTGCGGGCCTCTGCGTGCGGCATTACCATCATTTCCTGATGTTCGCCTTTTTCATCTTGGAAGATAATGGAGCCCGGGCGGTGCCCATGCCCACAACAAGAAGCGATGGTAAGGATGCCGCCGTCATTTAGGGCCTGGACTATTGGGGCAATACAGGGGTCTATCGGGGCATGAGTACGTCCATCAGATCTCGGTTTGGCTAACTTCACCTGGGTTGCAGTAATTCCATGTTTACACATCTGTAATACCCCTACCAACTTATAGTCAGTTTATTGGAACTAAAATCTAACATATAAGGCGCGGCGGAGTCTCCCATATTTGTAGAACCTGTTTCGAAAGGTCCTTGATGTACAGTGAAGCCGTCTTTTCGTAGTTGTTTTACCAGCCAATTTGATTTGGCCGTGACTATATAGCCTCGATCTTCAGCGCTTTCACTAATAGTCCAAGTTGTTTGGGTCTTTCCGTGTTCATCGGCTATTTTCTTTATGTGGGCTATGCAACGAGGGTATTCTACTTTCCGGGCCTGACGACGCGCTTGTCTGCAAACCTCGTTAACTCGCTCTTTCTCCGCTTGAACGGATGCCCGCCACTGGCGCTCCCTATTTTTCTTACCTTGGGCGGATCTTTTTCGCATTTCATCAGCGGTAACTCTCTCTATCATAATTCTTCCTCTAGTCGTGGTGTCTCTGTCTGCAGGTTCTACTAAAACAATAGTATTGAGAGATTGCCGAAAACCACCGCATAGGCTTTTTGCAATCAGGGCAACGAGGAGGTCTTTTTTCTCTACTCATTCAAAAATTCTCCTGGTAAGCCCGAGCAGATTTAGGACTACTGCCCGCCTAAATTCCACCAACGCTTTATGCAATTTTTGAAAACTTTCAGAAGTAGTCACCCATGTCCCTCTTTTTCAGTACAGATTGGCCTACCTCTTTGACTAATTGTTCGGCAAAATCTCTTACTTCTGGCGAGGCTTCTTCATCATACAGAGTGCGAAAAGCCTCGATTAGATGCCAGAGTGTCCTATCATCTGTTCCACTTCGTCCCATAAACACCTACCGCCCGTGGCGCCGGCCCGCATAGTAAGGCGTTCTGATCGGGACCGTGCCTGGTAAACCTCGCGGCTCATATGGGGATTTATCCCGATTTTTTGCTGCTAATTTCCGCTTGAGTTCTCTAATCTCTCGATCTTTTGCGGCTGACTCGCGACAACGCCGGCAGAGACGAGGCTCATCCCGATACACTTCCGGATCGTTGTCCATATATTTTCGAACTCTAGTACAATCACTGCACGGCATTTTCAATTTCTTTCCGGGGGACCTGAGGAAGTTGTACTTCATAACTGACTTCTTGAATGGCTTTAACCGGGGCAAATATTGTACCATTCTCATGGATGAGAGTCCCATCTTCTCGCTCCACAAAATGTGAGCACATGGCGCATTCGCCTAAATATCCAAAACCATCACAAGGGCCGATATGAGTAGTTGGACGGTCACATAGTTGGCAAACCTCTCCTAAACTCATTTGAAAATCTCCCGTAAAGCCTTGTCGGCCACGTCAAAACAGGGGCCGGGCGGAGAAAGATCCGCCCCTTGGCCATCCAGAATTCTAATTTTCTGCAAGGCCTTTATGGCCACTTCTAACTTCTGTTTGTCCGTCATAATAAGACTTCCTAAATCCTTGTATATTCAATACTATAAATACAAAATTCCATAAAACACAAGAGGTTAGGCCCAGTTGAGTGCCGTTGTAAAGCCAAAACGAACAACCGAAAGCATTTACAAGGGCCCCGTAATGATTTTTCCGGGCTAACATGTACAGGCTAACAGCAATAAAAAAGCACCCAACATGTCCTAGAAAATCTATAAAATCCATTTTGTAATCCAATTATAAGTAGATCTTCCCCTCTAGTCAATGACCCGAAAAAATCACCCCTCTGCCATTCCCAACAGAAGTTCGGCATTCAAAGCGTAGATGTTAGTTTTACCTTCAGGCCAAATACCAGAACGGCGAATTTCGCGCAGTTCGTCGACGGTAACTCCGCCCAGTGCGCATTCATACTCTACTAGCGCCCAGAACTCTTCTTCACCCAGTTCGGCTACTTGTCCAGTCTTTTCCGCGTACTGTAATTTTGATCTAACTTTTTTTGGAAGAGTGGGCTCGTTCATATTGCTGGGCCCTTTTTAGTACCTTTTTACCATAGCGACTTATTTTGAAATAAGGCCATCCGGCATAACGGCCGTGGTCCGGGATAACCTTATCTAAAACGCGTTTATGGACCATGTCCATAAGAGTAAACCAATTATATTCTCGACAGGTTACTTTACGTTTCTTTTTAGCCACCTTCAGTATCTTCATTTCTTCTGAAGTAACCATTTTGCTTGTCTTCATTTACTCCAAATCCTCGGGATGTATTTCCAATACTTTTGGATCGCAAAAACAATATTCGTCTCCTGTATGTTTCCCGGGTATATCCCGGCAAACAATAACAGCGGCGCTTGTACCGCGCTCTCTAACCAGTTCTATGGCTCTCTGGATGGCTTCTTTTCGGCTGCCTGGCCGGAAGCCAATTTCGATTTCTCCCACTTCTCTAGTTCCTCTTCATATTTGGGATGATTCACATCCTTCAAAGCGCGCAAGCGCGACAATTCTACTTTATCTGCTTGAGAAATATCTTCCCCTTCAAGATCATTGTCATCGTAGAACATCTTGTATGAGTCTTCGGCTGTCCAACGGCTGTCGATTTCACATTTCCAAGTATGGGTATTAATTAGATAATCGGGCCGATCCCCCTTCTCAATTCTATAAGGATTCACGATCATAGAGGGCTCGGACCAGATAATCCTATGGTTAGGCTGGGCCGCCATACACCCGCACTCCAATTGAATTATGTGTGCATTCTTATGCCCATCAGCACCGGGGTTTTCGGCTTCCGGACAACCATACCAATCTACAGTAAATAGGTAGGTGCCATCAAAAACCTGCTTATCCCTAATAATAACTTTGACTGGTAGTTCATGTAACCAGTCGAAATCTGTAACGGCCACTTCGTAGGAGAAACAATCCCATAATTCTAAATAATGCAACGGTAAGTGCGGGTCATGCTCCTTAAACGTCAGCGCGCTAATCGGCAATCGGGCCAATTGCGCCCCTCTGTCAGTTAGAAAGTGAAAACCCAAAGCCCTACCTTTAAGACTGGCTATCCCAAAAACCGTGCCAGACTCATACTCGCCATGATGGCTAGTCAGATCATAAAGATACTCGGAACGCACCAGACAATCAAAAACCGGCACGTCCTCGTTCAGTTCAGGCAACGCAGGCTCCTTCTAAAAGACAGAGTTTTGTTTGAATTTAGGGGGCGGAACAAACTGACGTTCCAAGCAATTCTCAATTTGCTGTAGATTTTTCTGGGCCAACTCAAAATATTCCTTACTTCTCTCTATGCCAGCATAATTTCGATGATTCTTATATGCTACCACGGCTGAAGTACCAGACCCTAGAAAAGGATCGAACACCGTGTCCCCGGGAATAGAATAGAGGAGAATCAATCTTCGAACTAGTTCCTCGGGGAACATAGCCTCGTGTATAGCGTTAGATTGTACGCTGCGAATATTCCAGACCCCGGTCGCCCACTTCTTCCAGTCCTCTTTTGAAACTAGTTCAGTAATATTATATCCGGCCAAATCCTCTCTTTTAGGTGAGGATTTATAGAAAACCCATATATACTCCCAAGAAGGAAGAACCCGGACGTAAGTGGCCGGAACGTTTTCATTGTACCCCACATGTTGAGAATTGATCCACGGCGGATCTTTGATCCAAACAATACGTGAAAGCAAATAACAATCGTCTTCCCGCATCCAATCCACAAGATCCCGGCTAACTTCTATATTCTCCTCGACGCGGCCGCTGACTTTAGAAAAAGCAGCAATGTCTGCAATATTGATTGCAATTTTACCGCCCGGGGTAGTTTTGGCTGCGGTTTCATGGAATACAGTTCGAAGTAGGTCCTTATAATCCTCAAACGTATAGTCCTTCTCATACTCCTTACCTACAAAATAAGGAGGAGAAGTAATGGTCAAATGAAAAGGTTGCTCGGGATAGTTATTTGAATCTCGAGAGTCGCCATTTATAATGCTGTTAATTTGTTCCATTAGAAACTTGATCCTCTACCGCCACAACTCGCCTCTCTAATCCTTCCAATTCCCGCTTCAGTGTCGCGGTCTGGGCGCCCAAAAGCGCTACGGACCACTGATAGCGGCTAGCAAGGAATAGAAGAGCGACCTGCTCTTGTGAAAGATCAGTACGCCAATTGTTGTGCTCAACAACAGCCTTGGAAAAATCGGCATCAGTCAAAATATGACTAACTACAGACAAAGTCTGCTCGATAGATTCACCGTTTGGCTGAACTTCTACGTCGGTCATTTTTATGTACCTCCAAAAGTAACTCCCCAAGACGCTTGGAAAGTTCTCTAAATATAGGAGAAGCCTCTTCCGAACTAACTCCGGCGGCTTGCGGGTGACCCCCACCTCCAAGCACTTCCGCAAAGTCCAGACAGTTAGGCTTCTTTCCTTTAGTCTTGTGCCATGCCTCTCCTGCATAACGCCTACTAACACGAAAACTCAAAGACTTTCGGCGGACATCGAACATGGCAATCATACCTGTTTTAGCCACAATTTGCGTAGAAACCCAAGATGCCCAATCATCTACTAAACAGGTATAAAATGGGGTTTTGTACCCCTTATGTTTTACTAAAGTGGCTTTAGCCAAATGCAGACTTCTTTCTTTCTGATCCTGGACAACTTTCAGCATCTGATCTATGAAAGGTGTGCTAGAATCCGGATCTGTACATACAGTTAGAAGTTCGATGTATGCTTCTTTAGGACCAACAATGGTTACGAAGTCCGCCAATTCTAAAGCCCTAGGACATTCCCAATAAGCCAAATCCACATCGTTTACAAATAGGGCAAACTTCTGTAATTCTCTAAACTCTGACGCTTTCTTGGGATTGTTCTTATATAGCCGTGCGTATAACGTATCATATGCAATCTTGGCCGTACAGCGCGGGCCCTCTTCTACATGAAATTCCTTGAAATTTTCAATATAAGGCCTTTGGCGCTCCAAATTTGAGGCGTGATGATCAAAATAGATAGTTTTAGGTGCAGCAATCTCACCTAAATTCTTATTGCCTTTCTCTGAATTTAGACCAGTGTCGCAGAGATAAATCAAATCGTGCTCTTTTACGATAAAACGGACCCAGTCTTCGTCTTCGAAATTCTTATTCAAATCCCCACGTTCCGGAAAATAAGTACGTATTTCATCCGCTTGTACCTTGAAAGGGGGCATCAAGGAACGAGTTGTATTTAATTCGTGATATTTAGTTATTATCGCAGCCGCACCGGTTCCATCCAGATCCGTGTCAGCAATGATCAAAACCCTCATAAATTCTCCTGATGACTGCCTCGGTAAGCCGAGGCTAGCCGATTAGAGCAGGCCAAGTCGACGGGCCACTCTTTGAGTCTGGGTAAAGCGCGTGTAATGACTGCCGCTCTCGGTTACCCAACTAGAAAGTGGGCGACTAAATGCATAGCGCCGCTGGAAACGAACAGCCTCCGGGGACCTGTTCAAGAAACTGGCCAAGAATCTAGTCGTAAATCTATTCGGCGGCGACACTAACACCATCGCAATATCTACATCTGACCAGGCCTCCCCACTATTTCCCGGATCCGAGAAATCAATCAGGTTAGCATTACCAAATCGGGCCTTCTTCGCTTCCTTACGAAGAACTTCTGTGTGGTAAGAAAATCCATTGGCTACGGCCTTGACTAAGCGCGTAGTTCTGGGATGTTTTGAGGCCGCTACACGGCGAAATTCCCGTAGAGCAGCATCATAATCTCCCGCCTGCAGGAATCCAATCCCCCGCCGGATGGTTCTAACGCCCCGTGCCGGACTTCGGCGAGCCTGGGTCCTTGTTCCAAAATTAGGCATTTCAATTCTCCTTTTTATTGACCTTGAATACTGGTCTCTTGTCGGTATACTTCGCATTTACCCGCTTCATTTGGGCCATATGCTTGAAATGTTCATCTACTACCGATGGCAAATCCTCTATCCTACAAAAGCACAATGCCGGGTGCTCTGCATTAGTTATAAGATAAAAATCATTACATGTAAAGTGATTGTCTGTTTGATTCTTATACTGATCCTGTCCGCTAGAAAATACATAACACATTGGAATAACAGCGGCCCTTGTCATATTTCGATTTACTTTTACAAACAAAGACATAGGGTGTCGCTTGAAAAATTTATGTTTGCGGGCAGGTACAGAGAAGCCCTTTTTCCAAGTGGTCGGATACGGGGCCGAGGTGGGCCATTTACTACCTTGCGTACTTTCAATTTCAATGGCGAAATCCTCGTAACCCGGGGCTGTTGCCACTACATCCACGCCGAACTTATCAGAGTGGTGCAGTTCTAATTTGTATTTCTTCAACTTCTTACTGCTTTTCAAAAGATTGTTTACCTTCTCTTCGATAGAAAAAGCATTCTGATAATCAACCATCTACTCCGTCTCCCTTGGTTGGCAGAGCGGGCAGAAGTGTGTAGATCGACCTACGATCTTGATTTTTTCTATTATATGGCCACAGTCAACACATTTCTGTCCTGTTTTACCATAGACACGGTGACGTTCCTGAAACGAACCTTTGCTACCGTCTGCCGTTACATAATCAGAAGTGGACGATCCTCCGAACCGAATCCCTTCTTTTAGAACTGACTTAACAGCAAACCAAAGTCGTGCCTCTTCACCCTCGACGAGAGAGTGCCCTGGCCGGGCGGGGTGTATCTTGGCTTCAAAGCAAGCCTCGTCTGCATAAATGTTCCCCACCCCAGCCAGGCTGGTCTGGTCAAGCAATATTGCTTTCACAGACCTCTTGCTACTCATGGCTTCCTCGAATTGTGCCAGAGTAATTCCTAATGCGTCTGGGCCTAAAGAGTCTAACCCTGAAATTCCTAAACGCTCTATGTCATCAGCGTCGTGTACCAACCAAATATTACCAAACATTCGAATGTCCCGGAAAGACAACTCCAAGTCCGGTAAGTTCATTTCCGACTGGTCCATAAATTCCAGTACAATATGAACATGTTCGTCTAGATCGCCAAACCTATCATCCCAACTAACGTCAGGCACCTCATTGACTAACAATTGTCCAGTCATTCCCAGATGAAACACAACTACATTACCGTTGGTTAACGGAACAATAATGTATTTACCTTTACGTATTATGGTTTGTACTTCTTGCAGAATGGTGCCTTCATAAAAAGTCTGAACATCAGTTTGTAAGATATGTTTCTGTGCCTTACCTTTGATTACCATGCCAGTCAAAAGCCGGCCCATAAGTAAAGGACGTAGGTCTCGAACTATTGTTTCAATTTCAGGAAGTTCTGGCATTAGGCTTCTGGCTCCTTACGCGAAAGATAGAAAGCCGGGTACTCTTGACTTTCTAGATCTACTCGAGATCCTCGAAAAATATAAGCAGCGACCCCCAAACACTTGCTATCCGGCAAAGCCTTAACTACTTTATTAGCGGCCTGAAATGAAGTAATCACATCGTCCACTATAAGATAATGCCCACTTTTGAACTTAGGGCCGCGCGGTTCGCCCTCTTTATCTACAATTACCAGCGGCTTTCCCTTGGCAAAAGCCACGAGAAACCCAGGAACAATTCCGCCCAAGGCGGGGGAGGCTATAAAATCAATCTCGTGGAACAAATTGTCGGGAATTTGATTTATAAGTTGCTCAACATATTCAGCAGTTTCAAAGGGTTTGAGTAAATCGAAATCGTAAAATATACCCGATTGCCTTCCTGAAGACAGAGCAAAATCGCCCTCTAACCGGCACTCATCAAACATCGCCATTGTTCAGATCTCCTAATAATCTGTAGTCACCGTTCGGTGATGGTTGGGCCAATGCTGGGTAAAGACATTGGGCGGTAGTTTATCTTTCTTTCTGGCCGCACTCCAGAGTAAATAGTCAACGTGAAGGGCGTTTAGGTTATCTTCATTGCGCAATTCCCGCAACTGCTCCCCCAAGACCTCGCCGCCCCAGACACTTCCGGCCCGGAGTTCTAACTCTTTACGGCTACCGCTTCCTAATAACTGGTTACGATGCAAACGAGAAAGTAAGGACGCAGAAGGTACTAAAATTCCCATAGCAATCAAAGTTTGAGGGACCCTATAATCAGCAAAAATCGTGAGATCCTCAAGACTCTCTGAATCTATTGGAATTTTCTCCCAATCTTGAAAGCGGCCATAAACCATTCCCACAAACAATTGGCTCCGTTTGAAAAATGGATCTCTCCATGTGGACAGGTGCGTAGGTAAAGCCTGGGAAACAAAATAAGCATTACGTCGATATCTATGGAAGAGTTTCTCAAAAGTAAAATCCAGATTACTATTCAAAAATTCTCCGACTTCGCGTAACGCATTAGTTCTCTCTTTGACCAGAGAAATGGGCGACTCGGCCGCAAATAGTTCAGATAGAAGATAGTTCTCGTCTACGTTAGCCAAGAAATTAGGATCCTTGATTTCGTCCCAACGCTCTAATAGACACGCGAGGGCTAAAGTAGAACCACTCACATCGTCCCGTCGAAATTTCTTACCGTCCTGATCAAAATAACAATAATTGATAGAGTTGAATATCAAATAATATAAACACAACTCTTCAAAATCATCAGTTTGGGGGTATTGTCCTGGAAAGTTCCACGGCGGAATTTCTAAATCATAACTTTGTAGAATTTCAGCCACTTCCTGAACACGGGTTTCGTTAAACTTCACATAACGAGGGCTGGTTAGAAGAACTTCAGAAAGTTTCTTCACTCGGGACATACTCGAAAACTCCTCTAAAAGTCTTGCGGTGCATCGGACAAGGGCCGTGTACCATTATCGCTTCTCGGTGCTGGGCCGTTCCGTACCCTTTGTGTTTTGCAAAACCATATTCGGGGTATAACTGATCCATACCAGTCATGTAATTATCTCTGTAAACCTTGGCTAGAATAGAAGCGGCGCCTATAACTTTGACTAGATTATCTCCGTCTTTTATAGCCTTTTGTTCCACCGGCAAAGATAGATCTGGAAGGGCGTGATTCCCATCAATAAGAACTAGGCCCGGCCTAGGAAGTGCCCGTGACTTCGCAAAGACATCTTCAACGGCCTCACGCATCGCTTTCAAAGTTGCCCGCAGAATATTTATCTCGTCAATTTGGTGAGGAGAGGCTTCCCGAATGGACCAAAAACAACTAGAAACTATCTTGTTCGCTAATTCAACACGCTTTTTTGGGGACAATTTCTTACTATCCTTGATCCCATCAACCCACTTCGGGCGAACTTCTGGAAGAATTACGGCGGCGGCCATTACTGGGCCGGCTAAACATCCCCGCCCAGCCTCGTCCACGCCTATCGTAATTCTACTATCATTCATTTTTGTCAGGTGTCCAAATTAAAGATTCTTCATCGGGAGAAGCCAGTTTGGTTTGCTCTTTCTCTTCCAGGCCCACTGCGGCAGCGGAGGCGGTGCTGCGCGGAGCAGTAAAGGATTGCTTCTGAAGCACCTGGCCATGTTCATCGACCATTACGTCACCGCCTTCATCAACTGGAACCACTCCCATATTCAGAAGTTTGCGAACCATACGCCGTGTTTTCTTATCCATATGGGGAACATAAGAGGACGGTAAAGACTCTCTATTTGCATATTCACCTTTGAAATCATACAGAGAACAGATGCGGCGCTTCTTGGGGGACACAGAAACACCCTTACGTGCGCATTTATTGTCCGATAAATGCGAACAATCCGTGCAGCGTACTTTGAATTTGTTCCCTTCAAACTTACTCATCTTCTGTATCCTCAACGGAAATGGATTTATCGGACATAGTTTCATTCTGAACTCGGTCTCGCCCTTCACCAGGATGTACTCCTGGACCATAACTCGAAGGCGGGCGCGGATTAGCCACAAACCGGCGGGACGCCAAACGTTTAGCAATTTCAGGGTCGGTGCCTTCTAATTTGGACGCTTCTTCTAAAATAGAAGGATCTAAATTGGATTGGCCGGTACTAGTTTTCTTGGCGGATTTAGTAGTTTTCGAACGCTTGGCTGTCTTTTTGTTTTTGGAGCCCTTCGGCCGGCCCGGTTTACGCTTTTTAGTTCCGGAAGAGGACGGCGCGGGAGGCTCATCTTCTAATAGTTCCTCTAAAAGCGCAATTTTAGAGTCTACGTGCGCAATAGCATCCTCATATTCAGACTTTTCATCTTCTAGTTCTAAAATTTTAGCGCGAACAGCGTTAGAAAAATCAGTCATCGTGCGGCATCCTTGTACTCAACTCGTGGATATCATCAATGATTCCGAAATCTTTGGCCTCCTGCGGAGACAGCCAACGATCTCTCTCAAATTCGCTCTTGATTTTATCCAGCGGTTGGCCAGTATTATCAGCCAGAATCTGAAGAAGCATTTCATTCAAGAACATCATTTCATCATAATTGATCTTCATATCCGGGGCGGCGCCGTGGGCACCTCCCTGAACCTGGTGCATCATGATTCGTGAGTGCGGCAAAGCAAATCTTTTGCCGGGTGTTCCGGCTGCTAAAAGAAAGCACCCCATGCTACAAGCACGGCCAACGCAAATCGTAGCGATGTCTGGCCGTATATAACGCATTGTGTCGTACATACCAAGTCCCGAAGAAACATCGCCCCCGGGAGAATTTATGTACATAAAGATATCTTTATCAGGATCGTCTGCTTCAAGGAAGAGCAACTGTCCGATAATAGAATTTGCAACTGCGTCATTTATTGGGGTGCCAACAAAAACAATTCTATCTTTCAGTAAGCGCGAATACAGATCATACGCTTTTTCAGTGTTACCGTCTTTTTCAATAACTATAGGAAGCGGAACGCCGGCTACGGTCATTTATATTTCCTCTAATTGGCTATAGCAATCTTATCTTTGAAAACAACAAATCCCAGCCCTTGACACACATCACACGTCTGCTCTTCTCCCTTCAAAGGATCTTCCGCATACGCGTTATGCACAACAATCTTGCCATTTCGGCACAGCGGCTCGGTGCAAGGCATGGTTCCTATCTGTCTTTGTAAATCACTACTCACTATAAAACTCCCTATGAAGACACTACAATAATAAGGGGAGAATGTAAGAATGTCAAGTACCACTAATCATGGTAGGTCTTAATCTCCCCCACATAGTTATCTTCCATATAGGCGGCATGCGCTTTGGCGGCCAGTTCGCGGGCCTCCTCTACTTCAGATTTAGGCGCATTCGCCAATCGGCCATCGACCAACATGTGGTGTTTTCTACAAAGAGGCAACCAATTACTACCATCCAAAGGATTGTTTTCGTGATCCCCATCAATGTGATGGCAATCGAGGCTCTTGATATTTTTACCTTCTATCTTATCGCAACCGGGAAAGAAGCATCGAAGAGGTTCACCAAAAATTCTTTTGAGGCGGTACTTACCTTTTCCAAAATACAAATGGCGAGATCTACCGCCTTTCCACGCATTGCCTTTATCGGCGGATTGCGATTCGGAAATGTTCCTACGCCGTTCCTCACTAAACACCACGGCACTCAATTTCTTCCGAGTACTTTCTGAAACCTCATGCCCCAACAAACCCAAACTAATAGACATCTTGTGTTCTTCGGAAAGAGTAGAACCAAGCCGGGCTTGGCGGATCTTCTCTTTAGTTTCAGATGAATGCTTTCTGCCTTTTGCGGCCAGAGAAAGTTTAAGATTAGTGGGAGTTTTAGGGCTTAGTTTGCCCTTCTTCTTGAGAACATACTTCAAGCGAGCGAGCTGCATCCGCCTTCTGGTCAGAGGGGACACAACTGGTGCGCCTTGAAATTCCTCTTTATACCGCTTTACAGTATATCCGTGCTTTTTTACATGTCCTACTAGGGACTTGAATCGTTCGTAACAAACCTCACATTTTACAGTAGGGGTAAGTCGCTGGCCCACATGGCCACCTGCCTTCTCTCCCCGCGGATTTCAGTAATTCCTCCCCTTTTAGCCACATCCTCCAGACCCGCAGTCTGCACATTTGTAACAACCGTCTTCGTTGACTAGGTTCTTACTTCCGCACTCGCCGCAGGTACTAGCGGCAATAAATTCTTCTTCCGAGATGTATTTCTTGAGTACTCTAGCAATGGCTTTGCTAAAAGTCGTAACGTCCCCATCGCACTTGGAGACTTGAGAAACTAGCGCCGGTAAAGGCGCGCCGTGCCTCAAACTGGTCGAAAGAAGACGGGTAATCATCCTATGTTCATCATTAAGAAGAAGTGAGGCTATATCTTTGATAACCACTTTATCGTCACCATAGGGTATTTCTAACTTGTACTTTCCTCCCCCGTTACGAATCAAAGTACCTTCTGTTTTGGTAGAAGGAAGTTCTATTTGATTCTCGGGAAAACAAAAAGTCTCATAAGGGCGGCCGTGCAATAGGCCTATAAGTACCTTCCACTTCTCACCCTTCACACTCACGGTATGAATATCACAATTCAACTGATCGGGCCGAACAGGGGCGCTCATATTGCAAATAGTTTGAGGCCGATTTTCTCGGCTTTTGCTGACGCTCTTCAAATTTTCTAAAATCTGGGTTTTGGAACCATCTCTATAAACCGCTGTCGATTTTATGTTCATATCGAAAGCACCGATATAGGCATCCATAATATCCTCAACAGAGGCGCTGTTGGGAAGATTTATAGTCTTGGATACCGAGGAATCTATTTGCTCTGCAAACACAGCCTGCATCTGCAAGTGATCCTCCCAGGCGATTTCCTGAGCCTCTTCGAAAACTTTCGGCACTCTCTTGGCTTTGCGCAATTCCTTTAGGCTATAGTGGTATTCAGAATAATCAATATCTTTATCTTCTAACCACTTCACAAAGGAAGGACATCCATCCATAATTGTCCCGACATTAGAATTTCGCATATAAGCCATAGCAAAATAAGGTTCACAGCCAGAAGAATAACCCGTAATCGTGCCGGTAGTTCCCGTTGGGGCCTGGGTTAGAATAGTTACATTAGCAATTCCGTGTGCCTTGAGGGGCTCTTCTAGATCGGGTCGTTCTTTCAGAAGTTGTTGAATAAACTTACTCTGTACAAAACCATCGTAATCAAAGGCCGGGAAAGGTCCAATTTCTTTAGCCATTTCTATGGAGGCTTCATAGGCAGAGTGTTTGATAAACTTCAAAATTTTCTTAGCAAAACTTCGGCCAGCCTTGTTGCTATACCGTAAATCTTTCCCTGTGCCCAGCGCCGCACGAATTATCATTTCGTGCATACCAATAGTACCCAGCCCGATACGTCTTTCTTTCTTCGTATTTTCATCAATTACATCAATGCCCGTTTCATTGAGCATGGTAATATGATTCAAGGCCCGGACACCCAAATATACGGCTTTTTTCAAACCCTCCCAGTCTACGGCACCGTCTTCTTTTATGAACTCCGGTAAGACAATGCTGGAAAGGCAACATACCGACCATTGGGGCAGGATCTGCTCGGCACAGTTGTGAACCAATACCCCATTGGCAGAGAATCTATGCACACCCTCTACAGTACAATCAAATACTTCTTTTTCACCTAACACACAGAAGGATTCGACTGTGGCCGTAAACTTGGTCTTATTTGGTTGCCTTCTGTAAGACAACAGGAGATCTTCCAAGGTAGTCTTCTTATCGGGGGAATCAAAACCGATCAGATCCCGGAAAAAGAACAGGTCCTCGTTAGAGATCACCAACTCGAAAGATGAACGGCACTTGTACAGGCCTGTTCCGCCTTTTCCGTTGGGAAGAGGTCGAATACCAGACCTCCTCCTCTTATAGATAGACGACTTTATGCCCATGCCTTGCAGCATAAGTTGTGCCGACTTTAGGTTGTCTCTATTAACACTCCGCAGACGAACCGAAACCCCCTTTATTTGACTTCCCTGCACGGAACCGTCGGCATCAAACCAACCTCTTAAAAAGCCTCTTTGGAAAAAGGTATTTTGCTTAACCAAATCTAGACAAATGTTTTTATCTCCATCCAATCCTCTGATCAAAGCCTCCGCGTACAAGCGGCGGCTATTAGTACCTACCATGTCCCGGGATTCAACGGAATAGCCTTTCCTCCTGCTGTCGTACTTTTCTAATCCCCCCAGTTCTTTTAGCCTGCCCAAAGAAAGATCCAGCATTCTCTCTTTATGGTCTCCCCAAAAACAAAGGGCCGACCCGTCGGATGAGTTATAGTACCCATCACCCAGAAGACTTCCCAGCAGCCATCCCACAGAAAACTCTCGAGAATCATAGGAAGGTGCAACATTAGATCTGTTATTGTTTAGAACTACCAGATCACCTTCTTCAAGGTCTGACGCGGGTATCCATACTTCTTCACCGTCTTTTATAGACAGAACCTTATGATCAACAGTACAATCAAAGGAGTACCCCTCTTTGGTAAGCAAAGTGCCTACTTCTTTGGTTCCTGTATAGAAAAATCCTTGTGGGCTATCATAGAGACGACCGTTCACCACGGCTCTAAAAGGAGTGCCTATCAAGTCTTTGACTTGACGAATACCTTCTTCTGTATCTATGAAGGTATCCGCGGTTACACACGGGTTTGTCGCATCCAACGAATTGAAATATTCGCCATTGTGGAAAACTCGGGCCCGGTCGATAAAGAAAATCCCCGGACATCCGTCTTCCCAGGCGTTAGAACAAATCTTCTCAAACCATTCATAGGCCGTAAGATCATAAGGCCCGTGGGTTAACTTTACATCTTGGCCGTTCCTAAAAGGAACCTCATTGAGAGCCTCATGAAAAGCCACGTCTTCGTCGGGCGCACATACGGTAATGGGCCGGATAGTTTCTACTACATCGCCGTTGGGGAGAAGTTCCCGAAGGGTCACCTCATAATCCCAGAGATGCCATTCCTGTTCTTCCCAATGTAATTTCCAAGGTTTTTTGCTCTTGCGCTTGACCTGACGCATAAAATCATCAGATAAAGCCACTGACACATTGAAAGTCTGCCATGAATAAGGATTCATCCATTGCCACTGTTTGAATTGATTTTCGTCTGTAACTACGGCAAATTTACGAATATTCTCCCAGTTGGCACGAGATTTTTTGGAAATAAAGTTCAAAAGACCCGGGTGCCAGTCCTCTAAAATACCCATATTCGCGCCCGAACGATTTCCTCCCTGTTGGATATTCGAGGACAAATAACCCATGGCCGTAATAAAGCCTTCGGGCCCACTCGATCTAGCATTCGCCCCTTTGCACCAAGTTCCGCTGGGCCGGAGTTTGGAAAAGTTTATACCTGTGCCGCCGCCATGGGCTTGAATATGGAAATGAATTCGCTGACATTCAGATATTTCCTCACGACTATCTCCAATGCCCAACACAAAACAATTGAACATGTTAGAAATACCAGTGCCTGCCTGGGCTAAAGGTCGTCCGGCATACATGAATTTCTTGTCCTCGCACAGTGCTTGGATAGCATCTTTGTGTTTTGGATCATGTTGGAATACGTAATCATTTACCCGGCGAAAAGTTTCAAAAATATTCTTTTCTAACGGGGCCCCCGTAGCGTCCTTCAGATAATAACGAGATCTGGCGATAGACTCGTGGGCGGGATTGAGGAAATACGTGTCTGGGGTATAGTTAGACATCAGGCTTTTTAGCCTCCTTTCGACCTATATACAGTGTGTGTTATTTAGAGTGTAAACTTATCGCCAATACTAATACTATGCTCCTCAAAAAACCCAACTGGAACTTCTAATACATATCTAACGGGCGTACGGGCCTCAATAAAGAAGGACGGGTCGTCGCCGGCGCCAATACTTCCGAACTGAACTACTTTACCCTCGGATGTCAGAAAAGCAACCTCGATGTCAAACTTCAAGCCCCGTGGACACATTTGTACATGAAAATCATAGCCGAAATCAAAAAGCATTCCATCATAGGGATCTAAACTGGTGACTCCACCTAGTCCTCGCATCAACTCCAACCCTGTGGAGGCGAGGGAAAAACTAAACTCTTGGTTTCCAAAGATTACCGTTCGGCCTTGGGGTAGTTCTGACATCTATTAATCTCCTTCTTTTTGCATATTTGGAAATATCTTTACTAATCAAATCAAGTTCTAGACTTACAGAATTGAGAACATCAACTAGATCAGGAAAAGATTGGGCCAATTCATTGAACATGTCGCCTTGGATATTACTATAAGCCGATTGTCCTATATCAATAAAATCACCTACATCAAATGCCATACCTCGTGAATCTAAAGAATCTGGGAATATCCCAGAAACAAACAGCGCAACGTCTCCGGTAAGTCGTAGATATTCTCTACGTATAAATCCGTGGGAGTCTAGACCTTTGCGCAATAAATCCACAAGATATACAGGCCTACTTGCCATGCTGTGCGTCGCAGAAGATAAATTAGAGATTACTTCCACGATATATATCTCTGCTTCTTCACTAACATCCACTTCTTGGGATTCGATGGAACTAATAAGCAATTTTGATAGTATTTCTTTAGGCCACTCTTGTAGAATTTTATTCAAACCGCCCACCCCTCTTCGAATCTAGATTATTTGGACCAGTGATCGGCGATAGAGACCGAGACCTCGTCCTTCGGACCTACTGGTACCGTCTTGATAAAGCGATGGAATGCTTGTTTCATTACTTCGGCTTTCGCCGCGGCTACCTCTTGCGCCATTTCTGCGGGGCATTCGGACACGATTTCGTCGTGAACCGTAAATAGTAACCGGGCTCCAGGGAAATCATCATAGGCTTCTTGTAGTCTGGTCAAAGCCTCTTTTGTAATATCCGCATTAGTGCCTTGAATAACATGGTTATTTCCCATGCGACGAGTGGCCCCACGAGAACGTCGGAACGCCACTTCGTCAGAGGGGTCCGCCAAGGCAAAATACTTCTTGCGACCAAGAATGGTCTTTGCATATCTATTGGCCAAAGTCTCATGAGAGTTTTTATCTAACCACCGCTTGATTCCAGAGTAAGTGGTAAAGTAACTATCCAAAATATCTTCGGCTCTTGACTCAGGAATCTTGAACCGGTCGGCCAACGACCAGGCGCTCAAACCATAGACAATACCAAAATTGATAACCTTGGTCATACTACGGAAATTGGAAACCGCATGATAAGTGGAAATTTCTTCGGAGGAGAAAATTGCCGCTAGATCGACACCGGGCTTATCTTCTTTCTTGGCTTTTAGATATATTTGCAAATCCTGATCTGAATATTCAAAAACGTCCTGGGAGGTAATAATGTGCAAGTCCTTGTCGCTCTTGAAGATATCCAAGAACTTACGGTCTTGACTTACCTCGGCAAGGATGCGCAACTCACATTGACTATAATCCGCCGTAAGTACTACATTTCCTTCACCCGCCTCAAAACAATCACGGAAGGAGATCGCCACTTCCTGATCAGGGTCATCTTTGTCATTCGGGATATTCTGAATGTTCGGTTTTTCAGAACTCAGTCGGCCAGTATCTGCTCCCAATTGGTGTAAAGTAAAATGCAACCTATTAGTAGTTCGATTTATTTTCTTGAGAATGGCGGTGCCGTAAGTGGAGATTAACTTATCATACGCACGATAGGCCAAAAGAAGTTCGGCTAATTCATGGTCCACCTTCTTGATGAACTTCTTGTCCGTGCTTTCAATATCAAAACCTAGTTTATGGAAAGCCGACAAGAGTTGCTCTTGGCTATTTATATTGACAGTACTGGCTCCAAATAGGGTGTTTTGTTCAGAAAGGGGCGCCAATATCTCGGCCATTCTGGCCGCAAATAGCCCGGCGCGATTCTTGGCTTCTTGTATAATACCGTTCCACTTGTCTATATTGATGCAGACCCCGTTCAATTCCATTTCCGCGACTGGACGAACGAATCCAAACTCCAACAAAGCCGTCTCGATAAGATTCTCGTCCAAAAGTTTCTGACTCAAAATGTCACAAAGGGGGTGTAGAACAGCAATATCATTGGCGGCATATTGCAATTGTTCTTCCGAATACTCTTTGGAGTAACTATGATCTACGAAACTTTCTCGAACCGTCTTATCCAAGGAAATTCCTAAAAACCTACGGGTCAAGAAATTCAGGCTCTTGTATGGGAACTGTTTGCGATTCTTGTCACGGAATCCGGCGGGGACGTAATTTCCTTCCCCGTCTTCTATAAGACCAGAAGTGAGAAGACGATAAGCCAGCATCGTATCAAACACATTGCGTAGAACGATGCCTGTATTTGCTCTGGTGGCCTGATAATCGAACTTTGCGTTATGTAGAATCTTGAGGATACTATCAGATTCTATTACTGGTTTTAGAATCTGGGCATCCATTTTTCGAGGATCAAAAAGATAGATAACTTCTTCAGTCCCGAGTTGCATAAGCAGTAATTTGTCTTGCCCGTCGATAACGTTCAGGCCCGTGGTCTCGGTATCAAAACCTAATCTTTCACAAGACATTAGATAATCTGTGGCTTTCTCCGCCTCCCTATTATCGTCAATGTAGATATACTCTACCTCATTCACTTTGTCTTCCTTTTACGCTTGTTCACTAGGGACTTCAATTCTTTCTCAAAATCTGCAACAGCCTCGAAGCCCAACACTTTTCGGGCAGGGGCCGTATTGGCTATAAGATTCTGAACAATGACGTGCGGATCTTCCAAGAACCGCAACTGCCCTTTGTGTTTAGTCAATTCTTGCAACTGATGGACAACGTCTTTGATAACCAAACCTTGTCCAGTACCAATATCAACTTTGAGATACTCGCCTTCAAATTCCACCGCCTGCACGAATGCCGCCGTGGCATCTGAAATATGTAAACAATCTATTTTCTGCTGTACACTAAACAACGAAATGTTTTGATCGCGCAACATCGTATCTACAAGAAAATTCACTAGGCTAGTAGAGGTAAAAGGCTGCCCGTCGCCGTAGATTTCTGATAAACGAAGAGTTACTAACTGCACACCCATTTCTGGAAAGCGTACAAAAATAGATTCTAAAAGATCTTCAGCGGCTTTTTTAGAAATCCCGTAATGATTTACAGGTTCCGAGGCAGCCAAAGAAGAAGCGAAAATAAGTTTACTAGGTCGAGGGTTTACTGTCATGCAGGCTTTGGCCACATTAGCGGTGCCATAGTAATTTATCTCTGCACAAGTACGGAAATCTCCGAATGTTTCAGGACGAGAACTATGTGCGGCCAGATGCACGACAACATCCGGGCACATGCGTTCCATGGTCCGCAATATATCGTAATAGTTACGGATATTTCCGTTTACCGGAGGCTTGATATTCTTTTTCTTCAGAGGTTTCTCTGGAAATCCTTGGCTAAATGAGTCTAGAACCTGAATCTCATGTTTTTTTACCTTAGATAATTCTGAAACCAAAGAAGTGCCAATAAAACCCGCACCCCCGATGATTAATATCTTCACCTACTGTGCCTCTAATATCTGGAAATACTTCTCAAAACAACGTAACTCGCCGGAACATTCACCTTCAACCCCCTCATTATGGTAGGCATATCTACGGGCCCATTCCCTAAAAGCCGGGGAAACTTGGCCTGTGACCATTAACGAATTCAATTGGCTAAAAATCTTCACATTGGGATGATCTTGGGCTAATATCTCTTTCATTTCTTTCCATTCGGGGGTCTTGAGTCCGGTCAGATGGCCCCCTCCAGGTGGCCATTCTCCTGCAATAAAGTAGTTGCGGCACGCATTACGGTACTGATCTTTAGTGCTTTTTACGTGATAATAGTGCTCTTTGCACCTAACCACTGGTCCCCGGAGCCCCTGAAGAGCCTGATGTAAATCTACAGTATAGCGTAGATTGGGATTCCATTTGAAAAACATTTGGCGATAATATTCACACGGGCCATTATCTACGCGCTCATCCCATTTACCTTCTTCATAAGTTACATCATTAGCACGAAATTCTGCGGTATCGAATTTAGTGCCGCCTTCTGATTGTCGAACTATTTCTCGCAGAATGTTAAGCATGCCCTCAGAAGGGATTTCATCATCATCACAAAGAAGAACCCAACCTCCCTTGATATGCTTCAAATACTCATTATACTGGTTAGCAAAAGAGTCATCCCACTCGCGCTGAAATACTTCAACTTTAGGGAGTGAATTCAAATATTCATAAGTACCGTCTTTACTAAACCCATCGACAATAACGCAGCGATCAACGTGGGGCAATACAATAGGCAAATTGCGTTGATTATTTTGAAGCCTATCTTGAGTTACAGTTACATACGTTACCGTATCGTCAGGCCACTGGTTGGCATCTGGGGCAGCCAGAGGTACTGGATTTGTGGCTGCAGTTGTTGTAAAAGACAAACTCATAACTTCTCCTAATAACTCAAATCTGAAAAATCGCAAGGTTTGCGGTCTTTATCATAAGCAAAATCCCTACTTTCAGCCAAACCTATATTTTCCTCGGGATGAAGGAAAACAAAGTAAACTACAAACCAGGAACGGGCCTCCGAATTCTCGTCGTTACGGTGTATTATAAACCACTGTTTGAAATCTTCATGAATGTTACCTGCTTTCATATACTCATAGAAATCCGCAAACTCTTCAAAACCGTGCCCGGTGCAAATCTTTTTGAACTCTCGCCATGCGGGGTCATTTGTTGTGTTTTGGGCAACTTCAGCGGTCGTCCAGTAATTTCGGCACCCCCGCAACCATTGGCTGGCCACGGTCTTTACATGGAAATAGCGCAGATCGGATTTAGCCATTCGGGCCGGCTCCGGGCGCGCTAAGCCAATATGAGTTCCAGGCGTATACCGCATCCCCGGGTAGTGTTTATTGAAATTAGGATTCCAATAATTAGACTTATTTTGCCAAACTCCGCCGTCCGGGGCTGTCTGGATATCATGTGAATTGAAACCTACAATATTGAAACCTTGTTTATCCGCTTCTTGTGCCAGAAAAGGCAACGAGTACAATGCAGGCAATTCTAGATATTCATCAGAATCTGTTATCAAAAACCAGACAGAGTCTTGGGACTGGCGCATGTAATCATCAAGTGCTTCCATATAAAGATCCCGAAGATATTTAGGATCGTATGGCATATCAGTACGTAGAACTTTTATAGATCCGTACTGTTGAACCTCTTGAGATGTTAGAAATTCACTGTTCTCTTTATTCTCCTCGTCTGAACCATGCAGGACTATAATACTATGGTCTACAAAAGGGGCATGGGTCCGTACAGAATAAACAAACTCTGCATTTCGACCTCGACAAAGCAAACACCACGCAACTCTCATTACCCAATCTCCTTGATAACTTTACACGGGTTCCCATAAGCGAGTACGCCTGGGGGAATATCATTGATGACTACAGAGCCCGCGCCTATAATCGAGTCCGAACCAATAACTATATCTGGGACCACACAACTTCCAACCCCAATCAAAACTCGGGAACCTACTGTGACCGAACCACATAAATGCACACCTGGGGCAATATGAGAAAAAGCCCCGACAGTACAGTCGTGGTCGACGGAAGCGGCAGTATTTACAATAGAAAATTCACGTACAAAAGTTCCGGGATTCACGACGGCGCCGGCACAAATAACTGACCCCTCGCACTGCAAAGCGGACGGAGCGATATAGGAGCATTGGTGCCGGACCTCTGGAAATATAAGAGATTTTCCTGAATTCTGCAACCTGCCAAATACAGAAGAACGAGCCTGATTATCCCCTACACCTAAAACAATACGGGCTTGTTCCGGGACATCTGCTGGACAAATGACATCCGGTTCGCCCTCTAATTCTTCATTATCATCAACATACCGAATAGTCCACGGCCGGCCACTGCTCAAAATTGCATCACGGATTACTTGACCATGCCCCCCGTATCCATAGATAAAATACGTAGATAAAGCATCCTTATTGGAAAAACGCATGAACTCCATTGATAATGTACTCCATCTCTGAGTCAGTAAGGGCCGGGTATAAGGGCAAAGTCAAGCAAGTCGCTGAAAGTTTACGTGCATTGGGGCAACCAGCATCAATGCCGGTAAACGAGCCCATATCAGGGATAGCGGGATCAAAATATCTTTTGGTTCCTATACCCCGCTTATTCAAGAAAACCTCCAAAGCATCTCGCTTTACACGCGAGTCCAGAAAAATCACGCAGTCTTTATAAGAAGGATCAACATGCTGGTGAACTTTCCAGATGCGCAGAGGCAAATTAACAAACGCACTACGGTATTGCTCCATGCGCTCGGCACGTTTCCGTTTAGTTTCTTCAAACTTGGTAAGGGCATGGAAGGCCAAAATAGAATTAAATTCCTGAATCTTACCGTTCAACCCTACAAGACGGGTGTCTAGGCTGTTGTAGAGCCCGTGAAAGGTTACATGCCTGGCCATTTCAAAAACACGACGGTCGTTGGTGGCTATAATACCACCTTCACCGGCGGATAGAGGTTTAGTGGCTGCTATACTATAAACAACCGCGTCCCCAAATTTAGAAAGATCTTGATCTTTATATCTAGTACCAAATACATGAGCCCCATCAAAAATAACGGGCAAATAAAGACTATGAAACTCCTGGGGGTAACAAGCATTGCCCCACATGTGGACCGGGATAGCGCCTACCACAGGAACATCCGAGTTTTCCATATATTCGCGAACTAAATCTGGGCGTAGTTGCCCATCGTCGTCCACGTCCACCGCCACGGGCTCTTGGTGTGACCACTCAACCGCCTGCAAAGTTGCATTGAAAGTAAAAGCCGGGATAATAACCCTACCCTGCGTTCTTATCAGGCTGGCTAAAACCATAAGGCCAGTAGAACAACTACTTACAGGAAGGATATAAGACGCACCCGTATATTCTTTCAGTGCCTCTGTAAGCCGTTCTGTGAATTTACCAGGGTAGAGCATTCCGGTTTCGAAAGTTTCTCTTATATCCGGCTCGACTAATTCGTAATCTGGCAATTCAGGCTTATAAATGGGGATTTCCATTACTCTCTCCTAATGGGCCCAGTAGAAAAGACTTGGGTTCTTATGATATTCTGTATACCAAGGAATCGCGGCACGTATGCCGCTACGAATATCGTGCTTACATTGCCAACCTAAATTTTTCAACTTGGCAGCGTCTAAATATTGCTCTTTGATCTCAATGAAATCTTTTCCTACGATTTGCGGTTCAATATCGACACCCATTTCTTCGATAACCATGTGTACCGTTTCGAAGATAGTTTGATAACCAGAGCCCCCGATATTATAGGCCTCACCTTTCAAACCCCGATCCTGGACGTAAAGATAGCCCTCTACAACATCATCTATGTACATAAATTCCCGCTTGTAAGAACCCACCCCTTTATATATAACAGGGCGCTCGCCGTCTAATATACGCAAAATACTACCCGGAATAATACGGGATTTATTCAAATCTCCCGGCCCAAAAATGTTTCCCGAACGTAGGATAGAAACATCGAGTCCGTAGGTATAGGCGTAAGATTGGGAAATCAAATCCGTACAAGATTTGGAAGTACTATAAGGATCGCTGGCTAAAAGACAAAAGTCTTCTACGTAAGGAAGAACTTCATGATTGCCATAGGCTTTATCCGATGAAGCCACGACAATTTTACTGACATGCCCGCACTCTCTCGCGGCCTCCAAGACGTTTGAGGTTCCCATTATATTAGTCTGGAGGCAAGTTTTAGGATCCGAAGTGGCCATTTTCAAAATCGTAATAGCGCCGAGATGAAAAATAGTATCAATCTCATACTTGGAGACGGCATAACGAACAGTATCGTAATCACGTAAATCTCCGTAAACCACAGAGATTCTATCCAAAATATCCCGGCGCGATTTATAGTTCCTATCCCTGACTAGTCCAACAACCGTTTTGTTCATCTCCAAAAGCCGATTGCATAGGGCGGCACCAAGAAAACCATTCGCACCTGTTACAAGCACGTTATTCATATTCATTAAGCCTCTCCTTTAGAAATGCACTCATACAAAGCGTTCTGTTCTGCCTGCCTAATATTGCTCTTATAATGCAATATATTAAACCTTGAAGGATATTCAGCAGAGGTGCGCTGGAAGTCCACTTCAGTACGATTTTCAAATCCAACTACCTCCTCATGAACTTTGCCTTCAAATCGACAATAGTTTTTGAATAACCTATATTGATAATCAGGATAAACTTCACTAAAAACCCCATCTATAAAGTTCTTACGTGCGATTCCAAAACAATCGAATAATTTTTCCGTGCGCGGCAATACGCCTCCTTTTTGAAGATATTTCTGCCCCGCCGGGTCTATAAGTAGGTTTAGTATTTCAGCAACTGTAGGCTCTAATCTTTCATCAGGATCATGCAGATAAATCCAGTCAGTTTCTAATTTGTCAATGGCAAAATTCTTTTGGGCCGAGAAATCGTTGTCAAAAGGACGTTCAAAAACCCGGGCACCCATACGTTTGGCCCACATAATTGTGTCATCTTTTGAACCTCCGTCCACTAGCACAATATCATCTATTGCTTGGTAAAACTGGGCGATACTGGCAGGGATATGAGAGGCTTCATTTTGGGCAATCATGGCTAAACCGAGGCTAGGCATTTCTGGCTCCCTGATCTATTTCTACTAATCGATCTACTATATTTTTTCCGATTATATCCCAAGTAAAATTGTCTGCCACAAATTGGCGGGCTTTCTGTCCTCGGGCTTGTGCTTCATCTCTATTATTATAGACATGTCGCATAGTTTGAATGGCCTGTTCCATATCCGGCTCACACCAATATTGATCCGCGCGGTAATAGGGGGACCATGTCATTCCAGTAACCGGTGTGAGATTATAATCTATCAAGTAACTATTATCTGAATTTAGAAACTCTGTTTGGCCACCGTAAGCCGGAGTGATTACAGGCTTACCGCAAGCGGCTGCTTCGAAATGAGGAAGACCCCAGCCCTCAGATCTCTGCAGCAGCACGAAACAATCCCCGCGCTTATGCAAACCTAACATATCGGAATTACTTAAGTTATCAACCACAAGGTACATTTTGGGAAAGTTATCCAACGAGACAAATTTGCGGAAATCCATAATTAAGTTCTTGATTAGATCTTTATCAGAACCCTGATCCCGATGATATGTCTTCAGGACTAAAGTAACATCTTTGACCCCTGTAAAAGCCGAGCAATAGGCCGTCAAAAGCCCGTAAGGGTTCTTTCTTTCCTGCCATTGAAACACGGAATAGAAAACAAAATCATTCGGTGAGATGCCGTTCAAATTGAAACTGGGAGCAGTCTCTAAATCAGGTACAGAAATGGCATGGGGAACTTTATGTAGAGGTACTTGTACCCCCGAGTTACGGAAAACTTCGATATTCCAGTCACACGGGACCCAAATTTCGTTGGCTTTATTACAGGCCGTACTCCATGTAGGGTGTAAACCGCTTGTCTCCCAAACAGTATAGCCGATCAGGTACTTATTCCGGTCAGCCTGGGTAAAATTATGCCACAAATCTGGAGTGCAATGTACGATTACTTTATCATAATCAATGTTATTGTTAACTAGGGAGGTTAGAATTTCTCCCTCCTTGCCCAGATTTGGTCTTGTTTTCTCAAAAGTAATTGGGGCCAATTTTACAGGATAACCCTGTCTATGTATAGACAAAACGTAATTCCTGGCCGCTTCGGCGTACCCTGACCCGTCAAAAACCGGGGCTATATATTTAACCCCCGGCATTAGAGAACTTCTCCCCGCAGAACTGGCTTGGCCAAATCAGTAGAGGCCACTTCAGCGCCGCCTTGGGACTCTACTACAATCCTGTCGAACAGTTCCACCCACTGCGGGTTGACTTGCTTCTCCCACACCAGATTGTTCATTACCATGTTATACGCATTCTCGGCGCGGCGCGCAGCCTCTTCGCGATTATCATGGACCTCGATCATTCTCTTTACCATTTCACTCAAATGGGCGGTCGGCCTAGGCACCTCATTATCATGAGGCAAAACCGTGATATGATCTGGATCGCCGCCGCTTGCGTACGGGAAACCTGTCTCGTCGTTTATATACTCTCCGAGACAAGTATTCAAGGGAAATATCACTGGCTTCTTGACAGCCATGGCTTCAGTCCAAGACAAACCCCAACCTTCACCTACCGTAGTACTAACAATAGCATCGCTCGCGTTATAAATAAGATTCAAGACTGGCAAAGGAAAGCCGTTGGAGGGCGTAAAGTTCTGGGGAAGAATAACTTCACTGGTAATATCCAGCCCCAAAGACTTGATTACTTCTGGAAGATTCCAGCCCTGATCTACCGCTGCCATGTGTAAATACAATAGGCTGTTAGGCCGGTGTTTCTTGAATTCTTTGAAAGCCCGGATTGTGGCTGGAATATCTTTCCGTTGCTGGTTACGGTTAACATTGGTTACAATAAACTTATCAGCGTGGCTGCCGAAGAATTGCCTTCGGAACTCTTGGGCCTCGGCTTCAGGTACTGGATAGAAGACACTGGGATTGACTCCGTGGGGTATAACTTGCAACTTATCCTGCATATCCGGCACCGCCTCTACCGATTGTTCGTAACCGAATCTAGTATAAGTTACCGGATAATCTACGGAATTCGCTGCTTCCACCCAGGACTTTTTGGGGATACCATCAATAGGGTAATAGAAAACACTCCGGAAACGCTTCCCATTAGACTTTAGAGTGCTCAAAAGATTGGGAAGAAATTCCAAAATAAAGGTGTCCTGGAGGAAAAATAGAATATCAAAATGCAAATTCGGATCTAAAAGATGCTGTTGAAGACGCTGGCGGCCGTATGGATCACGCTGCCCGTTGATAGCCATAGGCCAAATCTTGAACGGGTAATCATGGGGGTCGCCCCAATAGTTGATACCAAGAATATCCACATCATAACGGCCGCTGTTCCTCAAGGCTGGTAGAATATTTCTAGAAACCTGCCCGAAACCTGTAGCGCAAGTCGGCGAATCGCCATAGAAAATAACTTTGGTTTTACGTCTTTTTTTCCCATCTCCCATATTAGGATTTATTCTCTTCAAGAATTCGGGCTGCTCTGCCATCTTCTAATTTACCTCCGTCCAAGCATAACAATGCTCGGGCAATTATTCTGCGGGGCACATCTAGTTCATCACCGTTGCTGTCTCTAAAATATACGTTATATTGAGTGAATTTGGTGACATGCCCAAACATTTTATTTCCATCTTTCAATTCTATACCAATCCGAGGCCAACCAAGTTCCTCAAGACGCCTTTTCGTTAGATTCAGCGGAGTCTTCGGCATTTTCGTCGTATTCCTCCTCAACGGCGCGCGTCTTGAACACAGGGGCGTTGTAACTTACATTGGCTAATCTAGCCAACTGGTTTTTCAATTCCGGGTCATCCTTCGCATACCGGTCCAAACGGGTTTTATTTACATTTAGTACCGAGTACAAATCTTCCTGTGGGATCAAATCTACAACATCCTCTACGTTGTAATTGGTCCGGGCATATTGGACGCTGTATAGTTCTTTACCTTCGGCCTTTATGTCTTCTCCGTTCATGAAACGCTCACTAGCGATCATCTTTAGTTCACGCTGCCGCGCATCGAGCAAAGATTTACGAGTAGAAACCTCCTCCCAATGCTCCAAGAAGGAGGCGTCATCCATGTCCGTAAGAGGCACTAAATCAAAATCCTTGCCCTGGATGAGTTTAGCATATTCAGGACAATAACTCTGATAGTCGCACCAGCCACAAAGTCGATTTATTCGACCTTTAACTTCCTGCTCATTCAGTTTACTAATTTGTGTCCAGATGCTCTGAAGAAATTCTCTGAAGGCCTGTCTCTCTTCAGCAGTTCTGTAAGAAGAAACTTTTTTATCAATGCGCACGTAGTCCAAAATCAACAGCCTGTTGGCATATTCAGGCCAAAGAATACTAGCGGCCAAATCGTACATAGACAACTGCACATCGTCCCGTAGTTGATAGGGGGTTAGGGCATTTCGAGAAGTCTTATAGTCAATAATGGCGATAGTATCGTCATTGACTTTGACCACTTTGTCTATTGCGCCAACGATAGGAACTCCGTCCGGGGTGTCCACCTTGAAACGGCATTCTACATCAATGATCTCCTCGGAAGGATCAAACTTATCTACGCAATCAGTCACAATTCGACGGCCGTCCGTATAGAAACCCATATCCTGCAGCCCTTCCTTGGTGGCCACATTCATAAAGGTGGTGATGGCAAAATCATAATCCGAAGGGTCCGGAAAACTCTGCTTCGCCTGCATTCTACGGGTGAATTGCTCTAACGCCTCATGAACGGCAATACCAATTTTGGCGTGATCATTTTTGACCATTGGTATTTCTCTATCGTATCTAAAAACTACTTTCAACTGACATTGCAGAAAATCGCGAATACCAGTCGCCGATAATGCTTTTAAGTGCATTTAGTCCTCCAACTCTATTTCGTCTTTCTCCCAAGCCTCTATGAAAGACTTTAGTTGATCTGAATATTCATCGCCTTGAAATAAAGGGCATCTCTTGCAATATTTTGTCTCTTTGACAAACTTTCGGATAGCGCACACTGGCAATGATAAAAAGTGATCAGTTTTCCAACAGATCACACTCTTGTTAGGTAGTTGCTCGGCTACCTCGGTCACAGTATGTCCCCATAAATACTTGTAATCGGCTGTTTGCCCAAAGGATTTTCGGGCTTTCTTGGGTACTATATACTCGGGCGGTTTAGTTCCGGGTTTTCTTCTGATTCTTCTTCTTTGTAGCCCTTTGTATCTCACGGTACCCTCTTGCCAAAGCCATCGCGTCAGTGATATCGTTGTGAGAAGCAAAAGTCCAACCCTTTAGGTTATATTCTTCCACAAAATATTTGAACACTTCTTTCTTTTTGAACTCACCTTCTTGCTTTCCACAACAAAACTTCCGTGCCTGGGTTGCGGTTATAAGATCAGACTGAACTCCTTCGGAGGCGCAAGCCTCTAATGCCACACCCGCAAACCTGGACAATTGCTTTAGCGTATGAACATTCCCAAATCGGGCATAAGTATCTTCTATAACAACTATATCAGGCTTGTATTTACGGATTAGTTTGATAACTTCTTTCCTGAACTCTACTAACTTGTCGGGGAAAGAAAGATTGGGATCGAGTGTTAGAAGTCCGCATGATCTTTTGGTAATAAACCATCCGGTAGATTTGGTTGAAACATCCAGGGCTAGTATTTTCATTGGGAAAGTAACTGCTTGAGTTGACTCCTTTCGTCTTCGTTTAGCGCTGATATATTGGGGTATTGTAAATCAATACGAATAAGCACATCGCCCGGCGGCCCGCCGTTCATTCCGTTTCCGCCAGCACCATTGACTCGCAAAGTAGAGCCATGTCGCATGCCAGAAGGCACTTGAACGGAAATTTCTTTACGCTGATTTAGAATTGCCTGGCCTTTACAATCTTCACAGGCTTTAGAAATTCGTTTTCCAGAAGTGCCGCAGGCTTTACAAGAGGACTGCATAACAACGCCCGGTTGTTGCTGCGTAATAAAACCAGTACCATTACATGGTTCGCAGTTCTCAAACTCCGAGCCTCCCTTACCTTCACAAGTGGAGCAAGGAGAGGCAACTGAATAATCAATATTGGCCTCGGTCCCAAATAAAGCATCTTTCAATTGCAGCGGTAGGATGTATTGAACAGATTGTCCTTTCATGGGTTGAGGGCGGTTTGGTCGCCGTTGCCTCGTGAAATTCCTAAACATTTCAAAAGGATCGCCTGTGGTCTTGAATCCAAAAGGACCGGTTTGCTCAGGATTACCCGTGCGGTCGTAATTATCCTTCTTATCAGGATCAGATAAAACGGAATAGGCTTCGGAGATCTCCTTGAAGCGCTCCTCGGCCTCTTCCAAATTGTCTGGATTCTTATCGGGATGCCATTTATGAGCCAATTTCCGATACGCACTTTTTATTTGTTGGGCATCGGCCTCTTTGGGAACATCCAGAATTTTATAGTAATTCTTCATCCTCTACACCAATTGATTTTTTACACCGTAGGCAATCATAAACAACTTCCCCAGCCTCAATACGTATAAGTCTAATCTCCTGTCCGCAGTAAATACAAAACGGAAAATCTGCAACAGCCATTATATATACCTAATGATTTCACCGTGAATTGTAATAATATCCCCGCTAAACTGCAAAGCGACAACGTTCATACACTGATCGTCTTCCAGACTAGGATATTTTATCTGCGCAAACAGAACCCTTACAATCTCCCACAGCAATAGAAGATTATCCTCAAAAATTGAGAATTCATCCTCCCCCGGAAAAGTGACCCCTTCAGCCAGTTCTTTTTCCGAAAGAAGATCCTTTATCCTTCCTGAATTAGGAACTTCTAACTGCACTTTCTTTACTAATTCCCACTCGTACTCACGGGCGGGAATTAGCAGAAAGCCCGGGGCAACACCTTTCACCGTATTAGACATTGGCGTCAGCCTCCGCGGCGGTGAAGTTTGTTACTACGGCATCGGTAAATACACGTTTTTGGCCGTTAGGGGCGTTCCAAGTTCGGTCCTGGATGTGCCCAGAAACCTTGACAAAATCGCCCTCTTGGAAACCTGCCAAACCTTCCGCCGTATCCTGCCACGCAGTGATTCGGACATAACTGTTCCCTTCTGAACCGTCGTCCCGGGTAAAGGGTACCCGCACCTTGGACTTGAAAAGCGAAGTATTGTTCTGGCCTACCTGCTTGAGTTCGGGCCACTTCAACTCGCCCTGCAGAATGAATTGATTCTCACCATCATTCTGTTCCACTACTTCAACCCCGTCAACTACAATATCAGTAACTACCTGACGCCGGCCTTCTCGATTCTGGAAGGAGCGTTCTTGAATTCTTCCCGATACACAAATGGGGGTGTGTGGCTCCAAAGTATTGAGATATTCGGCAAACTCTTCCCAGGCCGTGATACGAAGATACACACTTCGATCATCCCCCGAACGAGGATCTGTAGTTGGGATCCTCACTTTGGCTTTGAAAAGCGCCTTACCGGTCGAAGTATATTTTAGTTCTGGCCAATAAAGTTCGCCTTGAAGCCTAACATTGTTGATTCCACTAGTCATCTCTAATCATGCCTCCAAAATAGTTTTTTACATCATAAAAGGTAAAGAGTTTCGGATCCTTACCTTCGGGAAGTTTAATGACTTCCACATCTACATAGAAACTCAAAAGTTTCTCAACCCGGCCGGCACCTTCTTGCCCTGCAGGGTCAGGATCTAGCATTACAATAACTCTATCTGCGTAGATAGAGAGTAATTCCGCTTGGCGTTTGGTCAAATCTGTACCCATGGCGGCTACAGCGTTCCATATACCATGGAGTGCTAATGTCCAAACATCCACAAAACCTTCAACTAGAACTAATGTTCTTGGGGGGCCACCTGCACATTCTTTGGCAACATCCAAATTGTATAAGGTATTCCCCTTGGGCAAATTTTCCAAAAGTAAGTACTTGGGATCTTCATCGGAATCCGTGCGCCGGGCGCTTACCGTCAGTAAGTTTCCGTCGGGATCTCGAACTGGAATAGTTTCACGATGCACCCCCTGCCTATCTGTAGTCCCTCCTATTTGGAAAAAATCCAGAAGTTCTGCTGGAAAACCCCGATCCTCGAAATAAGAAGAACGATCTGGAATAAACCCTTCCATTACTTCTTCGGGGAAATAACTGGTAGCAGAAGATGGTTTGGGCACAGAACGTATTTCCTTCTGCATCTCCTGCTCATACTTCAATTTGATAAATTCTTCAGAAATATGATCTTGGTTGTTGAGATCTATCCCACAAAGATCTGCCAGTAATTGTACGCTTTCTAGAAAAGATAAATTAGTGGTCTTCTGCACTAAACCAACTAAATCTCTGTCTCCGTCAGCCTCACAATGTCGGGTGTAACAACACCAAGTTTTCGTTTCTAAATTGAAACGAAACCCGGTAGGATTATCACCGCCGTGAACCTTACAAGGGCCTCTAAGTTCCTTGGAAGATCTTCGAAGGATATTGAAACCAAGATAATTGAGAACACTCTCGGCGTCCACAATTTGCTTGATTTTAGTTATTGTCTCCCGTTGAATCTTCACTTAACGCCCTCTGGACAGCCTCAAAAACTACACGAACCTGCACCCTAACGACCTCGTCGTTTATATCAGGAACGCCAGTAACGCCGGCCTCTCGATATCGATTTAGTTCGGTGCTGACAATATCAAACACGTCATCCTGTACATCTTCAAAGTTCTTGTTAGCAGGATCATCTACTACCTCGTTGATTCGCCTGGTTACTCTCTCAAGAACTACCCACATATCATGAGCATCAAATACTCCCTCTTTATCTTCGGTAGCGGCGGCTCTGCTGGCCAAAAGAGCCGGCACAAAAGGCAGAACTGTTTGCACCAGGGTCCGTACGCCTTGAGATTTATAGTAAGAATAAAACAAACCTGCTAAAACTACAACCACGCCCAATACTTTTGCGACATCGAGCAAAGTACTAAAGTCCATGATCTTGTTCCTCCTCCGTAGGTTTCATATAGTTTCTTAATTGTTCCGGGGCTTCAGACATAGTCAAAGTTTCTCGTCTGAAAAGTATGTCGATACCGACAAAATCGGATCCGCCGGCGCGGGCATCAAGTATTTGTAAACGATGCGTTCCCATATGCCAAGCCACTTCACGTCCATACTCTTCTTCTAATTTCTGCATATCCTCTTTGGGCTTATGGGCTAAACCTAACAAAGTGTTTGCGTAACGCAAAATTCGATCGGAGTCAGCAAAGTCTGCCGAAGTAACACGGCCTTTGTTGGCCCCAACACGCCCTATTTGTGCGGCGGTAACTACAGGGATGTTCAACTGGCCTGCTAGATTTTTCAAAGCCACACAAAGATAACCTAACGCTTGATATTCCTTTACATTGCCTATGAGTTGGAGATCGGAATCGGGTAATTTTATATAGTCAAAGATTACACACCCAATACCGTGCTGATGAAAAAATTTGCGAGACATGGCAGCAACGCCTTCGGCGGTAAAATCAGGATAGTATTTATGATAGATAAAACCACTTTTTAATGTCCGCACCGCCGTGTCTACTTGTTCGGGTTGGCCAGGAACATCACGAAAAGTACCGTTCTTAATGTTCCGTTCTGGAATTCCCGAGAGAATAGAAAGGGCCCGGAACTGCTGCTCCTTGGTACTCATCTCGGTATCAATATAAAGAACTGGTTTCATCTCTGTAAAAGCAATATTGATGGCCCAATTCATCAACATGGTCGACTTGCCTGTCTTCGGACGGGCCCCAAGAACTGTTAATGTTCCAGGCTCCAAACCATTTATAGACTCGTCTAATATAGGAAAACCAGTCGGGACCCCGCGAACATTCGCAGGCTCGGCCGTAACTTCATCGATAAGTTCATCAATACCTTCGGCTAAATTAACTGCTTCGGACCCCCGCTCATTCTCCAAGGCTATCTGTAGAAATTTACTTTGGGCATAATCCACCACGTCTTTGGCGGGCAAAGTTTCCCCGGTTAGGGTTTTATTTTTTTCGGTAACATCGCGAACATCATCCACAGCCGAAAGAATTCTTAATTTAGTACTGGCATCAGATACCCTTTCTAAATAGAAATTTAGATTATCGGTATCGACGTGTTTGTCAAAGAGCGTGGTTACATAATCATACCCACCGATCTCCTTTTCTAAACCCAACGCAGTGGCCTGATTTAGAATGGAGGCGGTATCAATATGGGAGACACCTTGCCTAACCAGCGTCCGCAGAATAGTCCACAAGGCCCTATTGTGAGGTGTCAGAAAATCGGCCTCTGATAATTTCGCCTCTACCTCATAAAAATTGGTAGGGTCTTTGAAAACACATGAGAGAACCGCCGACTCATTTCCCGGACTAGCAAATCTACTTTTTATCTGCTCTAGTTCCATCAAATTCGTTCCCGACTAGTGTACTGGCGTTCTTCTGCCCGCCGGCGAAGTTCTGACTTCAACACATTTATCAGTTCCGTAATGGGCCTGTCTAAACCCTCTAACAGATCTCTTTCAGCCGCGGCTTCATCGTAGGATAATTCCAATTCTTGCAGATCTGGGTCAGAAGCGGTTGCGTTGGCTTTTCTTTCTGCCAAAGTCTTGCCGTCCACTGCCCCTGATTGTAAGAGTTCCGCAATCTTACGATCCAAAACCTTGCGTTTCTGGCTAGCAATTACGCGGGCCGTATTGAAGCGAACTTGTAAGGTAATCAGGTACTGGGCCAAAATAATTGCGTAACGAGAAAGAGTACGAGAATCGGTACTCTCCATGTCTACCGCCGGACGAAAGGCAAAAATCTCCTCTACCTCGGAAGGCGACGTGGCCGAATACAAAGATAGGGCTGTAGAAGTTTCCAAAAGCCTATTTTGTATTCTTTCATCCATCTTGGGCCTCTTCAATTTTGAACAACAAATCGGTTGTCGTTATTGGAATTTCGGTATGCTCAATACAAACCAGAGTATGGTCGTTCAGCGCACACCATTCTTTCTTGAGGCGGTCCCGTTTCTTATAAGCCCGGAACGCAGCGGCAGTGCCGTGGAAGTGGGGGTTGAATTCAGTATGCTGTACGCCCTGTACCTCAACATAAATGCCCAGAGACGGGAGACAAAAGTCAAAATAAAGCCTCTGCCCTTTGTAATTGACATACTCTTCCTCTTTTATCAGCGTGTTAGGGAACGCGTTACGCAGTGTTTCGCTTACGCTTTTTGCTAGTTGACTTATCACTGCTTGTTTCCTCGGGCTCTTTCACTTCCGGCACAGGGCTTTCTTCAATTACCGTACCGGATATAATTTTGCGAATCTGGTTTTCGAGTTCATTGAGCAGCGCTGGATCGGCCATCAAAGAGAGTTTGGCCTTATCTTTACCTTGCCACTTGTGCTCGTTGTATGTAAGCCAGGCGCCGCCCTTCTCAATAAGCCCAACATCCACACCCAGATCGATAATTTCACCGACGGTATCGTACCCTATTCCATAAATCAAATCAACTTCGGCCTCTCTATAGGGCGCGGCGCGCTTATTTTTTACCACCCTGAACGTAGTGTGGTGCCCATAAACTTCACCGGTTCCGGGATCCATAAGTCGACGACTTTTCTGTTGGGGACTTCCAATAACTTCTATTCTATAAGAAGCATAGAAACCCAAGGCTTCTCCACCGGTGGTTGTTTCCGGATTACCATACGCACCGATCTTATTGCGGATCTGATTGATGAAAATCAAAAGCGTATTAGTCTTTTTGGCCACAGGCTGAATCTTCTGTATTCCCGCACTCATCAAACGGGCATGCAAACCAATTGTTTGCTGATCGTAATCGTCTTCGGTTCTAGCACGGGGCACCAAAGCGGCCACACTATCAATCATAACCACGGCAAATTCGCCCGTTTGCATTAGATTGTCTGCAATTTCCAAATTGGCTTCACCGGTGGGGGCTCCCTCTACCACTAATACTGAATCCGCAGGCAGGCCGATGTGAAGAAGCAGCCTAGGATCTAGAGAATTCTCGGCATCAATAATTGCCGCCTTATGGCCTTTCAAAACCACCTGTTTGATTACACTATAGGCCAAAAAACTCTTTCCGGCGCCGGACCGGCCGAAAAATTCTGCGATAAGGCCCCTCTCTAATCCCCCGTTTCCTAAAGCGTTATCAAGTCCAAGACAACCGGTCGGAATTATCTCTCTCTTGGTTTCGGCGGCTTCACCCAGCCACTTTACAACAGGGCCATATTCTTTCTCGATTGCTTTAGAAGCAACATTTAATCTAACTTCACTCTCTTTCTTTGGCGCCATCTAGTCTCTCCGATATTTTCTTGAGTTTCTGCTTGGCCCTTTCAAAATCATGCTCGGCGAACTCCTTATTATAATACCGATTCCATTCTTGGATATATAACTCGGTATCAGTCTCATTCGCCTCGGCAACCTCGCCATTCAAATAAGAACATATTCTATCCATAATAGGCCTTACGGCCAAGATCCTAGAATCTAGAATAGGTTCTCGCAAACCCAGGTGTTTCTCAAATTTGAAAAGAGCATCTATAATTAGGGTGGCCTCTTGAATAGCGGTCTTTCGATTCAGGCCTAATTTTTCACGTGACTTTACAAAACTACTGACATATTTACGTTCTGACCCGTAATCAATACTGTTCGGGAATTTACGGTCCGGATTATAATACCGACGCCGGCTATAGAAATAGTCTACTAATTTAGGAATAGTATCTATCCCCTCCGCGTTAGGATAATCTTCTTTGACCACCCGATAACCCCGGCGTTTTAGTTCTTCTACTGCTTCCTCTTCATCAAAATACAGGCTCACTAATCAACCTTTTTGAGAGTACAAACAAAGGCTTTGAAGTCATCGTCTTTAGAAGACTTCAAAAGAACCCCCTTGGCCTCCTGGGTAAAGAAGAACTCAAATTCATTGCCTTTCAACTGCCGCACAGCGTTCTGAAGCAACGTTGAGTCAAAATGCAGTACAAAATCTTCCGGTGTTTTCACATCAATATCACTATCGGTGGCTTCTCCTGTAATGCTCGAAGTAGACAAGGTGGCCTCTCCAGACTTCCTGGCCTCTACAACCATCCGGTGACTCTTGGAATCAACCGTGGGCTGCATACCTTGGAGACTGCGTAGGAAATCCTCTCGCGGAAAAACAGCAACCTGCAATCCCTCAGTACTCACATAGGGCGAGTAATCCGGGAACTCTGTATTGAGCAGAGTGCCCACTAATACAGTTCCGCCGCTGCGGAGGAAGAACTTCTCCCCATCAACATAAATGTCCACAAACTCGAATTTGCCCGGATTCACAAGTTTGGCAGCGACACTGGCAAACTTTAGTCCCAAAATAAAAGAGCCGCGAAGGCCTTGGACCTTGGCGGCTTTTCGGAATTCGGCTATTTGGATACCATCAGTAGCAGCAAAAACTACTTCGTCGTCGGTAAGGGTAAGATTAATGCAGTTGAAATGGAGTTTAGAAGAATCTTTGGAAGCCGCATGTCCCACCTTCGCCAAGCCGTCCATAAATTGAAAGGCCGGAAATTCGGTGGCTTTAGGCTCCGCAAACTCTGGGGTTTCCACAAAGAAATCAGTGTTCAATAGAGGAAAATTTCTATTGATAGATTGCGACTTACCCTCCCGGACCTTGCTGGTTGCGGTTACCTTTAGGGTTTGCTTCGAAGTCAATTCAAGAGTGATCTTGACATCTTCCCCGTCAAAATTCGTATCCGGAAAGGAGGCGGTGACAGAACTAGCCACTGACATGCAGCGAACCAAGGCCTGCCCAGGCCCCTTTACCTCGGCGGGAATTTCAACACTGACAAAAGAAGAATCGTCTGCGGACATAAATACAGCCGCATTATCGCAGGCTTTGATGAGAACACCAGTTTTCTCTTCGGCAATGGCAGAACTGGCGGGTGCGATTTCATTACACGTATTCAAAGCCCGCTTCAAATCTTGAGCGAGCACGGTAATCTTCATATGTACCTCTCCTAATGACAAGGGGATATAGTTCCCCTGTAAGTCAACCCAATAATATGCAATGATAATCTATTTGTCAAGGTACTAAATTACTAAACAGCCGTAATCTGTGCCGATAAATTAGTATCCGAAAATGGATCGATCGCAGCATTCATATCACTGATGCCTGGGCTAGAGCCTTGAATAATGCCGTTCATACTAATATGGCCACCTGTACTTGTTATAGTGGCATTAAGTAGTTCGGACGGGAAGACTCTGCTAGCCAAGGCTTTTAGATCATGGAATGTATTACTTATCAAAACGGTGGCTGGAAGACCAACAATAGAACCTGCCGCGTTTATAGTGGCCCCTATTTCTGCTCGCCCTTCTAAACCAAGAACTGCCGCAATACAAAAACGAACTGCTTCATCTAAGGTAGCAAAAGAAGTTAGGCTGCCCAATCTACAAACCCGAGCTGCCGCAAAATCGCCAAATAACCCTTCCGCAATAGGCTGAAAAGAACGGATATTGATCTTCCAATCCTCATTGAAATCCCGGATAAATGCGTCATCAGTACCGTTCACATAAAAGTACTCAAGAAGAGCGCCTTCCAGCTGGAAGCGGATTTCTTGTATATTTAGTTCTTCTCCGGCACGAATGTCAGCGGCTGTCAGTCGGGATACCGAAGGGGCTACGCGGGGCGGCGGGAAAGTAGCAGTCAAACTGGCACCAAGATTTACCGTAGGTAAAGTGGCTGTAATAGAAGCGCCCAAACTTCGGCCCCGGAAAGGAGAATAAGTGACAGCAATAGTATCCGTGGCCCGGAACTTACGACTTCGAATCCTAGTTGGGCTATATAACACATCAATAGTATCAAAAGTATAGAAAGTAGTACCCGTATTTATCACAGCGCCCAAATCCGATTCAATAAAAGATTGGATATTAGCACTCAAATTACGAGCCTGTTGGGCTGTTGCCGCAGCCAGCAGGTGCTTGATAGCCGAACCGCCTTCGCAATCTGGGTTTCCAATAGTCGCCCGAAGATTGGCCGAACTCAAAGTAACAATAGTAAAAATAGCGGTCACAAATGTTTCGGCCACTCGAATAAACGCGTTTAAATCCGAACTGCCGTGAAGAGCCTCAATGCTGGCAGCCAAATTCTTCAAATTAGAATTGGACAGAATAGAAGCGGCTAAATCGAACGGGCGTACGGGTTGTAACGAGCCCAAAAGTTGACGGTTCTTTTCCCCGAACGGGATGGTTCCAATTATACCCTGGATATTATCGGCGCCGAAAAGGTTGATGATGGCTGGCAAATCTACATCCCCGCCCGTCTTTATCAGCGCCTCAAGATTGGCCTGTTGGGAAATAGAGGCAACGATGGCTATCACCAAATCATCATAACCTCCGCTGGGAGAAATAGAAGCCTCGATCCCTACTCTAAAACCAGTCTCGCCACTCAGTACTGCATTTACAACCGCGGGAAGATCCGGATCTGCGGCACGTAATCCCACAGCCGAAGGAAAATCGGCAGTGGCTCTTTCAAATCCGCGCAAGAAAGCGTTCAAGGTGGGGGCCGGGACTCCCAACATGTTACCGCCCAAATCCTTGAAGCCGAAACCAATGATGCTGCCGGGTAGATCATTGGCCTGCACCGAAGCCAAGAAAGCAGGCAGATCTAGAGGCGTATGAATTCGCGCCCCCAGATTGGCCGGGGGCGGTCCAAATATCCTAGCACCTAAAGTTCTGGTATCTAACACTCGCCCTGTCACAAAGGCGGGCAGATTGTGGTAAGGATTTACTGTTAGTATGGCTGGAAGATCTCTCTCTGCCAACACACCGATTAATATAGCCCCAAGATCTTTTTGTAAGAGAGCAAAAATTTCTGCTGGTAAATCTGGAATTTTATCCACCAAAAAAATAGAAGCCGGCAAGTCCCTAAAAGCAAAACCTCGAATAAGAGCGCCCAAATTATCTCTGTCTGATTCAACTATGTTGATCCGGGCTTTCAAATCTGGGAAATTATAAGCAGCAGGCGGAGAAGTAAGAGAGCCTTCAACTATAGTAAAGTCTGAAATAAAAGAAAGGCCCTCGTCAGTACCGGCAACGGCCTGAATATGAGGACCTGTGTGTGCTTGTATTAAAGACCTAGCAACCGCACCGACTTCTTCTCGGCCCGCATTGTATAAGGCTGAATTATAAAGAAATCGGTTATAGGTCATTTAGGCTCCAAATAATATTTACTAGGCAGAAGGCGTATCTGCTTGTATATCTTCATCCTCCATGTTAGTCATTGTTCCAGTATGACCATTGCCGCTGGCGTCCTGAATCCCATCAGTAGTATTGCTGTCGCCATCGTCCCCGCAGCGCCACCACAATTTCAGATTATCTTGGGATTGATAATTATTGAAAGGCTTGGTAAGATCAACGGCCTCCCCTTGGTTATAAAGACTATCAATCTCAGCCTGGGACAACGTAACGTCCCAGATGGCAAATTCATCTAAATTTCCATGATAATAGTGTGAAGTGGTGCTAGCAACATTGGATACCCGGGCCAACTCTATATTGTTAGAAAGTCCATTAAGATTACTACTTACCGTGGCACTAGTACTGGCGGCCACACCGTCTATATACAAATTAACTGTGGGATCCGGACCGGCATTGGCATCGTAAGTTCCCACAGCAAAATGCCATTGGTCTACATTACTCACAGTAGTTTGCTCTGCCAAATTACTACTGTTAGTCATATTGTTCACCCAAAATCGAAGATCATTGAGATTAAACCACGTAAAACCCCAACCCGAAGAACTGCCTCCCGTATTTCCACTGTTGGCGTTGGCAGATCCTTCGAAACTATTAGTAGCATCGCTGGCGCGCTTGAACCAAATTCCGACAGAAAAGTTAGTGGTAAAATTTCCCACAGTGCTCATAGTCGGCCCTACAACATACTCGGAACTAGCGCCGTCATCAAAGAAGAGAGAAAGTTCGTTAGGAAATCTAGATAATATTATAGCATCGCCTATCACGGCTTTAGTGTCTACCAGCCCAGGCTGCCGGCTGCCGGCGGCTGCACGATTTCTTATAACTCCCATTACGCAACTTCCTTTAGCCGGTTTACCCAACCGCTCAAATTAATACCACTAACAGAGGCCGTACTAGAATCAGCATAGGCCCGCACATCTAAACCGCTTCCGATAACCTTCCCTGCTGTAATCAATACATCTCCTTGGGCCGAGGGGAGACCAACGGTATGTAAATCTACTACATCATTATTACCGCCCCACTCAATAAACAATGTCCCCTGGTTATTGGCATTGTTTACCGCATAAAGCCAAACTTCATCTTTCTCATCCGCAGCAGTTGTCGCTACATGTAGAAGATCCCCAGGTGTCCCCGACGCTGTAATGTTTATATGACGGCCGTGGTCACTGGAGGATAAATATTCTTTAGATATTTCATTGGTTACCATTATTTACCTCTATTGTATAACTGCCCAGGTTTGTTTGAATTCGTCATAAAGTTGAGACTCTGTTAAGGCGGAATCGATAATCTTTACACAGGCAATCGTCGCTTCGCCATCATTACCGCCTCCCCCGACTTTGAGGAAAGAACTAGAACCGCCGCTGGGGGCATTTAGGCCGCTCGAAGTATCTCCAAATTTTTGACCGTTTACAAAGAAGGTCACTTGGTTACTTGAACGAATAAAAGCCAAATGGTATAATCGCCCCTCTATAATACGATGCCCGGTGCCCGAAGCGTATTCTATATTTGTACCTGCGCCTTCTTCAGCATCGTATTCTAATTGTCCGTCATCAAATATATTCAAAGCATATAAACCATTGGTGGCCTCGGTTTCCCCACTAGTCTGATAACGTAATATCCTGAAGCGGTTTCCGCCCACGGAAGGCAATGTGCGCAAAAAAACTATCATTTGTACGGTAATATCCCCCGTAATTTGCAATGATGCGGCGGGGCTCCCATGATATTCAATAGCCTCAGACACAGAAGCGTAAGCCGCTGGGTGAATTGAGCCGGCCGAACTTTCTACATATGTAGAGTTTTGATCTAAATCAAACCCGTTACCCGAAGAATCGTTCAAATTGCCCTTGAATAACCATAAACCCACAGGGGAATGGGTAGTATCTAAACGATTAGCAATAACACCGGATACGGTAGTGCCCCCTCCCCCGCCGCCCCCTTCCAAGGGAACCGGAGTACCTGAGACAGTAAGTTGCTCAAATTCACCTCTCGGCGATGTTATTGTTCCGCTGGCATTTATACTCGCATTGAAGTCCATAGTTTCCTTCTAACTGAACACTTGGGAAAGCAACACGACTTGTCCCTCATTTATATTGGCCGTGCCGTCTGTACCACTTGTAGTGCCGCTCGCAGTGCCCGAAAAAATATGCGCTGTCCCCGATTGGGCCACTGTAAACTCAATAGTAACTTGATTATCGTTATCGACCGTGAAAGCATCTGGGAAAACCTGGGATTGATTGGTATCCAAAACAATATAATTGACTGCTGTAGTTCCCAAGTTATGATTTATTACCCAGGTTCCGGTTACCGTGGATTGTTCAAAAGTGAATACGCCGGCGGCACCTCCGCCGCCTGAGCCCCCGGTCTGATCTACAGGCTCCCAAGAAGACCCATTGAAACCTAAAACCTGTCCTGAAGTGGCCCCGGCCGTAGTCACATCAACTAGATCGCCCAGGGCAGTAGAATCTACTCTCAAGAAATTGGCACTTCCAGAAACTCCCACAAAATGCTCTAGTTCTATAACAGCGTCCTTCAATTCATTATGGTGGGCGGCTACTATAGTAAGATCGACATTATCCCCAGAATCATGCGGCAGGGCTGGGGTATTACCGGCGCCTCTTTGGGTGGCGCTAAATGTGGTAGAAGTAATACTGTTATAGGCTATGGCCTCGGCCTGGGTGATATCATTTTCGTCCGATAAAATTGTAATAAAACCCACGTCAGGAAAACCTGAAGTTGTTACTACCGGTATTGTAAGAGTACTAGCATCTATAGACGAGGTTAGCGTAGTTCGCAGGTTGTTGACTGCGATAAACAGAGTACCATCAGTATCAAAAGAGTTGGGAAAGTTTACCATTTTATGCCAATGAGGTGGTCCTTACAATAGTATTGGTGCCGGAGTTCAAAGTTTGACCTCTGGTTGATACATCGGCGTTGTCTTTGATATGAGTAGCGATTACGCTATTATCTGACAGGTCGTAGACCCGTAAAACGCTGCCCAGCAAAGCATACAATTTTCCTGAACCAAACTCCGCCTCTTCCGAAAAATCTACCGAGACAGCATTTTCAGACGTGAGTGTTTTACGTTGAGCCGAGGATTCGCTAGATTGAATTTCTTGAGTAACCAGAACCCCAGCCGGTGTGGCAAAAGCCAAGGCTGGGACTACCGCATTAGTAAGGGCAATATCAACCGGGGGTTCCCCTGGAAGGGCCGGGTTACTGGATTCAGAGTACTCAAAATCCACTGTAATTATATTTGTTCCGGTAGTGGAAAGCAAGCCATAGTTAACTTCTACAGAACCTTTATTGCCCGATACTGTGCTCCAATAACCAGCCCCGTTTTCTGCCAAATGGACATCATTAGAACCACTTATAAGCGTGCGAGAAGAAAATTCCTGCCCATTGGATATGAAGTCCACACCCGACGCTGTTCCTATCAGCAGGCGTCCTGGGAGCGCGTCTAGATCGTTTATTCTGTTGTCTGATACCGCAGGCGTGCTTGCGGTGGTAAATTGCTGTACAAGCGAATCTGTAAAATCCCCTACTCGGGCCCCGTGGTACCGGACAGAAAATATACCACTAGTTGTAGTACCAATATATAATTTTCCAGTTGCGGTCTGCCAATCCGCGGCCACACAAGTAACTTCATCTGGTACTAAACCAGAGGCAGTTACTTGGCCCTCCAATAAGTTTACAACATCGATCCCGCCGGAAGTAGCTACACAAGCAAACTTATTTTCTTCAGTTACATAGACATCTACTACCCCCGGACCCGTAAGCAGGGGGGCGGATATGGTAACCATTAGTCTTCTAACTCCCAAAACACTTTGAGTCGACCTAGGAGATCGCCAATTGGCTGGTTCGCGGGGATATTGGTTCTAACAAATATTTCCCTGGTACTATTGGCTGGGATCTGCCCCACATTTAGACCTTGGCATATTTGGGAAGAAGTTATTTGCGGGGCTTGGGCATTGTCAGCGGAGGAATTCAATTGATATTCTAACTGGACATAACGGCCTGCTGGGAATAAGGTACTGTCGGTTGGAACTTGTTCAAAATCTAAAGTCCCTGATAGAGTTCCCCAGATTTTATCAGTGATTGATATAGCATTAGGGAGATTGCCCAAACTTGGATTCGTTCCGGCACCACACTCATTTATTGTGGAGAAAGATTTCTCATCGAACAAAGAGAATCGTGAGGCCCCTAAAGCGTCTTCGGAACGAAGTCCCTCTATTGTCCGCAGAATTACAAAAGTGTCTCGTAAAGAATTGTAAGCCATACTTGTGGTGTAGTTTAGTTCCACCAACCGAATCAAATCAGAATCGTCAGCAGACCCCGCCGACTGCCTACCAAATCCAGCCCCATCTAACCGGGGGCCTGAATTAGAAGCATCTTCAGGCCCGATAACCAGCTCAAAATCCATTTCTTCGGATCCGCTATTGAAGAAAGGCCGCAAAGCAAATATCTGAGGCTGCGGCCCGGTCTCATTATCCCCTTCTGGGTCGTTGATCATTACATAAATAAAGCCGTCTTTAGGATTATAGGTTATAGCCTTGGCATCTGGATTGTTATCGCCCATAAATGTCAAACCAACGATGTCACCAAAACGCTTTTCACCCACATGGGTGATGTCTCTATCGGAAATGTCGGTACCGTTGGTGTATGCCGATATTAGCTCCCCTGCGGTGCCGGTGCCCGAATTGTCTCCAATAATGAAAAACATCCCACTAGTAAATTCTTGAAGTGGTGGATGGCTCACATCGGGAGCATATGCCACGTCGCGAGCGGATTCAAAACGATTACTGCTAGGAGCGCTCGTCACGCCGTCTCTCCAGAAGACATCTATTATATTACCATCCAAATCCAAAACTAGCCCATAATAACTTCCGGCGCCCAAAAAGAAAGCGTTTTCCCGTTGAATGATATAAATTTCGCCACGGTTATAATCGGCCACAAAACCCACCGGTTCAAATACGGCGTCTGCACTGGGGTGTTGATAACTATAAAATACAGTACCAGTAACCTGTTGTGTACGTATGTACTCGCCGGTAACGGGCGCGTATACATCCCAAATAGGGCGATTAGTCAGAGTCGAAAAAGGGTCTGTCCCGCTGATCAACGTATTTAAAATCCAAAGTTCATCTTTAGTTTCATGATAGAAAATAGCACTACCTACATTTTGAATAAATTGAAGACCTGGACCAGGAGAGTTCCCAAATTCTCGTGTAGTAATTGCAAAATTTACTTGATTTAATTGGTATGCATGATCAGGATTGTTGTCGATTGCCTTCTGAAAATTTAGAGGCTCTATAAAATTCAAAGTCCTAGTTTGTTTTGAACCGGTTCCGCTTATAACTCCCACTTCACCAAGCGCTAGCCCAGTACGCGGCACAAAGTTAGAGGCCCGAGCCAAGGCTACATCAGCGTCGGGGCCCCCGGAGGCATCGATAGAAGAATCGCCCGGGGTGATAGAATCAAAATCTAAACAAGAAAGATTGGGGCTATTCCCCGTATCAAAAACAGGCGTGGTATAAGTGCCGGCGCTAAAATAACCTCCGGATAAAGTGGGGCTGGCCACAGGGCTCCGATCTAGTTCTGTAGGCAAGGCGGTATAAGTGAGCAGGATATTTTCGTCGCGGGCCGTCCAATCTGTATGGGTATTCACAATACTTTCTAATTCAGTCAGACTGGCTGTCCCAGCCGTTGTGTCCGAAGAATAAAGATCCCCAACATTTGTAGTCCCACGATAACTTATATCACCACCAAAAGCGCCCTGGAAAGATATTCCTACCATGTCACCCTTCTGGGCGCTCCAGAATACCGGAATTTCCAATAAGAAATCATTGTTACCTCCGGGAGCCTCGGTAGAATCTACAGCCGCAACCACGTCAAAGTTACTCCCGGCGCTGGGAAAAGAACTTCCCGCCAAAGGACGGGCCAAATAAATAACTGGGGGGTCATTCGGATCTGGCCTGACCCAGGCCTGAACATTGGTGATTACGCAATCTTGAGTAATTTGAGTTCGAAAAGACAGAAGATGTTTAACGTTGGTCAAACGGGACGCGTCATCTAAATCCATAATAGGAAAAGTTCCCGAAGTTACTTGTCTAAAATCCAAAGTAACAAAAGAACTTTGCTTGGATTGACTATTAAAAGCCTCTAGGCTGTGGAACTCCACAGGTATATTTGTTCCTATGCTGCCTGTCGCCTGAAACGGGCTAACAGCGAATCCCCTAATAGTACCTGACCATGTCGGCACTGAACCCACATCGAAAACAAAATCCTGAACTTGATTATTGAAGTTAGAGTTGGGCGTAGTGGATAATGTCGATACACTTTCTCTAAAATCACTAGACTCGTCTGTTTCTTCTTCGTGATTGCGCCAATACAGCCGGGGCCCTTCCACTAAAGAGGCCGTGCTGGGCAGGGGATTTACTTTGAGTCTAACTTTTACTTGATCTACATCTGCGGCGCGAAGAACAAATTTATCTTCATTACGGGCGCGTCCTGTAATTAGATCCTGATTATTAAGAAAGAAGTTATCAAAAGAATTTACAACCTGAAACCTAGCCCCTGAAACAGCCGTGATCTCCCCTTGTAGAACTTGGTTAGTAAGTGTGAAATTATCGATTTCGGCGGTAGCCTCCCAGCCCTTTAGATCATTATCTATAAAGTCGATAAACGCAGACCCTGACGGGACTACCCGCGTATTGCTAAATTCACCAAACTCCCACGGGACGTTGGCAGGCTGCGTAGTACTATTATCGCCTCGGCCAACGAAAGGTCCATTTATAGAACTACTAACTTGTATTTGGTCTTCGGCGTCATTTGAAGTAGAATCCACAAATACGAAAGCATTTGCAATCTTGTCGAACCTATTAAACAAAGTCAATGGTTCGGGTATACTTGAAGTGGTACCTATTGGGGAATCATCAATGTTCAATAAAGTTTGGTCGCCGTCTGTACCGAAATCTACCAAAGTCTCATCGTTGACCACACGCCATTCCTGAATGGTATTTGCTGCCACTCCTGTGTGTTGATATCTAACGAACCGGGGAGAACCAGACACTGCGGTCTCTGGCAGATCTCCGACATATAAACCGGTAGAACCTGTCATAGTGACTTCTCTGTAATCAACGCCGTCTTCACTAATTAACATGGCTACGTTGGAAATGGTAGGTTCATCTGTGTATAGTTCTATTCTGTCTGTTTTCCATCGAACTCCCAAATCAGAATCTAATGAAATAAATTGGCCCACGTTCAACGTAAGGGCGTCAGTAGAAGTATCGCCATCTACCAAAGATTCTATCTCGCCCGCGGACACTACTTGAGTACCGGATATAGCCCCAGTACTATCCCGTGTATTGAAAATAAAACCTTCGTTTAGTAAGTTTCTTTCTGCCATTTAGTTACATTGCCTCAAAGGAGTCTTCCATCTAACTAGCATGGAAGCATCCCGAGTTTCATCACCTGTCAATCCTTTAGGAATATCAGTCCTTACATAGACAGTTCTAGATTCACCGGCCGGGACTGCCTGGCTAACAAGAGGCAGGCTGGCCGAACCAGATTTTTCAAAATTGACCCCATCTAGAGATATCTCTACCAAACTAGAAGGCGTCACCAATTGAGTTCTTTCCAGGTCTTCCGAATTAATGTCATCAAAATTAGTTTTGGCATAATTGTATATCTTTATATTCTCCAGCAGTGCCCAGGCGGAGGCAGTGTTTTTCGCAGGCAAAGTGGGCACAGCCGTAAACGCCAAAGCAGCCGAGTTGTGGGGACTGGAGGCAAATCTTTGCCCAGCCTCGCCACCAAACACAATGGTTGAACCCCCGCGGCGCAATGCCCGCCAAGTACGATCGTTACCAAACACAGGCTCACCGTTCACGTACATCACCAGAGAGGCATTTTCCTTACTGGCTTGCCGGCGTGCATCCCAAGCCAACGCGAAATGGAAACTCTCAAATCGTTCGAACCGATAAGCCGTAACGAGGGATTCAAATTGCAGTAACTTCTCCCCATCGAATATAATAGCCACAAATCCAGTATTCGGACGATAAATAAGGCTCAAGAAAAGACCGTCAGGTCTTATTACTCTAAAAATAGTCGGTATGATCAACTCATCATTGCGAATTCTAGCCGCAGTATCCCAATCGGGCTGGATCCAAAACTCCACTGTGCCGGCTGCTAAATCTAACCCCTCTAATAGAATTTGAAAAGTCTCACTATTATTTAGATAAAGCGAAGAGTTGAATTTTGCAACGTCGTCGAAGCGGTTGCGAACAAATTGCATGTCATCCACTATAAACTCTAACGGGCTGCTTCCTCCAGTTCCTCTAAACTTTAACTCAAAGTATCTGATGCCGGGGGCTTGGATAATACGGTGATTGGTTACGCCATCCACGCTTGAAGACACCTCTATATCCGGAGTTACAAAATCCACCTGACTAATCCCAAAGTTAGGATCATAATCAGGTCCCCCCTTAAACTCTATAGCAGACGTATCGTCGGCTTTAGAAAACTGTAATTTCAACTTGTTCCACCCGGTTTGCAGATTGGGTATATTTTTAAGATCCCATTGGTAATAAACATCTGAACTATTACCCAACCTTATACTTCCAAAATTAGTATCTAGCAGGTTGATATCGCTAATTTTCAGATACAACTGAAAAAAATCCCGTTCGGAAAAGAACTCGTCGTTATTGCCATCGATACCGTCCATAAACACACTGGCCACCGCGGTCGAGTCGGCTGCGTACTGCAGTTTTGTACTAAATACATTTGTACTGGTAGGGTGTCTTTCGGTAGTGCTTTCTATAGTGACCAATGGCTCTTGTTGAATTGATTCTTCTATAAGACGGAGTTCGCTGATGACTATGGAATCTGCATCTTCTTGCTCTCCTTGGACTTCGAATATATCCAAGAAGAATTTATCGGAAGTTACCGGCGCATTCGACAAAGTGCCGCTGAATGTAGTGCCAATAAAACCCTGCTCGCTCAAGACAACAACGCTCGTGACTCCTATCTGCGCGCGGAGCTGGAAGGTGAAAGGGGCGTTGGTGCTCAGATTACCTGATTGTTGCCCTAACGTAGGGTCCTTGATCCACTCAAGCCGGCTAATAGATTGCGGCTGTGGCAGATCGATAGTAACTGTATCTTGGAACCCTGTAGATTGCCAAAAGGTATCAGTTCTACCATCATTCAATAACGAAGGGGGGTGATTTGGAGTCGAAGTAGTAGAACTAAAAACAGCAGAAACGGCATGGTCGATATCTATTTGCCCTTCTAGGATAGCCTCTTCAAAAACTTCTTCGAATATTACTATTTCAGATACTCGGGTCTGCGGCCCTGAAACATCCGTCAAAGTAGAGAAAGTTCCAGTTCCAGTATCTGATACTTGTGTTTGTACCGAATCATCGACAAATACGCTGTCGGTGATTACAAACCGCAACCCTCGAGTCAGCACGGGTTCCTGCAACAAAAATGTAAACCCATTGCCGTCTTGGAAAGTATCTACATCAATAAAATCTGCGTTCTCTATATCTTCCCAACTGCTATCTAGAAGCATTTTGGTACGGGCTTCTGCTCTCTCCCCAGCAGTCCTACCTTCAGGCACAGAAATCCCATCCTTCAATCTTTGGACTTTGAATGTGGTAGGATAGTAAGCGTCGTTATAACCTTTGACTCTAAAGGCTTTTACATTTTTAGCCAAAGTGTCGCCTCTAAAAGCGTCTCGGAAAATTCTCCAAATAATATGAGGAAAATCATTGTCAGGGTCTTCTAGATTAGTCTGGGGATCACGAACCGCTACACCCCAAATATCCCCCGTCAGTGTGTCAAAGTCGCCGTCGAAGGCTAAATAAGGATCACCGAGATTTTCCAGATTAGAACCGTAGTCTATATCTTTGATAGCACCAAATGTTGTTCCTAGCCCAAATTCAAACGTGGATATATCTAACAACCCAGCGCGGGAGGTAGTGAACCAACTAGCATTTTCGGTAAAGATCTCCGGATTACGGGGGCGCCAAGCAGAATTGAACAAAACGCCACCCGGGCTCTGAAACAAGTAGTCTTTTTCGCCGCTGTCTCCAGAAATCTGCAAAGGCCCGTTCCCTTTAAAAGCCACCCACCGAACGGCAAAATCGGGGGGAGCGGAACCGAATGGCAGAAACTCTACTTGGGCAGGAGCATCAGCGGCCTTGAAAGATTTCGAAGAATAGGTAAAGTTTTCATCCAGATTAGGGTTCCAATACTCTCTATCCCCAATTGCAATATTGGGAGTTCCCGCCACAAACTCGTGCTTTTTTCGGAAAAGCGTATCTTCGTTATCTAGAACGTATGCTTTACCCAAATCTAAAGCAACCACCGGCCAGTCGGAATAATGAATAAAGGTCGAGTTGTTATTATCGGTAATAGCCGTACCTAAGTTTGTCCAACTAGCATTTAGACCTTCGGTAGGTATAAGTGCTTCGGTAAGACTTGGGTAGATACGGGCCCTTTTTAATATAGACTGGGGAAGTTGTATTATAGAAAATGAAGCATTATCAAGGAAATTGCTCCCAAATAATTCATTTGGGTCTTCAAATCTTTGAGTTGAAGACGTAGAGAAACGTACCCACCGAGCATTCGAGGCGGCGCCGTCCCATTCAACTTGATTAGGATCGTCGGTGTTGTCGGCGCTAAATACGGCCGAAGTATCGTTCCATTCAGATTGAGTTACGGTCTCGGCTATCAGTTCAAATAAATCAGAATCGGTATTGATGTTATGGACGCGGCCTAAATCCACTGCAGCAAATACGTTACCACCGTCGTTAGGCCAATCGATAACATTATCGACGGGTAGACTAGTGTTTCCCCGTGCTTCCAAGGGCTGGAATTTACTCATCGGTACTCCGTTAGTGCACGAAAACCCAGTGCCGAGAGACAAATTATCTGGACAAGTCGTAGTGGTGTTAAAATCAATAAAGTCTTGGCCTGTCAAAGGGCTACTGCCCCAGAATAGGAGTTCTTGTATGTCACAGGCTGTTGTGATTACTATACGTAAACCTTCAGTCATTACAGGCTCGTCAAATATAAAAGTAACTACCGGGCCCGAGGGCGACTGCCTATCAGCGTCGGCATCGCCGGCCGCAATATCATCAATATCTTCGAACGGGCCTACATTTCTAAAAGCCTCTATGACTTTGAAATGGGCAGAATTCTTTATATCAGGATCAATACCCCCGAGCTCTGCCTTGGTTTTCAAAACCTCCAGTTGGAATTTACGAGGATAATTACAAGAACGGGCCTGACTTATAGCCCCTCCCAAATCTTGCATAACAGCCCTAAAACCTATGATATTCTTTTCACCTACCCACTGGGCTCCTATAATCCCCGGGTCACCGATGGTCATTCTGGAAAAAGACTGTATACCTTTATAGCGATCGTTAGAAAACACATTACTAAATCCGGGCGATTGAGACCCGGTTGGGCTCTCATCTGCAGAAGAATCGAAGGGTTGCCACCAGTGAGCAGACCCAGTAGTGGTAACAAATTCAGTTACTGGAACAAAAAAAGAATCGGTAAAGTCTCCTTGCCCCGTTCGGTAACTTTTATACCATTTTATAGCCTGTGGATCAGCCAGGTTCAATTTCAATTCAACGTCGTCTAATAGAAACTTGCTAGCCAGTTGGGGGGTTATGCCGCCTGAAGATCTCTCGGATTCAGCATCTACCTCAAACTCAATTTTCAAATACCTAGTGTCGGGCTTTGGTATTACCGTATACCCACTTATAATCATAATACCATTGCCAAGAATGGTCTGCTGGGTTACCGTGGTTCCCTGACTCAAGACACTCTCACGGAGCAAATTAGTACCATAATTAGAGTTCACAACAGAGCCGGCTGACAAATTGATACCGGACACAGTAGGTGAACCTAGGACTCGAACTACTGGACCTTCTTCCTCGGGTTCAAAATAGGCCAAGTAACGGAAAGATAATTCTATTTCCGAAATTCCCAGATCTATAGATTCTGAAAATTCATTGACATCTATTACGTTCGAAGCAATAGTGTATTCTATAGGAACTATATTGCCTTGGGAATCAGTACTATCAATTTCTTGTTCGGGAACATTGCTATCTAAAGCGTGCCCGAAAGCAAAATCACCTACTTGAAAATCTGGCCCGGCTGGGTCCTCGTCTATTCCCGAAGACACCGCCATCACCCGGGGTATCTGGAATCTTTTAGTGCCGGATTGTACTACATTTAAATCCCAACCAGTAAGATCTCCGATTTCGAAGCCACCGTTGGTTAATAAATCTTCGGTCAGAAAAGACTGGGTTCCGCTAACGATATTATTTAAGCCATAGGCGGCGGCATTTATAGCCACATTTTCTTCTTCTTTCAGCACCTTATCTTCAGTTAGATTGATTCTACCAGGGGGGCCGACTTGAGGCGCTGTGATATTACTTGTACTATTTAGTTTATTAAAGTAGAGCAACTGGCGGGCCGTTTCTATATCTCCTGGAAGATCTAAAATCAAATCTGCAGTTTGGCCTGTATCATTAGTAATTTCAATTGGCGTAATATCGCCTTTGGAACCCACTTTAGCGCCGGCAATCGAGGAAGAACTTCCCAAACGCCCCTCTGGGCCGAAACAAATTTGATCCTCCTCAAACGCCACTTGGATATCACCAACAGATAGATCGATGGTAGGCCGAAGTACTAGTCGTAAAAATTGTGGAGAATTTCCTAATTTATATTCAGCGTCCGCTGTGCTGGCCCGCAAGAGTTCAGCGCTAGTAAATGCTTCTCCATCCGCAGAAAAAAGAACTTGAACATTATCTCCTAATGATTCTTGGGAGTCGGATACTGCAAAAACTTGGAATTCACTAATTTTAGTACTCCAATGGAAATCACTATACCATCTAAAGGCCGAAGTTCTAACCGCACCGAACTCCCATTGAAATTTATTCCATTGAAAATCAATGAACGTGGCCTGCTCTCGTAAGTTCACTCCGCCCAATTCCCCAGCGGACTGCTGAAAATCTACTCCGAATTGGGGATTTCTGGTACCATCGTCTGCGATAACATCTAGCAGCACGGGGTTTCGCAAAAGAATAGTTTGAAGATCCGAGCCTGTTTTTTGGGTCAGGAACACACCGTCGAACCGTTCGATCTTTTTCTTATCATCTAAAATTACTGCGTTGATCGTATCGGCGGGTATCAGTTGGAAACCAGGCTTGGACCCATCACCGCCTTTACTTCCGGTACCTAAGGCATATTCTATTTGCCACGATCTCTGGTTCTTACGATCTTTGAAATAGATTGCTGCTTTGCCTATGGGTTTATCCAAAGGCGGTGTGGTGGAACTAAATATACAATCTATACCCAGAGGATCACGAAAGAAGTTGAAGCGTTTTGGGTCGTCGCCTTGAAATTCGAAAACGCCTAGATGTTCAGCATCGCCATTAACATAGAAATAGGTGGCCCCATCTGCATCGGCTCCGGCTACTCCGTTCTTCCCGCCGTCTCCAAATGAGGTAATACCATTTTCCGCATATAGAATATCATCGTTCAAAGCCGCTATATTGAAGGCCTGATTAGGTCTTTCAAAACAGGTCCTAATTTCTTGAACTGGGAATTCCGTAAAGCAAATAGTATGCACCCCAGGAATATCCACACTAAAAGTCGTAGAGTTAGCAATGGCCACATTATATTCGAGGTCGCGGGCCGATTCTTCGCCGAAAATCTGAATCCTATCTAGGTTCAAACGACGTCCCAGATCTATATCGATAACCGCCTGCCTTTTCGTCTCTGCCCCAACCGCGTATAAGGGCAAGCCTGCTTCCCCGGCCCCCGAGGGGGTCTGCGGAGCAATGGTCCCTGTAGCATCCCCATCTATCTCATAATACATAGCGTCGGGTTTGTTTACGCCGGCGGCGCCTACATGCAGGCTGACATTGAAGATTCCTAACAGATCACCACGTCGAACAAAAACATCTTGAGTACTAATATCTGCTTTGAAAACGCCGGGCTCTTGGGATAAAACTAAACCTCCATTCGGATCTTCAGTAATTGTCGTTTCACCGATTACGCCTTCGTCTATCAAAGTAAGAGTACCATCTAGACTGGGTCGGAATATCTTCCATTTACTTCCCCCGTCTTCATCTGCGATACCGTTCATAAAAACAGCATCTAACTTTCCGTCGTCTGTAAATGGATGATTGATGTCTATGAAGGTTTTGGAAGTAGCGGCTAAAGAATTCTCGGTAAATATATTGACATCATTTAGATCTAATCCCCGGCCCTCAATAACAACTTCGGTAGCCAAGCGGCGGCCGGTAAGGGCAAAATCCCTCCGCCCCGCTTCGACCACCACGTCTTGGGGATCAAGGCCAAAAGCGGGTAAATCATTGTCGTTGTCGAATAAAGAAAGAAGTTCCAGTGTAGTCGGCCTATAGGCCGAGATGGGGCTAAAACCAGGGGAAGGGTCTTGGCCAGATTCAGCCTCACCTATAAAGAACCCGGTTACGTCAGTAAGTCCCAACGCGGGGGCGGCAGAATTAGTTCCAAACTGTATCGCAACCGAAGAATCGGCCATCCTAGTACCAGATTCAATAATGAGTTGCTTTGTATCAGGATCGATCCTGGCTTGGGCCCGTATATATCCCCCAATCGCCACTTTTCCTAATTGTAAGGAAACATCTCTAGCAATAAGTTCCGGGGTGGCCGTTTGCGGAGTCAAGGTTATAGGTACAAAACCAAAACCATCTATATTTACTAGTAACCTATCATTGACATCTTTCTCAATAGTGATTTCTCCGATGAGCCCAGTTCTACCTACCACTTTACCAGGCAAACCGGCATCGGGATTATCTAAATCGAAAGGCAGATCAGTGGTTCCTATCTCAAAGAAGTTTAGAAAGAACTCATCGTTCCGGGCACCGTCAATAGAGGGTATAAATCTTACCTGATTTATGAGCCCTACCCATTGCGGGGAAAGATTTAGATCCAGTTCGTAAAGATGCCATTTACCGTCCGCCAGTAAATCAAACTCTACCGATTTATCATCGTCGAACAGTGGGTCCGCTTCGGTAGTCCATTGAATTTTGCCCGTACTGGTGGGGTTTCTGTTTTTAGGATGTTTATCATACTTGAGACGAAAGAATATTCTATCATTGACCAGGGCGTCCACAGGAACAAATGTATCTGTGGGCCCTATATAACCTTCTTCGTCATTAGTTTTTGTAGCAAAAAGAAATCCATTCCATGTTCCCACAATATCCAGATCCACAAAGGTATTCCAGCCTTCTAGATCCCCATTTTCAGTCCAGAATACTGAATAGGGACGGCTAGAACCTCCTTGGGGGGCCAGGGACCCTTGCACCCGTGCTTCGTTTAAGATACTGTATGCCATTACTGCTGGGAATAGATCCTTTCTATTCTTTTCTTAACTTTTTGGTCTTTGTCAACAAAGAAATCGCCGGTGCGCCGGGCATCTTCATTGCTCTGGTACTTGGTGAGTTCCTCCAAATATTTCTCATATTTAAGCCCAACCGAAGAAAGATATTTCCTCACTCTTTTTTCTACATCTCGAAAAGTATATTTGAATCGAGACTTACATTGGGCACAGGAATAAATTAGATAGTCCCAAATCACCGTGGGGGAGTTTATTTGCGGGCTAGGCCTCCCGTCTTTACTATAGGACTCAACAGTGGCCATAAAATCCACATCTAATTGAAAAGGCTGTCCACATTTCTCACAAAATAGAAATTGGGTATAGGGCATTATTCTCCTCCCTGTGCAATTACTAATTCTCCTCTTTCATCTATAAAGAACCCTGCATTTTCCATGGTCGTAATATCTATGCCTTCCAATAATTCTCTACGGACTTCCACCAACTGACCGTCTGTCCCTACGGTACTTTCTCCCGAACCAAAACGGGGATCCGGATTCATCATAGTGGAGCGCAGGAGCCTGGTAAATCCAGCCGGCAATTCATCCCAGAAGCGGGCAGTTTCTACAGGCGCCAAGTTGTCATGCAGATGGGCGAACTCATAATCTATGATCAATTGTTTGGGGCAAGGGAAGCAACAAAATACATAAGATTTGAAGGTGGAATCAAAGGTATAAACCCACGCGTGCCCCGGGGCATGCCAAGGATTTCTCCCTTCCGGAATTTCCCCATAAATTGGATCTCCAGAACCTTCATCACGAACCTCGTCGATTTCACTAATTTGGGCTTCCAAAGTATTGATCCAACTTGGAACAGTACCACCGTAGAAATCTACAGCCTCAGTTTCATCAGAGGGGAAAAAGGACTGAAAGACATAAACATAGGGAGAATTTAGAAGGTTACGAGCATTATTATATTCTTCTACCTGCAATTGTTCCAATTCCCGGGGCTCTCCTTGGATAGCCTGTTGGGATTCATCTACTAATTTGGGCCCAAATGCGTAGGTGCGGAACTTATTAGCGCCATTTTGGGCATTCTGTTCCGCAGTACGCCAATATGTGGTAGCGCTGTCCACGGTTTCTAAGTGCTCTTCAGGATTATTCCCGCCGGTAGGAGAGGCGCTGGAAATAAAATACTTGCGCTCAGAGATACCAATAATCTCTTCGGAATCAGTATCAGGAAGCATGGCCTCTACTTGCATCTCAATTCCGGCTATACCCATGGAGTTGACTTCATCGCGCCTATCGAAGATAAGATGATACTCTTGCCCAAACTGGTTCCAAAATGGCTGATTTACAAAAGACGGGGTCAGCGTTACAGTAAATTTAGCACCTACTCCAGATTCGAGTCCGTCTCTAATTGCATCTCTATCTAGAAATTCAGGATCCGGCACAGAAGTTCCGTTGGCGGTTTTCTCACTTTCGGCCACGATCCGGCTGACTCTTAAGGTCGGGTCGGGCGCGCCTGGTTGTCGGGATCCGTGATCAACAATAGCCAGGCGGGTTCTAGGAACTTGCCAACCTTGGCCTGCAAAAAATGTGATATTGATCGAGCGCATTTTTACATAGGTAGGAAAGCGCATATCTAATACAATTCTCTCATCCTGTCCGTTAGAAAAACCATCGGTAGCCGGCGTAGCGCCTGGTTTTAGTTCACTAGGATCAACATCTTTCACCGCAAGGGGGGACGACCCATCTTCATTTTGTAAGGAAAGTGCCAGTTCCCTCGATGGAAAACCGGCGGCTAGATCAGTGCCTATCTCTAAAGTTTGTGTAGATTGGGAAATAAATCTGTTTAGAAAAACTTCTCCTACATCGTAGTTAAGATAATTGTCAGATAGACTTTCCTGGGCGTCAAAGAAACCGTCAGTGCCGGCCTGCCCCCCGTCAGGGCGAGCCACGCCGTGAGGGGGGCGGCTCCAAGTATATTCGAAAGCCAAATCATCATCAAAAGCCGGATCCAATCTTTGGGCCGCGGGTAGAAATTCTAGATCCAAGGAAAAGAATATACCCCGGATGTAATAAATACACATACAACACGGGTCATCTTCTTCTTGGCGTTCGATATCGATAACAAAAGGTTCTTCTTGGTTTGTGGATTCATAAATTGCCGCAAATCCATCAGGGGCTAATTCGTCTAGATGCAGAAAGCGGGCCGGGAGCTGGGAACTGGAGCCGGGGCCCGGCTGAAGTCCCGGATCATCGATATCACCGATGCAAGAACAAGGGGGCCCCATACGTAAATTATCAGAAGCGGATCCGGGGGTACAAGGAAAAGGGCCGTCTCCCAGAACCTTAGATGTATCATACACTGTATCTTCTTGATCTGCCAATTCTAGAATCCGGGCGGCAAAATCGATTACAATCTCTCTCGGCGGCCCATCGCCCAATTGAATGGCCGCGTTTTCTACCAAGTTACCAGTCTCATCATATTCGGGCGGGATAAATAAAATTCGCTTGTTACCCTCGCCAGGCCTTATTTGAGCTTCCAACCGCCGGTTGTCAATGAAGTAATCGGGCAAGGAAAATCTAACACCTCCCAAAATATTACCGGCTAATCCTCTTTGAACAGGTTTTTCTTTTTCCCGCCAAGCCCACATGGTTGTTATTTCTTCATTTTTTACCACGCCGTCTTCAGCGAACCCGGTCCGCTCCAAAGGTTCTAATCCCAAAGCAATATCGGGGATAAAAGAAGGATAATAGTTTATGAACGGGTACTCGGAGCCTCCACCTACAATATTCTGAATAAGCCCTTTATGGGTAAACCTCTGGCCTTCATTTACCTGTTCACCTAATCCGCCCACAGGATTGCTAATTTGAATCAATCTCAAATGTTGGGGTTCCATGTCTTCGCTAAACAATTCAGTGGTAGCCCGGATGTCTTCTCTCTCGGGAAACATCGGCATCCAACGGAAACCTACACTATTTCCCTGTATGCCGCCTAGATAGTCACCGACCTTTTCTCCGATTTCGAACAATAATTTCCCGCGGCCAAAATTACCAAAAGGCGGCAGCCGCCAACCCAAATTTTCATACCAAAATAGATCTACCTCCCCGCGGCGGCGGGCTGCGCCAGTAAATGACATGGAGCCTCCGGTCAAAACAGAATTACCATATGTAAAAGCACTAGTGCAGGGCCGGAGGCTAGGATGCACATCCAGTAATTTAGGCGCGACTTTGTCGGGGCCGTGATAAGGTTCCAAATCTTGAGGTACTAGTAGACCAAACTGCCCCCCAGAACCTTCCACTTCACCTGTGGAAGGCACATTCTCCCCTACAGGAATACCTGCTGGCTCCAGTTCTTCGTTGATCAACTCGGTTGAATCGGTCCCTAAAGGCCCGTTAGTTCTAAATTGGTACCGGGGTCTTTCGCAAGTGATGTACGGATACCATAACGGTCCCCTCTTTTCCAAAAATTGAGTGCCTGGGCGGGAGGTACTGAATATTTCCTCGCCTTCGGAAGATTGGCCGGCGCTGGGGTAGATTGCTTTTAGTTCAAAGTCTTCCAAAAGCAGCGGGTCATCTTCAGGATTCTGAATAGTAATCACTTCAAATTCTAGGCGTATAGGCCCTAATTGGAGAAATTCGTGATCGCCGCAGCTGGGGCTTCGTGTGCAAGTTTGTTCACCTAACAAGGACTCAACCCGAGACCCTAGTTCTAATTCATCTGGGTCTATAGTGCCTTTGGGCCCTACCGTTAGGGCGCCGGCATTGGTGCCCACTTGCAATCTCAAATCAGGCGCTAGCGCGTATGTGGTACAGGCCGCTGTCCAGTGATAGAAAATCTCTACGCTAATGGCGGAAAGATTATAATACATCACCATCATACGGCTGACTTTTCGACCTATAGGACGACCTTCAGAATCTGCAAAAACCCAACAATAGTCTTGCTGATCGCGCCGAATAACATCATCTATCGGTTCTTGGGGCTCGCCAGGCAGAGGCGTCTCTTCTTCTTCGTCTTCCTGGCTATCCGGACTGGGCGCATCTCCGCCCGCAGAGAGAGCTCCGGAACCCGGATCAAAAGTAAAGTTTACATTTCTATCTTTGAAATTATCGGCATAGAAATTAGAGCTTACAACTTCATCTTCTTCCTCGGGTTCACTTTCTTCCCCCGTCCGTAAAGCCGTCTGGGTCTTCAAATATGTATAGTCAATAGTAATACTGTCACGGCTCGGCACCGGGCGCCCAAAAGCCTGTTCCACGTCGGGGCTGGGCCCTAAGAGAATATAATTCGCTGGTAAGCCTAGGCCATCAGGATTTCTGTACACCTGAACCAAGTTCTTTTCTTCGCCCTCGATAGTCAGCGTCGCTTTTTCCAAAGCAAACTGGGCCACTATTGAGCCCTTGGCCCCTCCATTTACTAGAATATTCGAGAGAGAAGGACTGTTACCGGCTTGATCGGGCAGCGGCAATACTCTATTGGCGGTTGTATCAGGTATTTTTATCATGATAAAACCGCAATCATTGACTAAATACCACTCGGGAATATCTATACCGGTCTTCCGATATTGCACTACTTGATAAGTTACTGACGTTATGAAGTTACCACTGGCAGCCGCGCTAACTAGCAAATTGGAGACCTGATCGGCCACTGGATTGTCGGCTAACAAATCGCTATCCGCGTTCAACGTACCGAACTGCAAACCTCTTTCTCTGTTACGCCAGGCCATATACCCATGATCAAATAGGATATTCTCATTTCCCATTACCTTGCGTACTTCGGCTGTTAACTTACCGGTTTTAGCAGTATCCCCCGCATTAGTGCCAAACTTACTTTCATCGCCTAAACTATCTGCAATTGCAAAGTCTTTTCCTTCAAAATTCAATTGTACCGGGATAGAATGCAAAAATCTGGCCTCGACCTCGGTAGAGTCGTAAATGAAATCTATATCATCCACTAGCAATATGGCAAAAATCTCGTTCACTTCACCATGTACAAGATCTACAGTCTCAATAGATTGCCAAAATCCCTCATTGTCTGTTTCAACAAGATGAAAACCCAGAGGTGCTTCTGAATCGCTTAATCGGCTTTCATCTTCTAAAAGTAGGAACAGTTCTCTAAGTTCCGTAGTAATAACTGCGTCCAGGTTTGGTAATGACGTGGGCAAAGAACTTATGAAGTTTTGAGTTCCCAAGAAATCATGATATCGCTGTCTGTTTTGAAGGGCTGTTTTATTGACTATGTAAACTTCAGTATCTGGCGTGGCCACTCCGAACAAGGTAAATTTGTTCTTGTCCGGCGTCCACATTCGGTATATAAAGGGTTGTTCTTCGTCAGAAGGATGGGTAATTCTTATTCTTCTAGATGAAGGGACGGTGGGCTGGAAAATAGTAGTCGGAAACTGGGGAGGTTGATCTAGGTCTAACGAATCAGAACCAGGTTTTATCGGGGCCCGAGATCTACCTATAGAGAAATCATCGAAAGCATCGACGGTGACCTTCTCCATTACAATAGTTTCAAACTCTGAATCAACACGGGTACTGACATCGGTATCATTGCCAAGTAAAACTTTGGGCCTATAAAGAATGAGATCTTCTGCGTCTGGTTGAAAATTAGTCGCCGTGTAGTTCTTGAAAGCCCATATAAATGGAATGGAGAATCTATTCCTAAATTCTTCGGCCGGGTTAGATATTTCAGCCCAATCATCCGATCTAAACCTTACTTCTTGTAAATATTCAGCCTTAATTGCTTGTCCAGTTTCTAAATTTTCATCAGTCGCAAATTCCCACTCCTCGCCTGTATAGAAATCACAATCAGTTCTTACACCGTTACAGGGAAGGGTTCCGTCTTCAGGAAAGTTCCACTGCTTAGCCACATTATTATCTTCGAAAAAGAATTCACACTTACTAAAAGCCCCAAAACCGGCAAAACTAACTTGCCGAGCTAGCCTACGTAGGCCGCCAGCCTGCGCAGCGAGCGTTTCAGCCGAAGGAAAACCTAGCCCAGAAACGGCAGCCTGTTCTGCCAAAACCGCCAACTCACTCAGTTTAGCCGCTAATTCTTGGCCGGTATTTTGTAGATCATCCAAAGGCGTATCGGCCGGCGAATCAACGATCTCTGTAATTAGGTCATTGGCTTCCTGACCCACCGCCTGTGCCGCAGAAGCATTGTTACAAACCGTTTGTTGGGCCCCGGAGACTTGCGCAAACTTGGCCTGGGCGGAAGCAATGATGTCTGGATCATTGGTTTTCAGTGCGTTGTTGATGAAATTGGCTTGCTGTCCTAAATGAACCGTTAGATCGTTGCAAAGTTGCCCTAATGTATTGACTGTATCAATTATCGGCTGTGTGGCATTGGCTGCAGCTGTTTTTAGAGAAGTCCGAGGGCCATTAAGGGCATTAGGAGAAAAGATAATCCCCTCCCCGGGTTTGATCAATCCGGTTCTAGGCTCTAAATAAAAAGAAGGTTGGCCACTAAATCCCGCGACCACGACTGTGCCTACCGGGAAAAAGGTGCCAACCTCATCTGGAAATACATCGTTAGTTACAACAATGCCTTTTATTGTTATTTGATTGCCGTTTACATCGGTTACTTGTCGAGTTTCAGGCCCATTCAAAATTGTTCCCAAGAAAAATTCACTAGACGCCCCGTCACCTTGGTTCCAATGGCAGCATTTTGCAATGCGGGCCATAATGTTCTTCAATAGTATATGATAAGGTATCTGGTCCTGGGCGACCGCAGTTACTATATCAGGTGGGAATCTAACTAAATTGGGAGACTGCAAATCATCCTCGGTCAGCCCTTTGTCGAACTGGCGTAGAATATCTAAAGGCGGTGAATGGGTAATCCCAATTTGCATACCTTCAAATCGGTACTTAGAACAAGGTAGGCACTGGCCGGTCCCATTACAATTGCCTTCGTTAAAGCATGTAATCTCATCGCGCGCGAAAAAGGCATTAGCGATGCACTGCCCGTTGGGGGTACCAGCAGAGCCTAAAGCCCTATTTAGAGGATCTCCCTCGATAGGATGTCCTCCAGTTCGGGAATCATCAAAATCATCTGTGGTTCCTTCGATGGGCGCGTAGTCTTGTTCGGGGTCTGTAGTTACATCGCTTCTCCAGTAAGTGCATACTGGAACTCGATCCCCTTGAAAGGACCCGCCTTCAAGAAACTTTACCACCTATTCCTCTCCCTCTGCCCTAATTAGAACGGAATCGTTTCGTAAGACATTCTGCCAGTAGCATCGTCTACCCGTAGAATAACCTTACATTTTTCTTCAACATCATAGTAACCTATGGTTCTCGAATGTACTCCTTGGGAAATACCTCCTCCGTTTACATCGACATATCCTCTCTTTGTTGGCACGGTATAATGCTCTTTGTCGTCAAAACTCCAAATTCTGTCTTCCCATTTAAGAACCATCCTACGGATATCCTGTTTGTTAGGCACATTGTTCCAAGACATATCTGCTTCGCAGATAACGCTCCCGTCTTGAAACTGAACTACCCAGCCTCGAGACATGTTTATTTCCCGTTCACCAATCCAAACCATCAAGGAACTCCTAGTCTTTTATTACCCGGCAGGCACCAGAATAGGCGGCCCGCTTTGTCTATTCTTTAATCTCCGATGCGATGTGGCCATGCTGCCTATTAAAAGTTTCCCATTCCATGCTGATACTTCCTGATACAACGGTATCCCTATCGGAGGTGGAGATACCCCAGTCCTCGTTAGTGGTAGTAAAAACCGACGAGCGGCCTGTTTGGGTACCGCTCGGCTGCGGCCCGCTTATTTCGGATACCCACAGCGCCCCGTCAACTAGTCCGCTGGTAGATCCAGTGATTGTTACTTGGATATCAGTAGGATCATCTGAATTAACTCCTCGGGCGTCCACACCGTATGGGTCCGAAATATTAACATCCCCGTAAGATAACGCCACGACTTGTACGGTTTTGCTTTCAATAGAAGGATAAATAATAGAAAAAATATTGTCTCCAGTAGGCGGGGCGGCCTGCCTACCCACCAACAGTCTATATTTTCGGCTTACGGTCATAAAAGGCGGAGTAGCCGTTTCCAGTACCACCGTATTCCCACCGTATGTAATGGAACGGGGGAGCGTGTTAGAAGCAATTTCTACGCCAGGAACTGCAAGTCCAACGAAAAATAAAACCAAACCTGCATCCCCGTGGACGTTTACAGAGGCGTTTATTATTGTGGCCGGGGTATCAACAGTTTTTGTCGACGACGATAAAAATTGAATAGCCATTTATCTCTCCGTTAACATTGTCTTTATTTTATTATAACTTTACCCGGCACTATGATCTTTTTTCCACTATACGCAACTCCTCTTAAATAATAACTTTTCCAGACGCATCTATAATACCTAACTTTATTAAATCTTCTCTATAAAGTACAATCAGATTCTCCACCTGACTTTTTATTGAATGTAATTTGGATTTACCCGCATTATCACAAAACCCTTTGATTTCTACAAAGCAAGGAATTTCATTCAGAAAACCTCGCGGCAGATAGAAATCTGGAACGTAAGTTCGGGTTTTTCCGTTATGCTGATACTGAAATCTATGGCTTTCGTAATCCCAACCTATATCCAAATTATCCAAATATAAGGCAAAACCATATTCCCATGTGGAGCGAAACGATAACCCTTTGTAATATTTTCTATTTCCATAGGGATTACGCCAAGAAATCGTCAGATTTTTGGTACTGTCTGCCACCACATCAGACATTTTCTGTTTGGACTGCTCGGAATGCCCGACGCCATAAATCGGATTCAACTCTTTCACACGAGATTCGGATTTGGTGCGAAGCGGAATTCCAAATTCTCGCATCTTTTTGGTTACTGTATTCTTATGAACGCCCAGTATTTTGCCAATTTCTACTGGGTGCATTTTCTTATCCCAGTACATTTCTTTGAGTACGTTTGGATCAATCTCAATGGTTTTCCGCTCGTTACAGGGGCGCATCTTCACCCCGGCTTTTTCCAGGCGCTGTTGAACCAACGGAACAGAACATCCTAACTTTTTGGCTATTTCTCGGCCAATCAATCCTCTTTGGTACAAGTTTATGATTTCGTCAGTACTTACATCTTTTCGTACAACCATTCTATACCTCCGGAAGGGACTTGCCCTTCAATATAAGTATAAGGTATAAATGAAAGAAAGTAAAGTATGGAATGTTCTACTTTACGTAAGTAGTTAATTTTACTATGAAAAATCAAAATACATTCGGTAATTTATAGTGGAATTAGCGCCAGTCTCATTAGCTCCAAGCTTTATAGCCAGGAAAATGAAATCACTTACCAAACCTCCTAGGAAGTTTCCAATGTCTTCCGCGCTGTCAGCAGAATTTACAACAGGCAGATCAGCAACGGTAGAAAATAGGGTCGACGGTGGGGTGTCCGAATCAATATCCGTGGCCGCAACATCACCAAAGCCATCGGAATCTGTCGGGAATTCTACTTGGCTATTAGAAGTTGGACCGCCGCCGGGGGCATCATTTCCTGCCCCTACTGTTCCAAAGTGGAACTCCGTATCGTTATCCCCTTGGTCGTGATGCTGGAAAGTACCATCGTTCTGCAAACTAAACTTCACAGTAGACATAGACACTGCACCACTAATCAACTCGAACCATACGGTCTTTACAGAACTCTGAGTAGAAACCGTAACATTACCAAAATTCAATTGGGTGACATCAGAGTTTGTCGGTTGTGGCGCTCGACAAATTACCTGCCACCGCTCTCCGGCACTCAAAGTTCCGCTATCACTAAACGCCACGGTCACACCGCGAGTACCCAATTGCGTGGGGGTTGTTGAGGTCGTAATAGGAGAAATGCTGTGGGCTTTCGAGGAATCTTCTTGAGTAGAAGACCAGATATAGTTGGCGGCGCCTACTGAGCCGCCGGTGCCCGAGGCCGCAAAGGCGTTGATGGTAAAGAAATCTCCGTTACCAAACACAGCGTCGGAAAACTTGATTCGGGCGCCTAGATTACCAACGTCGTACCAATGGTCCGGATAGAGCAACTCAATTGGGTTTGAGTTATCATCACCGCCAGGGGCGTCGGTAACCGTGAAAGTCGGCACACTACTTGAACCTGCGCCCATTACAGAACCGTTGGTTGTATCTATAGTAACTGTGTAGACGTCGTCGGCCGTGCCAGTATACAAGCCGCCTACAGTGGCTGTTCCAGCATAAGTATTACCACCGTCGGGGGTCACTGAACCTACAGTTTCACCATCCGAAATCATTACTTCGTACATGTCGTCAAATTGGCCACCATAAGTTCCGGAAATAGTCAAGGCGCCTGTATAAGACGAAGATGAGAATTCTGTACCGAAATCCACACCGGCCTGCTCATCGACGCTGTCAAAGCCTAACGTAGCCCTGGCGTCCCTGGATCCTGCATTCGTTACGTTTACATCATTGGCACCGCCGTTGTTTCCCAGTTCTCCGGTATAGATGATAAAAGAATTGCGACTATTTGTACCTCCGCCGCCGTTTCTAAATTCGCATTGGGCGAATTTGAAAGCGTCTGCGGAGTTGGCACTGTGCAATTTATATTCGATGTCCCGGGCCACAAACCTAGGATCCAGATCAGTGCCTGAAGCCAAGGTAATAGTCTCGGGGCCTGTGCCATTTATATTGACCGCGAGTTGGTCATTGCTGTTGAGTGTAATTGTAAACGAATCGTCTCCGGCGCCTAAGCCTGTTCCCCGACTAAAACCACGGGTACCTTTGCCGGCACTTTCTCCGCCGGCCGTAGGGCCGACGGCGAAGGTCTGACTGTTTACAGCAAACTCAACGAATCTGCTAACAGCAACCATAAGGTTGTTCCTCCTTAGTTCGGATTGTCTTCTATTGTAAAGTCATGCGTGAAGAAGAGTTGATTTCCTTCTAGGTCCGCAACTTCTACTTCTAATGTCATTGTCTTGCCGTACTCAAAGAAAGGATTGAGGATATTCAGGGCCGCGGGAAGATCCGCGGTCTGAATATTTGCTTCAATACTCGCCCCAAGATTTGCCGTAGACAAGTTGTCTGTCAAGAATCGGAAAAATTGGGAGCCGGTATTGAATGTTTTAGCGAAGTTAGTAACTTCTGTTAGTACCTGGACATTAGTGATAAACGGGAACTTAGTTTCCGGCCCTCCCCCGGAAGTAACCGCTTTGTTGGGCCAAAAAACATCATAACCCGGCCGCAAAGTAAACTGGGATTCCTTGATCACCGGAAAAGGTCCAGGAAATTTGTTTTCGGCATGTACTAATATATTCAAATCTTCACGGAAAGTAACCAAAGGCCCTACAGGGAACTCAAATATCATTCTATCTGGGCCGGCGCCACTCAAAGTTGTAGAAAGTCCAGGCGGGGCGCTGCCGTTTACCGTGAGTTCTGTGGCCGTAGAACTTACGCCATGGGTAAGATCTATAACTTCGACACTTGCTACGGTGCCTGAAGTTAGAAGAACTGACGCATCTTCGTTCAAAAAGAAATTGGTTATTTCTAATGTGTCGTCCGGGGTAATCGTAAACTCATACGTTACAGAATCCGTATTCGGGATGTTCGCCAAGTCAGAGGCAGTGATGGTACCGGTTACCGTCTCCCCAAATTCAAATGGAACAAACGGGGTGAAGGTATAATCAAAGCCTCTATTGGAATTGGAAGTTCGGGTGAATGTTCCGCCAGAGGCGGTGTCATTAGAAAGAACTAACGCCCCATTTAGCATAAGTTTTACAGAACTAAGATCCACCCCGGCTGCGTTATCTTCGGTGGCCCAAGAAACCACCGTGTTAGGCGATATTTGAGTATCTAAATCTACTGGTTCAGTCGGAGTAATTGTTGGGGGCAATAAATCTTCAGAACCAGAAATCATGGCACCTAGAGAACCCGAACCTAGAATAGTAAATTCATAAATTTCGGTAGCCTGATTACTTACAGCCGCAAGATCGGCAAAGGCCCCACTGACAGTAACAACAGACTGCTGGGGGAAAGGTTCAAAGCGGGTAGCCTCATACTGAATGTCTCGGGAAGAAACGTCTGTGCGGGTAACTGTGGGGAAAGTGGCCGATGTTTGTACAGTACCAGCAGTCACGACTTGAATACTATCAATAAAGATATCTATAGTTCCAGGATCCAGGTCAGAGGCCGCGTCTTTCACATGAAACAGGACCGTAGTCTCTGGGGGAATAAAACTAGTTCCGGAATTTGGAACCAATTCATCGAAAAACGGTGGAGTCAAATCTACTTGGGTAATATCGTCTGATCCCGAAATGGTAAACGGCATAGATCCCGAGGCCGTAGGATGAATCCTCAAAATATGGGCAAAAGAGGAGGTCTCCAAAAGAGAATCGTCTGGAACATTCGCGGTGAGTTGGAAATCGTCCCAAAGAGTATCTGTGTCGTCGCTCGAAGTATTGGTTATAATCCAAACTTCAAACTCATCAAATATAAAGTTGGCCGTATTCGTATCGTCCGCCACGCTTCTCAAAATAAGATTGAAAGAATCACTTTGAATAGTAATATTCTTCACTGTATCGAAATCGGCTATTTCTTCAGGGAAAGGTTGAGGAACACTTTGCCCCTGGAATCTATAATGTATGGTGAAAATAGTCTCACTATTATTTAGGAAACGTAAAGCCACCATGTTCTGTCTATCATTAGTTACGTTATCGACAACTACCCCAAAAGAAAAATTACGGAGTATGTTGGAATTTACATCACCAAATATCTTACGGGCCTGTTTTACGTAAACTGGGTCTCGTGAGCCGGCTTCTACCACCCGAGTATACAACATATTTATGCCGTCTAAAGGAGACACCGGGTTACCGTCAGCAAATCCCACACCTGTAGGTTGAGAATCTACTACTCTTGCTTCGTCAGAACTTTCTGGTGTATTAGTCAACCAGTTTGATAATCCACCTTCAAAACTACCATTGAGAATAAGATTAGTATTTACAAGGCTGTCTTCGGCCGATAGATCGCCCTTGGTAGAAATGAGAGCCGTGCTGCCCGCATTGTGTTGGAAATTACTAATAGAACGTATAGTAGTTTGGGTAAATATAAGAAACTGCTGAGCCTCACTCAAGTCACGTAAAGTATTGGGATCAGTTTCGTGGGGGCCAAAGAAGAACGGACTTCTATCAAAGAACTTCTCCACTGTACCTGAAGTGCCTACGACAGAGAATAGATTCCTACTTCTAGAAAAGTCAGGAAAGAAGGTTATAAATGAAGTGGCTGTACTGGTGGGAAGCAATGCATCTTGTTGCTGCCCTATAGTCAAAACAATGTCATCTAACAGAACGTCAAAACTATCCACATTTAGAGTTCCTACCTGGCCCACATAAAAGAACAAACGGAAAGAATCGAAAGTAAAATTATTGTCTACATCCAGTAGTAGGTTTCTGGTAGTCCTCTCGAAAACATCTGCACTATTTTGCGTGAGATTTATAGTCCTGTCAAAAGGTGTTAGTTCAGAAGGAAAGTCTCCTGGCAATTCACCGCTGGTAAAACTATAGTGTAACGTGTATTGCGTAACATCATTCTCGATAAACTCAATAACAACATCGAAATATTTACCTGGAACACCGTCGCCTCCGGATAAATCCGTAGTAAATAGTGTATCAGAAGCGACTGAAAATGCAAAAGTTCCAAGATCGGCATCAGAGGCAGGCGAGACCTTTACACCCTGTACTAGTCCAACTACCCCCGGCTCTTCGAACTTGCGCATATGCGCCATACGTAATCCGTTGGGGATATCTACGGGATTGGAATCGTCAAAACCCACACCGGCCGGCTGCCGGCTGACAGGGAACACAAAATCACCGGGGTTTCCAAGGGTGACCGACCAGCGGTTTAGATCCGTTTCAAAACTGGGATTCTGTATAACATTGCTAAATACAGTTCCAACTGTGCCGGGGACTTTGGCCCCAAACAATGTGGTGATATTGGCGGCCTCGCTGTCCGCCAAAAAAGAATTCTCACCTTCTATTCCGGCCACTGCTAGCAGGCTATCGGTATTGGAAGCCCCCTCATCAGCAAGTACAGTATTAGCGTTAGAAGCGTCACCGCCTTGTAATTGAAGAGTTAGGTTTTCTATACCAGAGGCTGCCACAACAGCAGTCGACTGAACTATAGTAACCACACATATCCACCTTTACGCTTCGGTCACAGTGGCCGTTACGGTTGAAACACCAACAGTAGACCCGACTGTGAACTGAGTAAATGCGCGTCCTCCAGATACGGTTGTGTCAGTAGACGGTGACACCGCCCCGTCTCCAGCAGTAACCGCAAATGTAACTACCTTACCGTTCAAAGTTTCCCCCCAAGCGTTGATTACATCCGCATTTACTATTGTCTGCTGCGCGGTGCCTGCAGGCAATGTGGTGTCGTCGGCGTTTACCGCCATAAAGGCAGATATTCTATCATCAACGTTGAAGGACTGCAGATTAGTTGCCGAATCAACATAGTACAAAGTATCAAAATCATTCTGATCATAGAAAACTTTGAACTTATTGGCCTCGTAACTCGATATATCTAGGAAAATCTCTTTCTGATCCGTTGTATTTAGAAGAGTATCCTTATCAATAGTCTTTAGTCGGACTATATTCAGAGTGTCATCAAATTCAATATAGGTCAGGAAAGGCAAACCGCCAATACCTGATTCATGGGTCCAGTTCAAACTGTTGGTCCCGGCCGAAGATATCTGGCCGGTAGACTCTTGTGTGGCGCTGCTGCCGTCTTCTGTTCCTAAAGACACACTATTGTCGTACTTGTAAAGCGAATCATTGACTTTCAAATAAATAAAACCGCCGCCGGTTCCAGAAGACGTGGCCGCTATTTGAACTTTACCGTCCAAGAAATCATTATATCCTTTACTGGGGTCTCCGATGACATCAAAAGATTCAATAAGGGCCGGACCAGAAACAAGGCCGTCGTCGTCGGTCTTTTCTACTGTGAACACGGCCAAATCAGGGAATACCCCAGAACCAGTTACAACGTCGTAATTATCTGCTTCTATATCAATCGTGTTGGTGGCATGTCCAAATATCTCTATACTTACATCACTAGTAGAGATCGTCGTCGGGCCCGGCACTTGTTTGTTGTTATAGGTCGACCCCGTTCGGGAAAAACCTATAATACCACTTTCAGTGGGCGGCTTATCCGTTGTGGATGTAATCAAATCAAAAGTAAATTGCTCACCGGTGGTGGGGGTGGCGGTGCAAGAAATGATAAACTCTATCGGTGTCTGGGCATCAGTTCCTTCATCATAGACCACGCCTGTAGTCGCATCGGCCAAAGCCCCGGTAAGAGTTCCGGATACAGCCCAGGTAGACCCATTAAAAGTAACTGTAAAGGAATCGGTACCAACTGTGGTATTATGGAAAACTCCTCGGGCCTCTCGTAATTCACAATCGTTGGTTGAATTAACTAACTCATCAACAAAAGTGGCAAACCAAACACCGGTAACAGTGGGCTGACCGGCGTTTGTAAGGCCTACACCTTCGCTCATTATAGTGTTATTGTTTGTGTCCAGGGCTCTAATTGCCAACCAAGAATCATTGTCATTTATTGTCTGGGGATTTACATCCAAGTTAATATCAAGATCCCCTGATAAAGTGTACGTGGTCTCTAATTGCCCGTTACCGGCAGCCACATTATAGACCAATTGATCATTAGAACGTATAAACTGTGGATTTGCGGTACTTTCTTGCCAACGGGCGGGATTGAAATCATTGGTACCTGAGGCTGTGCCTGCGTCGGCGTCACTAAAATCATCATCTAAAGATATACTAGTACTGCCTACGTTATCTGTGTTGAAACGGATGGTGTAAAATACGTTGTTGATATTATCATAAGCAGCATCGAGGATGTTGGTTTTCTCAAATGTGGTGGATGTAGCAAACAAACCATCGGTATCGAAATAGGAAATAGTAGGGGTAAGAGGTTCCACTATATCCACTTCGGTGACATCGTTAAATTCGCCAGTTGTAGAATGAACTAATCTCCAGAAAGGTAAACCTTCTCCGTTGGGGTCGACGGCCGGGAGATTTACATCAATAGTGGTTACAAACTGGCTGATAGACCCATCAAAAACAGTATTAACGCTAGTAACCGGGGCCTCAAAACTAGTATTAGAAAATTGGGAATCCGTACCGTCTACGCTAGTACTTACAGTCCAGTTAACAGCGGTATCATCTATGAATTGAGTAGAATAAACTTTGATCTGGGATGTAGAAACAGGAGTTCCAAAACCGATAACTATAAGATTTATATCCGAAGAAGGATTAGCAGTAAAAAAGCCATCAATATAGTGGTCTGCATCTGATAAAGAGTTGGGGCTGGCAGAACTTCCCTGCTGGGCAGTTCTAGGTTGTGGGCGTTTTAGAACTAACCTTACAAACTGAGTTCCATTATGGATAATCCTATCGACATCGGTAGAAGTACTAACTACCGAATCATTATAGAAATTCTCCATATCTTTGGTAGTGTCGGTCGCTTCAAGTTGACCTTGCTGAACAGCCACTTATAGTGCCTCCTTACTGGGATCTCAAGATTCTCGGTCTCACAAAAACTTTTCTCAATTGATTATCTACTCTTACTTCCAAAGTGGAAATATCTACTCCATGCTCGAGGCCATAGACCTCGAACTGTAGTCCAGTTTCTGTATCGATGAAACTGGAACATTGCTCTGGATCAAAATTATGAAAAGTAGGCGCATTGCTTTCTTCGGTATCAAAACAGCACACGAAAAGAACTCTGTTGGGATTATTGGCCAAATCTGAGGCTTCGACGGCGAGGCTTATACTATAACCAAATCTGAACGGATCATCCTCATGTTCCCAAGTTACATGAAACCCTGTCCCAGACCCCGGTACGGTAATTCCGTCTAATGTAATTCCACTGCAAACAGGTATTCCCTCTATGTTCAATATAATAGAATCTGCATCTACGCCGCGGCCTGTATCTAATATATCAAACTCAACTGTTTGCGTAACACTCACATTCTCCTGATCACACACGTTGACGTTAGAGACAATGGGGGGAAGAGTATCAGGAACGGTATCAAAAGTACAATAAAGGTTAAAATTATTTGGGGGGTCCGCAGTATCAGATATTTCTAGAAATATCTCTACAGTCGTTCCGAATTCAAAATCGTCCGGGGGATCATAATCTATCTGTATACCTGTACCTAAATCTGTAGTAGAGAAATTACTTGAATCTTGGACTGGCACACCATTTACCCTAAATATAAGAGTACTAGTGTCGAAAGGAAAACCGAGATCGTTGATACGCCATAGAATATCAGAATCTACCGCATTTTTTATACTGCCACAAGGAGGGAAAATTAGATCAATAATATCCGCCTGCTGCACGTTAATATTATTCGTAACAGGGGGTTTCTGTTCGACAGGCTCGGCGGTGTTTTCATTCCGCTCAATGAGTTCTTGAACTATAAGTTCTGAATCCCCCGGAGGCTTATCTTCTTGTGGAACTTTCTTTTCAAACTGCTCTACAGGCCCCTCATATAAGTTATCTTCACTAACCGGGCTGTTAGCCGAGGTCGCTATGGCCTGCAAAATCACCGTATCATCAGGCTCACCGTCTATTTCAGAAAATTGGGCACCTTTCCTCTGCTCGATCGGGGCAGAAAAGTCCGGAGAAGGATCTTCACCGGCCGTTTCAAAAGGGCCCTTTTGCTCTATGATGTTTAGAGAGGAGACTTGTAATTCTCCAATCTGTAATATAGGCCTACTAGTATCAGGGGTCAAATCGCTTGGGTTAGTTTTAAGGCTACCTCTTTGCTCCGTTACGGCTGTAACTGTCTGTGAGCCCATTACTGCACCTCCGCAGTAATATCTACCAAAATATTAGTAGGGGTAGCACTTGGTGAATAGGTAGTGGCAGCGATTCCGGATGTATTCGTTACAACCACAGGATCGGAAAAAGTACCCGGACTGCCCGGATCACTATCCCCATTTATCGCAGCCTGGAATTGAACAGTCTCGCCTTGAGTAGGGAGATTGAACTGATCTCTAACCTGGGCTTCCACCGTAAAAGGATCGCCGGCAGGAGAGGGGGTCGTGAATCTGGTTTCAGGAAAACGTAACGTAATAGAATTAACCACAGGCAAAGTGGTCTGGGTCTGGAAATTAAACTTCGGGGTAAAATCATCGGTTGTGAAAGTACCACTAGAAATATTCTCGGTGGTTTCTTTCTGTTGAAGTTTGAAATACAAATTAGAATTCAGATCGGCAATAAGATCATGTACCACAATCAAATCTATTAAATTTGCTTCCAATAAATTAGATTCAATAGAAGATTGTAAATCCAACGTCGGGCTATTTATATCTAACTGCAATATCTGAGTACTTCTAACCCAAGACAGAACAGAATTATCAAAATCTGCAGAGGTAACTCCGCCGTACTTGCGGCCTGAATCAACAAAAATGATGTTTTGTTGCGGCCAAGAGAATTTGACCAGAGACCCATTGCTATCATCCTTTCCTGAAAACGCATTGTCATTGAACAAGAAAACAGATTTAACAAAATCCACAGGGTCGCCGGCTAAATAACTGTTCTGTAAGCCGCCTCCCTTAAAAAAGGATACTCTTTTAGTACTGGGATTGACCCCAGTAACAATGATTTCTTCTTCATTCCCTACAAAACCAGCAAACGCACTGGGCCCGAGATAAAGAACATCCCCGGGGTTTATAGAAGATACGTCGTCCAATTCAATAGAGGACGCCCCTTGCGTTTCAGAACTGGTAAATTGTCTATGATAATGTTCCACGGCAAACGCGTCCGCGGACCACCGAACCGTAGGCCCATTGATCAGCGTCATCTGAGACTGCCATCTAAATTCTGAAGGTGTCACATTGGGAAAGAATATAGTTTTGAACGGAGCCAACCGCCATCGCTTGATAGTTATTCCCAAATCCGACGGCAAATCCTCCAACGTCCAGAAAAAGGTCCCATCATAATGTAATTCTTTCACTGGATTACGAATCTGTGCCTGGGCAACAGGAAAAGTATCTACAACTGTTCCATCAGACTCAACCTGAACTAAAGAATTCAGACTTGAACTGAAACTATAGAAGAACCCGGACTCGGGGCCCAATGAAAAGTTACCATCATTGAGTTGGACATTGACTGGCATATTAGCATTATGTCTTTATGAACACTTGGGCCGCAATGACAACAAGGCCCGCCGTGTCGCCTGAAGTATAAGTTACGGTTACCTCGCCATCCGCATCCACAATAGGTATTTCTCCGGTGTCACTGAGGGCGGAACCCGTACCGCCGCCGGACGTACTGAACTGAATCGTAGATGCCGGGCTGGTCAAGAAAGGCAAGGCGTATTGATCTGTCACCCGGGCAGTAATTACAGAAGTAGAAGCCCCATCACCGGCCGCAATAATTGCCTCAACGGCGGTAAGGGCGATAGCAGTTGGGAATGGCCGGAAAGTAGCCAACTGATAATTAGAAGTACTCTCGGTACTCTCTGTCCCATTAATGTTAAATTTCTTTTGCAAGCGGAAGAGGGTATTTCCTTCTATACCTAGATCTTCCACATCAAAAACCTCGGTTGTATCGGCACTCAAATTATTTTGAACGGCTGAAAGAACTGTGGTCAAATTCGAATCGTTAGGATTGATGAACAAAAGATTGTTCGTCCTGACAAATAATAAATAATGACCATTGAAATCTTCTAAACCAGTTCCGGCTTGAAAAGACTGTACGTTATGAAAACCACAACTGTTGATGTTTAGAAATGATCCACCTTTGGTTCGAGAAAGAATCGCCCCATCTAATATATTGATCTTATACAATCCTCCCACATTCGTCTCTTTCAAAAAGTGCTCATTGAAAAACCACAGATTTTCACTAAAAACAATAGGGTCAGACGAGGCAAAACTTACATCCAAAGGACCTGTCAAAGTAACTGTGGCAGGAGACGTGGTGCTGTTGACCGTAACCCGTTCGAATTGGCCTTCAAAACCGGCCACCGTGCTGGGGCCGAGGAATATATTAGTTCCGGGAGATAATAGATCGAATATAGTTCCATCGTCATTATCGAAAGTTACGTTCAACTGGCTGGTACCCTGGGTAGCGCCGGCAGTTAATCTACCTTCATATTTCTCAATAGTAAATGCACTAGACTCAAAAGTGTCGTTGCTGTCGGTCTGAAAAGTAAAACTCTGCTGAAGAACCATTACGAAATTCTCAATAACCCACCTACGAATAATGAATCCCTGATCCGCATCGCCATCGTCTATCCACTCGAGAGACCAGAAACTTTCTCCATCGTGTTCCAATGATTTTATTTGGTTGGGGATGGGAGTATCCAAAGGGTAAGCGAAAGCCAAAGTCCCATCGTCCGCTTTCTGGACCATGGCGTCGGTTTGATGGTCTATACTGTAAAAGTAACCATCCAATCTCACTACATTGGGATTCAAAAGTCTAATGTTTCTAACCATATATTAGGTTATCCTTTTCGGTCGATGAATTACAGTAAGGTCAAATACATTCCCTTGGAGTTCCACATCTCTTTCCGGCTCAGCAATACCACTAGTAACTATAGGAAAACCATTCAAACGCACATTCAGAGTGGATAAATCCATTCCAGCGGCAGGAAGAGGGTCTTTCAGACGTATTATAACATTACTAGTAATGGGAACGTCCGTGATTTGATTTAGATCTGGTACCAAAGATACTAGTTTTGGGGGCCGATTGTCCTCCTCTAAAGTTCCCCAATCTATTTTTTGCCCGATGCGGCCCATGGCCGCTTCGAGTTCCAGATGCACCGTGTCTTTAGATACAAGATTGATGAACTCCGTAGGTATAGGATTTCCGTTTTCATCTGGCTCAGTGGTGGAAAGAGTCAGTACCCAAATCCCGTCGCCCTCGGGGTCATATAAGTTGGGGAACTCGGTTCCCGACCCTAAAGGGTGTTGATCCGAACGAGACGGGGCTTCCTGAGCCACTACAGACTCGTTATTCAAAGCCACTGTGATAGGAACTATCTTCCCGTCCGGGCTCCTACTGTTGCGCAGATAAAATACTACCATATCTAGTTAGGCAGAAAAGTCTATCTGATTCACTATACTATCAATGGCCGATCGGTACAATTGGTCAACAGTTGTTACTGCCGACACGGGGTCCGCACCCTCAACTTCTTGCAGTTTCTTCAGAATGGAACCAGAAGCGTAGGTGTTATCTAATCCATTTCCAGCCCCCGAAACAGAAGTGAATCGTAGAGAAGTAGAATCGAGAGTTCCGGATACTAGCGCAGTAGATGTGTTGGTTCCATCAGTTACTTGGAACGCGTCACCGGCCGACAGCCCAGAAGTATTTCTAATAGTTAGAGTGTCACCGCTGGAATATGCAGAAGTTAGATCTGTCTCTACTAACTGGCGAGAAGCCAACTGCTCACTGGACACGGTAATGTGCAAACCTAAAGTCTCTCTGATATCAGTACCTAGATCCGGGGCATCAATGTCCACAGAACTACGGCCAGAACCAGTAAATGTTGAAGTCACGGTTCCGGACTCGATTATGAAAGCACCGTCTTTTACACGTACCTGGGCGTTTAGGTAAGAAAGATTTCCCACCTTGCCGCCGCCTCCACCAATTTCAGCCTCAGCACGAATTTTATTCTCAATGTCCTGGGCCACGTCAGTGGGCAGAAGATTGTTACCCTGGGCGAGTTCAATATCAACCCCGCTTCCGATGGATTCATCTATCGCTACTTTGAAACGGGCGCTGGCGGGGATAGTAATCAAAGCGCTTGCGGGCGGAATACCGCGCAAGAAACCTCGCTTCATTTCGTTTTTGAATATACTTTGAATAGATCCGCCCCCAGACGCAGTCGCGGTGGTGGTGGCGGAAGATACCCAAATCTCGTCACCTTCTGGATTTCCTCCATTAGGGACTATCTGCGCAATATCTAGCGTGATAGTCTTGGGAGTTCCTCCTGGAAAGTTGACAATGTCACGCACTGTTACGTTTATTGCCATGATTTCCTCCTTTTAGATTTCGAAATACCTTGTTCCCGAAACTATTGTTCTTCCTTGGGTGGAGTGGTCAACAACCCCACTCAAGGTAGTAAAGTCCTCTTCGGTTTTCGGACAAGTACCGGAAGGTAGAAATATAAACTGCCGGCCCGCTTGGCCTACTTCAGTAGTGGCCGTTCCTGTATAATAAGAGCAATCGTTGTCAGCACAAACCCAGCCCGCGCCTCGGCCTAGAGAATAGACATGTAGTCTACCATCGGTTTCACTGTGAAATGTTTTCTCAATGTCTGGTACCCTAGAATCTTGGTTGTAATTAGTGATCTGGGTTGAATAAGGGCAATACTTCCACGTTTTGGCGCCTCTAGTTTTGCTGCCCGAAACAGCCGTTCCGGGGGCAAATATATCTCCTTGGGGCAATATAACCATTACTCTCTGTCCTCCAAGAACTTCTCCCCGCCATCTGCTTTCCGAACCTCAGCCCAATACACCAAATGGAACGGATGTTTCTCTTCTTCGTGATCGGCGCAATCGATAATAATCCAATCGTTGTTTTTCAAAGTTTCTATAGAATTTACGTGCCTTCCCCTAATAGTCGCATCTTTCAGAAAAACTCTATCCTCTTTATATTCTACCCCTTTCCATTTCAACAACGCCTGATAGTAATCAGGTATAAAAATCAAATGTTGGCTAGTCATGTCCAACATTAGTTGATCGTTTGGCTGTATTTGAGCCGCTTCTTTAAGAACTGGGCCACACAGATAGGCGCCCTTCAAATTAGCCAGGCCCTGATCATCATAAGAAACCGACTGCCAGTGCAACTCTAATCTATATTTATTGGAAACTCTCATAAATCCTCTTTAAAAGAATATCTGCTGATGGGGAATGCTGGCCGAGGCCTGCCCTCGTTTACCATCTTCTTTGCCAACGCCGCCTCCAACTTGAGTGACTTTACCAAAGGTTTGAGTATCATCCTGCCCTAATCCTGGGGACCCAGCGCTTACCTGAATATTTCTACCCTGGGCGTCAAAAGAAGTGGCCGGCACAGACCCTGTGAGGACAATACCATCATTGCTTACAATATCGGAACCTTCAATTCTATTCCCTTCAGCAAAACCTTGAATAAAAGCAATATTTCCTGTAAATCCTGCGATTTGGGGTTTACCCTGAAGGCTCCAAGATTCTTGGCCAAAGCCCTGAAAATCTTTCGAGTAAGAATAACTAGTAATAAATAGAGCATTAGTGCCTGTTCTAGTAATAGGCGTAGTTGAACCGGTACAAGGGGCGGGGGTGATAACTACATCCATGCTGGCCGTAGAGTCCGTGCAGGAGGTGGACGGACTTAAAGCCACTGGGGTTGAGGCACCTCCATAATTACTAATACTGACGCTCTCTTGCTCTGTAATTTGTATGTCAAATGCGTCAAAACTTCCCAACTGGAAAAGGCGCTCCACGCTGGGGGAGAGACTAAAACTTACTGAAACAAAACCGCCTGAGATTTTATCGGATGTTACTGTGGTGCCGGCGCCGATTATAACTACCATCTATTCTTTGTCCTCCTGCTTTTCGGATTTAGGATTACCACAAACTGTGCACGGGTCACCCACGGTGAGAGCCTTGCAAGTCTGACATTGGCTCCCTGCCACTTTAGCCTGTCTTTCCTTTTGGGCAGAACTTAGGAAGGCATAACGCTCATAATATGCCGCCTCACCTTTTTTAGCATTATTGCTGGGTCTTCCACAACAAGGCATTTATTTTTCTCCTTATGATCCGCGCGGACAATTATCCGCACAACCGGTAGTTATTAAAGTAAATCTATGTTCATAAACTGTAGGTATAGAACCAGGAATAACGCTGGTTTCTAATCCTGTCACAAAACCCTTGAAATCTACCCCACCAAAAGTGTGTTGGGTATAATCTCTGGGAGGGGTAACTCCAGGGACTGGTTCAGTGGAAACTACTGTAAAAGAAAGAGTAGCCAGACCGTTTGTGGCATAACTTATATTTATAGTCGGGCAGTCTATAAATTCAAACTGCTCAACCATTAGAGATTACCAATCCCCGGTATATCATCTTCAGGTATTTCCACCGGGTCACGGCTTTCTGTGGCTTGGAACACCAAACTATCTGTTTCGGGATCCAAAAATCGCTGCGCTGTATAACTAGCCGATACAAAACTACCCCCCAAACCTATCATATCTGTAGAGCAAAGTAATTCAGCCTTATCTTCGCAAGTATCTGTCTCTTGTTTTTCAGCCAAAAAAGTCTGAAGAACAAACCCGGTTGTAGGAGGATTGGGATCCACATCGGTGGGACATTGCCCTTTGATCGGCTGCGGAGACGCAGCTCGAAGTCTGTAGGAAGTGCTTCTAGTTACCATTATACTGGTAGGTCTCCTTCACATGACGGGATTGAAAACTGGAAAGTATAACTATTGGTAGCCGGCGAAGGCACCTGCACGCTGACCTGGAAATTAGTCAATTTTACGTCAAGTCCTAAAATAGTAAAATCCAAAGTATCAGGGTCCCGGCTATCAAAAGAGAAGGGGGGCCCTGTCCAAATAATATCTGAACCTATAAAGCGGGTAGTATCTGTAACTCTATTAAAGGGGCCTCCCTGGGCACTAGCATTTACCGTCCTAAAAGAACAAATGTCTCCCAGTAAGGTAATGCCATCCAAAGGATCTCCCTCTGTGAAAGCCTCACCTGTTTTGGTTCTTATAATCCTGGTTATATTGCTTTCGCAATCAAAGCGGGTTTGGGTGGGGAAAGAAATACCCGCGGAGGAAGGGCAGGATGCTCCTAGAAACTTATTTGTTGCGCCTTGCGGGAACGCATAAGCAGTTATGCTCAAAGTCCCTGTAGAAGGTCCCTTGAGACGCTTACGAACATCTGTGAACACATTGGGAGCCGCATCGCAATTGCTAATAATGTCGATGAATTCTTGGGACCCCGTGATATTGGCACTTATAATGCCGTCAAACTCAATATCGAAGAGCCCAGCAATTTGACACTCGCAAACCATGGGTGTTCTTTTTCCTCCTAATTATAAGTGATTTGAACCCGCAAATCAACTCTAGTCGCTTCCAAATACTCCGAAAGCAGGGCCACCTTGTCCCAAACTACTATGATCATGGATCGGAATACCAAAGGCCCGCGCTTCGCCAATGAAGTTAGTTGTAGATTCTTCGCTGGTCTCCCCTTGCTTACGGAAGATGATTTGGTTCTCACCCAGGGCGCGCTGTGTGTATATAGCAGTACCATCTCCCTGATCTGATATAGTACCAATCCTAGTATCGCTAACACTCCAGCTGTCCCCCGCCTCATAAGTCGTATTCTCGACATTGAAGCGAACAGAAATACCAGGGGAAAGTGCCACAGATTTTGGCTGAATATCAATCACATTTTCTCCTGTCCCTACGCCATCATCTACTCGTCGGTCTTCGATATCTTCAGGAGGCTTAGCGGGATTAAAGGGATCCCACGCCACGCGATCTGTCCTAACCAGCTCGGAATGCTCTCGTATATTAGTATCCCTGTTGGCAATACGAGTACTGCCTCCACTCGATTCTCTCTTTTCAAAAGATAAGGCCTTTTGGGGTCGACGCTGGGTAACGCCAGTGACGGCGGCAAAAGATGACAAGGCGCGGGCTCTTTGTCTGCGAGATATAGTTTTACCTTCTAGTTCTTGTAATCTATCTTGGCCCGATAGGTTCACGGTGTAAGAAGCCGCGTCTTCAAAAGAAGGGTTGACTGTAACACTCAAAACTCGACCCGTAAAAATCCTCTTTAGATCATTTAGTACTCCAGCCTCGATAATTACTTCTTGATCTATAGGAAACACGGTAGTAGAAGGAACTTCAATAGAGGCACTAAAAGAAGCAGGCAGTGTCTCTCGTGATCGAGTTACTGTAAATGATTTGACGTCTGGGGTCTCGAAAACCAAAGAATCGAGGGACGGATTACCCGCCACACTAACCGATCCAAAAGTTATACGAGCCCGAATTCTTTCGAGAGTAATATTAGCGCAACTGACCATTATATTCTCTCCACAGGGTTGTTGTAAATACGCACATTTACTTTGTCTCCCACGGTAATTTCATCTAGAATCATACTCACAGCGTTGAGCTCTCCGAAACCTTCAACCCTAACTACATACTCTGCGCCGTTTCCGCGGTCCTGGACCACTACGCCTTCCCTGGTAACATCCTCGGTCCGTAGCTGATATTTGGAATCGTTGAAACTCCCGGCCGACAAGAACTTGGGACCAGCCGTTATAGTAATTAAATACTGACTGGAATCCGAATAGGAGTAGTTGATCTCATTTATGATAGACCCATCAGGTAAAACCTGTCCCAATTCTGGCTCGGAAGTAGGCCCCAATATAATAGATTGGGTGGTTACTATCTCCGATTGTAAGGCCAAAAAGTTACGCGCTATTTGCAAACACTCTTGGTCAGTACAAAACGGCAATGTTATATCTATAGTTGCACCATTAGTATTATCCTGTAGGGTCTGGAGTTCCGAGTCCTCTATATCTTGCACTGTCGTAGGGTCTGCGTCCACTATTCCGTCGGCCTGATCGATAATGCCTTCAGCTGGGATCGTTTTAGTGTCATCTATATTGGTTAATTGTGCTGTCGCGGCATAGGTAATAGGGGCCGGAGCATCCACTATAATAACAGGAGTATACCTAACGCCAAATCGTCTAACCACGTTCGGTATAACTTGTCCATCTTGAACTATACCTTTACTACCGGGCGAAGAAACGGTTTCCAAGAATTGCCGAGCAATCTCACCAGCGTTCCCCAGAGGGTCAAAAATATCGATGCTCGGCCTCTTTCTTTCAATGGCCACACAAAGTCTACCATTTACAGCCCGATAGCCTAACCGATCCCCAATATTACAAATAGCCCCATTGAAAGCCGGATCCCCTACCGCTATCGGTTGAACTAAATTATCCGTAGTAAATCGACTCAAATCAACAGAGCCTGCTGAAATACTACCAGGTTCAAGATATATCTGACAAACCGTAGCCGTAAAGGCATCCTCAACAATGCTCAAGAATTCCAAAATAACATTCCGCTGCTCATCGAATGTCCAAGTCCAGTTTTTGCCTTGAGGGAGACTGACTAGCTCTTTCTGGGGCTTTACTATAAGACTGGCGCTGGCCTCTACGCTGCCGCCTCCTGGGGAAGTTATCAACCTAGTAATTTTTTGACCACTAAAAACTACTTCTTGTACAGACACGAAATCCGACTCTAAATTTCCAAACTTATTTAGGCGCTTGAAGCGCTCAGCAGGAATTATAATTCGGCTTCCTATCTGGCTAACGTTAGTATCGCTACAACTCCCTTGCTTGCTCGTAAGACTGGCTGTAGCCGCACTTACTGAACCACGCCCCCCGTCTTCTGATCCAAAACCCACTGATATGTTAGCGGCCCCCGTGCCGGCACCGATTCCGCCTATAGAACCAGTAGTCGTAGAATTATTCAGAATACTTGCAGGGACAGTAAGATATTCTTTTGTGGTATCACCAAAAGTTATTTTGAGGCCTTCTTGGAAATTACCCGAATCAGGATCGGCTCCATCCGGGAGATCAAGATCTATAATATAACCGATCAATGATTCAAAGGCCTTTAATTCGTAGGAATTCTGAATATCATCTAAATAAACCTGATCTAACAAAGGATCATCGTAGGAGATCGAGGCGAATTTACCCACAGCCTGTTCGTCGCATGAATCAGCAGCGCATTCTTTGTAATCTAATACTTCCGCGTTCTTGAGCCCATCGAAAGAATCTCTCAATATTCTCTTGGGCGGTGGATCATACCCTCTAACAATAACTAAATCGGCAGGGTTTCTGATCTGTGTTGTAGGAATGCAATAGCGAACATCTAAGTTCGTTGCTGCGGTTTCACCTACAACAAAAAACCTACCTACACCAAATTCATCTAATTCTAATTCGGCAAATCCCGCTACACCTTCAGGAGGATCTAATAGTTCCACGGCCAAAGACAACTTCAACATGGTAGTGGCGTCCTGGTTTTTTATATCAAAGCCAGGAAGGGTGCCCCCCAGCACTCTTCCGGTACCGGGGTGCACTTGAAAAGGAATAGAGAATTTTTCTAAAACAAACTGGGTCAGCGGCCTGTTAGGCTGCGGGTCTAAAATAAAATTAGTTGGTTCTTCAGCCCCCAAATCCTCGATGGACGTGTATGCAAGACTAGCATTGGGAACTATCATAACCTACCCTCTCCTTACCGCTTCTGGCGGGCGGTGTTCAATGCCTGCTGCGCTGTAGACAGCGCGCTTTCGGCCTTTCCTCTAACCTCAGAAACATTCCTGTTAGTCTCGGTAAGTGAAGTACTAATTCGATTGATCTCGCTGGACCTATCTCTAACTTGAGTCTCCAAGTCAGTTCTGTTGGTGCTAACCTCATTAGTGAGTGCGGTAAGACTATCACGCAGTTCGTCTACTTCAGCCACAGCATTTTCAACCGTGGTGGAGAGCTGGTCCACATTGGCCTCCAATGGTTGAATGGAATCGGACTCAAACGAATCAATCCTGGTTCCGAATTCAGAAATGTTTGTCTCCGTTGTGTCGATGCGGTCGCCAAACTCTGTAATTACTTCGCTAAATTCTGTAATATTACCTTCGACCGTCTCTATTCTAGAATCAATAGTTTCAATATTAGATGTATTAGTATCCACACTTTCTATGGTCTCATCCAGCAATGTTTGAAGATCGGAAACAGTAGTGTCTAGTCCTTCTAGCTCTTGCAGGGACTCTATTTGCGGCTCTATGGTTTCGACTCTTTCAGTCAAACCGGCGACATTGGTTTCAATCTCTTCAGTATTGATATCTGACAAGGCGGCTTCGATTCTCTCCTCAACAGTTTGGCCGGTATCCGGATCAACAACGCTCTCAAGCACTGCCACTCTACCTAAAGCATCGGAAACATCAGCGCCCACCGAACTTAAGGACGACCCTTCAATCGCGTCGGAGAAAGACGAGCTCAGATCAGGAATGCTTACCTCCAAAGGCGTGTTCGAGACCTCTACAGTAAGTGTATCAGCCAAAGCATCGGCAATGGTAGTTCCTAGATCGCTTATAGTAGATGAGAAATCAGACGGCAATTGCACCCCTTGGCTGGCTAATTGCCCTAGGACTTCTTGTAATCCAGCAAAACTATCAGCCAATCCCTGAAGAGCCTCCGTTTGGGCGGCGCCACCAGCTCCTCGCCGAGTTATATCTCTTTCAGTATTTGGAATAGCGGGGCCGGGGTCGCGATCTCGACCCCCTTGGGTTCTTGTACTTACAGTCGCAGTTGAAGCGGCTGTGGCATTTCCGTACTGAGAACGGGTCTTCATTCGCGTAATTTGGTTATAATTAGACGGCCCGTGATACATATCTCGAATATCCCGGGCGCCTTCCATAGAAGAACCTGGAACATTAGTGAATGACAGCGGGCCCTTTTTCGCAGCCCCGGTAGGCTGGAATACTCTGGTCCCGGGCTTACTCAACTGGTCCATAATGCCCTTCATCTTCTCCAGACCAGTCAAAGCTCCTTCCACCTGACGTTTAACACCGATTGTTTGTTCTTCGACAAATCGGCGGGGAGCCTGCTCGGCCGGGCCTCTCTGGAATCTTTCCTGGAAAGTCTCGCCGTATATTCTAGTGCCGCCGGCGCGTTCTCGCATGGGCCCAAGTTGTGGGGCCATTGCGGCTTCTTGGGCAGTGGCTTGGCGCATGGCTTCCATGAGATCGCCCGTCAAACGATCGTACATCCCTGTATCCCCCGAAGGGGTTCTAAATACATCGGCTAAGCCAGTTCTTCCTCCCGCCACCGGGGCCATTCCGGCTGTTTGGGCAGCACGTCTTTGCGACGGCGTAACTGCCTGAGGAAGTGCTCCAGCGCCCGTAGCCGGCAAACCGCGGGCATAGGCTGCGCCCGCTAATTGGGGGGCAACTGGAGCCGCCCCGGCCCCGGCCGCTCCTTGGGCCATCGCAGCGGTGTTTTTCACTATCTGATTCAAATGCTGATTGGCTGTATTCTGCGCTTGGACCACCGGATTGAGGGCCTGCTGGTGGGCTTCGGCCATAAGTTGTTTCTGAGCCTGCTGGGCGCGCTCCTTGGCTTCCGTTTTAAGTTGCTTCACAAAGCGCAATGCGTCTTCAATTCCCGGAACGCCTTTGAAACGTAGTTCTCCGCCTCGCATTTCAGCCTGCTCTGACTCTGCCAACTGTTGAGTCAAAGTATCCATGTAGTTACGGGCGCGGCGCTCCATGCCCGTACCCTCGAGCTCGCCGCCCACTAATGCCGTGGCAATGGCCTCCCGTAATTTGTCGGCCTGTTGCTGCTGCTGGCGAAGAGCTGCGGTCTCCTCATCTTGTTGTTGCTTGATCCGGGCTTCTTTTTCCTCAAACTCAATGTCGGCCAATTCCTTGTTCCGCTGCCGCATTTCCTGCATAGACATGGGCCCGCGATATTTATCTTCTAATTCTTCCCTACGTCTTTCGAAATCAGTCTTAAAGCCAGGCTTTCCAACGCGGGCAAAAGGACCTTCTAAATCGGAGTCTATCTTCTCATAATGCAGCATCTCGGCCTTCTTGAAATCATCAATAATTGTTTCAATGCCCAATGCTAAACCTTGCGCAGCCTCGGCCATACTCAACTGGGCCCCGGCCCTTTGGAGTACATCTTGGGACTTGGCCAAGTCCGCAATTGTGTTCTTCTCTGCGTCAGCAAAGTTTTGTAGAACCTCTGCTTTTCTTTTCTGCAGTTTCTCTAATAGTTGGGCGCGCTTATCGACTACTGGCTCACCGGTAGCCCCTGGGCGTGCAGCGGCCGCAGCCTCTCTTTCCGCCATAGTCTCGAAATGTTTTCTAAATTTCGCGGCTATTTCAGGAATGGCCAAAAGTTCTTCGGCCAATTCAGCACGGGCCTGCTCTGATCTCTTGAGAGCCGGATGGCCTGCTTCCCGGCCGGTCCGACGTAGAGCAGCCTCTTGTTCTAATTGTTCATAATACTTATCGGCTATTTCTTGGAATCTTCCACGAAATTCCTCACCCACACCACCAGCAACACCTTCCCGTTGCTGATAGAACTTAGGCATAAACATACCAGGATCTTCGGTGCGCTTACTAATACCCAGAGTTCCCATAATCATATTGGAAAGGGCTTCGGGACTGACTTGCCCGGCAAATTGAGCCAACTCTTTGCCCTCTACTCGCGCCAGCCCTTTCTTTAGGGCCTCTTTCTTTTGTTCCGCACTACCTTCCGCATTGATTTGGGCAATAGTTTCCAGAACGCTCACCATCTTATCGAGCATAGGTGTTTGTTCTTCTAGGCTGGACACCAGGGCGCCAGTTTGTTCCTGAATGGTATCCATCATCAACTGCTCGCCTTTGGTCGTACCTTCTAACTGGGCCTTGAAAGCAGCCTCTTGTTGTTTAGTAAGTTCTCCTTCGGCGGTGGCCAAGTCACGAATCATTTCATTGAAATCCGCCAACTGCTTACGGATATTTATGGTGGTCTCAACACCACGCTCTACGGACTGCTGTTGTCTTGAGTACTCTGACAATGCGCGACTAAAACCCTCACCCAGATCTCTTTGCAGAGACTCGATGGGGGAGAGTTCTTTCAAACGCTTACCTAGATCGGGCTCGCCCACTATAGGCATACCCGCCAACGCCCCGGTGGTGTGCTCCAACAATTCGAAGCGGGCTTGTTCTTCTATTGCGGCATCCCTAGCCGCAACAGCCGCTTCTTCTAAAGTCATCTTCAAAGTCTGGAAAGCCTTTTCTACATGTGCCAACTCGGTGAGTTTGAAGATTTCCTTCTGCATGGACTTTACCATTTCTTTGGTGTTAGCGTCCAACACATTGAAGTTCTTTTCTATTTGAGCCGCAGACATTGCAGCATTGTCACCACTCTCTCCCAGGGCTTCGTTATAATTGTCTTGAATGTGTTCCAAATTAGCCATGGCTTCAGCCAGTTGGTTCATTTCATCGGGCAGAGACTGCATAATTCTTTGCTCAACCGACATCTCTCTAAACCGGGCGGGCCCTATATCAGGCAGACCTTCTTTCGGCATCCTAATACCCGCCAAAACCCCCGTGGCCTGAACATTCAGAAGTTTCTTAGTCTTTTCGGCAGCCGTGGCTATCTCCGACCGGTCGACAATCAACATATCACTCACGGCCTGACGTAGCTCTTCTCCCATTTGGGATTCACGAACCACCTCTACTGTGCCTTCTACAGCGTTCTCGAAATAATAAAGAAGTTCGCCCGTGGCTTGATCCATTCCAGTTATAAGAGTCCGGGCGCGCTCTATAGCCTGAGCGGGGGCGCCTGCGGCCGCCGGGCCGGCCGCCTCTTCCATCAAAGTCCGGGCCTGTTCAGCCGAGATAAACCCAACCTCTCCAGCCCCAGTGGCAGGGCCGCGCCGGGCGCGCATACCTTGTTCCATAAATCTCTGCTGGAGGCGGCCAGCACTTGCGGTAGATTCAAATCCTATCTGCCCTCCCAAACCCAAACTTCGGGCAATGTAGCTCAAAGCCACACCGCCGGTAGTGGCTTCTCGCCCAAATTGGCCGGCGTCGGCGCCGGCCCCGATGGCAGTTCGCATTCTTTCCCCGGTGTACACTTGTCGCGCAATTTCTCCGGATTCAAATGTGGGCATCTGATCTAATATTCTCTTCATATTGCCCACAATGGCCGCAGCTTCTCCACGTAACTCTAATTCACGTTCGACTGCTTTATTCATCTCCTCTTGTATACCCACGGGGGCTATCCCCTCGGCCGCCAGTTTTTCTCGCTCTACTACTAACTTATTTATCTGGTCCCTAGCATTCTCGAGCTGCTCGACAAGCGTAACGTCTTTGCCTAACATGCCCAAGAACTTGTCCCAGCCGCTCCGGGCCTCGGTTAGTTCTTTAGAATAAGCCTCTATTACTTTCGTCTGCATAGCGGCGGCCGTGGCCTTCTTAGCGTCAGCAGCCGTAGAAGTCAAATATTCCATGGCCGCGCCGGCTTCATATATATACTCCCCGGTTTCGCTGATACCTTCGATGCTTTCCGGTCTCAAAGCCGCTAAAGCCTCGCCAGTTTCATAAACTCTATCTTCGTATTCTTTCAAGGCTACCAGGGGTCCCTTGAAAGTACCACCCCTAATATCTTCCTTCAATTTAGCTGGATCCTGTGCGGCCCTCACGGCAGAAGCATACTTATCCCAAGCGTGAGAAACAGACCGCAAGTGCTTACTTTGAGTATTCAAAGCGTCTACTTGATCCATAGTTCTACCGATACTGTTGTACAGATCGTCTTCTACTTCTTTTCCACTCTTGCCTACTTGAGAGAAACTATAAGCCAGGGCGCCCAGCACAGCAATCAACGCGCCGACTCCAGTTACTGCTAAAGCCTTCATTCCTGTACTCAATGCCTTGAATCCAGCGGCCGCAGCAGATGCAGCCTTGCGCACTCCTAACAGTTTCCGGGCCACTAATCCTAACTCATCGGAGGCATCAACCATTTGGGCAATGTCCCCGGCCATGGCCACTTTTCCGGTTCCTCTAAAGGCGCCTTTGAGACTACGCCCCATCATTCCAGGAACGGCCCGCATACCACCGCCCTTCTTGATTCTTTCCATCATGCCTAATCCAGCTTCAGCGCCCCCGTAACCCATGAGTGCATCTAAAGTATCAGTAACAATCTCAGCTCCCTTATGGAAAGTAACCATAAATGCGCCGGCGGCCACGGCTGCGGTCTTGAACGCGTCCGGCATACCCTCCAGAACACCAATGGCCTTACCTAGTACTGTCATGATGGAGGTCATGGCCGGCAAAATGGCTTTACCCACATCCAAAGCAAATCCTTTTACAGTTTCTCGAAAGACTTGCATTCTCTTATTGAATGTCTTCATGGCCTCTTGATTCTTACGCACAGCGAAACCTTGGGAGTTGGCGGCGTCGGCCGAAGCATCTAGAACCTCTTCAAAGTTCTCCATCAAAACCACAAACTTGTTATAATGTCGAATACCCGCCATGGACTGGGCAGTGGTGAGCTGCTGGGCCTTATTCAACTCGTCCCACTTGGCGGCCAATTCTCCCAGAACATCCATCGCCGGCCGAAGATCTCCAGTTACATCCTGAGTTTCAATTCCTAACCCGAGCAGCTGCTTCTGGGCTTTAGGCCTGCGCATCGCACGGAACATGAACTTGGTTCCGGTGGCAATCTCCTTACCGGTACGTCTGGTAACCGCACCAATGGAGGTTACTATGCCCAAGAAATCATTATAATCGACCCCGGCGGTTTTGGCAGCGGCTCCCGATCTCTGAACCGCCAGGGCCAGGTCCTTCGCAGTAATCGCGTGCTTGGCTGCGACAGCCGCCCAGGCATCTACGGCTTTCTCCGCAGAACCAACTTCGTTAGTGAACAGTTTCATCACCGCTGTGATCGCCTCGGTCGCTTCTTCAGCCTTTAGGGTAGTGACGTTTACGGCTAACATGGTCGCCCGGGTCCGCTCCATAATCTTATTCATTTCCAAACCCTGCTGACCATAAACAACCATACCGTCTAATACTTCCTCTATAGAAACACCAAACTCCCGAGCAAAACCGGCGGCGCCTTCTTGCATCCTCTCAAAGTTAGTGGTGGTTGTATCCATAACCTTTCGAAGATTGGCAATCTTGGTTTCAACTTCAGTCACCGTTCGGACTAGGTCGCGGAAGGCTCGTATCATACCATAAATAATACCAGAAGCAAATCCCCACTGAACCACTCGCCGGAGAGCATTCTTCATCTGCATGCCAAAACCACGCACGGCGGCGCCGCCTTGTTCCATGCTGGATTTTATAGTATTGCCCATACGTTTGAAATTGGCGGTAATCTTCTGAACTGGCTTACCTAGTTCATCGGTTACCTCGAACTGCATCGGCTCAAATTGTTTACCGGCAGCACCTAGGGCCTTGTAAGAGGGCAACTGGGAAATTTTTTCCAACTGCTTTCGGCGGGCCTCCACGGCCTGCTCAATATTGGCATACTGCTGTTCAACCCCCATACCTCGACCCAGGGCGCCACGCTGTTGCTTGGTTCCCGTCATAGTCGTTGCTAACACCTGACCAATATCTTCGGGCTTTACTCCCTTGAGGGCGGCGGCTACTCTATTAGCATCGTCACCCATTTCCTTCAACGATTGGGCGGCTTTTCCGAATTTACCACTCATTGGGCCAACCATGGAGGAAGACTTGCGCAAGAACTCGGTGACCTTCTGAAGATCAACTTTCATCTCATCAGGATATTGTAACATCTGGCGGATAAGGCTACTCCAAACTTGGGTTTGATCGCCTCCCTCACGCACAGTGGCTACAGCTTCTTCAAGATGTCCACCCAGACGCTGCATAAAACTGGACGCCTCGTCACCTTCGCCGGCGACTCCGCGTAATGCGGCCTGTATATTCTCCGGTCTTCCTGTATCGACGCCTTGGCCTCTAAGTTCAGGCAGCAATTCTCCCTGTTTGGTAAAAAACGGGCTGGCCCTGGTTCCAGCCCCGCGTCCAAATATTTCTCCAGAAGATTCTATGGACTGGGCTATTTCTTGTATTTGCCTATTAAATTTATCTAGTAATTGTCCGAATTCAGGCGTGTCTACTTGTCCAGCCTGTTCCATTTCGGCAATCTGTCTCTGAAGATCCCGAGCTCCCCGCATCATGTTCTCGGTATAAGAAGACCAGAACTGCTGATGTATTTTCACAAATTCAAAATGCCCTGAAATGCCCGAGATCTCCCCGGCCTTTTCGAGCTTGGAGTAGGTAGCCCGGGCTTTATAACCGGCGCGCATCAAGCGTCGGCGCATATCTTGAAATTCTTGGGGATCGGGTATCGATCGCGCTATTGCATTTTGAATTTCTTCTATTTCCTCGGCAACACCACGTAGTTCTGGTCTATCCGCCAAAGGTATTTTTGGAACATCTCCAAGTTTCTCGACGCCCCGGGCGCCCCGGCGAAGCGGAGCTAGGCCATGTAACTGAGTTCCAGACATCAAAGCCTCTTCGAAGGCGCCTAATTTCTCTTGTCCGGCGATAAACTTACCCCGGCCAGCAAAATCTAACCGGCTGCCAACTAGATCTTTTACTTGGCCCCGAACATCGCCGGCGCCTGGGCCCGTTCCTTCAGCGGCTTCTAACAGCCCTTCGACATAAGAAGAATTTAGTACTCGCGCGGCATTTCTTGTGGCATCTAGAATCTCGGGGCGGGCCTTGATCAAAGATTGAAGTTGTTTCTCTAGAAAGCCTTTGATCTGCTCCCCGCCTTCACCAGTTAGACGGGCAAATTTCTCCGGATTGAACTGATAGGCAAGCATCTCTTCGGCCAGAGTATGCTCAAATTCAGACATGAGTTCTTGAACTCGGGCCTGTGTGATGCCTTCAACCCGTTCTGTCCCGCCGCGGGCAGTTGGAAGTTCCGCGGCCCGTCCTGTCTCCAAGGCTACTTGGCCCGCCTTATATCGTTCAAACTTCTGACGGACATTTGGAACCTTTTCAATAAATCGCCCTATCGCAGCACCGCCAGGTCCTCCTCTTGCTAGAGCGCCGGTTCCACTTCGCAGGCTTTGAACTATCCGGGAAACAGCAGTCTGCCACTGCTTGGCGTATTTATGAACATTTTCATGTCCCATAGTCTCTACAAATTCTTTGAGACCTTTTCTCATCTCATTCAAAGCATCGGCACCCAGTTCAGCCGGAGTAACTGTCCCCTCTGCTATCTGGCCTAACGTGCGAAGAGATTCTTGGAACTTTTGCAATTGGTCTTCACGGGCCACCACTTGGCCTTCGGCTGGGCGCCCTCTCTTATAAACGTAAGCACCTTTGGCTGGAAACCCAACCAATTTCTTCATCTGTTCTCTGGATACAACCTTTAGAGTATCAGCAATACTCTCAAACCAACGCGATAGTCCCTGGGACAAGAAACGGGCGGATTGCTGGGGATCCAATTCATCTCCTGGATCAGCCGCCATTAGATCAGCCTCAACCTGCTCCTGTATTTGTTGAGGTAGCATTTCAAGAGCCCGGCGAATTCTCTCCACGGCTGGAATTTCTTTCAAATCTTCAGCCATGGATTTTCTTGTCGCCGCATAGCCCGGGAAGAAAGACTCCATAATGGCTTTCTGGTCTATACCTTTTATGAAACCAGCCTTGCCTTGGGGTGTAAGAGCCTTCTGTATCTCCTTAGTGGCTTCTCCAGCGGTCATGCCTTGCTTAACAAGAGCCTTGCGCATATTTTCCTTCATCATATCAAACATGCGTACGATTACATTGTAAATATCTAATTCATCTACCATACTTTCTACGGCAGATAAAAGATTTGCTCCTGATAAATCTTCTGGAAGAACTTTCTCAATACCTTCTTTGGCAGCAAAGCCACGAAGTCTCTCGGCACCGCCGGGGCCGGCAGCCATAGTAGTCAGGCGGCCGCGCATCTGTTCCTGCATCTGTTTACTCATGGTTCCTAGTTCGCCTAGGAAACCCTCGCCACCCTCGAGGCCTTCTTTTATCTTCCCTAATTGCCCTTTGCGCAGGGCTCCCAAGAATTCTGTCGGGCCGGACACTCCACCACCGCCGTGTTTCTGAGCCAAAGACTTGTTGATGCCTAACATAATAGCACCTACGAAAGTCTCAAAGGCATCGCCTACTTGATCTGACCCTGCCCGCACAGAAAGCATCATGCGGTTGAACATGTCAGTAAGAAGTCCAACACTCTTTTTACCGGCAATATGGGCGTGCGCTTCAAAGGCGGCGACGTCGGGGGTATCGGGCCGCAGAACGGCCTTTTGTAGATCGGGAGTTCGGCCTTTAACAACCTTTCCAAAAAGCTTGCTATATTCTCCCATACCGCCCATGCCGCCTTTAGAGAGAGTTTCGCCTTCAATCTTGCTAAACAATTCTTGCATATTGGCAGAACTGGACTGGGCTGCCGCTACAAAATTCTCTAACTCGGAAGCGGCTTTCCGGGCTACATCGGCATGGAAAGTTATATGATCACCATCGAAATCCAAATTCATCGCATGCTCCCTATAACTAGGAGTTAATGCGTCAATTTCACCTTGTAATTGATCTATATCGCCTCGGAGTTCCTCAGCGGCAGCGCTGGCTCCTTCCCCAGAAGCCATTAGATCCCGTAGATTGCCCAGTTTCATATCCTTCAATTGTCTCAAAGGTGCCAACATTGCCGAGAGATCTTCCGGGGAACTGACGGGCATAGGTCCAGGAACACCTAAAGCCCCGGCTGGCATTGTTTCTTCGCCAACTACGCGGGGCTTTGCGGGTAAGAAACTTCGGGGACCTGTGGTTGGATAGCGATGCAGCAACCCAGGTCTTTTTAGTCTCTGGCCAGCCTCTTCAGGACTTATCTTCAACCGTTTAGAAGTCGCCTGAACTAGGTTCTGCCAGTCTTTTTGATTTATTAGAACCGCATCTCGTGGTATACCTCCTTGGGCCTCGCCAAGGGCCCGCATTCTTTCCAAGGCCATTAAAGCCTCGTCTACGTTCTGTCCCGCATCTCGCATTTGAGTCAGGCGGGCGGCAACCGCCTCCAGTTCTCTGGAAACATCTGTGGGGAATTCTAGGGCAGCGCCGTAAGGGGCAAACCCTGCCCCAGCCTCACGGGCTTGGGCCAAACTTCGACCTTTGGCCGCCGAAGGTTTTACACGGGTAAGGGCGGTTTCAGCAAACAGGGCCATCAATTGTTCTTCTAATTGTTCCAAACGTGTAAGAGCCTTGCCGGCCGCCTCGCTGTCCGCGGAGAGAGTAACCCCTAACTCGTTCATCACAGATTGAAGAGCCTCTACATCTTTAAATACCGCTCCCAGGCTAGGAACTTTACCTTTACCGGCGGCCCGTTTACCTAAAACATCCTGCATAGCAAAGAGTTGTTGCTCCATAGGCCTCTTTCTTTGCTTTTGCTCATCTAAATATTTTACATAATCAGAAGCGGATCTCTTCACATCAAACACTTTACCGCCTCGGCCTTCAAACTTGATGCCGGCGGGCCCTTGTCCTAGGGCCTCTACCACAGGCATAAATTTAGAAACGAATTCTTGGGCGGCGGCGGCACCTTCGTCTGTTTCTATACCTAATTTTCTAATCTCGGCAATTTGGTTACTCAAAGCCTGAGAAGTGATCTCCGCGGCTTCCTCTAGCGCCTGGGCATTATCGGTAATCGGGGCCTTACCCATGGCTGCCCGGGCCTTTGTGGCTTGTTCGGCAATCTGGTCCATCAATCTAGTGATCGGACCAGCACCAACAGTTCCGACGTCTGTTCTATACAGGTCTCGTTCTCCGGCCACGCCGCCGACCTTTGGAACCCGGAGCCGTCTTTCCCCACCTTCTCTGGTGGGTATACGCATGGCCATGGCCTCTTTCATTTCGGGATCAAGGAGGGTTCCTTTCAGGTCACCCGGGGCAGCGGCTGCTTGCGGCAATCGCTTCAACTGCTCCGGACGAATCTCCTTAAGTCCGGCAGTTGCAGCATCGGAATCACCGGCCAAGTTACGCAACTGGGCAGAAAGTTCGGCAAAATTATCTGTAAGTTGGGAAAGCACTTTCTGCATATCCGCAGCAATTTGGGCCGTTCCCTTACCCATCTTCAGGCCTTCTACATCGGCCGCCCCGAAGTATCGAGGCTCGATGGGCATTTCACCTTCCATTCCCATCTTGGGAAGACGTCCGAAAGCTACTTTACCTGTCATTACGGCGGCTTTACCGCCTTTAGCCTGGGCTAACGGGCCTTTAGTTACTACTTCGGCCCCGGTGAAACCTTTCAACCCCATTTGTTCGGCCACTTTCCTAACCGCGGAAGCAAACTCTTCTCCGCCCTCTTCCATGGCCGCAGATATTCTATCGGCAATTTCTTGCGCCGAGGCACCTGTTGCGTCAGCGATAGTATTAGACATCATCTCCATTGGGAGACGCAAAGACCCTCTTCGAGCAACAGCAGAAGTGCTCATGGCGACTGCGGTGCCGGCCGGAAGACCATGTTTCTTTGCGAGTCCTGGAACGGCTTTAGCCACACCTTTGATACCGCTGCGCTCCGTCATCTTCATGCCGGTAACAGCTTCACCGATCTCTTCAATAACAATTCGATAGCCTTTGACGCCATCGATCATAGTCTCTTCTATTTTCTTGACTTCGGCCCGAACTCCCTTCATATCAAAAGGAACTTCTTCTAATTCTTCTCCTTCGCCTCGGGTACCCAATACTTGCCCTTTGGTAAGTTGAGCTCCTTCTTGTATTCCGGTTCCGAGCCCCTTCACGACCTGCTGTCGAAGTTCTTTCATCGGCATCTTCAGCAGGTCTGGATCGAAGAGCATCTGATCTTCGAATAATTCAGGGATCATTCCTGGGTCTACTAGGGCCGTTTTAGCCTCTTTGAAAGCACCAGGCTTATACATGCCCGCCTGATAAAGTTCTCTCTCGCCGCGGCCCATAACTGAAGGCACTCCGCCCCCCTCCAGTTCTTGCAACTGGTGAGGCTGGAAAATTCGGGCGGCACGCATAGCGCCGGCGCCGCCTAATCCAAGGGCCGGAAGGTTCCTGGTTTGTACAGGCAGTCTTACTTCTTCAACTGGCCCCGGGCGGCCTCCTTCACCCTCTCCTCTAATTATTTCAGTTCGAGGGGCCACAGACTCGGAAAGCCCCGCGGTCGTCATGGCTTCTATGCCCAATTTACGTAACTGGTCCCGAAGTTCGGCCGATGCGCTAGATGCCTCATAGAGATACTTATTTACTTCAGCAATAATTGTCGCTTCATCTTCCAGGGCCGAAAGCCTTTGCTGCAAAGCCCCCGTTACCTTAACAGCGGCTTTAGCCTCCCCGGCTTTCTGAACTCCGGCCAGAGGTTTACCCGGCTCAACCGGTGGTAATCCTTCAAATACACCACTAACCATTCGGCGGGCCTGAGCTTCAAAAGCACCTACGTCTTTGCGGGCCACCCGGCCTAATTTAGCCAGTTGCTCTTGTCCGCCCGTTGTAGTAGTGAGTTGTCTAATTCTGTCGGTAATAACATTAGACAACCGCTGTAAATTGCCGTCAACCATTTCAATGGTCCGGGCGATATGCTTGGCCCGATCCCCAGTGCGCTCTACAGTGGCGCCGGCGCCTTCGCCCACTTTTACTCTGCCAGCTAGACCGATGCGTTTCATTAGTTCGGGAGTCATGGCCTGCGGGGCCTGCTGACGCATAGCGGCCACCAGTTCTCTAATGGAGCCGCTTACTTGCCGTACGGTCTCTTGGGCACCTGCTTGATATCTTTCGGCCCGGCGGCCCTGAACTCTTTCGGTAGGGGTTTTGAAAGCCTGCTCGCCTGTCTTCTCTTTGGGAGCATCTCCCAATAGGGCGGCTTTCTGGCCGGTGCCGCCGCCGGCTGTTCTCTCCGAGCCGGCGGCGCGGCGAGTATCAATATTCGCACCAAGACGGACGTTAGTGGGCCCCTGCTGCCTTTCAGCTTCCAGAATCCGGCGAGGCGGGGCGCCTGGCTGCGGCCGGGCTCCAGATACACCAGCGCCGCCCGTAGGTCCGGCCGCACCCCGCGAAGTTTGCTGGGCGGCTTTCCTGCGCGCGGCGGCGAGTTCTTGAGTGGCGCGAGCCAAGTCGGCTTCGGCTTTCTCGAATTTACTAGAATCCCGAATAGAATCCTGCCTAATTCTTTGTCCACGTCGTATAGAGCGGAAAATCCGCTTTTGTTCTCGTTCTAATTTCTTCCGGAGTTCATCCGTAAGCCCACGCTCGTCCGCTTCCTCACGGATCCCCCGTATTCTACGCCCCGCTCCGCGAATTACCGTCTCATTGCGCTCTAACTGGCGGGCGCGTCGGCCTGTAGTTGGGGCGGCAGGGGCCGATGGGCGGGCCCCTTTCATAATGGCACTTAGTTCATTTACTGCTTTTACAACTTGCTCGCTGGCTCTAGTGAATGCGGATGTTTCTGTAGCAATCGCATCCCGTATGGCTTTGGAAATTTGACTAGCGTCCACTTGAGAGGCCTGTGCTGCGCTTCTAACCGTAGGGGTAGCAGCCGGGGCGCGTCCTCGCCCGGCGGCACCTCTAAAGGCTTTCCCAAGAGACTGATTGATTTGTTTTTGTACTTGTCGGGAAATAGCATCTAGACTATCTTGTTCTAGTTCTATTGATAACCCGATCTTGAATTCTTCTTCTACCAACTATCCTTTTCCTCCACCGTGATTATCGCCGATTCCGACGCGCTTGCGCTCTATTGCGGGCTCGTCGGCTATTCGGGGCAATAACTTCTACATCCGAAGCGCCTTCAGCCTTTACGCGCCCCTCCGTGTAAGCCATGTTCATATATTCAGGATGATTGGCGGTAATTATAAGTTCCTCTCCTCTATCCCAAGCCGATAGTTTCTTTTTGCTGCCCGCACCCTGCCTCTTGACTTTGCCTTCATTCCTTTCCTGTTCCTTTTGCTTGAAATAACGCTCCATGTAGGCATCAAGGGCTTCATCATCATTTATAGTATCCGAATCTGGTTGATCGTCCGGAAGCATTTCATAAATAGATTGATAATAATTACTCCAATACAATAAAGCCAATTGGTCCGGGGTCAAATCTTCCAACCCCCGTTCAAATAAAGGTCCTCCTATTTTCAAAGCCGAGGTGTAACGTATACGCCATAGGCTATGCCTGGCCAAATAACGTAGAGTCTTTGTGGTCTGGCCCTGATTGAATTTAGCAAATTCAGCAATTGCTTCGGCCCTAAACATTATATCAGTTTCATTCTCAAAATCTCGAAACGTGGACCAATACTTATTACCATATACATCGTATGTGGCCGACCATGCCAAATAAAGAAGGGATTCCTCATCGGCTTTCTTTTCTGCCGATAAAAGAAGCAGATCTTCGCTCTTGCTACGTATCTCGTCTACTTCTTTTTCCATCCTCTCTATATTATCAAGGATGGTTTTTCGGCGACCTTCTATTTTAGTTAGTTGTAATACTCTTTTCTGGCCAGTAATTTGTTCTTCTAATTTCTTTATTTTTTCTTGGTCCGCAGGACTAATTATTTGACTCTTATCCAAACGCCCTTGGAGTTCCTCTAATGAAGGCAGTCCTAGAGATTGCGCCTCTAGCAGCGCCTTCTCTCGAACACAGCGGCTTTGTATGATTTCATCAGAGGTAGGATGGCAGAATATCAGAAATTCACTACGATCTCTAGATTTTACCTGGACCAAGAACTTGTTATGAATTATAGAATCTAGGGCTTTCTCTACCTCCTGATAGGAGAGTAGTTCCTCAGCCATTATTCGTCCTTATCAGAGTCCTTTTTGGGCGAAGATTTCTTATTCTTACTGCCTTTGGGGCGACCTCTGCGGCCTTTGGTGGTGCTCTTTTTAGTAGCGGTTTTTTTGGTGGTGGTCTTTTTAGTGGCCGCTTTCTTGGTTGAAGTCTTCGGCTCTTCGTCCGCCGTATCTGGTTCTTCGGTTTCTTCAGCCGTGTCTTGAACCTGCCGCACTGCATCGTTCAGGCGCTTCTCAGCGATCTTTCTCAAAGCCTCCTGCTCCGGAGTGTTCTCCAAGAAGTTGCTTTCCAGTCCTTGCAACCACAGCATCACTTCAAAACGGGCCTTTACTGTAAGAGAAGTGTTTGTCTCATCTAAATACTCTTGATGGGTCTCCCAAACTTTAGAACCATCTTTGTTTTGCACCACTCGGCTGGTGAGGAACTCGGTTCTAGCATCCTCAGCCAAGTTCTCACAAGTATTACCCAAAGGACCATTTACCTTCTGATTTAAACGGAAAAGGCGATCACGTAGCTCGGCCACCTCAATGGCAATACCCTCGCGCTCCATCTCATCTTCTTCATCCGTCATGTTTTCCAATTTGAATAAAGCCGCAGCCAAAGATACCCGAACCTGCTCCACTTCTTGTGTGTACTCGTCGCTTAAAATACCACGCTCTTTCAGAGTCTCTAGCATCTGGGCTTGGGTTGGAAAACCATCGGCCAGGGCCTGATTAAAAACTTTAGAATACTGCCAATCAGCCTTTCTTATTTCTTCTCCAGAAGGGTCGGAGATAAAGAACTCTCGCTCTTCTCCGTCCACCTCAAAAGTGAATGATCGTCTAGAATCTAGAATATCCTGTACAGTTCTTTTAGAACTATTCTTTTCGGCTTCAGCCATTTTAGTACTCTCCTTTTCCTTTGCCTAACGTCTCGGTCTAACAACCGGCGGCCTATTGACTTCTACCACATCTTCCGAAGTAGGTACAAATAAGACTTTATAGTCCTTATCGAGAAGTTTTTTTAGATCTCGAATTGCGTCGTTACCGGCGCGAAGTACCTTGGATCGAAAAGGCTTATAACGCTGTGGGTCTCCAATAGCCACTTCAGAAACGTCTAAAACATGATCGAAGAATTCAGTGATTATCTTTTCACTCTCCCTCTTCAATTTATCCTTGGATCTTTCCAAGGCCTTTTCTTCTCTTTCATCCATGTAAAATATCTCCTTCCCGTAAACCAAACCTTGCCTCCTCCGGGCTAGCCGGAGGTACTAGTTTCCCAACCGCCGGTTTCCCGACGGCTGGGAATTTCAACCAGATTAAGAACCAGTTCCAGAGCCGAGTCGGCTGTGGTTAGGGTTGATCTGGAAGCCTGGGTCGGCCACCAAGTCAGCAACGTCAACTTCACCGAGTACGGCAAAGATTCTGTTAGTGCCTCGGAAACCATAAGTCTGCGTGGCGTTCTCACCCAGGGTAAGGTTATACGCCTCGTCAGTAATTCGAAGGTCCTTCGCAATAACCGTCTTAAGCGGTCGTTCACGGTGGGTATTGTCCTTCGTGGGCTGCGATGGAATAGCAGTCGGGGAACCTGTAGGATCACCGTCCGGATCGTTACCCGCACCATCATAATAGATGAAGCGAGATCCTCTCTGGAAGTATTCATCACCAACCATTTCACGAGTAACAACACGCCGTTGGGAACCAACTCCACCAGCTTCCTCATCGGTCTGCTGATAGATCTGAACAACAAGGTCGAGTCTCTCGTTCGCGGTCATGAAGTCGTAAATGGAGATCTCGTCGGTAGTACCGGCGGTCACACCTGTCTTCTTCGAAGCGAATGTAGCGTACTCAACAAGGTCGTTCGCTGTGGTTTCAACCGTTACAGTAAACGGAATTGGGAAAGTAAGAGACCGGTCATAAGGTCTCAAGTGGGAAAGCTCGAACAGCGGCTCTCGGGTAAGGTCCGCGGCAATAGTTACCGAAGTTACTCGTAGAGCAAGCTCGTCGTCGAGGTTAAATGCAGGCGGCAGTACGTCCTTATCAATGAGATAAATCTCAATCTGACCCTGTCTTACTGCACCAACATCCTCGGGCTTGTGGGCAGGATCAATTTCGATTGGGACGAAGTACTCTGCATCACGTCTAGTCGCGGTTAGACTTGCATCGCCGCCTCTAGTGGCTTGTGCACCAGCAGAGAGGTTAGCAAAGGTCTTCGCGTAGGCGTTAGCAGCGTAGGTTACGATGAGAACGTCACCTTCCTCTTTACCCTCGGTGACTTCGAAGTCAACGTTAGTAGTGAGGTCGGTGGGGTCTGTAATGCTGTTATCCGCGGGGTTATAGGTGTAGGCACCTGCAACTGCGGTTGTACCTTCTACAATCGGAATCTCAGTAGCGCCGCCAGTGGATCTGTTGAAGTATCGCACCGCGGGGGCACCAAATTGATCGAATCGTAGGAAGGCCAGCTGACCAGTAGATCTTACAGACACTTCTTCTGCCGTGCTCGCGGCCTCGTCCAGTCCCAGATGGACAGTGCTCTCGGAAGTATTGATTCGGAAACCAGAACCTCCGGTAGTTCCATCGTTTGGATCTGGGTGTGTGAGGTTAGCATCAGCAGTGTAAACGAACTCCTCGTTAGAAACAAATCTACCGTCGTTCACAAACCAGAACTTAGCGTCGGTCTCACCGCCGAAGTTCTCGGCAGCGTTCGCACCCGCGCTGTAGGTCCATTCAATTGAGTTGATGAACACACGAGGCAGGAACATGGTCTGGTCAACATCATCGTTGGCCGTACCAAGAGAGCACTCGTTCTGGATAGGAGCCCATATTTCGACAGACGAGTTACCGCAAACTGCGGATAGACCGAAATCTGTAAGGGCAACACCGTGATAGAAAGCAATGTTAGTTGCGGCATCTCCCAGACCACTTACAACTGTAAGGTGTCCGCTTACGCTGGTCGCATCGTGAACTAGGACATCGTCCTGCTCAAGATTGGCCAAAGCATAAAGGTTGGAGAGGGAACCGAACTCATCAGTTTCGACGGTCACGGCAACTGTCGGAGAGTCATCAACCACGTCGATGACCGAGAGCTGACCAAGCTCGAATATATCTTCCGTGTTGAACGTAGTGGTGGAACCAAACGTCATTACACGATAGAGCACCTGGCCATTTGCCCAAACCGAATTACTCGGATAGATTATTCGGTTACGTCGTGCCATATCAGGTCTTCCTCCTTTATAGGATTTTTCCGGTTACATAACTGGGGGATTTGTCATATAACCACACCAAAGTGAGGCAACTTTGGAGGAATGGCCTGTACCGTACCTGGGCGCTGCTGCGCCCTTATTCTAATGCCAAGAAGTCCAGGCCGTCTCTGTAGGTTCTCATAGTGAAAGTTATTTTAGAGCGCCAACGATTTAGATCGCTCCAGTCTGGTCTGCCGCTGATCAACTCTGCTTTTACATCTGCAAAATAGAAAAGCGCATCGTCATTGTTGTTCAACTGCAGGATATTCCCGCTATAGTTTGTATTAAAAGTGCCGTCGTAGTTTAGGGGCTCACCATTACGATAGTCAATAACAGGCATATGCCGATTATAGAAAGCATCGTAGAGGAACTCGGTGAGGTCGTCCCGTTCAGAGCTAGAAGTGGCAAATATATGGACTGTGACACGCCTATCGGAGACGCGGCCTGCTCCCAGCTGGAACGGTTTCTTTTGAAAACTGGTCATATCGACAGCCACTATTGGCGGATCTGGGGGCTCGATTCCCGGCCACCCGTCTATAACAGAAACATAGTATTGAGTAAAATCTATAGTAGTGGGAGTTCCGTCCGGGGTGGTGCTCCCACTAATCAGGATAGCCCCGTCGCTGTAATTAATTGTGTAGTGGGACGGATCAATAACGGATCCTCCCTCATTGTATACGGTAATCCTATTCGTCTGTTCGGTGGTGGGGATACTGTTCAATACACAATTGTCCCCGCTGGCTTTGTTAAAAAATACCCAGCCTCGTCCTTCATCTAGAAAGTTAGGAAGCCATACTATCTGCGCTTCAAATCTTTCTCTATCGGGGCTATATGTAAGAGGAACATTGGTAACTTTTTCCACCCATTTCATAGGTATAATAACATCTTTTATCCAATGTTGCAAACCCATATCTTCAAACTTCGCCAAGGTGGATGTCATTTCTACCTCCTACTTTTGATTATAATTTTCGGCCGGCCGTTGCAGCGTCGATGGCCTTTTGAATAAAAGGGCGAAGTCTAAATTCGTTTAGGGCCTCGTTGAAAATATCTACAGGAGAAAATCCCGAGAAGGGGTGGCGAACACTTTCATAAGATACTATATTATTCCAACCCTCCTCAAAATATTGTTCTTTGGAAATCATAAAACCTTGGCCGAAGCGGCCCCAAGACTCATCAAAGGTCCCAGAGCCCCTAAATCTTTCATATAAGTCCGGACCGATAAAAGCCCAATCCCCAGCCAATCCCTCTATATAATATACTAACCAAACTAGAGGAGTGCTGTCAGAAGATTCATTCTCCCCGCCTTCTGCATAGCCCAGGAATCTTTTTTCGCCGATGTCTATTTGTATTCGATTACCGCTGATTCTAAAGGTGTTTTGCAGATCTTCCTGCAATTTGGTTCTAAACTCATCGCGCCAATTAGACGGGTTGGTAGGGTCCTCGGGAAGTTGGTCGGCTCTATCTGCTAAAGAATCAAAACCTTCCATAATCTGATCTATAAGATGGGGAATAGCCTCATTTCGAATGACAGCAGCGATATTATCTTGAAGAAGTTTCTGTTTTTTCTCTATAATCCTTTTCAATTGCGCCCGGTCTATATTAGCCTTGAGTTTTACCATAAACTATTACCGGCCTTTTATTTGCCCTCGTAAGATTCGGATATCCGATGGGCTCCTAATCTTTCTTCTTGGGTCTTCAGTTCGCGACTGGAAAGGGTGATCTGAACTATCAAACTTGCCAGTAGTCAATTCGCCTGCTTCTGTGGTCTGGAGAATAACTTCGGCTATAGCCTCGTCTCCCCCTAAACCTCTCACCATAGGAGGTCTAAATTTTTCACACTTAATATTGTTATGTATTACAAAAACTGCGTTTCGGGCCAATAAATCATAATGGCAGGCCAGGGTTTTTACTCGCACATAGTTCACACCCTCTTTACCCGCGGGCGTGTCTTCATATTTAAGAGCATTGCTTGTATCCATGTAATTTATAAGGGCCGGAATACAAACTTCCTTATTAGTAAACAACTGGCCCTCACCTATGCAGACCGGGCAGCGTCCAGAGGTGAAGGGGATGGGCGAAATAGTCCTCTGTTGATCGGTGCTTTGGAAAATGGTTACCGGGCCGGTAAAAGAAGAATCAAAAATATTAGACGATTTGCGATTTATAGAATCCCAAATACAATTGGGGCAATCTACAAACATGGGACTTTCCTGAACTATAATCAGAGGTTCAGACAAATCTTGAATCACCTGTTGCATCATTTGCTTATATTGCTTTTTTACATGTTTGGGTATTAGGGGGCGTCCCATTAGTCTAACCGTACCCCCTCAAGCCTATAAGATACTTCCCAACGAACACACTCTATTAGTTCGCGTAGTTTTCTCTTCAGATCCTCTAAGTCTTGAGTACGGGCACTAATGGTATCAGTATTGTCAAACTCTGTGTCGCCGTCTCTAATCCTAATTGCGCCACCAGTTTGGATGTCTCGTAATTCACCTTCTAATAGTAAAATAGCCGCTTGCATAATTTTCATCTCAAAAGTAATTTGAGCACTAGTAAGATTACAAGTAGCAGTTAGTAGGTTGGAGGCCCTATCAAAAGCCAATATTATTTCTCTGTCCGAGAATCTGAAATGATTATAGAATACATCTAGAGATCCAGTGATACACGGCTGGCTGCCGCTAAAAACTAGATACCTGTATCCTAAAACTTGCGGGTCGTTGAATCTAGTTTTCGACTCCCCATTTAGAACTACTTTTTGCGGCCATCCCTTCGGCTCAGACAATTCCCAAGTACAACCATCGGCGGATATCTGCGTATCACACACAAAAGCAGATTGCGGATCCGACGAATCAAAGAAATCTCTCTCAATATTTCCCATGTCGCCCAAAGTTACTCGAATAGATTCGACTATTTCCCTATCCTGCTCGGAGAGGGCTATTTCCGGAGGATAAGTGGCTGTTGAAGTCGGAAGACTGAAAGGGGAAAAGGTGCCAGTCTCTTGAGCCAGGTTAGAAAATTGGCTCATTACCATACTGGAAGAGTTGAAAAACTGAGCCTTGTAATAGAAACTAGGATCACATCCAGTATCTAGAAAAGTGTAACTAGATTGTCCGGAAAGATTTATGGACGCAATCTGGGAAAATGGACCATTAGCCGAACTAGCCCTGTAAAGCAGAAGTTGATCAAAGGTCTGCTCAACAACGGACGGCGAAAGTACCGTAACAGTGATAAGCCCTTCTATTACGGACTCTATCTTGGGTACTAATACCGCCATTTAGTCGTTCCTCCTCTAGTATACTTGTTCCAGTCTCTTCATAAGATGCCGCATGTGGTCTCCTCTATTGGCCAAGTTTCGAGAAAGTGTAAGGGCTCTTTTCAAAACCTTCTTATCATTACATCTATCTATTAGAACTTTGGCTTGAGAGTATTCTGATTCTACCAACTGCGCTGGAGTTATAGATTTTTTGTTCTCACGTGTAGATCTTTGGGCTTTGCGACGCATGTTACGACCAGCCCCCTTGGCCGGACTATCGGCGGGCACCGGAGTTTCAGGGGCCACATCTTGTTTAGATTTGGCACGTGAAGAAAAGAAAGGCTTACCGTTCTCCTTATAGAATCCCCAGTCTGGGCCCGGGAAAATATTCTCCCGCAACCACTTGACAAATTCTTCCCCCTCTACTCCGCTTTTCTCCCCCACAGAGAGAAATGCGTCTGCAAAATTTAATTTACTTCCGGGATACAAAGTTCTTTGCAGTTTGAATACACTGCGATCTGATTCATTCTTTACGTACCCATCAACAACTTCCTTGCTCACAATAAATGCTCCTTTCCTTATCCTTCTGGATGTTCTGAGTTCACAAAGCGAACGTCGTAATACTTGTCTAACCATTTATCATTGAAATTATGAAGATAATTAGACAGCCGGTGAACTACAAAGGCCGTAAGCCCCAGGTCCACCAAGAACAATCCAGTCAAATTATAAGCCAATTGTAACAAAATGGCAACTCCGAAAGCCACCCAGACCGAAGTACAATAGCCGCAACTCAATAACTCCTTGAACCAACTATTAAGACTTTTCAAGCGTTCTCTTACCGGGCGAAAAATCACAGATTTCACAATTAGTTCTGTAAATAACTCGGTCAAAATAACGGCTACTAATATTTTAATGAAAAACATAATTACTCCTAAACTGGGGCCAAAGGGCGGCGTAGAGCGGGGAGACTCCAACTTTACCTAGGACTGACCGCCCTTTGGCGATTGCAAATCTTATGCCCCTCCAGACATTTCTAATATTTGACCTGTTAGAAATGGAGGCGTTTCTAAAATCTTGATGGCAAAATCAGCCACTTCTTCGGGCGCAGCCATCCTTCTTATAGGAATCGATTTCACAATAACTTGCTTTATTTCTTCCTTGATTTCTTGTGTCATCTCTGTATCCACCCAGCCGGGGGACAGCACATTCATTGTAATTCCTAATTTTACCGCAGATCTGACTTCGCTCAATAAAAATGAGTTGAGCGCCCCTTTGGTTGCAGCATACCCTGACATGCCACGGGCGCCTCTAGTAGCCACGGTCGAACTTACAAAAAGAACTTTACCTTGAGACTTGGCCAAATATTTGCGAGCCGCTAAATAAACTTCCACAGGCCCATGAAAGTTGATCTGCATCAATTCTCTCATTCTTTTCCGGTCCATTTCAAAAGGGCCGAGATAAGCGCCTAGTCCACTAGAAACTACCAACCAGTCTATCCCGCCTAATTTATCAATGGCTTTTTTGACGGCTTCGCGAACCGGTACCTCTTCCCAACCTAAATCTAACTCTTGCCATTGGGCTTGCGTCTCGTTTTTCGCGGGGCGGCGAGACATATAGGTGACTCTATGTCCTTTCGCGAGACATTCTTCCACGATGCGGCGTCCGATCCCCTTACTCCCCCCAACGACCAACGTTCGCATAACTCTTGAACTCCTTCTTTCAAAAACTGGTATACTAGACCTGCGTGATAAGCATCAAAAACTCTATGGTCAAAATTGCAACCAACCCTCACCCATCCATTCTGTATAACTCCAGTGGTTATAGTGATGGGGACCCCGTTAAAAGGCACCAACGCAGAATGGCCGGCAGGAACTCCTTGTTCTCCGACAGCCGACAGGGCGGCCCCGGCTGGACTGGATATCATACCGTGCCTAATCCACTCCTTATATATCTGTAATCCTATAGAGCGCAGAGGGCTTTTCTGAGACTCGATCAAAGCCCGGAGGCGGCGCTTCATTTTGAAATTCAAAGACTCCAGGGTGTTATCAGAAGCATCTAATATTATAGGCCATACAAGTTTCTTATAGTCTGCATAGATCATAACTTCCGAAGAAAATCGCTGGTAAATACGGCCTTGTAAAATAGACTTATTTAGTTCTGGATTCTTTAGCATATTGCATGTAGTAATTATAAACGCGCGTCGAAGCAATTGCAACTCCACGTTGCCCGTGTAAATATCCACGAATCCTGGGATGGGGATCGGTCTATCCCAAACCTCGAGAGCCACTTCTCGCCATTCATTTATATTATCAGGCATAACCTCTTGTGCGTTTATGGGTACTCCCAAAGAACGCAATGCTTTTCCTACACCTATATCTCGCACACAAACTTTTTCTCTATGGGCGATATAATGATAATAATTTCTAATAGCCCCTTTGATTTCTTTCCAGGCGGCACCTGCCCCCATTACGGGGTCGCCCAGGCCGTATTCTGTAGCGGCCGGTACAATATAATCGGGACTCAAAAGATGGGAAAGGTACCGTAAATCATGGTCCTTCAAATACTCCATCCTAATGTGGCGAGTCATTCATTTCCTCCAAAATCACCGAAAGAGATTGCATAATATTATTAGACTGGTTGGCCACTTCACAAATTCCCGATGCTGCTACATTCAAAGTGACGCTGGCTTCTAACATCGCGTCTCCTTTGGATGACATCTCTCTAGTATGTACTACTAATTCTTCTAAAAGTTGCACTATCTTCTTGTTCTGCTGGGCTATTTCTTCAGAAGAATCTTTTAAAGAACAGATTTGTTTGGCCAATTTGTAAGGCGACATGCCTACCGCATCAGGATGATTGCTTTCCTTTACATCCTTCAAATCTATTCGCATTACTTACTGTTCCTGGCCCCAACAGTGAGAAAACTTTCAGAATAGACTCGAGAGTCATCCACATAAATACCCACGGCTTTCTCTTCGCTTGAAGTTATAGTAATAGTTTCGTCCTTGCGTAAAACGGCCGATTGGCCCCCGACTACTACGTTTGCCGAATCTGCTCCCGACATAGTCAAGTGGGCCTCATCTATGCCGTCGGCTTCTATCAAAGTCTTATCAAGATGTAATGTTACTTCAGGTTTAGTTCGCAGCCGTCCATCTACCCAAAGGAATCGATTGGGACGATGGTTTAGTTGCTGTTTATCCTCTGAATTGGTTACCTCAACATATGGTTTACCGGGGTGCCCTTGATTAGTACGAAGAACATTACCAATTGTGTTGTCTGGATTCACAGAAATATATGTTTTTATGCCCATCTAACTTACCCTCTCGTCTATTTGTAAAGTAGCTCTATCATAAGTAATTGTCGCATTGGTGGAACCGCTAACTTTAGTAATTCGTGTTTGAAGTTTGTACGTGTAAACACCCGGGTCGGGGGTATCAAATTGTACCAATCCGCTGGCAGCAGCCGCGGATAATAGATTATTCATATCAATTACACCGGATGTATCCACTATGGCCGCGCCCGGATCTCTTATGATGCGGGTCTCAAACTGGTCTGCTGGAGACAACGAGGAGTCGGGGGCCGAGGAGGTGCTGTGGCTTACTGAGGTTATTTTTATCGATTCTGCATCCTCGCTAACTGTAAAGTTGGACACACTGACTATATCTACCCAACCGTCCCCGGTGGTTACAACGACGTTAGATCCTATATCATTCTTCGCAAAATTTCCTGCCTTTTTAGTGGTGCCGCCGTAAGTCATTTCTAACTCACCTTGTCATCGATTTGAATTGTGGCTCTATCTACATTTACAGAGGTACCGGTTCCGTTTGCGTCTAATCTGCATTGTAAGGTATATGTATAATCTCCGGCCCCCAGAACCTCATTAGTTACAGCCGATGCGCCTACGTTTAGAATACCGGACGAAAGAGATATTTTTCCAGACTCGTCCACTACAGTGTTCCCGTCTCTTACTATTCTGCTTTCAAAATTCACCGCACTTCCAAAAGTTACTACTGTATGCGTCACCGCGCTAATGCGAACATTCATACTTTCTTTAGCGATAGTTACAGGTACAGAAACTACTGAAACCCAAGTTGTGCTATCTATGGTGGAAGAACTGCCAGCGTTAGAGACTGCGTAAGCGCCTTTTTTTAGAGAAGACGGTGAGTAGGACATTAGCTCAACCTCTCATCTAATTCTATGGTTAATCGGTCAAATGTAACAAAATCTACTCCACCACCGTTATCCACTCGGGCTTGAAAGGTATAAGTATGTGATCCCGGAGAGGGGGTATCTACAGCCCCATACCCAGCAAATCCCATATTAGTAACTTGCCCAGAGCTAAAGATAGCGGTATCGCCGGCCGTATCAAGCACTTCACCATCGCGTAGCAACCTAGTGTTCAAGGTGGATACAGTTCCATTGGTAGCACTTATACCAACGTGGGACATAGAAGATATATCTAGAACCTCTAATTTATCAGAAACAGTGATGGAAACGGAAAGTATGGTCTGCCAGCCGGTACCGTCATCTACTTGTACTGTGGACCCTAAACTAGCAGAAGAGAACGCTCCCTGTCTGAAAGATTTAGGTATGTAGGTCATTAGACCACCATCCAGCGAGAAGTTCCGTCGGATATCACAGACACTGACATGAAATTTTGATCTAGTACAAATGTGGGCCCCCCATCGATATCGTCACCCGCAGTCCCACTGGCCACGGTGATATCACCTGTGCCCGCATTACCATTTTTATCTTTTACAATAATCTGCTTGCCTTCACCTGCGGTGGACGCCACAGGAAGAGTTAGAGTAATCCCGCTGGCCGTGGCCGCTATCACGTCATCGTCTGTCTGAATATTACTAGAAGTGCCCACTTCCCGCACTGAAAAGGTGCTGGAACCGCCGTCTCCTCCGCCCACCGTACCGCTAACCAAATTCATGGCAATCGGATCTTCGTTGACAATAACCACGCGTTGAATCGCGGCAGTACTGAATATGCTAGTAGGGGTGCCGCTAGCCAATGTCCCGGAGACTACGCCGACGACACTAATGGGCAGTATATTTGAAATATTATCAACCATTAAGTTCTCCTTACTCCGAACTAGGGCAGGGTTTTATACTATAAAAAAGCCGACAGGGGCCCGCGGTATATAAGACCCTTATCGGCAACGGCGTTCCCCATATGTAATTCCCCCTGGTGTCCGAGGGAGGGGCTTTGCCCCTCCCTGGACTTTTGATCGTTAGGATCGATCGATGATACCTGTCTGAACCATTCTGTTGTCGAGAAGCGCGAAACCAACTTCCTCCCAACCGAAGAATCCCTGCTTCTGCTGTCGCAGAAGAGTCGGATCATCATGTGCCTCGTATTCCTTGCGGACGGGCATGACCAGCGAATCGTTAACGCTGAGATCGAATCCGTAGACCTGTGTCTCACCGGCAGAAGTAACGTTTCCGTTCGCATCTACAGTGTTGACATTGGTCGGGGTATAGTCATTGAAGTTACCCGAACCATCTACCTGGAACACACCGAACGAAGCGCCGTTCTGATTGATGTTGAATCTACCAGTGGCACCGAGCTGGAATACCTCGTGGAGGTTGATGTTCCAAATTCGTCCCATACCAGAAGCGGTGAAAATCTCGCGTCGAGTGATAGGATCAACCTGAGTATCAGTCCACTCACGAATGTCAGCGGCATCCTCAGGGGAGATGTATAGGTCGGTCAGGGAGCGTCGAACTCTCTTCATACCTACCATCATTAGATTGATTAGTTCCTTGGATAGGAACTTTTCACCGGTAGAACCGGCAGGAACCTGGAAAATAGGAGCAGATCGCGGACCAAGTAGACCCTGGCCTTGGAAGGCAGTGGTTGCACCTGGTACAATTACGCGCCAGCCGGACTCCTCTTCGTAGTCAGCAATGGCTCGCGCAGCGTTTCGTGCTGCTCTTTCCGGGATGTCAATACGAGAGTCTCGGGCATAAGTAACCTTCCAGTCCGCGGAAACGGAAATGGAGAAGGTCGGAACATATACTTCCTCACCTACACCTTCGACGAAGTTCTGTGCGATGTAACCGAGGCCTGGCAGTACGAATACTGGTACCTCGAAGTCGTCAGCAACTGGATAAACGGCCTGTGCGCCTGGAGCAAGTCGTTCAACAGCGAACAACTGCCTCATGATAGACGCATCGCGGATCTCCTGCAGAATAGGAACTGTTAGAGCCTGCGCGAAAGCCTTATAAGCCTCCATACCCTCGGGGGTATCGATAGCCGCAGTTGCCTTGAACAAGTCAGCGAGCTTTTGTCTATCCATTTTGATAGATACCTCCTTTAGGGTTTATATCAGGAGCTTAATTCGCAGCCTGGCTCCAGAGTTTGCGGCTACAGAGTTCTGCGCCACGGCGACAACGTTTTGGGTATCAACGTTGACGCCATTCTTAGCATCGAAATCAAGGGCGGAGCCGTCGTCCACGGGGACAACGCGCCCAGAAGTATCAACACCAAGAAGATCTCCCGCTGTGTAAGTGAGAGATGGGTTGTAGTGGGTGGTGTCATAAACACCGCCATGAGCAACCGCTACCGGATCACCTGTAAAGGCGTCCGAACTACCGAGATCACCTGGAAGTCGGAAGCCGGTTGGGTGAGCGGAGGACTCTGCCTTCACGTTCTGCATGAGGAATCCATACGGATGCGTGTCGGTGCCACTAACAACCTGAACCAGCTCGTCACCGGATAGGGCGACAACGGAACCTGCCGTAGCAGTAGTTCCAAGGCTGGAATCATGGGTTAGGAACTGGTTTTGAACCACGGGGTCTCGTGGAATGAACACCATGTTCACTTACCTCCTTACTCGGACTTTTTTTCGCCTCTTTTTTCAGCGTAATGATCTTCCCACAATTGGGATAGTTCATCTTTCAGGCTGGCGTTCGCCTGAAAATTCTGATCCAAGGATCGAGTTATTGCTTCTCCAATAGAGAGCGGCTGGCTTTTTGCCGAGGCGGTCTCCTTGTTATCCTGCCCATCCGCAGCATTCTCGTTATCCTCGTTGCCCTTTTCCTCTTCAGAGGCTTCGGCGCCATCGGCGTCCTTCCTCTGTCGGCGGTTTCGGGAAACTTCAGACATCTTCTGTGCTACTTCCTGAACAAGTGAGATGCATTGGGAATCCTGAGGATCACAGCCAAGACTCTGAGCGATCATCTTGATCTCGTCCGCAGACAACTCAGCGGTCTCAACTTCGTCTTCTCCGGCTTCTTCTGAAGTGGATGCGTACTTGCTCTTCAGAGCAACAAGCTCGTTTCGATAGGATTCGAACTCATCATCCGACATATCACGGACTTTAGCATATTGGGCTTCCGCGGCCTCGTCTTCAAGAGCAACTCCTGCTTCCTCTAGTTCATCCATTCGAGTGGCAGCAGTCTCTTCTTTGGCGAGAGTGTCAAGGGCTGCCTCAGCAACCTCTGCACGCCGCTTTGCCTCTGCGAGTTCGGTTTCCAGTTCAACAATCTTTTCGTTAGCCGCAACCTCGGCTGCGGTAGGGTCTACGTCCAGATTGGATAGAGCCTCTTCATATTCTCGGATCTTTGCATCCTTCGCCTCGATGGATGCTTTTAGGGCCTCGAATGTCTCACGGGCCTCTGCTAGAGCGGCTTCCGCCTCTTGTCTAGCCTCGGCTTCTTCGCGAGAGGAGAGCTGCTCTTCAACCTTAGCCTGGACAAGTGCGTTGAACTGATCCTCTGTCATGTTCGCAAAGTCGACCATGTTGGCTCTTCCTCCTTTTTGGGAATTTAGAAAGATTCACGTCCCCCAACGTTTTTATCTTTCTGTACGTGCTCTTTGTGTCACGCTTCCTCTCATCTACTCCTTTTCCTTGACTAAAACGTAGTCAACACGTCAATACAAAAATGCGTTAAGATAGTCGGACGCGCAGGGCGCTATCGGCTCCTACGTATAGTCCGCGTACAGGAACACCGCTTGCTGCAGCGTCGCCGTCGTCGCTACCAGAAACAACAACTAAATTGTCGGCTGCTTCTGAAAGACCAAGTCGTCCTTTTAGACTTTTTAGGTCCCCGTTACTGGTGTTAACATAGACCCTTTGTAGGTCTGGCTTTGCCATGGCTTTCCTCCTTACTCATATTTTCTTGTGAGAATCAGCTGATCTTGAAGTACAATACTATCACCAATTTTTGCTTTATGCTTCGAGAGGAATACTACTGTATCCTCTTCTTCCAGTATTTCAACGGCCCGATCGATTGCCGCCTCACGGTCCTGTCCGGCCTCAATTACGCGAGGCCCAGAACCTACTAGAAGAATGAAGCCAGAGGTCTTTTCTCTATCTGCCTCGGGTGATAATGATTGGGCAGTGTGGAAAGCCTCTACCTTGTGCTTGAATCTCACTGTTTTGTGGGGAGTAATTACAGAAGCCGACTCTATAGATTGGCTAATTACTCGGAAGTTTTTTTTTCGGCCGCAGTATATTCACGTAGAGAACTTACCAAATCTCGGGCCTGTTGGCGGAGACGGGCAGTATGTTCTTTTCTATCGGCGGCACTCTCGCTACGGGGAGTCTGCTCATTCTGAAGAACTGTTGTGAAAGTATTACCCGGGGCATCATCGACATGCTCACGAATAGTTTTAGTAATAGTAGTTCTATCGTCATCGCGGGTTACAGAGTTACGCTGGTTACGGAGACATTCAGGGGCTTTAGCGGATGCGCCAATAACTGGGCAAGGCTCTTCGAACAAGGCACACCAGTGCTCATGAACAACTACTGCCTCGGATTGGTCCAAAGCGTTGAACTTAGTTACTCTCTTCTTGAAACTCTTGCACATTTCATCGGGGTAAGAGTTGATGCTTCCGGGGCCCCCGATGCCGGGGCCGGTAAACCTAATAGCAGCATCTTCTTTTCCGCCCACAGAAAGTATTCTCTTGATTCCTCCAGTTTCCTTATCAACCTCGATGTAAATCTCCTCTTCGGCCGTTTCTTCATCGGCCACCGGGATTACCTTCTGTACTAAAGTATCTGCCTTTTCTTCGGAATTGTCAACCTCATCTTTACCCGGTTCGCTGTTGTTTTCGCTGCCCAGTTCAATTCTATGCCCTCGGACATTATCTATCTGCTCTAGATCTATAACTTGCTCGCCCTTTTCCATTAGTTCCTTATGGGCGGCGGTCTCCATGATTATAGAGTGCGGGTTAGCGGGATTCTTAACGACTCCCATACCACTGAAAGTAATATTTCGCAATACTCGGGCTACAAAATGTTTTCCTAAAGCCTTCTGACCGGCAGTAACTTTTACGAAACCACCTATTAGTTCCGCAGGATTGTAACCCAAGGCCTGAGCCTCATCACGGGTGATGATCTGATTCCCAATCTTGATATCAAAATCCTTGAAGTAGCACTCCATGCTGACTTTCCAATCGCCGTTGTTGATTTCCTCGGCGATTTCAGGGAAGCGCATTTTATGAACTACACCAGCCACAGCGATGTCTATATCGATATCGTCGGGATCCGAGGAGGTCTCCTGGTATTCGGCCATGAGTTTACCAGGATCAAACTGCTCCCCGTCTTTGAATAGAAATGCGCAATCATATATATGCCCAATCACTCTTTCCTCATCGTGCTCGATGTCGATAGCCTTATGGACTATAGTATTATGGGCTCGCATCATTTCTGATGGCAGGAAGTGGGCTCCGTTTTTATTGGTTCCTGCTGAAACCATAATGGAGCGGATATATTGCAAATCGCTCTGTTTTTCTTCTGGGAAAGCCAGAACCGATGCTTTCTCTTGCGCGGCCTTATTGACATACTTCTGTACATCTATTGGCGCATATACTGTTACCTTGTTCTCTTCGGCCATTACTTTGTGCCTCCTTCTGGTTGGGAATCTTCGTTGACTTCTGGCTTCGCTTCCGCAAAAATTTCTTCTTTATCATCTTCTTTACCCGCCAACAAATCATAAAGAAGATCCAGGCTCCGGCGCGTTGCCGAACGTCGTATTCGGCAGGCTTCTTTTATCTTATCCGCCTTGTCGTTCAAATCATCTATTTGTTCCATCATGGGGGTGGATTGTTCCTCCTTGCTAGGATGATGCTCAAACATTCAGGCCTCCTTACCTGCCATTCTTTTCACGGAACACTCTGACTAGGAGATTTATAGATCTATCTAAACCTCGGGCTAAATCTTCGTATTCCTTACGTTCGTCTTTCGCGTCTTCTAAACGCTTTTCTGATAACTCTAAAAGTTTTGCTTGAAGTTTACTATTTTCTGTTTCTCTGCGGCTAAGAAGTCGTAGCAGATATACAATTCCCGCGATCTGGGCTATTTCCACTACGGCTATTAGGCCGTAATTCTGCAATATCGCGTTCATAAACGCCCAGAATTCGCTAGACATTGGCTGCTGCCTCCTATAATTTTTTGTTTGTCCTCCTTACCCTTTAGGAAACCTATCGGGCCCCACATTAACGATGCTTCTAAACATCCAGGTCCGTTTATCATGAAAAAGAATAAGGCTGTCTAACATAGCCAGCGTGTTTTGGTCGCCTACTTCCTCGGCTAGTTGTTGAACAGCACGCGCCTCTCTTGCCATGTGAATATGGTCATCAATCCATTGCTGCACCATAGAGCGCCAATCTGGAACTGAGTTCTGCTCTGGCAAAGAAGACTCCGAGGAGAATTGGGAAAGACTACCAGGAGTAGAAAAACCTAATGCTCGTATTCTTTCCGCAATCATATCCGCATGCCCAATAAGAGCCGTATAATCCTCGGCGAACATTTCATGTAAATCCTCGAATATCGGAGAAACTACGTTCCAATGAAAATTAAATCCTTTGATGGTCATAGTGAAATTGTCGGCCACTAAATGGAAAAGCGAACGGGCTAAGCGTTCTCTTTCTAAATCTGGAAGATGGAACGCGCGGTCTTTAAATTGATTATTCCTGGCCATCCTACTCCCCTATCCTAGACCGGCAAATGGCTATAGCAGAACTTTTCAGATCCTTATCTTTCATTTTCGGTCTTTTCTTACGAAGACTTTTCTTTACTTCTAATACACATCTTTCGACTTTTGGAGAAAGTTTTTGCTGGGCCTGGGATGTGGGGCTTTCCGGAACGCAAAGTTTTAGTTTTTTATCAAGAACGAACCCGGGCGGGCATTCAAGAGTACCTCTAGGCTCAGCACCCTCAATGTTCGTTACCGGAATACAGGAGCCTGATTTAGGATCAAATACCTCTTCCGGACGGCACTGGGGGTGAAATTTCTTCGGATCTGTTATCTGACCCACAGCGCCTAATTTTTTCCCAGACTGTCCTTTATAACCTCGCGAGCGTGGTAAAGAAGATGCTCGCGGGCATCGGCAATGGCCTTCTCGGAGAAACCATTTACTTTAGAGACCCTAGCCAAAGCATTGCGCAATCTAGATACATCTACGGTATTGGTGTCGTAGGGATCCTCAACATCCGGAGTATGGTGCATCAAAGCGCGGCGGGTGGCGCCAACTAGAGAAGGCGGAAAGGCCTCATTAGGAAGATCACGAGCAGCCACCTTGGCACTCTCTTTGTTTCTTCCAGAAGATACTTCTTCTTGGATCATTTGATCGAGGTGAGAAATTACTTTAGCCAAAGACATGTTCTCTACCTGATTCTCTACTTCCGCGGCTTTATCGGTGGGCGGCACAGGGGTATTAGTTCCGGCGGGGCGGTTGGATTCTCGAGTATCCATTTGGACACAAACTTTTCTCTTTCCGTCCCAGGCCGTACCGGGCGGGCAGTCAGTGGGGTGCTTGACTTTCCCTTGAGGGGCGCCTACTAAGCCGTCTCTATTTCCCGGCTGTGCGTTCACGGCCTCTTCTTTAGATTTAACCTTACCCTTTTTGAAGGCGCCCTTTTTGGGCATGCACTTCTTGGTGACCGGGTTGAAGAACTCATCTGGACCGCAATCACTCTTATCCTGGGCGGCATCAGCGCCGTCCGGCGGATCAAGCGGTACGCAAGTCTTTCTCTTACCGTCCCATATAGTTCCCTTGGGGCAGTCTTGCGGAAGCCTTACATCGCCTTTAGGCGTGGGAGTTAGATCCCGCTGCGCGCCATCTTCACTACCGGCCTTGGTAGTGTCGCCCGGCTGAAACCCTTGTTTATTTGCAGGATCAAGGGGTTTGCACTTACGGTCCGAGAAATCGAAAGCCCAGCCAGGAGGGCACTCAAACCCTTCGGTGTCTTTTCTTCCTTCGGGGTCCTTGGCAATAATGTCCTGGTGGCTGGCCAGAATACTCTGAACATATCCTTTGGCCTTCATGCACTTCTTGGTTTTGGGATCCCACTCCATGCCGGGAGGGCATGGGCCGCTCTTACCGGCCGCTTCCTCTTTCGCGGAATAGGTATTTCTAACCCTAGCCTCGGCAATAAGGCTCTGCTTTACCTGTTCAAACTCATTAGCAGAAACGGCCTTGGCAAAATCCTTGACTTCTATATCACATTTCTTGGCAGCGGAAAGTATCTTGCGCCGTAAAGTAGCCTTCTCCCCCGAACTCAAGCCCTTGGCCTGGTTGAATCTGGCCATGGCGTTTCGAACCCGATTGCACGTGTCTAGGGGAAACTTACGCTTACTGGGAACACCAAAGGCACTATCTGGAAGACTTTTACGTTGCTCGGTTGTAATCTTCTTGGCCTCTTCTGCACCGGCGCTTACGTCAGGGCCTACATCTTCAAACTCATCTACTTTTATATCACACTCGGAGGCGCGTCGCAGAATATTTTTCTTTAGTTCGCGCTTGTCCTGGTCTGAAAGGCCCTTAGCCTGGTTAAACCGGGCCATGGCATTGCGAACTCGGCTGCAGGTGTCTAGAGGGAACTTCCTGTCTTCCGGAACTCCGAAAGCGTCATCGGGCAGATTCTTTCGTTCTTCTGTGGTCAGCGCGTCGTCGTCCTCCGAATTTCCGTCAGAGCCGAAAAATGGAGAAGTCATAGGCCCCTCATCGCCAGGATCCATCGGATTCACGCCTCCGGGGTGTCGAGAAATATAGTCGCTTCCCTCCTGCTCATGGGGAACAACCTCAAATTCGGCCACTTCATGACTGTGGGGGTAGGATTCTTTTAGACCGCCTACTGATACAGAGGTCATTCCGTTTCCTTCCATGTCCACAGTAACGAAATGGGTATGGCCGTCTAGGGGGTCGGGGGATGTTCGGGCCACGCCGTGCATAGCATCCTCTTTGTTTTCCACGGAAGCCAGTACAGTGTCCTTGTTAAGCGGAATGCACTTACGTCGCTTGAAATCAAAAAACATATTGGGAGGGCAATTAAAACCTACAGGGTCTTTCCTACCTGCAGGGTCCTTGGCCACGACATCTTCATGCCCGTTGGCCGCGTCTTCTGTCATGGCCAACTCATCGTGGTTTTCGGCATCGGCCTCTTCTATACTTACACATTTTCCCTGAACAAAAGAAAAAGTTGTCCCGGCAGGGCAACTTTCACGTTCATCCATTGCTTCGGCATCAATTCCCTTCTCTGAAGTACTTCCAAAAGCGACATCGTCTTGCTCATCAAAGGTCTGATTATCTTTGTCTTCGAGACCTCTCCACAAGTCGCCCTGGTCGTCATTCAGGCTTCTGGTGAAGGCAGTATGGTCCGTAGACCCAATAGGAAGGCAGCGGCCGCTGCCTGGGTCCCGGCGGTGCCCTTCTGGACAAGGCTCATCCACGGTAAGGGCGAACTCACGCATCTCCTTTAGGAAATCGCGGGCGCTCTGACCTAGGGAGCCCTTTTCTACATCCTTCTTTGTTTTATCGGTCATCTCTAATTTTCCTCCTTGCTAGGATTTAGGACTGTTGTTTGTTTGGCTTACGTGGTTTTGTGTTTGGTTTAGTAGATCTATTCTTGCGTTTCCCACCCCCTCGGCGAGGTCTACCCTCGCTGGGAGTTCCCTTGGGGGTCCTTTGAGTGGGTTGAATATTGGGCGACATTTGCTTCTTAAGTTCTTGCAATTGATTCTCCACGTTCTTTTGGAAATCTGTGAGATCGTCGCGTGTAACGGTAGTGGGCTTACCATCTTTAGTAGTGTCCTCTTCTGGAACAGGGCCGGAGGGCGGCAATGCGTTCTTGAGGTTATAAGGGGAACCCACAATTCCTAGAACTCCATCCTGAACCAGCGGCTTCTCTTGCTTCATGTTAGCCAACTCATTACTAAAGTCGAAGCCTAGTTTTTCAATTCCAGTCTCGTAGGATAGAATTCTCCGGTCAACCATGCCCTGGAGGACGCTCATGAGCATTATCTCATCCTTGAGAGTGTTCTCATCAAATCTAACTTTGGGGTACCTATCAAAACCCATGGCCAGGGCAACTTCTTCATACTCGTGGTCTATCCAGCGCTTAACACAACGGCGGGCATAGTTTATCTCTTCCGCAAATCCTTTGAGAGAGGCTTCTAGTGCTTTTGCGTTACCTTGGACAGATCCGTCTAGCAGGGCACGAGTAACTCCAAAAGCCTGGCTCAAATCATCGTTGACTTGCTTGAATTTATCCTGCCCTAGAATTTCACTAATCTCGGGGGAAGTTATCTTCTCAATCTGGAGAGTATGGTTCCATACGACATCAAAACTCTTACTAGAAGTATCAAATAATTGGGCAACGGTCTCCAGTTCGGCTTGATCGGTAACTGGATGTTCATCATTCCCGATAGTGATTTTTAGAATATAGTTGCTAATACCATCAAGAGTAGAAAGATCTGCCTTCATCAGTTCTTCTTTGTACGAAAGAAAATCATAAGCCCGGCTCAACTTCGGCCTGGGGAATCTTTCATAATCTTGTTTTCTATAATCGCATTTGCCTACTAGTTCTGGCGGTAGTTTTACAGATTTATTTTTCTCTACAGCATCCAGAAGTTCTTTGGGAAGATTCTTTATAAATTGCTTTTGTTCTTTGCTCAACTTGGACTTATTACGCAGCAGTTCTCGCAATTCTTTGAATGCTTCGGGTCGCAAAAAAGTCTCGGTTTGATCGAAGAGCAGAGTTCCTTTTAGTTCTATCATTCTCGGATCTAGAATGGTATACCTCAAAGGCACAAAAGATTTAGACCAAACTTTTTTAGCGGCGGCTACATCCCGGTACGCCATTAGTTGCTTCAAAGAGTCGTCGGTCGAAAAATGATTGGCGTTGGCTTTATTTCTTATAGCCCGATCGAAATCTTCAGGCTTTAGTTTAGGTTCAAATTTACCTACCATCTTGAAAGTTCTAACAAGGCCGACTCTAAAGAAATCAAAGAAAATCTTTTCTACAATGTCTTGGAAACCAATTTCTTTAGTCCAGGTATCATAGAAGAGTTTTATTTGAGGATCATCGATATCGTTCTTAAAACCTTTGGCTGCAAAGTTGGTAAGGGTATCTACAATAGTTCCATAGGAACCCTTGGTATTATAGTAAACTATTGCCTTATTGTATATCCTACGAGGATCTAACTTGGCAGGGTCCCCCGCATCTAACAATAAGTCCAAGTCTACTCTACGTAGATAGTCGCGAGTAATAACACGTCCGCCTTCGTGATAACGAAGTGGATTTACTTGTCCGTCTTCCCCGGTTAGAAAAGCAAGTTCTCGAGCGGGGCGCCCGTTCTCACCTACCTCAATTTCCATCTCGTGGATGCCGGGGCGGACCTCATCATGCGAAACAATGCGAGAGTTCTTCAATTCTTTGTTTATCTGGCTCTGTACGTCATCCGCCATTTACATTCTCCATTATTTCTTCTTCTTGGGGGACGGCTTTAGCACCGCGGCCGAACTGGTGACCAAAGTTCGCTTGTTTGCAAATTTCCGAAGCATCTTCTGTTTGTAGGCTTCAGGATCATTGGCCATTTCTATTTTATCTCTAATTTGTTCCGGTATCTCCGGATCTAAACTAGCAATGGCCTCATCTGTAAAAAGACCTTGTCCGGCAACATTCGGACGAGGAATTGTAACCCCGCCTTGGTGAAGAATACTTTCTGGTAAACCTTCAGACCAAATTACATCATAGACACAACGGGCGGCTAACATAAAAGCCGTATACAAATCCTTCTTCTGTTTGCCGTGGCCGCCGCCTTTAGGGACATCGAAGTGGTGCTTACCGGTAGTGGTCTCACTGAGTTCGATGGTTTGCATCTGCTGCTTCATAGCGGTTATGGTTTCCCACGCTTCGTCTTCTGCCAGTGTGGGGGTTTCCGATACGGGGGTATTGGGGAACAGGATATCTCTATGCTCTAGAAGGCGGAGTGCAGCAAAATTGGATTCTGAAATGAAATCAGTACTAAAATTACACATCTTCAAAATATGACGGCCGATTTTCAACTGGTGCACTTCATCTTCCGGGTCTAGGATAGGGCCTAAAGGATTCTGCCTGTTATTCTCGGCTAGAATATCTTTTATTGCCAATCCTCCCCCACCGGCGTCCATATAAATGTGTTCGATATTATAGGCATCGCAAAGATCTTCTACCAACTCGGCCATTTTTGGAAAAGGTACTTTCTGCAACTCAATAGCATTGACTACTTTAGCCGGTCGGTCAAGTTCAACTACGGCGATAGCAAAAGAGTCTTCGCTTCGGGCCGGGTCTATACCTAAACAATAAGATTTTCCGGGAGTTCCTACAACCTGGGTTGAGAAGTTCGTCCGACTACAGTTCTCCAAAAGAGAGGCTTTATAGAACGCATCGGTATCAGGAATGAAAGATGCTTCGTACTCCATGCGAAATTCCAAACTGGACATTTCTCTTTTAGCGGCTTCGACATTGTCTCTGTCTAGAAATCCTTCGGGAAGCAACCAATAAGGAACTCTAAATACGGCATATTTCTCGTTACCTTTTCGCATTTCAGATTTGTACGCGGAGTACAATTTATACATGTGGTTGAACGTAAAATAGCCAGACGATGTAATCACAATCTGATTAGTTGTTTCCGCGGCTGCGTCAAACTCTTCTTGTGTGATCAATCCTCTGGCTAATAGTTCTTTGCGTCGCTCTAATTTTCGAACCCGTTCCATAGGGTTGCTGCTGGTAGCGGCCATCGGGCGAATTACCATATTGAAAATTTCCTCTGGAATGTGAGGAAACTCGTCACAAACAATGGTATAGAAACGGGAACCTCTAATTTTAGTTCCGTCGCCTAAAGGTATCGCTTGTATAAGAGAAGGACTTCTTCCGCCCAGGGCTTTGAATCGAAGATAACAATTATCCGATTGCTGCGTGGGCTTTCTTTCTGTGGCTGTTTGTAGCACCGGGGATATCTGCCATAGTTTTGTACACTCGTCAAATATCATCTTGGACTGACGAAACGTAGGCGCCAATAACCCAACACGATGCCCGGGGTACAGCATGGCTTTCAGGCAAGCAAAAACTCCCAATAGAAAAGTTTTACCGGCACCACGGCACATGATCGCCATAGTATAATTCTTGAACCACATAGACCGCAAGACTACCTTTTGTATTGGGGAAAGATCGATGTTCAAAAGGTCTTGTGCGGCTATTTCGGGATATTGTCTATAGAATTCTATTAGTTGATAAGCAGACTCAAGAAACTCGGGGTCATCGGTTGGCAGCAAATTAGAATTGCTCCTCTTCTATAAGTTTCCTTAGTTCTTCGGACGTCTGGCCTTCTTCTTCGAGAAGAGAATCGATGCGTTCCTTCTCAAGTTTTTGTGCATGTTTCTCGTACCTCACTACAAGATCAACGATGTTTATTTCTTGAGAGGAACGGGCGTCTTTCCGATCCGATCGCCTGGCGGCGAGATTTTCTTTGGCGGTCTGCTTGCGTTTGTAACAACGATCCATGGCCTGGCTGACATGAACTTGTACGCTAGGGTCCCCTTTGGAGGCTTCCAAGAGCCGCGTCTCCATTATGTCACATTTAGCGATTTCCAAAATATCATCTATATCTGATGCGGTCGGGTCTTCGTTCTTGAAATCAGATAAGAATGTTATAACAATCCCAGTATATCTTTTTTTCTCCGAGGGAGTTAGAACTCCTCGTTTAGGAATTAATTTCCTAACCAATTCGGGGCTTAGTTTACGTCCACGTGTAATTTCATCAACTTGATTATCAAGTTCTTCTTCATCGAGATCTTCACCAAGTAAAACTTCAGGCACTTCGGGCTCTTTGCGATATTGCTTTAGGTTCTGGCGGCTGTTAGAATTATTCCAACGCTTGGATTTAGGATCCTCTTCAGCCAGTTTTTCCAGTTCTTCTACTGGTACTTCTGGGGCAGATTTTTCTTCCTTTTTCTTTCTGGGCATTATAGAAATGGCTCCTAGATAAAAAAATAGGGGTAGCCTGAAGACACTACACCCTCTGCCATTATAGAGGTAGGTTAATAAATAGGCTTACTTATCGAATACTATCAAGGGTTTACAGCAACTATAACCCGTTCAAGTATTCTTTTGGCATCTATAAGGGCGATAAAAGTATCTTCGGCTGCTAAATAAGAAGTACTAGGATAATCATAAGACAGAGTTGATTCTACTTGTGAGACTTCGATATATCGGCGCAGATCTTTTAGTTCTTTTTCGGATCTGACATCCTGCATGGCGCGAAGTAACTCACTCTTGTTCGCATCGAAGAACTCGTGGTGTTCGGGATAATCCTGTTTGAGTTCTTCAAACCTGCGAAGACACTTGGCTTCCAGATCCAATAGGGCGCTGGAAATCCGGTCACGGTGATCCGTAGACTTTGGTACTCCTCGTAAAGTCTCTCTTATTTTTTCTTTTGTTTCCGGGGCATGTGTTCTACCGAGGCGTGCTTGACGTATCTTCTCTCGGGTTTCGGGACTAGGTCGGTGGCCCGGTTTTCGTCCTGGCTTCATTTGGCTATACCTTCTTATATATCTTGTACACCGACGTTCTGTAGTTGGGACTTACGTTCCAATTGATCCTCTGCGAAAACTAATTCGATTCCGCTCTGCCCGAGGATTTTGGCATCCACTTGTACGCGGACACTCTCTCCACTAACACCCTTCACTTTGGCTTCAAAACCTTTGAAGGGCCCATCGAGGAGATTTACTTCGTCGCCTTCAGTAAAACGGCTGGTTTTGATTTCGCTAATAAGTTTTCCTTGCGCGGCTTCCATTCTCTCTATTTCGTCACCGGAAACATTACCTGCAAACGTAGTAATAAATGGGTAACGGCTCAATTTGTGGTACACATAGTCGGGGTTGTCATAACGAAGAAATATATAACCTTCATAAAGAGGCCGGTCTTTTACTCGAGTGCCCCGCTTTGTTTGGTACTCTTTTTTTATTTGGGGGTAGAAATATTTGTCCACTTCCGGAACATTCTCTTTGATATACTCTACCACGTTATTAATTCGGTTGCGTTTTATGACCCAAGAATACCATCGCTTATTTTTGGACATCCGCGAGAACCTCCTAATTCACTACAATTATAACTAGTTTTTGCGAATTTAGCAAGTTCTATTGGCGATCTTTTTTGTTAGAGGCCTTCTCCCGGGCGTCCAAAAGGTCATTTGCAGTACCAAATATTCCGGCCTTCGCGTCCGGATCATAGCCACGCCTTTCCTGCTCGGGATTTACCGCATTGACATACTTTCGGCACTGGGGGCAAGTAAAGCCCACGGTATGCTCCGTGCCTGTAGTTTGATACCCACATTCAACACAGGCTATTAGTACATTTAAATGTGAACGAACTACTTTTTTCTTGGGGAAAGTAAACGGGAGTTTATCCAACCAGTCTTTGTTCTTCTCATTGTGGCTATGAATCATATCTCGGTAATTGGAGGTGCCCATTTCTTGTTCTAAAGGGGATTGCCTACGCACGCTCCCAGGATCCAATTCCACATAATCCTGTCCCATAGGTGGCGAGGCCCCTTTAGGTTGTTGTTTGGATAATTTGCTAACTTCCCTTTTTACGGCGTCCACATTTACCGTGGTTTTGGGGGTATTCTTTTTCTTGGGTGACATAGATTGCCTTTATACAATGTTGATGGATATACTTGAAACTCCTTGAGGAGTTCGCAGCAAACCTGTTTCCTCTAATCTTTGGGAGTATTGCAAAGAACTGGTGGCCTGATGTTTTCTCAAACCATCCACTGATCCAGTGGCTGTTTTTATAGAATCGGCCTGCGGGGGCTTATTCAACGCGTCATCGGCAACCATACCCTGGAGTGCGCTGGCGAAATTGAAAACTTGAACTGTTATGTCTAAAGATCCTAAAGCCTGGTCGTCGGGTATAATATATTGAAAAATAAATATTCGGGTTACGTTTCCTACCGCCTGATCCCTTCGATCTAGTACTTTCCTATCCACGGCCCGGCCACCTACGATCAAAGTTGCCGATGTTAGATTCTGAATATTGGTTGCCTCGGCTTTGACGATCACAGTTTGTCCGGGGGAGAAATTAGTGCCCGGGGGCGGGCTGGACAATGTTACTTCCGGGAACAGGGCAAAGAAATCTGTGGATTCTAATTGCGCCCTTTCTTGTTCCTTGGCCGCGTCAAGGGCCGTTGTATCTACAGAACGGGAAGGTAAGTCGGGGCGTATATCTGCAATAGTATCCAGACTTCCGATTCTGACAGGCATTCCAAAATCCTGACCTTCCAGAGGCGCTTTTCCTCTATAACCACGGAAGACTGGTTTATAAGTTCCGTATGCTTCTTCTAAATCTTTGGCCTGAAAATCTATTTCCCGGCCGCGGGGGTTATCGCCGATAGGATACGTAGGGCGTCTTTTGACAAAGGTGGCACCGTCCTCCCCACGTTCCATGTTCTCGAACGCAAAAGAATGGCCCAGACCTCGTCCTTGGGCACTAGTTCCCGACCTCCTCTCTACCATATCCTATCTCCTCCATCATTCGGTCTATTTGTTCAAAGAAACCTTCAAAAGTACCGTTGTTTTCGACGACGAAGTCAAAATCCTCATAATTAGCCATCGCAGTTTCACTGGAATGAGAAGCACCTACAGATGTACCTCCATTTTTTCTATCAACACGGACTACAAAACCGCCGGCCTCGTGAACTTTATCCCCTTCGTTGGGGTATCTTACGTCGGAAATAATTACACAATCATACCCTTGCTGTTCTAACTCTGGAATCGTGGAGTTAAATACAGTATCCACCCAAATAGCGGGGTATATCTCTCGCATCTTCTCGCCAATTCCTTGCATTATCTCTCTAGGAGAAAGTCCATAACGCGGATCTATCGCCTCTTTCACCTCAACAGCGCCGTAACACTGTTCATGTGTAAGCCCAAAAACATCCATGGCCATTTGCTTAAGTTTGTCAGCAAATGCCACACGTTTGACCTTACCGGGATATTTTTTTTCCAGATACGATGCTGCTGTATCTTTCCCCACCTGGGCGGTACAACCAAGACCCACAATATGCATCCTAATTCTCCTATAAGCGAAAGCGGTTCTTTCGAGTCGCTTTTTCTAATTCACGTAAGCCCTCTTTAATCTTCCTGCTACTCTTCTCCAAACTTTTGGTAGTTTCCTGCAAGTTACGATTTGTCTTATTCAAAGTCTGGCGAGGTTTGTCCGAAGGACGAGTGCCCGGGATCGTTTCTATTGAAACCTTGGCTTGCGGGCAATCATATTTTTCTCGACAAATACAAAGCCCCCGGTCTGCTTCTTCTTGATAACAGAAGCAGTCGAGTTCACCGTGATCGTTAAAATGGACCACTCCTATAAAACTCTTTTCCATTATATATGCCATCCTTCAGGTAAGCAACTATAATTATAAGGCATAACTTCGGGTTCCGCAACTAATTTAGATTCTTGTGGCGCGTCTTCTTCCCCGGGCAGACAAGACTGGCCAATTTTTATTCTCTGGGAAATTGTAAATATTTCTTCTCCGCTTTCTTCCTTATGGAAAACTTTGAAACAACCTTGCTTGAATTTGGGAAAGAAAGTATCACCTTTGATTTGGGGAAGCCTGAATTCTGTAATATAAAGTCGGTCTACCCTATCAATAGTTTGTTCGTATATCTGCTGGCCTCCAATAATAAAAACCTCGCTGGCCTTGGTCGTAGCATTTCTGATAGCCGTTTCTATATCATGAAACACCAACACCCCCGGGTGCTGGAAATTCTTCTGATGGGTAACTACTATATTTTCCCTACGAGGCAAAGGGCGACCTATAGATTCAAATGTTTTCCGGCCCATGATAATCGGGTGGCCAGAAGTATATTCCCGAAAACGAGCCAAATCTTTTTTGCTGTGCCAAGGCAGAGTATTGCCACACCCTATGACTAGTCTTTGCTGGCGGTCCTTGGCATAAGCGGCAATGATGGATAACATACTAAACGGCTACCTTGGCTTTTATATGGGGGCGGGGATCGTATCCTATAAGTATTATGTCCTCGTACTTGAAATCATCGATATCTTTTATTTCAGGATTCAAAATAACTTGAGGCAAATCTCGGGGCATTCTTGTTAGTTGTAGTCTTACTTGATCCAAGTGGTTCAGATAAATATGAGTGTCTGCCAAAAAGAAAACTAGTTCGCTGGGGACTAAACCGGTAACTTGGGCAACCATTTGGGTAATCAAGGCATAGTCAACCATATCAAAAGGTAAGCCTATAAACAAATCTACACTCCGCATATAAACGGCACAGGACAACTCCCCCTCGCAGACGTAAAATTGATAAAGTAAATGGCAAGGGGGTAGTTTCATTCGAGAGATGTGCCCTACATTCCAAGTGCTAATTAAATGTCTGCGGGAATTAGGGTCTTCTTTTATCTGCCGTATAATTTGCGATAACTGGTCTATCGTCGACTCACCTTCGGTAAGTGTGGAATCCCAAGCGCGCCATTGTTTGCCATAAACAGGTCCTAAGTCCCCGCTACTATCCGCCCAATGGTTCCAAATTTTTACGCCGTTATCGTTTAGATATTTAGTGTCGGAACTGCCTCTTATGAACCATAAAGTTTCGTGGGCCGCCGCTCTAAAGTTTATCTTTTTAGTCGTGATCAAAGGAAAACCTTCTTTGAGATTAAACCTGATTTGGTTTCCGAAAGTGCTGATGGTACCGATGCCGGTTCTGTCGCTTCTTTCCTTGCCTTTATCAAGAACACTCTGAAGAAGATCTAAGTACTGTTGCATGTTCTCCAAAAACTCCCTAAAATTGGTTCAATTCACCTAAATAACTATATTAACTTGCTATAACTTGCTTACTACAGAACCTACTTATTCCTTTCTTAAAATCCCCCGGCATTCCTTTCTAAAATAAGATAAAAATTTCTACTTGTCAAGAATTATTTTCATCTTCCAACATTTTTAGATAATCTGGCATCGCCGCCTTGGCTTCCTCCTCCCCCATCTCACCGTTGAGAAATTTATTATAAGGGTGCCTATGATCTGGTGGAGTGCCACATATAGGACATGCGCGAGCGCCATTTCTTCCGAAACTATATTTATTGGAATCAACAGCGCCCCACAAATAACGCTTTCTACAAGGCTTGGGTTCTTTATGCGGCCTCCGTAGAGTTCCGAAACATTGAACTATTCTAAAATCAGACATACCTAACCTCTTCTAACTCCTGTTCGTCCTGCCCGGGTACCTTTTCCAAAACCACTGGAAACATTTCTGCTCACCGATCCTCTCC